TTTATTCAGACGGATGGAAAGAACAATGGGGAAATAATGCTAATCCAGTATTTCCAGTAGCATTTAATGAAATTCCATTATCTATTTCAAGAGGAGCTTCTGCTGTTACTCGTACAGGAATGACAATGGTCGCTGGTTATTGGTTTGCAAAAGGTTATTAAAATGAGTGTAAAAATATCAAATCCACGTTTAGAATTAAATATTAAACCATTTAATAATGCAAATAACATTGCAGTTTTTGAAGATGAGAAAACAATTAATTATATTCCACAAGATGATTTAGTTTCTCATATGGCATTACGTGAATATAATAATGGTTTAACTTTATCAAATTTTGATAATAGACTTATTATAAGTGAAGGCTCATTTTATGATAAAGAAACAGAAAAATTATATGTTTTTAATAAACCAACAGTTTTATATATACAATTTAATTCACAAATAACTGAAAATGTAACCTATAATGTTTATTATAATTTTCAAACAAATCAATTTATTTATACAAATCAGAAATTAACAGATGGGCATAAATTTATTGGTTTATTCAGAGCTAATAATTCAAAAATTATTAATGTATTTCCAACACGAGATTTAACTTCAAGTTTTGAGCATCATTTTGTAGTTAAAGAACAAGCAACAACAATCGGATATAGAATTTATTCAGACGGATGGAAAGAACAATGGGGAAATAATGCTAATCCAGTATTTCCTGTTGCATTTGAAAATATACCATTAACAACAACTGTTGGAGCAACTAATATTACAACAACAGGTATGACAATTACTGCTGGTTATTGGCAAGCAGAAGGATATTAATTAATATTTGATGAAGTAATTAACTAATGAAGCAGGTGGTTGAACTGTATTTGACTTACCATAAATGGATGAACTTCGTGATGCATCTATTCTAATACCTGTTCCTATTCTATTAGGTGATTGAGAAAATGGCCCCTCTGCAACACTCCAAGCATTATATGGTTGTAAAGCACCTTTAAAAGTATTATTGAATTTCTCTAAATCTGTATATAACCAGCGTGTTGAAGACAAAGCGTTTGTTGTGCTTCCAGTAATATTAGGCAAACCAGCTTCAATATTTTGACCTATTGTTTGATTATCATTTATCATTTGAAGAAATTTACCTTTGTAATTAGGTACATTAAAGTTATTTCCACTTCCGCCAAAAATATAACCAATGACATTAAATAAATTTGGATAATCTGAAACTGAATAACTTGTTCCATCACATAAAAGCCAACCCGTTTTTGAAGTGCATAATGAATAACATAAATCACCAGGTGATGATACTTTTTGAAGTTCTTCTTCAAGACCATCAATTCTATCTATTTTAATTTTACTAATATCAGCCATAACTATTTCCAAAATAACCCTTTGTGGATATTTAATAAATATCCACAAACTTTTTTATTCCTAAATTTTTTTATAAATATCTTATATGAATATATAAGGAAAATTGAAATGGTTGGAACACCAAATATAAAAATTACAACAAGTATGATTGATGAATTTCAATCACCATTTAAAGATAATCCAAATACTTATATTAAAATTAGTCAAGATGGATTAGCTCAATATTTAACACCTGATGAAGTTGCACAAGACATTGGTGGTGGTTCTGGTGGTGAAAATACATCAACTATATGGACACCAGGTGTTACATATCGTGTAGGAGATATTGTTTCTTATAACAATAGTTTATTTCAATGTCGTCAAGAACACGTAGCACAAGAACCATTTGATTTTAATAAATGGCAATTATTAGCAGGTTATTTTAAGACTTCTAAATTCTTTTATGACCCAGTAAATGAAATTACATCTGTGGTATTAGATGATGCTGTTGCTAATAAAGAATCATTATCAGTTAACATTAATAACCTTTTATTACAATCTAATAACTATACATTAGCTGATGATGGTAAAACACTTACTTTTAATGAACCAATAGAACCAGGAACAAATATTGAAGTAATTGTTTATGGTAATATGATTATTCCAACAAACGTATCTCAAATTGTTTCAAAATCATTTACAACAACTTTAGAAAGTACAACTGATTTTCCTTTAGGTGAAAAAGTTCTTAAAAAAGATTTAATTACTGTTAATATTGAAAATTCAGTTATTTTAAATTCTGAATGGGATTTAAATGAAACTTTAGATACCGTTGTTTTAAAAAATGCTGTTCCTGTTGGAACAAGAGTTCAATTATCTTGGTTTAATAATTTAGAGATTCAAGTAGGTGCAACTTATACTCCTCATATTAATAAAGTTGATAGAGATACAACATTATCTTGGACAAATGATGGTGGTTTAGAAAACCCAGCAGATTCTCATATCTATGATGGTGTTACATTTATTCCTTCACAATCTAAAACAGGAACAGAAATAACATTATCTTGGACAAATGATGGAGAATTGGAAAATCCAAATACTGTTATTATAAAAGATGGTGCAACCTATACTCCAACTCAAACTAAAGTTGGTTTGGATACAACATTATCTTGGACAAATGATGCTGGATTGCCTAATCCAACGGACGTTGTTATTTCTGATGGTGTTACATATACACCACATACAACACAAGATGCACACGAAGCAACAATTTCATTTACAAATAATAAAAATTTAGATAATCCTGAAACAATTTCTATCTATACTAATTATGCACAAAGAATTGTTGAATCATTTACAGCCACAGAAGGACAAACAACTTTTGTAGCTTCTCACGAAATTTATGATAAATCAGTATTGTCTGTAAATGTTGGTAATACAGAATTGACTTCTGCGGCTTATACATTAGGAACAGATAAAAAAACAGTTACATTAGTTTCTGGATTAACTGCTGGAACATTAGTAGATTTAAAATATTTTTACAATCTTAATATTGGTACAGAAGGTATAACATTTACTCCAGAATTAACTCCTATGGAAAATGGTTATACATTATCTTGGACAAATGACGGTGGTTTAGAAAACCCAACTCCAGTAGATATTACAAGTGGTAAAGGTATTAATCCTAAAGGTGATTGGGATTCAAGTAAAGCATATATTGCTAGTGATTTTGTAACATATGAAGATAGTACAGCTCAATATGGTTATTTAGGATTACAAGATAATATTCCAGCAGGAACAGAATTAACAAATACAACATATTGGATGGAAATGTACAAAATTTTAAAAACATATATTGCGGCAACAATAGTAGATTGGGGTGAATAATGACATTATATTTAGGTAACAATGAACTTAGTCAAAAAATTATGTTAAATGGTGTTCAAATGCCATTAATGAATGATGAAACATCAGGAATGATGTTAAGTAATAATGGTTCTAAACCATATTGGACTTATGGTCAAATTACAAACTGTTTAACAAAAATACCTCAAGATATTAAACTTGAATTAAATAATGGTACAATTACACTTAAAGCAGGTAGTAAAGTTTATAATGGTAATGGTATTATGAAAACTACCACAACAGATATTACAAGTGCGAATGCAAATTATGATGGTCAAGTTATGTTAGCACTTTCTAAAGATTATGATGTATTATTAACTGGATTTTTAACAGGTGAAACTGTATCTGAATTACCCGAATCAACTGCAACATTTAAAATTTATTTTAATACAACTGATAAAAAATGTTATTTGGATACAACTGATGGTTGGCAAGAATGTTCTTTTCCATTTGCTATTGGAACATCTACTACAACATCTTGGACATCTATTGACCAAGTATTTAACGGATTTGGTTTTATTGGAAATACAATAATTAAAAATGGTGGAAATACTTATATATTTCCAAATGGTAACAATGATGATGGAAGTCAAAATAATATTGTAAAAATTTTACCTACTTTAACTTATTGGACAATATCTTTAGCTCCAAATACATCATATACATTATTTGCTAGAGTTTCAGATGATGAAAGACAATTAGAGTTTTTAGAAACATCAAAAGTTTATTATCAAAATAATGCACCAACATTATCTACATATTCTATTTGGTATTCTCCAAATGAAAATAAATGGAAATATGTTTTAAATGATATTTCAAATAGATGGTTAAATGATTGGGTAGTATGTCCAATTGGAACATTTTTAACTGATGCTTCTGGAAAAATTACTACATTTAGTTTTAATAATGCATATCAATTATTAGATAAAAATGATACTACATTTATTACACAACAAGTTATGCCAGGTAGTAAATATGTTTCATTAACTTTAGGAGCATCAGGAGCAACTTATATTGCTCCAGCAAATGGATATTTTAGTATTGATGGACAAGGACCAAATTGGGTAGATGTCGCTATTATATATCCAAATTTAAATTATGGATATTGTTTTGCTTCTCGTTCTTCAGATAAATATTGTAGAATTACTGTTCCTGTTAGTGCTGGAAGTCAATGTCAAATTTTATTTGATACTACGTTTACAAATTTAATTAGTTTTAATTTTATCTATGCTGAAGGAGAATTATAATGTATTTAGGTTATCAAAATGAAAAAATTACATTTATTGCTGATACAAAAGAAGAATTAGAAAATTTACCATTAGTTTCTTTTGATAAAATTGTTAAATCCAAAACTAATTATATTTTAGTTAATGGTGAATATGTAAAAGAATCAGACTCTAAAAATTTAGTAGCAATTGAAAATAGAAAAAAAGAATATCCGCCTTTGGCTGAACAATTAGATATGATATATCACGATTTAGAAAATGGAACAAGTAATTGGCAAACACTAATTAAATCAATTAAAGAAAAATATCCAAAAGAATAAGAGAGGAAATAACCTCTCTTTTATTTTAATAAATATTTTTATAGTTTATTAAGGAAATTTTATTATGGCTCAAACAAGTGTAGATATACCTCAATTAAAATTTAATAAAATGAGTACAGCTAAATATAATGAATTAAAAGAAGCTGGACAATTAGTTGAAAATGAATTTTATATAACTCCTGACGGTGGAGCAATACCAGAATTTAATACTGAAACAAGTCAACAAATATTAAGTAATGATGGCACTAATTTAATATGGCGTGAAGAACAAATAGGTTATAATCAAGTTACTAATTGCATTACTGAAATACCTCAAGATATTAAAGTAGAATTAAATTCAGATAATACGATTACTTTAAAAGCAGGTAGTAAATTATATATTCCTAATGGTTTTGAAACTGATGGTACTACTAAAAAATTTGATATTAAAATAATTGAGAATGATATTAGTTTTAATGCATCAACCTATGCTTCTAACCAACATATGGCTTGTTTATTACCAACAAATTTAATTCAAGCATTGGTAATATCAACTCAACAATTTAGTGGAGATACTGCACCAACCGTTACTGCAACATATGCTTTTTGGTATGATACTGCAAATAATATTATTAAATATACTATTGATAATGGAGCAAATTGGCAAAATGGTTGTTCGTTGCCATTTAGTTTATTAAATATAACAAATGGTACTGGAATTATTTCTATTGACCAGATATTTAATGGATTGGGTTTTATTGGTTCAACAATATTTGCATTACCTGGAGTTAAAGGATTGATTCCAAATAATAGAAATTCAGATGGTAGTTTAAATAATATTGAAACGATTACAACAAATGTATTAATTTATAATGAAACTATTGAAAGAAATGGATATATTTTTATTCAACAATCTAATTCCCTTTTATTTAGACCAATATTTACCATTAAAACAAAAGAAGAAGTTTTTGGAAATGGAAATTATTTTGTTTTAAATGATAATAAAATGTTTTATTATAATGGAACTACTTGGGATAATCAACAAAGATATATTTGTGGAACAGCAATATCTAATAATTTAGGTAAAATAATTTCTTTTAATCCATATAATACAAATCAATTATTAGATAAAAATGATACGACTTTTATTGCAGAACAAGCAATGCCTTCTTCTAAATATGTTGATTTAGAATTAGGTGTATCTGGAACAACTTATACAGCATTAGCAAATGGATATATTCAATTTGTTAAACAAGCAACTGCTAGTGGTCAATATATGGTTGCTTATGATAATGATTTACCATCAACTAGCGTTGATGAAAATACAATTGCAATAAAATGGTCAACAAGTGGTGTTAATGATGTTCTTTATTTTCCTGTTAGAAAAGGACAAAAATTTACAATAGGTTACACATTTGATGGTCCAACAGTAGCTTTTAGAATAATTTTTGCTCAAGGTGATAGTTAAAGAGAGCTTTAAAAAGCTCTCTTTTTTATAGTTTATTTCTATAATAAATTATTTAAAATCTAAATATCATTTATAATCCATAAAGTAATTCATAAATTTCTTGTAAATCATCTGCTAATAAACTAGCATCTTTATATGCTTCTTCACCTTTAGTAAATGAACGTAAATGTAGCATAACAGAATAATTAGATTTATTTTTATTAGTATAATAATTACTTAAAATAAATTTATTATTCCATTTATCATCATTTAATAAATCAATAATTAAATTAATAGATGATAACGAATGAAACATAATATCAACCCATAAATAATTATCACCGTGTCCGCAACAACTTCCTGTGGTTTCAATATCATCAAATTTATTTAATATAGTAACTAATTTAATAACTGGCTCATCTAATTCATTAATATCATATTCTCTAAATATATCATAATCAGGATAATTAAAATAATCTTCATATAAGCATATTTTATAAGATTCTAATATAATATTTCTTAATAAAGGAACATCAACCTCTGTATCAGATTTAACAACTTTATATTTTGAAGTTCCTTCGGAATTGAAGAAGAATTTATTATCAAAACTAATTAGAATAGGCATATCTTTAGTTTGTTTAATAAATGTAATCTTCCCTGCACAAATAATAGCATTTGTTTTTATATCTATAATTTTATAATAATTATTTTTTTCAAAATCAGGCATTAAATTATATCCAAAATTTGTTGTTTATCACATATTGAACAATCATCTGAATCAACATAAGATTGATAGATAGATGAATGACCACAAGGTAAATTATCAATATGTTCATCAATACAATCAATTGTTTCTTCAAGAGTGTTTTTATCTCTTATAAATTTAATATTTCTTTTATTTTCATCATTAAAATTTTTACGAACCTCATCGGCTCTTAAATCATTACTAAACAATTTATGATATTCATCTTCTCCTTCACGTGAATAATATGTAAATAAAAATTCTTGAAATTTTTCTTGTTTAGGAAAAAAATTACCTATCTTATCATTAATTTCTTGTTTTGTTAAATGGCTTAAATGACCAGGTTTAACAGTTGTCTTTAAAAACAAATTGGTATGATATTTAGCTTTAAAATCTTCAATATCAAATTCATCATTTAAATATTTTTCAATAAAATCACCCGTTAAAATACTTGTAGTGTTTAATTTAACTTCTGGATAATCATTATGAAGTTTATTCATATGATATTTCCAAGTATCTAACATTTTAGATGTGTGAAATCTACCAATTGTATCATATGATGTTAAAACCCATAGTTTTGTTTTATCATTAATTAAATTTATTGCTTCATATAAATCATCTTGATTACCGATTAATAATGATGCATTAAGCCATAAATCTTTTACAATATTATTATTTAATAAATTATTTGCTTCTGTAATTAATTCCATAAATTTAGATTTAATTTCAGGTGTATTAAGTTGTCCTTGAAAAAATTCCCCACCAATAAAACCAACTGTTTGATGTTCATTTGATTTAAATTGTTTCATTTCATCAATTGCTGTTTGCATTGATTGAAGTTTTAATTCATTACTTGTTAAGCAATTATCTATTCCAAGAGTGCAATATGTACATTTACAATTACACTCTCTCCATAATTCATATTGTATTTGTAAACTCATTATTCTTTATCTAAATTAATTGTTATAGCTTTTTTTCCATCTGGAAATTCAGTTAAAGTTGTATCACTAACTTTATAATAGTTATTATAATCTATTACTGCAATATTTCCATTATTATATATAACATTACCACTAAAATTTTTTGCTAATGTATAGATATTAGCAATATGAGTTCCTGCTGGAATTGTATAAGCTACATTTGAATTATTACCAATTAATAAAGATAATTTATTATTTTGGCGGTCTAAACTATATACTTCTCCAACTACATAATAATCTTTTGCATCAACAATAACACCTTCAACAAATGCAAAATCATTATTATCAGTAAATTTAAAGACAGTATTAATATCAAAAGAAGTATTAGTTTGTGCTTTAATAGTAATACTTTTATTTAATATAATTTTTTTTACATATGGTTGATTGACATCATTTTCAATCATAATATCATTATCATTATTTTCAATTGTAATCATTTATATTTCCTTATTTTAAAAATTCTTCTATCATTAATTTATCACAAAGTACACACTCATCACAATCAATATATGCCGCATAAACTTTTAAATGACCACATTCATTTGTTTCCATTTCATCTTTATTATCATTTTCAATTTCATTTAATGAATCTTTATGACGAACATTTAATTCCATTTGATGATTTTTATCATTAAAATTCCTATACAAACTATCTGCTCTATAATGAATATTAAATAATTTATTCCACATTTCATCATTTTCTTCATTGCGGAATTTTTGTAAGAAGTCAATAAATTTATCTCTAGGTGGAAAGAAATGAGGAATAATTGTATTCATTTCTTCTTTTGTATAAGAACCATTGCCGCATTGCTTAAAAAAGAATGAACAATGATATTCTTCCATCATATCTTTAAATGACAATTCATCATTTAAATACTTGTCTATACAGTCTTCTGATAAAATAGTAGTAATATTAAATTTAATTTCTGGATATAACTTATGAATATTCTTCATATGATAATCCCAATTATCAAACATCTTTTTAGTATGAAATCTACCAATTGTATCATATGAGGTAAGTATCCATAATTCATCTTTTTTATTAAATAATTTCAAAGTATCATATAAATCTTGTTGGTCGCCGATAGTTAATGTAGCATAAATCCATACGTGTTTAATATAATCATTATCATATAACCAAGCGGTTTTTTTCATCAATTCCATAAATTTAGATTTAATTTCAGGTGTATTAAGTTGTCCTTGAAAAAACTCTCCACCCAGATATGATAAAGTATCATATTCAGAATAAATTGATAAATCAGAAATTTTATCAATTGCATTTTGTAAAGATTGTAATTTTAATTCATCTGGTGTATGACAATTTTCTTTTCCTAAATAACAAAATTTACATTTAGAATTACATTCTTGCCATAACTCAAATTGCATCTGTTTACTCATTATTTTACCTTTTGAAATATTTATATTAGTTCTTCAAATATTAACTTATCACATAATGCACAACCATCTTCATCGACATAAGAATTATATGTACTTAAATGCCCACAATCCATAATATAATCCATTTGTTTTTCTTTTATTCTTTCCATTTGTTCATTAATGGTTGTATCTATAATTGTTTCCATATAATTATTATCTTTAGAACGAGTTATTTCTATATCATCTCCATTTTCTTTACAATATAATGTATCGGCACGATATTCAATATTAAATAATTTATTCCATAAATCAGGATGTTCTGTTTGTCTAAATTTTGATAAAAATTCTAAAAATAAATCCCGTGTAGGAAAAAAATAACCAATTTTATCATTCATTTCTTTATTAGTATGATAATATTCTTTTTGTAATGCAGGAACTTTAAAAAATAATGAAGCATTATATTCTTGCATAAATTGTTCAAAATTTATTTCATCATTTAAATAGCGTTCAATAAAATCACCTGATAAAATAGTAGTAATATTAAATTTAATTTCTGGATATAAATTATGAATATTCTTCATATGATAATCCCAATTATCTTTCATTTTTTGGGTGTGGAAGCGTCCTAATGTATCATATGAGGTAAGTATCCATAAATTTCCTTTATGCCCCTCAAAACGCTTTAAAACGGCATATAAATCATCTTGATTTCCAATTGTTAATGTAGCATTAATCCAAACATTATCTATATAATTATTATTTAATAACCAACAAGCCTTATCCATTAATTCCATAAATTTAGATTTAATTTCAGGAGTATTAAGCTGTCCTTGAAAAAATTCCCCACCAATAAAACCAATTGTATTATATTCAGAATAAATTGATAAATCAGAAATTTTATCTAATGTATCTTGAAGCATTTCTAATTTTATATTATTTGGAGTATTTCCATTTTTATTACATAAATGACAAAAAGTACATTTAGAATTACATTCGTCCCATAATTCAAATTGCATTTGTTTTTTCATAGATATACTTCCTCATCAAAATTTTTTAAATCGCATAAGACACAATCATCACAATCGCTATAACATTTATATATGATAGAATGACCACATTCTTGATTTATAATTTCTTTACCATCTGATAATACAGGCTGGGCATTAACTGATGGATGAATACGATTTTGTAAGCCTGTATATTTAAAAGTTCCTGAATTTTTTGTTGAATGTAAAAATGACAAATAAACATTATAACATTCATCTTTTAAATATTGAATAAAATCTAAGAAATCATTTCTATTAAAGTTAAAATCATCTAATTTTTTACCTGTTCTTACAGGATGTGGATATAAAAACGTTAAATAATTTCCTGGAATTTCTTCTTCCATAAATTTATTGACATCAAATCGTCCAGCTTTCCATTCATTAATAACATATTGTGTCATAATCATTTGTACACCAACATTATAATCATATCTTGAATGAAAATCATTAATATTTTTTAAGCATTTTAAACGGTCTTCTTCTGATTTAAATCTGTATTTTAAATCATATGAAAAATTAACATCAATTGCTTTTAATCCTACTTCATTAACAATTTTATCAATAACTTGGTATAAAAATGCAGGGTCGTATAATCCATTTGTAACAGTTGAATACTTACATTCTGGATTAGTAGAAACTTTTAATACTTTTTCAATAATAACATCAATTAATTCAAGAAATGATTTTTGTAAATCTTTATCAGTAATGTAATATAATTCTCCGCCAAGTAATGAAATTCCATATGAAAATTTATCTTTCCAATCAATATATTCAATATTCTTTTTAATCATATCTAAATAATATAATTGTTTTTCTTTACTATATGGAATTCTTTCTTCACGTAAACAAAAATCACACGCATTACAACAATTAGACCAAACGCCGAAATTGCACCATATAATGTTCATTACTCATTATATGCCCCCTTTCCTTCCATTTTTACCATATTTTTCTCTCCTTTTAATCCAATTTTCTTTAATAGAATCCGAAATCTTTTTACGATATTCTTCATTTTTCCAATTTTCTTTAGACACTTTAGATTTTAATTCTTTTGATTCTGGCTTAGATAAAGTTTCTTTTAATTTATTTGCCCTTCTTTTAAAATCTTCTTCTGTGTTCATACCCCAATTACATCTTTTACGATATTCTTCATTTTTCCAATTTTCTTTAGATTTTAATGATAAATTTTTAATATATTCAGGATTATTATAATATTGTTGCATTTTATCATTATGATTTTTTCTATAATCTTTATCTTTCCACAAATTTTTCATAAAATCAATTCTTTTTTGACGATACGATTTATTTTTCCATAATCGTTTCATACAAATACTTACTTTTTCTCTATATTTTTTTCTAATTTCTTCATAAACTAATCCATCTAATTCATTTAATGAACAATTGCGTGTATAAATCATCATATGAACAATTCCCCAACAAGTAGAATTATTAGTTAGTTTAGCAAGCAATAAATGAGCTAAAAAATGATTATAAACTGTTAAATAACAAATGTTTTCTGAATTATTTAAACCACCCAAAGATAATGGTAATATATGATGTTTTTCATAAATTATATTAGAAACATCTTTAAGAGAATTTTTATTAATAAAATCTATATATTCTGATGGTAAAATAAAATTCATAATTTTTTTCCTATTCATACATATAATCTAATGCTATTTTTAAAGTTTCTATACCTTCTTTTAAATTTTGAGGATTAATAATAAATTGTGATACTCTAAGAAGAATATATTTTAATTCATTATTTACTCCTTCTAAACGTATTCCATATTCATCCATTTCATTTTTAAATTCTTGATTAAAGTTTATTTGGTCTGTTTTAATAGCAAATAAATGAGGAGCTTTTTGAGTTAATAAATGACATTTCCCTTTTGCTAAAATATCAGCTAAACTTTGCTCTAATACATAATTAAATTGATAAATTTTTTCTTTTCTACTTAATAATACATCTAATGCTTCAAAATAATCAATTATCCAATGATAACCATTTTTACCAAACTTATTCATATTTTCTTTACCAATTAAAATTCCCATATGATATGTTGGAATTAAAGCGTGAGTTGTACCAATAATATAATCAAATAAACTATAATCACGAGGAACAAAATACATTCCGTGTACGTCATCTAAAACTAATTTATAATGGCATTTATAAGTATTTAATAATTCTTTTAATTTAATAAAAAAATATTGAGGTGTAATTTCTCCACTAGATAATTGTGTCCCAATAATGTATACAAATACTTTTTTAAATTTAGATAGACTTGAAGCTATTTTAGACATATTTAATTTAAGAATATCATCATAACTTAATACTAATCTATTTTTAAACGTATTAAGAATTTCTTTAATTTTATAATGTTCATTTTCAGTATATATAACAAGTGTATCATCATCAATATAAGTATCAAATAAACCTTGAATTAAAGTTGTTGCACATTTATCAACACGTACACTATATGGTTTAGATAAATTACACATTGGCAAACGATTAAAAAATTCCTCATTACTTGGTAAATCTGTTTCATTACCAGTATATTCATCATTTCGTGTAGATAATAATGCTAATTCTTCTTTATAATTTAAAGGATTTAAATTAATCCACCAATCTATTAAATTCATAATATTATCCTACTGTTAAACAAAAATCTCTAACTAATTCTGGCATATTATCATCAGAATCTGCAAACCCAATTTCATATTTAATAGAACTATCTTTCGGAACAATCATTCCATCATTTTCACGTCTATTTGCTGAAACACATCTTATACCTTCATCTAAATAATATAATTTATTTGAACGTATTTCCATAGATAAAAATGTTTTTAAATCTATTTCATTTGATTCTACACCTGTTTTCATCATAAAATCAATAAAACTATCTTTTGTTGGAAAAAAATCAGGAATATCTTTCATACATTCTTGCTTATCTTTATAATATAATCCTGATGTTGGTTCAATATAATCTAATCTGGTATGATATGTATTACAAAATTCAGTTATACTAAAATCATCATTTAAAACTGCATCAATAAAATATTGAGTAATAACTGTTTCAGTATGTAATTTTAATTCTGGATATAATTTATGAAGTGTTAACATATTATTTTTCCATAAATCTTCTCTTTCTTTTGTATAAAAACGATATTTTAAATCATATGATGTGCATAATAAAACTTTTTCTAATATTTTTAATTTTTTTAAATAATTTAAAAAAGGGATAAGATATTGTTGCATATCATACATTAATGCTCCTGTAATATATATTTTTTCAAAATGCATAGTAGAAAGTTTTTTAAATAAATTATAAAAAAGTTGTTTAACATCATTATCTTTTAATTCATTATTAAAAAATTCTCCGCCAATAAAACCAATTTCATTATAATCTAACATTTCGGAATCATCTAATTTATTTAAAACAAATTGTAAAGATTCAATTTTATTAACATCTTTTTGTTTTTTATTAAAACAAAATTTACAACCTAAACTACAGTCTTTCCATAATTCAAATTGAATAAAACGATTTTTATTTTTAAATTTTTCCATTGAATAATTCCTTTAAATCACAAATATAACAATCATTAGTATCTGAATATTTCTTAAAGTTTATTGAATGTCCACATTCAGAATTTTCACAACTACAAAATTGAAATTTATTATCTTTATACATATATAATAACTTATCTTGTGCTAAATCTAAATTTGTAATATATTTTTGTAAATAACCATTATTTTCTTCATCAACTTTTTGTAATGTTGAAAATATTTCTTCTCTATCCGCTGTTAAATTATTATCTAAAACAATATATGGAATTAGATTAACCCAGCATTTATATTTTTTCATAAATTGTCCAACACTAAATTTATCATTAATAATTGCTTGACACATAGGTTTAGTTAAAATGATATTTGTAACAACTTGCAATTTATCATAAATTCCTGTTAAAAGTTTTAAATTAGATAACATTAATTGTTTATCATCTTCTGATTTAAATCTTCCTTCTATATCAAAGGATGTTGTAAATCTTAATCTATCAAATAAATTTAATGTTTCTATTCGTTTAATTAAACGAATAATACCTGTTAAATCTTTATATATTAAATTTGTATTGATATATAATAAATCAATTGTTCCATTAATCATAAATTCAAGTATTTGGCAAAAAAATGTATCTAATAATTCAAAATCAGATGGATTATCAAAAATTTCTCCGCCAACAATGAGGATATGACTATTTTTTTTAAATTTATTACTATTAATAAATTTAATTACATTATTTAAAATAATTTCTCGTTGAGATTTATTAAATAAGCGAGGATTTTCTCGTTGCCAGCAAAATTTACAATGATTATTACAATTATCCCATAATAAAAATTCATAAACAGGTTTACAAATCATTTATAATTCCTTTAATATTTTTATTAAAGAAAAGTATATCAATTAAATTATGATAATGCAATATTATATGTACAAGGGACATTTCGGATATTTTGTTTAATAATATTTAAAAGCATATTTAATATTGAATTAACATCATTAGCTTGAACAATTTTATTACTTTCATTTGTATTAATTGAAACAATTGAAGAATATGAAGTATTAGCTGTATAATAAATTAAATATCTATTTCCATTGTATTGACTAGTTGCAAAGCATAATTTTGTTGAACAAAAACTAACTATATCATTAATAAAATTAATAAATTCACTTGCAGGAATATTATTATTTAATTTATTAGTTACATTAATTGTTGTTAAAAAATTATTCATATCTGTATCAACAACACTTGATGCAACCTGTGTAACAGCTCTTGTAATTGTTACAACATATTTAGAAGTATATCTATCACCTGAAGAACTAATATTTCCTGATAATGTATAACCTGCTTTAAAGGCAGCTGGAATTGCTCCAAAATTTGCAATATTCATACAATTTGTTTTAATATAATTTTTAACTGTTTCAACTATTTCGTTGTATGTAATATTTTGTAAAGCCATTATATATCCATATATGCAATAAACATTGAACTTGATGAAGAACAACTTGATGAACTACTTGATGAAGAACAACTTGATGAACTACTTGATGAACACGTATAAACAATAGTTGTTGCTGCATAGTGAGTATTTGAAACATTATTAATTGCATTCATTAAATCTGTAATGCTTGTTTTAATTTCAGGATTAGTAAAATTAATATCTGATACATTTAAATTTACAGATGGATATGAATTATTTGCACTATTATAAAAAATAAATGTTCCACTACCAAAACTATTACTTACAAACATTAATTTTGTAGCTAAAAATGACGCAATATTATTATAAAAATTCATAATATCTTTAAAAGCAACTACTCTATCAGGTTTGTTTTTAATTCCTCTGGCAATTAAAAAATCATTCAATTGTTGTTCAACTGTTGCAGTAGGAACAGTTACTAATAAACTATCATTAACTGTACCAGTTGCTGTTACTGTTCCATTTCCGCCAGGAGTAGAAGCTAATACATAACTTGAACCATTTCGTAAAGAAACAGGAACATTACTTGCAAAAGTATCAATATTTGAGCATTTTGCTTTAAGATTTGTTAAAACAAAATCTAATAAATCTTGATAAACAATTACTTGATTGGTTGCTATTGTCATTTTTATCCTTTTTTATTTTTTCATCAAAATCTTTAAAAAAGTTATTCATTAAATTAATACTTAATAAATTTTTTGTTAATAATGAAGAAACATATGTAAATGAATCCTTAACAGTAACACATTCTTCTGTATTAAATGAATCTGATACTGATAAAATACCTGCTAATGTTAAAAAGTCAGATGATAAAAATATTGTTTTATAAATATTTGGTAAAACAGTATAAGTATCAAGAGAGGTATAAGTTACTTTATTATAAGATTTAATTATTGAAATAAAGTAGATACTTAATTTTTTAATAAAATCTTTTAATTCTTGTTTAATATGTTTTTTAATATCTAATAATTGTTTTTTTGAATCAATATAGATATTTTCATCTTGGAAAAAATTATCATTTAAATTATTATAAATTTTAATTAAATTAATAATATTTAAAATCATTAAAGGGTCTTTTAAATCTTCTCTTGTCAAAGAATATTTAATAGATTCTTCAATTAAGTCGGTATTCAATCCTTTTAATTTTAATAAAATATTATCTTTAAATTTTTCATTATTTTCTAAATCATAAACATATTTTAATAAATCTATTAATTCCTCTTTTGTAATATCATTATGAGGAATTAATTCAATTATTTTATGTTTATTTTCATCTTTACGAACTATTTTATCTGTTTTTACTAATTTATATGAAAATTTTACCATATATTTTCTCCAATTATATTAATTATTTATTATAAAAAATCCCCTATACAAATATAGAGGATTTAATAAAAGAAAGCAAAAATAAAAAATTATAAATCAAATTTTATAACACAAAGAACTAGACCTTCTTCAACATAATCTTTATTTTCTAATGCTCTTGCAATAACATTTAATGGAAATTCATTATCTTCTAATACAGTTGCAACACCTGGAACATCTGATAATGTTAAATAATCAAATTTTTTACAATTACCAATAACTCTAACAGGAACTCTACCAATTAATGCAATAGCTTGACCTGTTTTATTTTGAGTATTTAAAATTAAACCAGGTTCTGAAGAAATTACTGCATTAACTTGTGTATCGGCTATTGTAATTTCTTTATCACCACCAAATTTAACCAATGTACCTTTTGGATATTCCTTATCAGTTTCATAAATTTCAGCTAAGTCACCCCAATAAGTTCTGAATGCTGTACCTTGAACAACATTATTAAATGTATTGCTACCTGTAAATACATTATTTCTTGATAAAAATGCAATATCATTAACAGATAAATCATAAAATTCATAGTTTTGTCCATTAGAAACAATAAATTTACCATCACCTGTTGCAGCATCTGGTAATGATGCAGATGATAAGTTTAACCAAGTTCCATTTTGTTTAGAATAAATTAAACCATTTGTTCTAAAATAAACATCACCATCAACTCCTTGATATATTTGTGGAGCTTCATCACCTTGTAATAATGTTACCTTACCATTTAAATTAAATGAATTTGCACTTGTACCAGCTATATCATAAATTGTAGACATACATAATCCTTCATTTCTTATATAAAATATTTATACTATTTCCAAATTCTAAATATGAGTTTCCAACAAGAAAGATTAGCATCCCAAGCATATCCTCTTGTTTTATTTACAACCCAAAAACCTGTATTAACTGTTCCTGACATTAAACCAATGTAATTTTTTGTTAAATATGGCTGAATATTACGAATGTTATTTGTTGCATTAAAAACTAATGTTGGACACATTGCTAATTCACCTGGTAAATAACCTGCATCAGCTTGAATACATAACATTTGACAATCAAATTTATAATCTGAAATATCTTCAATATTTAAATTATGAGGAATTATATAATTAAATCCTAATTTCATTGTTTCTTCGTGAATCCATACATCATTTTGTAGAGATTTAATATAAAAATTGTTATTGCAAGGAAATTGATTAATTGCTATGGATTTATTATTATAACGATATACTTCACAAATAGGAACATCATTAAAGTCTATCCAATTTTCTCCATCCCATTCAAATGCTTTTCCATTAGCATAATTACCAGTAATGAAAGCTACTTCTCCAATTTGATACGCAGTTGGTAACGAATCTAAATTTTTATAAAATTTAGCGGTTCTATCATATATTGTTCCATCACTTTTACAATATACAGTATGAATAATTTCCTTAGTTAAATCAGTATCATTAAATTTTATTATAGGTAATTCATTTGTAATAATGGTTGTTTGATTATTACAATCTGTAATAGTTAATGGACGACTCATATCAAACACTAAACCATCACCTAAAGATGTTTCAAAAATATTATAAATTAAATCTGTTTGTACTTGTTTAACATAAGCATAATAACCATCTTCAAATCCAGAAGGCATAATTGGTTGTTTATCAGTTGTAATTATAAAATCAACTTTAGTTTGTTCTTTATTTGTAATTAAAAATACATTGTAGTATGTATTAGGTTGAACATATTTAGTTTTAGCATTTATTTCAATTTCTGTAAATCCAACAGTTGTTCCTGCAAAAGCAGTTTTAACTAAAATACCAATAGATGATGATTCAATTCTATTTTCAGCAGGAATATTAATATAATTAATATCATATACATCTGGCGAACATACATAATTTTCTAAAATTTTTTGATTAATATCTTCATTAATAAAAATATCTAAATCTCTACTTCTATTAGCTGTATTAGTATTATGTAAATAAAGTGATTCAACAATAATTGGATTAGTATTTGTATATATCCAAGTTGAATTAATTGTAGATGCTAACCATTGATTTAATGGAGAATCAATAACACCATCCATTGCCATATAAGGAGCTGATGTCATTGTTCCTTGTGATTGAAAACAATGACCATAAGGAGTATATTCACCAGTCATAACAGGTTGTTGCCATTTTGTATAAGAATTATCTTTACAACCCTGATTATTTCCTTCAGCAAATAAATTCATATTTTTAGTTAATGTTTCAGTTAAATTTATTTCAATAGTATTACTTGAATCCATTAATTTCATTGGATATAATATAATTTCATTTCCACTTGAAATAATACCATATGGCTTAATAAAAGTATCTGAACAAGTATTAACACTAAATGGTATTCTTTGACTAATATTAAATGAATCTAATAAACTTTCATTAGATATTGCTTGTAACTGATTATTTTTAATACCAATAAATTTATTTCCATTATTTTTTAATGGTACTAAACCCTCTACATTTGTATAACTTGTTTTATTTGCCATTTTTTACCTTACCATATTCTAAATATTATACGCCAATTGGCTAATGTTATATATTGTTCAACTGAACTATTTTTTTGTAATATTGATATACCTGTATTTAATGTTCCTGTATGTATACCAATAAATTTATTATCTAAAAATACTGTTGGATAACGATTATCAGTTGCTACATAATCAATAGACACTCCTTCTGCAATATCACCTGGTTCATATCCAAATTCTGCAATTTTATTAATTAAAATCATATCATAAAATTTTGTTTTAATATTTTGAAATTGTTGATTATGAGGATACATAATCCAACTATTTGTTGCTGGCATTAATTCAGGAGATTTCCACATTGATTTAGTAGTTAAATCATACCAATTAGCATTTAAAGGATAATTATATACTGATGAAATTTGATAATAATTATATACAATCATCGCAATAGGAATATAAGTTGTTAAATCCCACGAAGTACCATTAAATTTATAAACTCTACCTTTATCTAAAATACTTAACCATAAATCATTATTTTTAGGTGTTGAAGGCATTACTTGAGAAATAATAAAATCACCTTTTTCTTCTACTAATTGTTCAGTAGTTGTATTTAAAAAGATATATGATGTACTCCATTCTAAGAAATCTGTACCATTATTATCTTCTATTAGAATTTCAAAACCACGACCATAATTATGATAAGAATTTGTATTATCGGAATTAAATGCTTCAATGATAAATGACATACAAGGTTCAATCCGTTGTAATCTAAATTCTTGCCAAGTATTTTGAGCTAAACGATAATGTTGGTTAGTTCTATATAAAACATTTGATTTTTCATTTTTAACATTAAAACCAACTATTGCTTCATAACTAATACCACTTCCATAATCCCATCTATTTTTAATTTTAAATGCAACAGGTGTAAATGATGTATCTCTTGTATATGAAACATAACTTATATTATTAGTTGCAATTGCAGTATTGCAATGGAAACCTTGAGTATTAATTCCATTTGTCATATAATATGGTTGAGCATAAGTATAACCATTCATTCTATTACTTGTTAATGTCCAACCTTGTTCAGCATTACTATTCATATGAGGAACAATATTTGTATAACTTGTTGGTGTAACATTTATAGTTAAATTATTTGTAATTGTATGAGAATCACCATTATCATCAATATAAATTAAAGGATTTTGTTCATTGATATTAGAAGGAATAGTAATTGTAGAAGAATTTAAATAACCAACCATTGACCAATTACCAACTTTTACTAAATCAGTAGCATTTCCTGTTGTAATATAAATTCTAAAATATTTAAATGATTGATTTTTAATAGTAGAATAAACATAAAATGTATCATTAGCTATATTAGAATAATTAATATCTGTTACTAAATCAGTCCATTGAGAATCATCATTTGAGCCTTGAATAATAAAATTTTTCATTGAACGAGTATATGAACCACAATTTCCAATTATCCAATATAATGGAAATATATCTTGACCACCACAATAAATTTTTAACCATTGTGGTGCATCAACTGTTGGTAATACTTGAGATTGCCAAGCATCTGTTTTAGCTGCAAATGTACCTGTAAATGCTTTCCACGCTGCATAAGTATCATTATATTGTGATGAACTTGATGCAATATATGTTAAATCTCCAATAACAGTTTCATTAGCAGTCATAACAGGAAATGTAAAAATTTCTTTTTGAATATTTTGTAAAATATTTTTTGGAGCTTCTTTAATATAATTATAATTTAATATTTGTGGATTATTAAAATTCATTTCTGTTTTTACAGTATCCAATGATACATCTTTTAAATTTATTAAATCATCGGTGCTTTTAATATAATGAATTTCATTTCCATTATATGTTGGAAATCCTTCTAAATTATCATATTCTACTTTTGGATTAATTTGTGTCATTATAATTCCCTTATTTTAAATACTAATCTCCAATTATTACAATTTGCTTCTACAACTTGACCTGACCATTTATGAATAATTCTCCAACCATTATTTAAATTAGATGTCCAAATACCAATTGTATTTTTTGTTAAATATGGAATTGGTTGAGCAAATAAAGTTGCTGTTAAAACTATCATTGTACCCATAGCAATATCACCTGGTTCATAACCACAATCTTCAGCAACACATTTTAAATAACATTCAGCTTTATATTTAGTTGTATCTTGAATATTTAAATTATGATAAACATTAGATATTAAATTAGTAATTGTAAAAACATCACCATCAACAATTGTTGCTTCATCAGTTAATGATAATTCACTTGACCATATACAATCTGAATTTTTATAAGTTCCATTATCATTATATGGATTATCATAAAATGATTGAATTACACCATTAACTAAATTAAAATTACCTAATAATACATCATTAAAAGCAACCCATTCATTATTTTTATATTGATAAACTCTTAAAGGTTCTTGTTTATTATTATACCAAATATCATTTTCTTTTGGCTCTAATGGTTGTTCTGATTGTCTATATACTAAATTAGATAATCCATAAGTTGTTCCATCTTTTTTTAAATATAAATTTTGAGATTCTTGATAATCATACGCATATTGATATGCTCTTTCATAAATTTGACGAATATCATCAGAAACTAACCAACCAGTTCCAATTTGATAATCATAATCACATTCTTGAAAAACAGCACAACAAGCTAATCCACCGTGATAATTTTGATTTCGTGAAACCATTTCAAAATATACTTGATTAAATTCAAAATCAATATCAATTACAGGTGACCACCAATAAGTAGAATATGCTGCTGGAATATTAACAACATTCCAAACAGTTTTCCAGCTATCTGAATCACCATTTCTTACGTGAACTCTAACTTCAGATGCAGAATATCCATTAGTATCTTTCCACCAACCTGTATTAAATTTAAATACATATCTACCTTTTGGTTTTAATTGATTCCAAGTATAAATTGGTCCACCTAAAGCACCATTATTTGATGTTAACCAGCAATCATCAACTGCTCGTACATCTGTACAAATAGCTTTCCAAAAATATCTTGATGAATCTAATTGTGAACCAATACCTGTACAAGTTCCTTGTACAATGTTAACATAATCTTGATTATTACTTACTTCTCCAAATGTTGCTGGATTATAAGTTTCTGAATCTAAATGTTTTGGAGTAATTAATCTAAATTTCTTTTGAGGTTTTATTGTAATAGAAGATAATGATGTAAAAGTTTTCTTTGAATTATCAGGAAAAGTAACTTCTAAAGGATTATCTTCACTAACATTATATTCAATTGTTGGTAAATGGAAATATCCACCTGCTCTTATATTATGACCTTTTGTTGCAGTAAAAATATTATAATCTACTCTAACATTACCAGCATTATAAGAATCAATATTTTCACATTTTAAAATTTGGCAATGACCCATTGAAACGTGTGTTGAATATTTAGCATCAATTCTCCATTTTACTTGTTTAAATGAAAATGGTATATAAAGAATTTCTGATGAAAATGTAGCTGGATTAATTAAATGCATAACTCTATGCCATACTGGATATTCTACATCATTTTCATCTACAATAACAATAGCAACATTTATTGGTGTATATCCCCAAGTATCACCCCATATACCTTTTCTAAAAGAAAAAGAATAATAACCAGGTGTATATATGTTTGTTGGTGTATATCTTAACTCACAAGGAACTGCTTGAGTATTTGCTGACAACCACCCTTGATTTGAAGTATCTACACGACCACGGAATGCTTGCCACATTTGATTATTAGCATTATATTCAGTAATATTTTCACTTCCTGATACCGTACCATTATTTTCTGCATCAGTATATGTCGTTCTGTATGGTATTAATTCCTGCATCCAAAATGGGTGCATTTTAATAATGTTATTTTTTTGAAATTCAGTTTGAGTAAAAATATTTGGTTCAATCTCTCCAAGAAACATCATAGAAAAACGCTGTCCAGATACACCACCAGTAGGGTATCTAAATCTCCAATATAAATATTTTACTTTGTTTTCATTAAAATTATAGGTATATACATTAAGAGGCACTAAAACAGTTTCTGTATGATTAAATATCTCATTAAAGGTTTGTCCATCATTTGATGCTTCAACTATGAAATTTAAAGGTTCATAAGCTCTAACATTATCATACCAATCAGTAACTTTTCTTAATAAACCAGTATATGCCATTGGTATTGGGCATTGAATTTGAAGATATATGTTATCAGCTTTTGCAGAATACCATTCATCTAATATTATTCCCCGATAAGAATTTAATACTGACCAATTTCCATCTAATTGTGAACCATTTGTTGTAATAACAAATCCATTACTGCAATTTGATGTTAATAAGCCAGTTGAAAAATTAGTTAAACATAAATCATATGCTTTATTATAACCTTTATTAACGGTTGCATTTTTATTATAAGAAATATCTAACTCATTTTTAATTTCTTCATTAGAAACATATTCATATTTTGTTTCATCACTAGAAACTTTTAAATATTCATCATTATGATTGATAGTTGAAGGGATAATATCAATTGAATTTATTTTTAATTTATTTCCTAAAATTTCAGCCATTTAAAAACCTTTAAAACTATACAAATATTTATTCATTGAACTCTCATTAAAAAGGTTTGAAGTTATTTATTAAATAACTTCAAAGGGGATAAAATTATGGTTGATACAAGTAAATTACCTATTTCACGTGTTGATGGATTAAATGATATATTAAATTCTAAATCAAATTATATAATTAAAAAACAAAATACTGATTTTGATACATTAATTGAGACGGGTTTATATTATGTACCTGTTGATTTTGGAAGTATTGATATTACCCATTGTCCTGTTGATTTTAATTCAACAGTATGGTTTATAACAGTTCATACGCAAAAATCATCATTAACAAAAAAAGCTATTTGGCAATATGCACATTCTCAAAATAGTTTTCTTTCAATAAATAACGGATTAAATATATATGCTCGTACTTATAATTCATATAATGAAAATGAAACAGGTGTATGGTCAGAATGGTATCAAATTTCTGGTGCAGGTTTAAATATGCCCAGTAAAAAATATATTGATATTACTGATAATACTTGGAATCAAGGATTGTTAGGTTATACAGCAATAGCAAATGGATATATATCATTACAGAAAAGAACGGATATTAATACAACAAATTATATTGAAATATTTTCTAATAATATTTATGGTCAGGGATGGTATCATAATGGAGCAGATGTTATTATGAGATGTTTATTTCCTGTATCTAAAAATGATTATATTAAAATAAATTCTAACATAACAAATACTGAAATTTTTCAATATAGATTTATATATGCTAATTCAGAAGTTCCAATGAGTGAAAGATAAAAAAGCGGTCATTAAGACCGCTTTACTAAATTATAATTTTTCAAAAGTTTTGTTAAATCATATTGATTAATTTTAATACCCAATGAAGATAATTCTTCTTCAATCTTTTTAACTTCTTGACCAAAATCAGTATCTACAAATTTTAAAGTTTCTTCCAAGTCAATTTTTTTATTATAAATAGTTAAACAACGATTGACATATTTTCTAATTTGTGTAGAAGAAAAGTTTTCTTCTTTAAATTCTTCTTTATCAAGACTGATATTTTTACCATCAATATAAAGATATAAATCATACCCTTTATCATTTGAATAAGCAATTGGTGAAGAAACAACAAAGTTTTCTTTTTTATCCAATTTATTTAAAGCTGTAATTCTGCGAACTTTCACCTCATCAACAAGGTCAAATGATTTAAAAACATTATTGTTATTTCCAAACCAGCCGTGATGAGTTTCAAATAAAATTCCTTCATCATTATAAAAAATAATGTTTGTAATTTGCCTATCATTCATAAAGAAAGGATTTAAGCAAGAAACAGTTGTTAAAATAGTCATTCGTTCATCTCCATATAAGTTAAAAACTGATGTCATTATAACACCAGTTTTTAACTTGTCAAGAGGTAAAATATATTTTTTCAAAAAATTAGATAATTAAATCTACCAATTCTGAAAAGTAGTTTTGAATTTCATTCAAGCCACAAGAATGACCATATGCATAAGCCAAAGAATATGCTTGTTCAACTTTTGGATTATTAGTTACTCCATATTCTTCAAACAAATCTTTTTTGAATTGTTCATACAAACGTTTATCTTCATCACGATATGCTTTCCGTTTAGCATCAAATTCATCAACAATAGGTTTCAATTCTTCAATACGAAGTTTTTGAGCAGGAGAAAGATTATCTTTTACCAAAAGGTTTCTATACTCTGTTCTTTCTTCACTAATACTTTTAGGATAAGAAAGTTTGTTTTCGTATTTAGTAGTATCAAGCATTCATTTTCTCCAATAAAAAATTAAAAACTTATCAAATTGCCTTGATAGGTGTAATATAAGATATATTTTTTATTTGTCAAGAGAAAAATTATTTATTTTCTACATATTCCCATTTAAAATTACCACATTGTTTTTGTTTAATAAAAATAAAACTGGAATATAATAATTCCAGTTTTAATTATTAGTCAAGTGTTTAATTTAAAACCACATTAACCAAAAGCCTACAATAAATCCAACTAATAATTCAGCTAATTGTGTAGAAACAGATGCCATTTGCCAAGGAATTAATGGAAATATCCAAGATTCTCTTTCATATAGTGTCCAACACAATGCATATATACTTGTTGCGATTAATCCTAACCAAAGAATGTTAAATGACCATAAAAATGGTATCATTAAAAATAATCCAATAGTATATCGTGTCCACATCCATATAAAATCATATAAAAATCCATACCAATGTTCTTCAGGAATTAATTTATTAGGAATAAATACCCACCATACTTTTTGGTATCTTTCAATGGTTTCTTGTGTTGGAATACCCCGTCCTTCATCAAAAGCAGGTCCGTGTCCTCTACTCCAAAATTCAAATTGAATAATAATTGACATAATTGATGCAATACACCAATCTGCAATACTGTGAGTAATTAACCAATTACATAATGGAGTTGCTGTCCATATTGGATTAAGCATAAAAATGCCAAATAAAAATATTAAATTAAAAATGGTTTGTGTTCCACGAGAAGATAAAAATTTATATAACCATTTAGGTAACTTATTTTCCATTGTTCCTTCTACCCAACCACCATACCATCTACGCCAGATTGATTCAATAAAACCACTTATTGTTGAAAATAAAAAATGCATAATAAAATCCTTTTTTCTTTATTATGCATTTATTTATATAGTACAGATTAGTCTAATTTAAATTAGATTACCATTTCATTACCCAATCAACTAATTTATCTAAACATAATTTTAATGTTGCAAAAATAGCTGAACCAATTGCAGTAAAAACAAATGAAACTAATGCCATAGCAATTTTACCTACACCAGTTACAATTTCAATTAACCAATTATAGATTCCTGTAAAGAAACCAACAACTGCATTTTTTAAAATTGTAAAAGATGATGAACAAACTTGTTTAATACCTTCCCAAGCCTTGATTCCTTGTTCTTTTGTTTTATCACAAAATGATGACCAAATTCCTTTAAATGTCATTTTAGACTCCTTTTACTTAATATGTTTCATTTATTTATCAACAGTAATTTGAGTCATATTTAATATATTACATTTTGGACAATGCCAATTATCAATATCTTGAGTAATTCCGTTTTTTAAAACTTGAACAAATTTTCTATCTTTTAATTCTTGATAATCACAGTTTTTACATTTTCTATTATAGGTTACTTGATATAAACAATCACACTCAAGAACATCAGTAATAATGCAACTTTCAGAATTCATTATTTACTTCCTCTTTTTATATTAACCTTTGTTCCATCAATATTTCCCGTACAATTACCTTCAACAGTAATTGTAGTTCCATCTATATCACCTGTAACATCACCTTTTATTGTAATAGTTGTTCCATCAATATTTCCAGTACAATTACCAATAACAGTTATTTTTGTTCCATCAACATTTTTTACATTTCCATTAATAACAATTTCAGGAACATTTGATGTATTACTAATTTTTTTACCATCAATTATTATTGTATCATTATTAATTTGAATGGATTTTCCATTAATTTTTTTATTGCCAATTTGAATATTCACATTATTATCACATTCAATATATGAATTATTATAAGATGTTTCAATCTTATCAAAATATTTTTCTGCTTTATCAAAACATTTTTCAAAACTAGAACACATATGTTCTATAGATTTTCCTAATAAATTAAACATTTATTTTTTTCCTTATATTTACTTCATTCTATTCATTATTTTTACAAGGCATTTATCGTTGGAGTTAAAAATGAGGTTTCAGTAAATCGTTTAATTAATCATTACTTTTACCCAACTGCATATTTAATAAATTGCTCTTTTGAATTTTGGTCGGATACAATCTATATTTGTATGCAATTTTCATTTTAATATTTCCTTAATTGTTGTTGAAACTAATCCCATATCACATTGACCAGAATAATTTAATTTAAAGAAAGACATAAGTTTACCCATATCTTTTATGGAATTATAATTATTCTTTTCAATTTCTTCAAGAATAATATTATGAATTTCTTCACTTGTCAACTGTTTTGGTAAAAATTCTTCAAGAATTTTAATTTCTGTATTAGTTGCATCAACTAAATCTTGTCTTCCACCTTCTTTAAACATTGTAAGTGATTCTTTATCTTGTTTAATAATTCTTTGAATAACTGATAAAATATCAGCATCAGTTGGTGTTAAATTTTTAGGTCTTAACATAATTTCAAGATTTTTAATTTCTGAACGTAAAGTTGTTAAAACTTTTTTTCTCCAAAAATCATTTTCTTTGACAGCTTTTTTATATTCATCTAAAATTTTATTCTGCATATTCTTTCTCCAAAATTTTAAGTAATTCTTCACAAGAAGGTAATTTACATACGATTTCTGATAAGGCATCCAATTCCCAACAATAAAATCCCATTATATTATCTACCCAACTATCAATAAAGAATTCACCATTTTTATCTTTAACAATATAATCACCAATTTCCAATTCTATATTATAATCATCTGGCATTGGATAAGGCATTTTAATATTTAAGTAATTCATTATTTTTCCTTTATTTTTAAATTTTTACAATTATCTGTTATATTTAATCTATCTTTAATAGCATCATCAATAGATTTTTGTAAATCTATTGCTAAATTATCTACTAACTGATTATCTATTTCACAAACTTGATTTTTAGTAATATCATTAATAAATTCAACTGTATATTTTGTTTTTAATGGTCGGGAAGCATCACCTCTGCAACAACCAATCCATTTATTAGATTTTTTAATATATTTTTGCCAACGATTATAAAACCAATAGTAAATGAAATGATACCATTTACTATTCCATTTAAATTCTATTGTTTGAAATTCTTTAAAATCCATTTTTAATTTCCTTTGATTTCAAAATTAATTGTATTACTCCAACCCATTATAGATGAATGTAATCGGTCTATTGTAAATTCTGATTTAGCATTAAATTTATTACAAACAATATTGATATATTTTAAATCTTGTTTATATTGTTTAAAATATTTTTCTTTAATTACTTCAACTTCTGTTGTATAAGTTTTATAATTTTTTAAATCAATATAACCTTTAATACTATTACTTCTTTCATCATAAAATATTACTTGAATATTATTCTTATATAATTTTATATCATCAAGAATTTGTTGATAGTAAGTTGGAATAATTTGGAGAGCTAATAAGTCGGTCATAGAACCATTAATTTTATTTACAGAAATTAATGTTTCAGCTATTAATCCTTTATGAATTCTTGACATAAATGGTTTCATAATTTGTTTAATTATTTCATAATCACTCATCTTTCCAATCCTTTTCATAATTATCATATAAATCTTGATAATATTCAACAATATATGTATAAATGTTATCTTCGTGAGGTTTAGCAAGATAATAATCTAAAGTCTTTTTTAATTTATCTTTCGGCATATATAATGACCACTTATTTCTATTACTATATTTAAATTCATAAACCATATACTTATTAGGTTCTAATACTGAAAATGTATAATATGATTTAAAATAACCATTATCCAAATAAAAATGAATAGACCCTAAAATCATTTCTAAATATAAAATAATATTTGTTTTCTTTTCTAATGGTATATCATTAATACGATGCCTTAAATCACTTGTTATTTTCATAAAATCGTGATACATATTACTCATAGCTTGAAATTTTTTATCATTATATGCTTCAGTATAAGTTTTACCATTTTTTAAATATTCATATACATTTTTATAAAATGATTGAAATTCTGTGGCATAATTTCCAAGATATTTTTCATCATTACCTAATCTAAATGGATGCTCTTTTAATAAATTATGCTGTTCAATTAAATCTTCTAAATTATTTTTCATTATGTCTTCCTTTAATACAATACTCTACCATTTTCATCTGTTGTAAAACAATCGTTTATCTTTATTACTCCATTTGGTAATTCCTTTTTTAAATCATTTGTTGCTATTGGAATATATGGGGCATAAAACATTTCAGAAGATGGCTCATCTTCTTTAAGACAAAGATAGATGGTTACACATTGCTTATGTTTAAAATTTAGCAACTGCCAAAAATTATAAAACCAATAATAAATGTAATGATACCATTTACAATTATATAATTGTTTATAATGTATTAAAAATTCGTCTTTTAACATTCATTTTCCTTTAACATTCTTAATTCATTTCTCAATAACATTAATAGTAATCCTAAATTATTCTGCCCTTCACCATTTACAACACCCCAAAAAGTATCTTGCCATAGATTACCTTCAATTATTATAGAAGAACCTGTTGATAATAATAAATTATATAATTCAGAATTTTGTGTAAATTTAGCATATAATCCATCTTTCATTATATTAATTTTATACTTATTCCATACTAAATCATCAAAATTTTTAACATCTCGACCTAATGATTTAGCTTTACCTGGTGAAGAAGTATTAAGAATTTTATCAGCAGTTTCAAAATCATTAAATTCTATTGCTTTTTCATATTGGTAATATTGTTCAACACTACAAAATTCCTTACCATTAGCAATAAATTTTGAAGGATAAAAATTAGATAACCATTTATATTTTTCATTATTAAAATCATTAATAATATTCATTTCCCATTTATACATTATTCGCATTCCTCAACTTTTGTACAAAATTTTATATCTTGTAATAAAAAATCATTTATTTCATCTTCATTTTCAATAAAATTATATGCAAATTCATCTCTGGCTTCATCTTCATCAGATGCTTCAATTATTTTTTCTGTAAAACCATATGTACATTTATATTTTGTCATTAATCACATTCCTTAACTAAATCAAACCAAGATAAAATTTCCATTATTTCTTGGTCATTTTCATCAAATCCATCTTTATAAATAAGTCCATTAGAATTACACATATAATGATTATGGTGTAATTTATTTTCCCATAATTCATCAGTATCATATTCTACTCTTGCAAATAAAAAAGTATCAACTAAACATTTTGGTTTAGAATAAACAAAACATTTTCTTCCATCTCTTGCAAGATAACATTTTCCGACTTCAATTTTAACCATTTAATCACCTTTTATAATTTTTCAGGGTCAAGTTTAACCCACGGCATTTTCATTAATACTTCTAATTGCTTATCAGTATATCGTTTTTGTTCCGTTAATGCAATATATGAAGTTTTACCGACTAATGGGTATGAATCCATATAATGAATACGAACATTATTTTTTTCATAGATTTCAATAGGAATATGTTTAACTTCATCACAATACTTTTCGTGACAATAATGTTCAACCATTGTTAAATTTCCATCTTTATTTAACCAATAACATTTAAAAAATTCTATATCAGCATTTTCTTTATAATAAGAATTATCAGAACTAAAATTATGATAAATGTCATTATGTCTTTTTTTAATTTTATCAGTAAATTCTGAAAAAGAATGAACTGGTAAATCTTCATCATATGGAATATCTAAATATCCAATAACAACAGAACTATTAAAAACATCTCCAATTTCTTTTAATTCAAGATGTGTAATCTTTCTACTAACAGATTTAAACCATTCAGCTTCAATATAATTATTTAAATTACCTTTTTCAATACAATATCTTAATTTATCTAAATATTGTTGACTAAATTTTGTAGATGGCATACTTATAATTTCAAAAAATTTCTTTTCTGACCCATCTTTATAAACTGATTGAAAATTTTTAGATAATTCTTCTTTCCAATCTTTATCAGGTGTTTCATCTAAGTCAAAATCTTCTGTAATATTCCAATTACCTAAAATAATTTGACGAGCTGTATGAACATCCATACCATCTAAACAATCCATAAGAAAAACTATTGCATTGTTCATTGATTCATCTAATAATTTTTCTCTTGCTATCCTAACAATAATTTTTGGAGATGGATTTTTAAAATTTGCCATAGATTTAATTTCCTTTCAATATTTCAATTGCTTCTTCAATATTGCCATTTGTTTTTCTTAATGCTTCTTTAACAGGTATAAGACCTCTATCAGTTTCTTTCATTATTTTAGTAACAGTATGAGCTGTTATTGTTGGTTCATTTAATTCATTTAATTGTTCTAAACATACTTCTAAAATATCTTTATTGATTTCTTTCCAAAGTTTAAGATATTCTTCTAAAACAAATTCAGGTTTATTTTCATTATTCATTTCTGGAAAATCAAACCATTCATATTGATGCTCATTAATATTAATAGAATACATATCATAACCAATATCTTTTTCATTTCTGTCAGCAATTCTTCCGATGCAAGTATCACCATAATAAACATCTGCATACCAATCTATTTTAATGGTATCAAACATTGGTTTTAAAACTAATTTTGTTTTATCATATGTTTTTAACATAAAAAATCTCCTTGTGTAGGTCATTCTACACAAGGAGATGCAATTTGTCAAGAACTTTATAACAAAAAAAGTGTATACAACTTTCACAAGCAGTAATACACTAAAAATGAAAAAGTTAATTGTAAAAACATTACTTCTTTCGCTTTTTATATTCATTTATTTTAAACTTTATCCATATATATCCACTAGCAATGAGTAATAATATGGGCAAAATAAACCACCAGATTGAAATAGTTGGATATTCATACATCATACAATCTTTTGAATGACCGTTTTCCAATATACTATTACAAAATGGGCATTTTTCTTCTGGATATTTATAAACTTTTGAATCCACTAACAGGATGCAATCCTTTGAATCAAATGTTTTACCATTTTGTATCTGGTACATCTGAAAAAATAAACTATCTTTATTTTCCATAACCTATAATAATTAAATTAGACATAATAATATTTTTAATCTCTTTTATTTACCAATATCTATCATAGTAATATAACTGGCAACCTAATTTTTTAGAATTTATTTCCATCAATCCTTTTTTAAAATTTCTTCTGGCTTTTCTTTTTGTTATGTATTTTATATATTTTTTCTTACCATTAGAAATATCATAATATTTAGAATCTTTACTTAATGTTGCCATTACAATTCCTTCCATTGATGCTTTCTTTTAGAGTTTCTTTTCCAGCTCTTAGCTTCAGCATAAGCTCTGGCACGGTCATCATTATAAGGGTCATATTTGCTAACATCTTCATTAGGAACACCTTTAACTCCAAATTCTTTACAAGTAACATTATTTTTTTTGAGTTTAGCATATCCATTTTTTCTACGAATGAAAGGGAAATCCCAACGGTCTTCTTCTTCGTAAAATTCAATATAACCTGAATCACGATTATAACGGCGAACTATTTTTTTGTAAGATTTATAGATGCGAACATCTTTTCCTTTTGTCATTTTGACATCTCCTATAAGTTATTAACTTACTTGATGTCATTTTCCTCTTTGCACATATTATTTCTCCACAAAATTATTTAAAAAGCCAACAAATTTGAAGAATAAATTCTTTTATATATTCATAAACTGTTCTCATTTTTCCCCACAATTTTAATTTATCTTGGTAGGCAGAGTGAGATTTGAACTCACAAAATCTACATTTTGAGTGTAGCACGTATACCAATTCCGTCATCCGCCCATATTGGTAGCTCGTGAGGGACTCGAACCCCCAAACATCTGTACCTAAGACAGACGGCTATGCCAATTCGCCTAACGAGCCATCTGGGGTGAACGGTGGGATTTGAACCCACGATGTTTCTAATGTATTAGAGCCACAATCTAACGCCTTCGACCAACTTGGCTACGTCCACCATTGTTAAAATATTTATAGAAATCTTCCTATATCTCGTGGCATTTCAATTTTAATATGTTCATTATCCATAATTTCCATATATCTTTCAAAAATTTTATCATAATCAAAATTATGAGGACATTCCATTAATATACCAATTGTATTACTTGAAATATTAAAAATATTACCTTTTAATTGGCAACCTTTTAATTCAGAAATTTCTATAAGTGTTGCAAAATCATCAGTTGAATATTGATAACTTGATGCAATAACATATTTTGCATTAGCTTCACTTATAGAAATACATAAAACAAGTGTAATTACTGTAATCCAAAAAATCAATATTTTTTTAACAAACATAACTAACAACCTTTACAAAATCTTTCCAATTAGGATTTTCAAAACCCATATATTCAAGTTCATCTTCATCAAATTTTGTATATGCTTCTTCCATTTCAGTTGCATTAAAAAATAAAGTATGATGAGTTTTAACAACTTCAATAAATTTTTCATTAGCGTTTTTATTACACCAATTAAATTTATCCCATTTTTTATTTTTAAAATCATAAATCCAAGTCCAATGAGAAAAACCATAAACCATTATTAGATAATTTGACATTTTAGAAATTCCTTTCTATTACTTCAACAAATTTACGAACATAATGCCATTCTTTAACCTTTGACCATTCAATTTTTTGTTGATTAGTTGTTAATACCCATTGTTCTTCATTCTTAAAAGTATGTTTAAGATTAGAATTATGAATATGTTGATGATTTCCTAAATAAATTTGTTTATCAACAGTTTTTACAACAATCGGTTCTTTACCATAAGGCATATCTGCTTGTGTGTACCATTTCATATTTTTTCTCCATTAATTAATTGAATCATTAAAAATAATAAAATATAAAATACAAAAAATAAAAAGATATACCATTATTTTTCTCCAAAACATTTAAGATGATATTAATATAACATAATAAAAATACTTGTCAACAAAAAAATCGCATTAAATGCGATTTTTTGAATTATAAAATTTATTTTGTAATAATTGTTCGTAATTATTCATTCGTTTTGTTAAGTTAGATAATTTAGTCAAATCAGAAAGAAAAATAGCTGGTAATGCATCTAATGATGTTTGTTGTTCTTTTGAATACTGTTTATAAAAATCTTCAGTATGAAATTTATATAACATTTTTTTCGTTATATCTAAATTATCATATTTAAAAGAATAATAATTATTTTTTAAAACAGTTTTATTTTTAATTAAAGTATTTTTAGATACTTTATCAATAACATATTCTTTATCACCTTCCATATTACCAATCAAATAATCAAATGGCTTATCATCAATCATTGTCATAACACCATATAATTGATTATTTTTTGATATTTCTTTTGTTTGAACATAAAATTGTAATCTCATCTAAATTATTCCTTATCTTTATTTAATTCATTATAATATTTTTTAATATAATAACTAAATGCTGATGCTTTATCATTAGCTTTTAAAATTGTTGTGCCAGCTAATGTTTTAACAGGAACAGGAAATTGAAATCCATTCATCGTTGAATACCATAAAGCACCATTACGATAAAAATCAAACTTTACTCTCATATTATCGTTTAAAATACTTTTTAAATTTAACATTTTATTTCCTTTTACACAAAAATAATTTAACAAGAAAGAAATTAATCTCTCTTGTTAAATTAATTAAATCCAATATCCCAATTATAATTGAACAGCTGAAATTATAATTGTTATATGTAAACTCATATAATAAGCGTTAATACTATTAAAGTATCAGAGCGTGTTTAGGATAATTTTATAAAATCTACCCATTTATTAATTTAACCTAGGAATTTTAATAAACTTATCTGGTCAATTCCAGAAAGATAATTGTGCTATATTTAATTTAAAGAGTAGCAGAGGGGAGTGAGCATAAAAGTCAACTAATATACCCATACTACTCAATTAAATAAGAAGCCTATCGGGTTTGTTAATAATATTTATACATTTTCAATTTCAGAAATGTAATTGAATACTTTATCTGAAAATCCATTAATGTGTTTATAGTTATTGCTATAACCAACACCTTTTGAATAAGATGCCACATTAATCATATATGCATTTTTAATTTTAGCATTATGAGGACTACCCATAGTTTGTTCATCAGTTATGACAATAATTCTATCATAATGATTTTTTTCAACTTCAGTAATAGCAGCCCACATATTAGTTCCCCAATGTGTTTGTGATTTATCAATAGCTTCTGCTAATGCAAATCCTCTACGATTTGGAATAGACTTAATATAATCAGAGAATGAATATATGTCAACATCTGAACACATTTCACGTCCAATCATCGCCAATGCATTTGCATATTTTAAGCGTTCACCATCCATTGAACCTGAAACATCTACAAGAATTGCAGTTTTACCGTATAATGATGGTTTTTCAAAGCAATTTAGAAATTTCTTTTCAATTTCATTTTCTAAAGATGGATTATTTTCTGCAGCTCTAATATAATCAATTGGTAGTAAACGACCACTTTTAATCATATTAATTCTATCAACAATAACAGTTTTTGATACACCGCTTTCTAGCATACCACGAATATTCTTTAATAAAGCCATATCTGGTAATTTATTAGATTCAATTAAATCAATCCAAGCATCTTTTTTCTTTTCTTTATCTGAACCTGCTGCTGAAAGTAAAACTTCCCAAGTTTTAGGAGTTTCTAATGTACCTTTAACCAATTTATCAATTGCTTCAGTTACTTTTGGATGGCAAAGATTTACAATATCAACTAATTTGTAATTTGCATTACGATTCCATTTAGCTAATTGATATTCATCAAATTTTTGCATTGCAATTGCCATACCTTTTTTAATTGCATTTGGAATTGGAGATTTTTCATTATCTTTTCTATATAAAGATAATAATTCACCCATATCGTCAGGTCTTGTTAAGATAGATGCAATAACATCTTTAGAAATTGTTTTACCAGCTTTATAAACTGCAACAATCATCCACAAAGGACAATGACGTAATCTCATATCAAATTTAACTTTATTTAAAATATCAATGACATCATTATAATGTCCTTTATCAATACAAGCCTTAACTAATGAGGTAATTCTATCTGCAATAGATACTCCATCTTCATAGAAATTATCTTCCCAAAGCAAACAAGACATAGTTGCTCTTTTAAGTTCTTCCAATTCAGAAATATGAGATGCTTTACCACCTTCATAAGTATAAACTGGTTCTTTTTTAATTGCTTTATTTGTTTTCATTTTCAACACTCCATAAGTTAAGGTTAATTTACAAATATGTTTATAACATATATTATATTTAAAGTCAATCATTTTTTTAAATAAAAAATACCCAAGAACATATGTTCTTGGGTTGCAAAATAAAATGATGAAGAACAAATAATTAGGTATTAATTACAGCAGGACTCGAACCTGCAATCCTTTGTTTTCAAGACAAATGTGTTTACCATTTCACTATGTAAACCTAATCAATCACTATCATCAAAATCTGTATAAGCAAAGAACATAACAAAAGATTATTTCATTTTTCGTTGCTCTACCAATGAGCTACAAATAATATTTTACAATTATTTGATTGGACTCGAACCAATTACCTACGGGTTACAAACCTATGTAAATCTTTTTCTCACTATTGCTAAAATTTTTATATGACAAAGAATAAGTATAAAGAATTTTATTGTGGATAATAATCAGTTATCTATGTAATTCTTTAAATCACTATTGTCAAAATTATTTAATTGGTAAAGTACGTACCAATAGATGCCATTAATGCTATAACAGTTTAAATGCTAATATCTATGTAAATCTATTTCTCACTATTACCATTTAAATAATTTCATCAATTTTATTTACAGAGATTGATGAAAACTCTATACTCATAATAACTTTTTCACATATGATATATTATAGTTATTAAAACGATTTAACGTTTATCCGTATTCGCTGTATACACAAAGTATCTTTAGCGGGAGAGTTTATTAAAAACGCTGTTCGAGAAGCTATATATTAAATAATATAAGAAGCGGAACAGCTTGTCAGCTCTTAAAAATTGGTGCCTTCGCCCCGACTTGAACGAGGAAATGGTCGATTACAAATCGACTGCTGTACCATTGAGCCACGAAGGCATAAATCTTATTTACGATTTGTTTTAATTTAATGGCGGAAGGTGAGGGACTCGAACCCCCAAAGCAGTTACGCCCAGCCGATTTCAAGTCGGTGTCTTCATCCAGCCAGTTACCTTCCATATAATAATATTTATAAAACATTTAAATAAAAATATCAATATGTAAAAAGCGAAAGAACATTTCATTAGATTATGTTTACAGTAGGAATCGAACCTACAATACTCAAATTAAAAATTTGATGCTTTATCCAATTTAGCTATGTAAATCTAATAATTCACTATTCGCATTTTTTATTTAAATTGAAGAACATTGAAAAAGATTAGTGTTATTAATACCAAAAATTAATCTATGTAAATCTTTTTCTTACTATCAATTTAAATAAAAAGGCAGAGTTTTTAACAGAACGACTGCCACAAACTGTTATAATTTGTTGGTCGGACTCCTGACTACCGACAAGCCCCTCATATTCTCGCATTATTCAGTCACATTCACAAAGGTTAATTACTCCTTTGCTTATTGAATGGGGAGAATGTTTACTCCCAACCAGATACAGCCATCAGATTCTTCAACCACGATTTGTCTGGTTCTTACGTCACTCACAGTTAGCCAACTGTGGCTATTTCAACCTTATGCTCATATTACTCACAACTACCTTCAAAACTTTTCAGTTTATCATCTGTATACTTTTATGGGCTGGCGACCCATTATTCAAGTAACAACAAATTATAATATATCAAAAGAAAGATTGGTTACTCTCATTGCCTTAAAAAGGCTTCCTATTGGTTAATAATACCAATTATTGAATGATTCTGATATATAACTCCATTCTAAATTATTAAAAACAAATATTATTTTTACAGATTTTTCATCCAACCTAATTCATCATTAGGAACAATATTATATATAACATAATAATTTTTATATGTCAAGTATTTTTTACAAAATAATTAAACAGCATATCTCCACATATCAGTTGTATCAATTTCTTTTTTCGTTAAAGTAATTTGATAACCACCACTATTATAAACATAGGTATCTTTATTTGTGGATATTAATGTTTCTAATGAAATAATGACATAATCAGTTGTTTTTTCATTATTATCTTCTTCATCATCGTCATCATCATTTATTGCTATATCACTAATAATTTTTCGTTCACTATCTTCATCATCAATATTTAATTCAGTTCCATAACGTTTAATCCAAACTGATTCTTCATCTGAAGATAAAGGATTCATCCATATTGTTTTTTTATAATTAATAATTTTTTGACCTTGTAAAGGTTTAACAGAAATACTATATCTTGTATATAATGATTGTGGAGTAACATTTAACATTTTAACAGCATCCAATGGAGTTTCATCATATCTGTTAACTTCTTCTACAATTGTTTGAAGAATATCAAATGTAAAATCTTTAATCATTTTTTTGATACTAAAAATTTGTGAAAGATATTTTTTATTAATTAATTTTTCTTCACAGTATTCTTCAATAGCTTTATCGTTAATACCTTTAAATTCTAATTTATAATAAACACGACCTGGTCTATTTTTCATTAAATCAGAAATATTATTATCATCATTACAAGTAAAAATAAATAATTTTTTTGTTTGAAATAAACCATCTAATAATGATAATAAACCATTTTGAGGATTATTATTATCATTTTTACTTGGTTGATAAATTTTTTCAAATTCATCAAAAATAATTACACAAGGTTCAGAAATTGTTTGTAATAATAATGACAATTTTGTTGGATTAAAAATTTCATTAATAACAATTGTTGAATAATTTTCATTTAACAACTTATACGAAATATATTTTGCTAAAAATGTTTTTCCTGACCCTTTTGCACCATTTAATAATACACCTGTATTCTTTGGTCTATCTCTAAATGTTGTAATAATTCTTTCAGATTGAAATTCACAATCTCCATAAATTTTTGCTGGCTTTGTAAAATTAACTGTTTTTTCTAAATATAATTCACCAGTCATAGGATTTTCTTTTACTAAATATGTACCTAATGGCAAATTTGGTTGAATATTAACTTCTTCATCACCAAATATTCTAACATTATTATTATTCACAATATAATTTGTCATTGATTATTTCCCACAAAAAAATTATTGGTAGCAGATACAAGAATTGAACTTGTAATTGCTGAATATGAGTCAGCCGTGATAAACCATTTCACTAATCTGCCATTAAAATGTAGAGTTACTTATATCGCCATTTACTCTACAAAAGTTTGCGGATAGCACGACTATTTAGTTTTACGAGGTATTTGAGCTATCTTCGTACCTACCTATTAAATGGTTGCGGGAGAGTGACTCGAACACCCGACCTCTTGGTTATGAGCCAAGTGAGCTACCCCTGCTCTATCCCGCTATATATAATAATCACTTAACAGATGATTTATGAGAATTATTAAAATTCACCGATTGATTTTAACATAGTCAAATCAATAAATTTTTCCTCTAACATTATTACCATACTTAATTTAAATGAACTTGTTAGCAAACATTTAAATTAATGGTTGTTGCAACTCTTTTCCTTATTGAAAAGAACTAAAGTCATCAGACCCTTTTATAATATAATAGTTTATGACCGCTAAATCATTCTTTTTATATTAATGGTTCACAATGTAATTCTTGCCAATTTCTCCGCTAACATTGATATTGTCTGAACCAAAACTTTTGTAAAAATGGTTCTCCGAGAGGGAATCGAACCCCCAATCTTTCCGTTATGAGCGGACAGCTTTAACCGTTTAGCTATCGGAGAAAAATATGGTACTCCGACACGGACTCGAACCGTGCATTGAGAGATATAAGCTCCCTGGTTTAACCACATAGCCTATCGGAGCATTTATTTTTATCTCTTTTTCTTTTTCTGATTTACCATTTCTACTGGTTTTTCAGTTTTAACTTTTGTATTGCATTTTGGAGCTTTACCAACATTTTTAGAAATTCCATTAATTTTATATGGTCTTAACTTCCAAACTTGATTAATTTTCTTATTAAATTCGTGTTCTTTCTTTTTTAATTCTTTTTCTGCATCAGTTAAAACTTTCTTTTCCATTGGCATTTATAATACTCCCACAAATAAATTATTTTAAATTTGGTAGGCTCGCCCAGAATCGAACTGGGAATCTTTGCTTTATCAGAGCAACGTGTTAACCACTTCCACCACGAGCCTATTAAATAAACCATCTTATCGTAATGGTTTTGGGATAATCAGTCCAACGCAATATTTTAATGCGAAATATTGAAACCAAAGTTTCTGGATTACTTTAAACCAAAGTTTATCTAACCCCAAACTTTAAACTCGGACTGATAATTTTGATTTAAGGCATATCAGCACCTTATATAAAGAATATATTCTTTAAATTCTTAATTGTTAAGAACTTTTTTTATTTTTTTTAATTTTTAATGGCGGTGAGTAGAGGATTTGAACCTCTGGCAACCTTTCGGAAGCGACAGTTTAGCAAACTGCTGTATTAAACCTGACTCTACCAACTCACCATAAAATTGTTAAGATTAACGTACTTAACATTGTTTCCGTATTCACGAATAAAACTTTAAAATTTAATATCAGAGATTCTACAATCTTACCCATTATTAAATTAAGATGCTTTATTATACCTTATTGATTTCAGGTCTCTGGGAGTTCCAAAGCATATAAAAAACAATCAATAAACCAATACTTTTTCACGATAGTATTCCTCAACGAGTTGTAATTACAACTATTAACATTTTCTTTTTCGGAAAAGGGATAAAAATGTTAAAACCCAAGTTAAAAATTGGCTTCGGGAGCTGGATTCGAACCAACATTATTGCAGTCAAAGTGCAATGTCCTACCACTAGACGACCCCGAAATTGGTACTCGGTGAGAGGTTTGAACTCCCGACCCTCGCTGTGTAAAAGCGATGTTCTTCCAGCTGAACTAACCGAGCATAAATGATGAAAAATGGAGTTGAACCATTGACTTCTTACTTCCTCTAACGGTAATACCTTTGTTTAATTTTCACTTTCAAATTAAAAGACCAGGTCTATTACTTTCAGATATGTACACCGCCACACCGTTTCATCATAAAAATTTTATTAAATAATTTGCCACTTATTCCACAGTTTAAAAGGCTCTTTTACAAACTGTTCCATTATTTATGGTCTGACGTTTAACCTTTCCTTCACGATGTCAAGTTTCCTCAATATGAAACTTCAAGGATGCTGACTAAACATCACGGCAAAGGATGCTATATCTAACCCTAATAAGTGGGTGGAAGCGTCATTTCACTTTTCCCTGCTGGCAAATTATTTAATAAAATTATAACTGGCACACCCAACAGGACTCGAACCTGTAATAAAAGTTTAGAAGACTTTGGGTTTGTCCAATTAGCCTATGGGTGCATAATTATTTTTTTGGTGGGTGCAGAGGGCTTCGAACCCTCATCATACTGATTAAGAGTCAGTTTCTCTACCATTTAAGCTACACACCCATAACAATTAATATAAGGCTTTCCACCTTATTTGCTGGTTTGGCTATTCTCCGTTCGATAGCTGAACATTTAACCTATAATATCTTGTATTACAGAACCTTACGGACTATTATTTTCCACAGACGATAGATATATGTCTTAACCATACAGGCATTTGTTTTCTTGATTTTTTACCGAAAACTGCTAGGCATATATCTCAAAAAATTGGCGGTGTGTAAGGGGTTCGAACCCTTCTGAATCTCCTGCGTGACAGGCAGGCGAGAACACCCAGCTCTCCCACACACCATTATTCATCATATAATTCATAAAAATTATTCCATTTATTATGAAATTTTTTATTATATGCTTTACTAACATATTCAAATGATTTAAATAAATCATTAATATATAATATTTTATATTTTCTATTTATAATAGATTTCATTTTAATATCGACCAAATTATTATGATAACCTTTTATCTCTATAATTTCATCATTAACAATAAAATCAGGATGATATTTATGTTTTTTTCCATTATATTCATATTCAAATGTTTCTTCACATCTTTTAATATTAATATTATGGTCTAAACAATAAATTAAATAAGCTAACTCATAAGTTGAATCACAATAAATTCCTTTGTAATATCCGTGCTTACTTCTTCCTGCTCTTTTTCTATAACCACCACCTTGATGAGAATGATTTCTTTTTGCTAATTCTTTACCACATTCTGTACTACAAGTTTTTCTATGTTTAATATATCTTTCATATAAAATTATATTGTTACATATTGGACATAATAAAGGAGCTTTTTCATATTGTTGCTTAATATTAATATTTTTTAATAAAGAATTTTTTCCAATAATTCTTCCTTTTAATGTTTTAGAAACTTTTTCATTAATTTCTTGTCTTTTATTTTTTGTTGAATAACTTCTAGCACATTCTTTACAACAAAAATCTCCATTTGACCATTTGCTATATTTTTCTAAAAATTCTTTACCACAATTCTTACATATATACATTTTTTATTTCTTTCTTAATAAAAAATGGTAGGACTGACCCGACTTGAACGGGCAAGAATCCACCTTGAAAGGGTGGTGGCTCTACCAATTTGCCCACAGCCCCAATTATTGACATAATCTTGCAGTTACTAAACCATATAATTGTGTAATAGTTGAAGAAAGATTATCTAATTCAGAATTAATACCTCTTAATAAATTTAATTTTTCAATATTAATTAAAAATGTATTCATCATTCTTGCTAATTCTTGATACATTAAAATTATACTTTCAGAAGTTGCAGAAAATGATTTACCTTCATATTGTGCAGATAATGTAATTAAATTATCTAAATCATTAATATCTTTTCTTCCAACACCCATATAATATTGTTCAACAATTGTATCAACTTGGTCATCATCAATATCATCATAAATTCTATCAAATAATAAATGGTCTGACATAAAAGTTGAACCTGTTGTTTTCCAATGATATTTTTTAGCAGTATTTTTAATAGCTTTAAATAATGCTAATATGTCTATTAATCTCATCTTTAATACCTCATAAATTATATAAGATATTTATTTAATAAAAGGCTTAACGTACCTTTCTAAGAATTACCAATTCTACGTTATTGTTAACCGAGTACAATAAATAAACTGGATTTTCATTACGGTTAATGGTCAAAATCTTAAACCATATCATCAATATTAATTTTCATATCTTGGGTTATCTAGCTACCAAAATCCTATTAAATTAAATATTATGATTACTATTATAATTGGCTCTGGCGATAGGACTTGAACCTACAACCTTTCGGTTAACAGCCGATTGCTCCACCATTGAGCTACACCAGAATAAAATGCAATCCGTTTTAACGTTTTGTTTATCATTTGAAAGGTGAAACGGATAAACAGCCACCTACCCATCTTGATTTATGCAGTCTTGTATGCAAGCGTTGATAAAGGGTGTCATATCACGCACACAGATAATTATTAAATTATCAATCACTAATTCTTTGATTAGAGTCAGGAAATTTTGTTAAATACTTGTCATAATTGGGCATTAATTTCCAATACCAAATTATCAAAAAAGAAACTTGTTATTTTTCTTATATATTTTTAATGATTATTAGGATTCGAACCTATATTTCCCTCAACACGAACAGAGGGTGTCTTACCATTAGACGATACATTAAAGTATTTAACTACAATAATATAAATTGGTAGGTGCAGAGGGAATCGAACCCTCATCTACAGCTTAAAAGGCTGTTAGTCTAACCGTTGACTTATACACCCATAAAAATTCTCCATTTATAGCAACATTACTATTCTACCGTTATTACTACCACCCGACTTTTAATATCAATTTAATATTAAAAGTTTTTATTCAGGCAGGTCAGATTCGAACTGACATCTTTAATGTTTCTATAAGTGGAGAGATTAATCTCTCCAAAATTATCTTTATGTAACAACAATGAAAGGAACGAAAGACATCATAAAGATAATTTTAAAAATTTAAATATGCAGAATTTTTTAAAAACGATTATATTTGTTGAGGACTCATAATGAAGATTCAAAATAAATTGCCCTAATCGTGGTTATACCCTACGTCTACCGTAAGCCTAAGTAGTTCGGTTATAATCTGCTTTTATACCAATTGTTGATTCTATATTGCTCACGTATTTAATCAACTTATTTAATTTACTATAATTCAATTAAATCATTTTAAAAATTAATTTTTAGTTTCAGAAATTGTCTTATGTTATAAACTGCAATTCTTACTTACATCCTGAACCACGTGAAGGTAATTAATAAATCAGGATTCGTATCAATAGATGGAAGTTAAGTTGCTCCTGCCCTAATAGCTTAACTTCCAACTACCAAAACTTTTAAAATTTAAGTTTCTTTACGAAAACTTTGACTTCCTCAAATTCAATTAATTGGAATTCCATTCCTGCTCTTTCGCATTCTTTTTTAACTTTATTAATTAAATCTTTAGCTTCTTCAAAAGTAATATCATAACGAATAATATCACTTTTAACGCCAAAAAAAACCATATGAATATGAAATCCACATTTGTTTTCAATTTTACCTAATTCTAAATTTGAATTTGTATTTGCCATTTTATTTTTCTTTCATTAAAAAATGTTATCATCATTTGATAATGGTAATATAACACATAATTTTTTAATGTCAAGAACTTTTTTTATAAAAAATTAAGAAGGAACATAACAATTGATTATCATTTAACGTTGCTCTACCAATGAGCTACCCACCGTTAAATGGTCGATGGGGAAAGAATCGAACTTTCTACACACGGATTTCCAGTCTATGTAAATCAATTTCTCACCATTCTTAAAAAATAAATTGGAGATTCGGGTGGGAGTCAAACCCACTAAACATCGCTTTGCAGGCGAGTACATTAATCGTTCTGTCACCGAACCATTAAAATTTGAAGTATCTTCTCGTAATACTTCGGGTTAGTCAATATCCACGACTATTTCTTCCATAGATGGAGAATATTTATAGTCTAGTCAAAATATTCAAAAAACTATACTCCTATTTTACGAAGCGGCTGACTTCGAATGCTTTGGACTATTGGTATGCATTAACCCAAAGTTTAAATGGCTTGAGTTCTTATGGAGCGACCATATTTTTTGCAACTACATTTAACTGAAATAAGTACTTGTGGTAATTCAGCACCATTTAGAAAAATTATTAACTATTTGACTTTATAAAATTATTTCTATATTCATCAACTTTATCTTGTATTTCATCTTTAAATCGTGAATGAATATAACAATGATGTGTTGGACATAGTGGAATCAAATTACTTATTTCATTATTATTATGATTACCATCATAATGATGAACAGCAACTATATTTTCTTCACCACATACACAACATTTATGAGGATGATGTCTAAAACAAATAGTTGAATAAGAATTTCTTCCTGAAAGATTATAATTTTTATACATTCCATTATTTTCACCACTACGAAAATAAGTATTAGCACACGAATATGAGCAACATACCTTATTCTTACCTTTTTCCGTTGTTGTTGTAATAAATTCTTTACCACATACAGGGCAAATCTTTTTTATATGATATTTATTGAAATGATTTTCTTTAAAAATATTTATATTCAAACCAAGTTCTTTAATCATTGCATTAATATATTTCATAGATTTACCATTATTATGCATATTTAATTTACGACAAATTTCACCTTTACTTTCAGAAGTATTAAATATTTCTATAAATTTTTCATTTTCTATCTTTTCAAATCTATTAATCACGACTTAATAATCCTTAACTTGTTATTTATACAAGTATTTATTAAATATATGGTCGGGTAGGACGGATTTGAACCGCCAATTTTTCTTGCTCCCAAAGCAAGTGCCATACCAGATTAGGCGACTACCCGATATAAAATTGTAGAATTTATCGTATTCTACATAAGAACCATCTGCCCATAGCCGTCCAGTTCAACGCTTTTGGTAGAGACCCAAAAGACTTTTTCTGTAATACTTAACATAATGTTAAGCTAAAAACTGTAAATATGGTAGTTTATAGTTTTATTTGGTAACTACCACTCAAACGCCAAAACTTTGGTGTACACTTCCATAACATAGACATTTTCTATCCTACGACAGATTATTTCTTCTGTAAGAACCCTGTTGAAGTACAGTTGGGTTAAACTTTTTGTATTACTCACTAGTTTTTATACAAAACTTTTATTAAAAAATGGCTCCCCGTTAGGGACTCGAACCCCAAACCTATCGGTTAACAGCCGATTGCTCTAACCATTGAGCTAACGAGGAATAAAATTGGTGGACACAGGTGGGACTTGAACCCACGACATCCTGCGTGCAAAGCAGGCGTTCTCCCAGCTGAACTACTGGCCCATTTATAAATGACTATACCTATCTTTTCGAATATAGTCTATGGAATTTAAACTCCGTTCATTTCATATTATTTTCACTTTCGTCTATATCGCTAATAGCATACTAATAATATTACTTTTATGAGTTCCATATTTTTAATAATTTATATAAATTGTTAATCCGAAGCATTTTTCCAGTCTCCGATACTGCCATCGTTATACAACAAAGTTCTCATCTTTTCAGATATTAACAATTTATATAAATTGAGAGGTTTTTGCTATCTCTCTCAAACCGTTCTCCATATCCGCTGTTACACTATATGGTCGTCAGGTTATCCCTTGGTGATTTAGATTATTTAAAGTTTATCAAGGAGCAAGGTCTCCATTTTTTCTTTTATAACAAGAACTTTCGTTCTTATGTGTTCTTTATAAACTATTTAATTTTGTTTGTCAAGAACTTTTTTTAAATATTTTTGAAAGATTTTTTTCAACTTATGTTTTCAATTTCTTTCAATATTTGTTCTTATACATCATTTATTTTTTAATGTCAAGAACTTTTTTTAATTTATTTTTATTAAAAGAAAAAGCTCTAAAGATTTTCTTTTTAGAGCTTATTTTGTATCTATTTTTATATCTATGTATAGTTACATATAAGCCCTTTTGCTTGCAGGTTTAATCGCAAACATTTGATAATCTCTTGAATTATTTTCCACATTACTGTGTATCACTTTTTTCCTTTTCAATATCTATCTTATAAACTTATTTATTTTAATTGTCAAGAATTTTTTTCTTTTTCATAAAATATTTATTTGTTCATAAGATATTTATAATAATAAATTAAAAATTTTAAAAATATTTTATAATATCTCTATTAAAAATATTGTAAAATACTTTTATAACCGTCAGAGCGTTGCTTTTATACACCATCAAAAATTTTTCATTGTACTTCTTACTAAATTTCTTCAATGAAGTATCTCACCTCATTTCCTCTCTGTACTTACATATATAATATAAATAATTTTACTTGTCAAGAACTTTTTTTGGAGTTAAACAAAAAATTCTAAAATGTTTTTTCTTTCCAATTTTAACATCAAAAAAATCATCTATTGTTAAATCAACTGTACAATTTATATCTTTTGGTTTTTGTTCACATTCCCAACCTTCATCAATTGTAATACCATTTTGTTCTATTAAACGTTTTACTTGACTTTTAGATTCAATAATTTTTAATTCAGTTAAAATATCAATTATTTTAGGATTATCTGTTTCAATTTTTAAAAATTTACAGCAACCATTTTTTTCATTTGCTTGAATACGATTGATAGGAGCAGTATTATTAAAAAAATCTTCACTTTCTATTATCATTTATTCTTCAACCTTTACATCATAGAACCCAATGATTTTTACAGGTTCTCCATCATTATCAAAGCAACAATCAGTAACATAAGACTGCTTTTCATCATTCCAACAGAATCCAAAATGGCTCATTTCACCCCATTCATACGCTCTAAAATGACCATTTTCATCAACATTTACGTTTCTAAAATACTTAAACTCAATATAACTACCGTTATCAATGATTAAGGTGACTTTTTCTAAGTATTTTCCTGCATACTGTGATGAATCAGTTTCATACAATTTTTTATCAAGAATGATTGTTTCAATCGCATTCTCATATGCGTGTTTTATAGTGTAATAACGTTCAATCTGTTCATCAATATGAGCAATTTCTTGTCTCAATCTTTCAATAGCCTGATTGTTAATCATTTTATTACATCCTTGTTAAAAATTGTAATCATAAAAATAACGGCAAACATCTTCCATTTCACCAAATTTTGTAAAAGTTGTTCGTAATTGACCATTCTTCTTAACTTTTAAAACGTTAACGCTGAATTCATCAACTTCAATTACTTCATTATCTTCAATTTTAGATTTTAAATCTTCCAAATCAACAAATCTTTTATCAAGAGAATAACCAACCTTGTTCTTTTTATACCAAGCACCATCTTTTTTACGGTAAACTTTGAAAGGTTGTGCACCTTTAACTTCAACAATAGGAGCATTTTGAAATGCTTCATAATTGTTTACACAATGAGCAGCAAATCCACCTTCAACAAATTCTAAATTTTGAGGTTCTTTTTCAACAGCTATTACTGTTGCTTCACCTTTAACTTCATCAAGTTCAATTACTTTCCAAGATTGAACATCTGTATAAAGTTTTTTATTAAAATATTTTTCCATTGTTTTAACCTTTCATTGTTTGTTTCTAATAAGGTTAATATAACATAGAAAAATTACTTGTCAAGAGAAAAATTTAACAATTATAATAAACTTTCATAAATTTACCATTTGGTAATGGATAATATATATAGCCAGCATAATCATCACCAGAATAACCACCATTAACCTGCTGGTCAACATATTCATATGTGATAAATTTATATTCATCAGGTGTTTCTTCTAAAAATAAATCATTATATTCTTGTTTATCACCTACTGGGTTATCAACAATTTCATATAATTCTTCTATTGGAAGTTCTTCAACTCCCAAAAATTTTGGACAACCATATTCATCTTTTTCTGTATCACTAAAAATTTCTCGTTCATTCCAATGTCCAAATTGTCCACCAACATCTTTCATATGTTGTTCAGCTAACCATAAAAATAAGTTATTTAAAAATTCTTTATCCATTAGTTATTCTTTCCTTTGCAATATCAAAATAATGTTTATCTAACTCAATACCTATAAAATTTCTATTAGTATTTTTACAAGCAATACCACACGAACCTGCCCCCATACAACTATCTAAAACTGTTTCACCTTCATTTGTATAAGTTTTAATAAGCCATTCTAAGCATTCAATAGATTTTTCTGTTCTATGTTTAGCAATACTTGGATGAGGTTTAATAAATTTTAAAATACTTGTTGGATATTTTTCTGTTGAACCTTTACGTTCATCGTCAACTACTTTATAATAACCATAATTTTGATTTACTGTTTTTTTTGTTTTATAAGCAGTTCCTTTATCGTGAGATGGTTTTCCTTGAATAAATTGAGGGTTATATGTTGGCAATTTTTTATAAAAAATTGCAATTTGTTCGTGTTGTCTTAAAGGCATTCTTTTAGCATTTAAAAAACCACTTGTTAAAACTTTATTCCAAATTAAATCATATCTAAATAATTTACGATTTGAATTTACTAAATCAACATAAAAAATTCCTTGACCAAATAATGCAATACATCCATTATCTTTAATTATTCTTTCATATTCTTTCCACAATGGTTCAAAAGGAATTTTAATATCTGATTTATTTTGTGTAACTTCATAAGGTAAATCAGAACAAATCATATCAATTGATTTACTTTCAATTGTTGGTAATATTTTTAAACAATCATCATTATATAAAATCATTATTTTAAAAATTCCTTTATATCTAAATTATATTTTATTGAATCAACTAAATGTATTTTTAATAGATATAATAAGTATGAAGCACAAGATGAGCCACGACCAACTCCAATTATCCAATCATTTTCTATAATTTTATCGGAAAAAAAGATACAAAATCTTAAAAATTTTTCAAATCCTTTTTCTTTATAAAGTTCTAATTCTTCTTTAACTCGTTGTCGTTCAATATCTGTTTGACAAAGATTTAAAAAATATTCTTCTAAATTAATATTATCATATCTATCGGGATAAAACCAAAAATTTTTTCTTTCTTCCACACTTAATAATTTTTCTGGTAATGTATATTGTATATCATCAAAATTTTCATAAGAAAATTTATTAAATAATAAAACATCTTCATTATTATATGGAAATAAGATTTCAGATGGTATTTCTCCATTATATAATAATTCTATTAATGCATCTACACAATAGACAACATTACCATCATTATCAATAACTCTATTTCCTAAATTAATTACTTTATTTTCTGTCATTCATTTTCTTAAAAAAGTTTTCTTCTTCTAATTCTTCAATTTCATCCATATCTAATGTTCCCGATGCAATTCTTACATCAATTTCATTAGTATAATATTCAAGTATCATATTCATTGAATTTAAAATATCAGATGAAACTATATTTTTTTTAACAGAAGATAATTGTTCTTCTAATTCTTGTCTTTTATTAATAAGCTCTATATTAGATAAATTTTTCAATTTATCTGCTTCAAAGAAAATCATTGTCATTTTATTCTCCTAAATTAATTGAAATTCTGGTGAATATTCTTGATTATGATTGTAAAATTGTATTGAGAAAATGTCAATATTTTTATTATAAATAGGTTCAAATGTTACTTCAAAAAATACAAATTTTTTACCAGTCCAATATTTTCCATCACGTTCTTGTTGATTTAAATTAGATAATGATACAACATTTGTATTTGGTATTGAATAAAATAAATCAAGTGTTGGATAATATCTATTTTTCCATTCAATTAAAGATTCATTTTCTTTATCAAAAAAATAGATATATGGCTTTGAATTTATATCTCTAACATCATAATCTAAAATATAAGGTAAAACTATTTCTTCACCATAACCAACTGATTCATTTAATTCTGGTTTATACATCCAAGGAGTATCAATATAACTAATAAAATGAACAACACCATTTTGAATAATGAATTCACTTCCTTTATTCCAATCTAATTCAAAAATAATATTTTCTTCTAATTTATTAGTACCTTTTTCATAAACCAAATAATTTAAATAATCAACATCTGTGTTATTAAATTGTTGCCATACTCTAACTAATTGATAATTTGTACCATTAATAAACCCTTCAACTTGAATTGGTGTTTTTGTTGGGTCAGTTTCCAATACAGCATATACATCTAAATAAACTTCTTCCCCATTAAATTCTGTATAATAAGTTTTTCGTTCATTATCCCATTTAATTATAAATTTTTTAGATGTATCAATTCCATTTATAATAACTTGTGTTGCTACATCATAAACAACATTTAAATTATTCTTTTCAACAAAAATTTGAGTATTTAAAGCATCTCTAATACCTGTTACTGATGCAGGTACAATATTTAAAGAACTATCAGGAATAAAATACCATCTTCTTGTTCTTTCATCTTGTAATACTTCAATATTTTCTTTTGTATCTGATAAAACTGTTTGTGTTTCAATATTTAATAATTGATTATCAGCAGCTTGTGTTACATAAATTTTATTTTCATTATTTAAAATATAAAGATATTCAATTAATTCATTTTGAAAAGTTTTTTGTTCTTTAAAAATAGGTGTTCCAAAAGGTACAATTTTTAAAGTTTCTATTTCATAATACATTGAATCATTTAAAAATTCTATATAAATTTTTTCATTAAAAGAATTAATATAATATTTTTTACCATCTATCCAATCATTACCTAATGTTGAATTAGGTTGAATTGGAGTATTTCCATATTCAGTAACCCAACCAGTTGGTGAAGTTTCTGATTGTTTAATAAAAGTTTTATTTCCATTTATATGATAAGTGTTTGAATCACTATTAACTTCTTGTAATTCTTTATAATAAACTGAATATATATTATTAAAATCTTGTTTAACAGTTCGTTTCCAATGATAAGAATCTGTTGAATTAAAATTTAATATATGTTTTAATAAAATTTTATCAAAGCAATTTAATGTACAAATATCTAAACGAGGTTTTGTATTAATATCATATTTGCTATTTAATGGTTGATAAGCAGTTTCTGTATCAAAAGAGTTTTTCATTTCATTATATTCAACCATATATTCATTATTAATATAATAAAAACATTTTAATGCATTTTGACCTAACCCTTTAATAACATTAATTGTAAATTCTTTTTGAATAACATTTGAACCATTAGATGCTTCAACAATAAAAGAGTAAGGTTTAATTTCTTGATATTCCAGAACACCATTTATTGAACCAGTTGATGAAAATGATAAACCCGCTGGTAAATTTCCACTAACAATAGTATAATTTACTGTTTTTTTAGAATTAGTTTCTAATTGAATATATACATTATTTCCAATAGCAATATTCCCTAATAAAGATTCAGAAACCCATTCAATTTTATTATTTTCTGAAATTACATTCGTATTAATATAAAAATCACGAGAAACTGTATAATCTCCATTAGTTACATTAATAGTAAAATTCCAAGTATCAGTATAACGAGTTGATAAGCGACCCTTAATTTTACCTGTATTTTCATCTAAATATAAACCAGGTGGTAAATTATCATTACCTGATGTTGATAAAGTATACGTTATTGGTAAACCATTCGGGTCATACGCTTTAACAAATAAATTAGAAGATTCATCATATTCTAAAACACCTAAAAAACCTGCTTCAGTAATCCAAATCGGTTCATTTAATGATGATAATTTAACAACTTTTATACTAAAATCTTTTGTTAAGATAATGTTATCATCACGGCGAACACCAATTGTAAAATAAAATGTTTTTTCTTTATCTTGTTCATCAACTATTCCATAAATTAATCCAGATTTATTAATTAATAAACTTGGTGGCATTTCACCAGATATTTTAAAAAATTCTTCATTTCCTTGAGCATTTAATAATTTCATTTGTAATGAAACATAAGATGTTTCTGAATATTCAAAATATGTTTCTGGCATATCCCAATCAGTTTGTTTATTTAAAATAGTTATTCCAAACCATCTGTCTGAATATTCATCTTCATTTTCAGCTCTTAATGTAAAATAATAAGTTGTTTCTTCATTAACAATTGGCAATTTACCAGTTGTACTTATTAATTGATACTTTCCTGGTTCAACATAAACTAAATCCATATTTAATGGATATTCTCCTGCTATTTTTTTGATTATTGAAGTTGTTGGTTCAACCTGTATAAAAATATTATTAGCAGGTGCTTCTTCATAATCTTTTAATAAAATTCCTTGTGCAGTTATCCAATTAATTGCCATTTAATATCCTAATTATAATTTACTTAAATTAATTAAATTTTGAATTTCTTTTTCCATATCTGAATCAATTTCTTGTGCTTGGTTTGAACAATCTTCATTATTTAAATTAATAATCGTTGAATTATCATCTAAACCTTGTTCCCAAGAAAATGTTGGAACTAAAGGTTTCATTTCATCATATGATTTTTTTACTGTATTAACAGCATCTGACATATCATATTCTGAAAAACAACCTGCTTTCATTGGTTCTACTAAATCATTTAATTCAGATGTATTTGATAATTCAACACCATCAATTAAACAATCATAAACATCAATTGTTAGCGGATTGATTCCATCATTAAATGCAATTAATTTTTCCATAACTTTATGTAATTCAACATCATCTTTAGCATCTTCGTGACACCATTCCATTATTCTCATTAAAAGAGGGAAAGAGATAACTATTTTTTTATCAGATTTATCTGACATAATTAAATTATTTGATGATTGTATTGGTTCTGATGACCCATATTGAGTAACAATTTCTTCAAACATTATTATATTCTCCTATTAATATAATAATATTTATTCCTTTGGATTTGCTTTATAAAGTTTGTTTGTATTTATTAAATACAAACAAAGGGGATAAATGATGGCAGATACAAGTAAATTACCTATTTCACGTGTTGATAAATTAATTGATAAATTAAATGAAATTAATAACAATTTTAATATTATTAATAATAAATTAGATTCAATGAAATATGTTATTGAATCTGGTTCTAATGAAAATAATACTCAATGGTATCGTAAATGGAATGATGGATGGATTGAACAAGGCGGAGTATATAATTATGGTTCATTTATTAAAGATTTAGGTGGAGCTAATATTAATTTTTTAATTAATTTTTCAAATGTCAATTATCAAATATTTGCTACACCTTTTAGAACAGATAGAGATAATGAAGGTAATGGTTTATGTACAGCAATGATGGGATTTTATTCATTTAAAAATGATAGTGTTAAAATTCGTTGGTATATTAATAGCACTTATAATGAATCAATCCAAATGGCTAACTGGTATGCTTGTGGATATTAAAAAGAGAGGATTAATCCTCTCTTTTTTAAGCATTAGTTGAGCCTAAACCACCAACTCTTACACCTTCTGATTCATCATCATAAGTAATTCCATATGGCAAGAAAATACCTTGACAAAATGCTTTTCCTGCATCTAAATAAAAATCTTTATCACCATCATTTTGAATTTTTACCCAAATATGACCTTCATTATTTTCATTATTATAATAATCTTCATCAATAACTCCAATAGAGTTACCCAATCTTAATGAATATTTAAAACCAAGTCCTGATTTTGGAAAAATACCAAGAAACCAACCATTATCAACTTTACATTTTAATCCTGTTGGAACTTTCATAGATTCACCAACTTTTAAATCAATATCAAATGGAGTTACAATATCGTAACCTGCTGAACCTTTTGTTGCTCTTGTTGGAATTTTAATGATTTCATTAAGCATTTTATCATCTAATGAAAGATAATCTTTATGCCATTGTTTTAAACTAATTTTTTCAAATTTACCAACTCTAATTGTCATATATATTTCTCCTTATAAAAAATAAACCTATTAAATTAATAATAGGTTTATTTTTATATAATTTCAATATTTTTTATTTTTTTCTTGATTTAGATTTAGCTGATGCAAAAACTTCAGGATAACATTCAGTAACAGTTTTATCTTTATTAAATGCACCTGCAAAAACGCCATCTGTTTCTGTTAAATCATATTGATATGCTAATGCTTCACCATCAAATGTTTCAATAATATTTCTAACAATTTTTCTTGCATATTTTGTTGATGAATCTGCTAACTTAGTAATTGTAATATAAGCAGTTCCAGCTACTGTTGCATCAGTTTTGTCAACTAACATAACAATACCTTGACGATTTTCATCAGCAGAAGCAGAAACTAAATATTTATTAAAACCTGTTTGTTTAATAATTTTACAATCTTCAATTGCTCCACCACCTAATGTATATTCTGTCCAATAAGTAATTAATGTATAAGCATCCCAATTAGCAGAATCAGCAGAAAAATCATCAGTTGATGTATGTTCAGTTTTACAAATATAATTTGAACCAGCATTAGAAACTTTATCACCAACGTGATATAATGTTGATGCTTTCCAAGCAGCAGGAGTAGCTTCAACAGCTAAAAATGATGATTGTGAATTTGCTGTTTTACAAACATAATATTTTGAACCATTTTTAACTTTATCACCAACATTATATTGAGTATTAGCAACCCAAGCAGATGGTTCAGCATCTTGTTCTAAAAATGCGTGAATTTTAACTTTTTCAAAGTTTTCTGTTTCAGCATCGAATCTTTTTTCGGCATTAAAAAATCCAAAACCAGCAAGAGGTCTTCCCATAAAATTCTCCTTAAATAAATTATACAGATAACAATTTATTTTATTATCTTTAAATATTTATTTAACTTAATCATATTTTCCAGCTTTGTAAACAGTATCTGCTCTGGAACTTATTACTTTTGCAATTCGTGTTAATACTTTTACAACATTTTCAACATAAGTCATATGTTCATCGCTTTCTTTAGAAGAAACTTGATGGGTTTGAGAATAATTTCTAATATGAGAATCCATACGTTGAATACATTCATTTAATGTTTTTATTGTTGCATTAATAATGCTTAAATATGCTTGTTCTTTATTCATTAAAATATCCTTTTTAGTTATTTACTATCTTTCTTTTGTTGATAATAAAGGAATATTCATATTTAATAATTGATGCCCTGCAATCATTTTGAAATATTCATCATTCTCTAATATGGTTTGTTGAGGGATAATTTTAATATTCAAATTTTCTTGAATATAAGAAATATAAGAATCTGTTTTTAATCTTGATTGAAATAATTTTTCATTTACATCTTCAGGTATTAATACTTCTAAATCATTTTTTGCATATAAAGGTTTCATATTTTTAACAAAACTTAAAGCTCGTTTAATTCCATATGTATGTGCTTCAATATTATCAGTATTTTGTATTTTAAATCCTTCTTGTAAATAAATATCATTTTTATCACTTAATAAAACAATACCAACATCACTATTATTATAATGTGTTTTAACTTTTGTATAAACTTTCATAATTCCTCACAATTAAATTTGAATATCATCTAAACCTGCACATTGTAATTTTGTTAAATTACTTAATTGCCAATTTTTTGTTTCAAATCCTTTAGATAAAGAAATAAATTTATTTCTAACCAATGCAATTTCATTAATAATTGTTTGCATTGCTAATACTTTATCATCACTATCAACATACTGTTTTATATCAGTTGATGTTAATTGTCTTTTTGAATGTTCCTGAAGTTGTCTGTAAATAGAACCTCTTAAACCATTTAATTTATTTGTAAAATAAGCTAAAATTGCTTCTAATTCTTGTAATTGAGAAAATCTAATTTCAAATAATGATGGCAATTCTGCAATACATCTATTTAATTTTCCTTTAATTTTAATTTCTTCACGAGCAATTTCATATTCTTCATTAAAATGATTTAATACATCTTCTAATTTAGTTTCATCTTTTTTAATTAATTTAAAATATTCCATTTTTACCAATCTTCCTCTGGTTCATCATATTCATCTAATAAATCTTCACGATGTTTTTCAATTAATTTTGATAAAAATTCATCGTCTTCTTCTTGAGCTGTATCTTTAATTAATCCAACATCTCCATCATTATTATAAACATATTCAAGCATAGCTAATGCTGCTTCTTCTCTATCTTTAATTTGAATGAATTCTTTTAAAATATTCCAAATATAATATATATCTTCGTCTCTCATAAAAAATCTCCTATAATAAACACATAATAATTTATCATCACTTTAAATAAAAATCAAAAATAATTATCTTTGATATTTCCGAATTTTTGAAGCCCGTTCTTTCCATTGTTCATATACGCTTGGTTTTTTAGTATATTCATCCCACCAAGATTTTAATTCATTTTCACAATCATATTCATAATCAGCTTCTCTAATCATTCTTTCACATTTTTCTAAAATAAATTTTATAGCATTAATTCCCATTAATTTCTCCTTTATTTAATGTTAAATGATAATATATCAGAAAAAATATATTGTCAACAAAAAAGGTGGGTTATAACCCACCTTTTATTTTACTGAATCATTTTAGCATTTTTAATTTTAGAAGTAATTTCCATCATTTGATTCAAACCAACTGCATCCCAAGGATTAGCTTTTCCATCTGAACCACCACTAATAACCATTGTATCAGGGAATTTAACATTTGCTAACTGTTGAGCAACACCGATAGCAGTTTCTTTTTCAATAGTTGCTTTTTCAAGTGGAGTTAAACCAGCAGCAACTTTTTGTTTTGCAACTTCTGCTTCTGCTTTACCTTTTTCAGCAATCTTTTGAGCTTCATACTTTGCTTGTTCAGCTTCTAATTTTGCAACTTCTGCTTTCTTTTGAGCTTCAACAACAGCGGTAATTTTTGCAACTTCTGCTTGGGCTTTAGCTTCAGCAATTTTTGCTTTACCTTGTTCTTCAGCTGTAATAGCATCCTGCTTTGCTTTTTCGGCATTTGCCATAGCTACAACTTTATTTTGTTCAGCGTCTTTCTTACGGGCAATCAAATCATCAATTTTTGCGTCATATTTGAAGTCATTAACAACAAATTGAAGAATTTCAATGCCGTAATGTTTAAGTAAAGAAGGTTTTTGGATTACAGGATTACCGTTTTCATCATAAACTACACGGATTTCCTTTTTCTTAAACTTTGTTCCGTCAGTATCAATAACTTCAACTGTTTTAGTAGAAGTTTTGAAAATACCTTCTTTTAATTGTTGCATAGCTAAATCTGAAAAGACAGCACGACCAGAAGCATAAGAATCTTCAGCTACCATATATGTTGCAGTATTAGATAGAGCTTCACTTACATTACGAACAATTAAATCTCTTTCAACATTCGCATAATTTCCATAATCTCTATGTAATTCTTTTTGTTTTTCAGGATTTGAAGGCATCTTAAATTTAACAGTACCAATAACTTGTGCAACTGAACCATCATTAAAACGAACTTCTAATTTCTGTTTTTCAAAATCAATATCTTCAGATACTGGATAAGTGGTAATTGAACCAAAACCTTGCCAATATAAACCAGCATCATTTCTTACAGAAATTGTTCCAGTCATTGCTGCTTGTTTAATTTGATAATTACCAAAGGTATTTGTTTCAAATAAAGAAGCAGAACAAAAAATTGCAACTACTGCTCCAATAATTCCAAAAATTCCCACAAATTGTTTAATCATTATTTTTTCCCTTTCATAAATTTTTCAATAACATTTTTTTCTTTTTCAAATTCTGGATATTTTGATACAAAATCTTCATATTCTTTATACATATCCATAAATTTTTTATTTTCAAGTAACTTCTGATTAAAATTTTCTTTAGTTACCCAATTTTTATAACGACAGATACCAAAACTAACGATACCTATTGTCAAAAGAACACAAAAAATACTAAATGGCATTATTAATTTCCTTTAAAAATAAACTCATCAAATTGCTTTGATGAGTATAAGATATATTAGAAAAAAATATTTGTCAAGAACTTTTTTATTCTTTATTACCTTCTTCTGTAACTAATAAAGTTGAAGAAGTGGCATTTACATAATCTTTCATAATCATATCATAATCTTCATTGGTAATATCTTTACGATATTTTTTGAAAATTTGTTCACCTGTATGTAGTGAATAATATGCAACCCAAGAACCTTCTTTTGAAAGAATATATTTTCCTTTAAACATTAATTGTTCAGCAAATAATTCAAATAATCCTGAATATGGGTCCATACCACTATCCCAAGGAATATTAAATTTTACATCTTGAAATGGTTGTGTATATCTTGTTTTTCTGACTGTTGCTCTTACTTTAATACCTTTAACATCAGTAGTTTTTTTACCATCTTCATCTTCTTTTAATTTATTTTTTGACATTGCTATAACAATAGATGGCGTGAACTCAAGACCTTTACCACCCGCAATAACAGCATCAGGATTAAATAAATCTTGTGATGCATAAGTATGTTGAGTACATAACATACCAATTGGTTCTGCCCCACAAGAAGCCATAAAATTACGACAAATTGAATAGATTTGTTTTTGTTTACGACCTAAATCACCTTTCATATCTCCATCTTCAAATTGCTTTTGTTCAGTTGGTGTAATTGCCATACCTAATGAATCAATAATAATTAGAACTTTAGGTCTTTCATTATATGGCATATCTGAATATTCTTTTTTATATCCTTCAATAAAGTCAGACATAATACCTGCAATTTTATCTAAAATAGATGCACGATAATATAAACAATATCCATCTGGGTCAAAATTAAATGCTTCAACCCAATCTCTATCTAAAGCATTTTCTGTATCTATAATTAAAGGTAATACATTATTATCTTGACACCATTTAGCAATATTACCAATAGCAATATATGATTTACCTGTTCCAGAATCACCAGCTAATAATGTCATTTTACCTTCAAGCGGAAATCCTTTATAAAAATCACCAGAAACTCTAAAATTTAAAGCATAGTTTCCTGTATGTATCCAAGTATCTGGATTACTAAAACCTGCTGAAATACCATCAACATTTTTTAATGCACTTTTTTGAAATTTACTAATATCAATTGGTTTCATATAATATTCTCCTTAGTTAATAATTAAATTATAATTTATTTCGGGAAAATAAAACAATATTATTTTCCCGACTTATTAATTTTGATTAGTTATTTGTTTGAATATTATATTTTCCTAAAATACTATTAATAACATCTTTTGGATTTTCACCACTTACTGCTTCAGTATGTTGAGAAATAATTTGTGGAGCAGTCATAGTTGGTTGCTGAACAACAGTTTGTTGAACAATAGGTTGTTGAACTGTTGTACTAACAGTTTCTTGAACAAATTGTTGTACTTGACTTGTAGGTATTTCTCTTGCTTGAGTAGTAGCATTAGTATTTGATTTTAAATCTTTAATATTACCATCTGCATCAAAAAATACATTATTTGGTTTAAAAAATTTACTCCATTTTACAACATCATAAGGTTCAGAATTATATGATGCTTCAAACATTTCCATCATAACATTTTCTTCTTCAGCAGTTGGTCTTTTAAAAATAAAATTCTTTAATACAAATGGTTTATTAATTTCTAATGCAGTTTTTTCATCATTAGTTAATGAAGAATTTGCTCTTGCCCATTGAGAAATTGAATAATCTTTAAACTCTTTATTACCAGATTTTTTACTTGTAACTGATAAAATAAAATCTAAACCATTTTCAGGGTCAGTTGGCATACAATTAATACCCATTTGTGGATTTAAGAAAGTCTTAATAGCATTAAATAAATCTTCACCAATATAAAAACGATAAAGTTTATTTGGTTCTAATGCTTTATTATTTTCATATCCACTTCTTACAAAACCTTGAAATACATAAGATTTTCTTCTAGCAAATTTATAATATAATGCTTTTTCTTCATCAGTTTCACCCCAAAATCCTTTAATTCTTTTTTGAATAACATCATCTTCAGATTTATATAGATAATCTTCTGGTAAATCACTATAAATTACTTCATCATATTTTAAATTAAATGCTGGAACATCTACGAAACATCTATTATATATTACTTGACCATTAGCTTGCTTTACTGATGGAAATTCAAATGTTCTTGTTCTACGTTCACGCCAAAATACATCATTATCTTCACCATCATTAATAAAACGAATGGTTACTGTATCACCTGCTTTTAATGTATTAAATGGGAAAATTGTACCACCAAGAGTTGATGTATTAGATTCTGCTTTTGCAACTTTAGCGTTAATTTTTTTTCTTAATTCTTCAATTGTATTCATTTTTCTCTCCTAAATGCTTGTCTATTTGCTTGTCTATTGTGCGTTTCTAAAAAAATTCTATTAGCTTTTCTAAATGCTTGTCTGTAAAAATTCTATTAGCTTTTCTAAATCCCCACAATACGTATTTATCAAGGATTTTCTTGATATTTGAATAATATCACAAACATTAAGAGGTATGCAAAAATAAAAAATGATTCTTTTAAAAAGAATCATTTTTTCATATTAAAAAAACATTTCAGCTTTTCGTTGTCTCATTTTTTCACGAGCAATTGCTTCTTTCTTTTTACGTCTTTTCTTTTCAGAATTTGATTCAAAAAATCTTTTCATCTTTAATTCTTTTAATAAAGGTGCAGTTTCGTGACGTAATCTATTTAATGCTTTTGTAATATCATTATCTATAACATAAATGACATTTCCAGATTTTTTTGGATTATATGTTTTCATTTTCCCTCACTAATTATAATTTATTTAATTTTGTTAATACTTTTTTATCATTTTTAAAATAATCTCTTAAATAATCTAATACTAACGGATTATCTAAAATATATTTTTTAAATGAGTTTGTTCCAATGATACTATCATTATCATTAATGGAGTTTATCAAATTATCAAGTTGTTCGTCAATATTATTAACTTCAATTTTATTAGATTTATTTTGAACTTCTTTTAAATTTTCTTCAATTGTTGTCAATTTATCAATAAGTGTATTATCTTTTAAATTATTTTGTAATTTAATAAATTCTTCATTTAATTTATTAATAGTTATTTTACTATTTTCATTTACAACCTTTTTTAATGAATCAATTTGATAATCTGAATCTTGCTTTATTGCATTAAAAACAGGTGAAAAATCAATATCTTGATTATTATTAATTTTTTCTATTGGCTTCATATCCAAGAGTTGATTAAGTTTTGTTTCAATTTTATTTAATTCATTTGTATCATAATTTATTTGATTATTATTTATAATTTTAATTTCATCATCTAATTTTGAAATCCAATCAGAAGTAATCATTAAATACATTGCTAATGTATCAAATACCGTCATTATCATTACAATAAAAATTATTATGGCTGTATCATTATCAACATTAAATAATTTTGCATAATATTTTAAATGGGCTAATGTTGGAGCTTTTTGTTCAGCCGTTAATTGTAAATTTAATATTTCTTGATTTAATTTTGTAATTTCATTTTGTTTTTGTCTATTATCATCATATAATTTATCTGTAATTTTTTGCTGTTCTTTTTGTAAATTAACAGCTTTTGTTACATAACCCATTTCTGTATATTTGTCTAATGCTTTGTTATTAAATTGATTTAATTGTTGATTATTAATTAAAATAGCATCATTTAAAATTTTAATTTCAGTTTGTTTTTGTTTTATTTCCATTTCAATAGGAATAATTTCTTGGGTTCGTTGAGAATGAGCATTAGACATAAAACCAAAAATACCCATTGCAGATAAAGTAATGGCAACTAATAACATACAGACACCAGGAATTTTTTGATATAATTTCATTTTATCCCAATAATGGTGTAAATCATAAATTAAAACAACACGACCCAATTCAATAACTGATGCAATAAACATTGTTACTGATGCAGCTGAAATAAAAACATTTCCCATACCTACAACTGTACAATATCCAGAAACTATTGAAATTAGCAATGAAACAATCATTGTTATTAAAGCTGACCATTTAATTTTTTTCATTTATTTTTCTCCAATAAAAAAACACTTATGAAATATAACATAAGTGTTTTTATTTATACAATTTAAATTTTTATTATGCAATTACACCACGAGTTTTAAGTTGGGCTAAAAATGCATTTAATTCTGTTTTTAATCCTTCTGCATCAGCTCCTGCAAAATCAGCAACAGAAGGAGCAGTTCCATTCATTAAAGAAGTTGAAGCAGGTAATGCACTTGTATCGGCTTTTTCTGCTAATCCTTCTGTTAAAGCAGATGTAGTTGCATAATTAGATAATGCACTTGTATCAGCTTTATTAGATAATTCAGTTTTTGTTGCATATTTACCATCAGCTTCAGTTTTTGTATATGCATCTGTAATACCATATCCAGATAAAGTTGTTGCAGTATCAGCTTTATCTTCTAAACTGCTATTTAATTCTGTTTCAGTAACATATTCTGAAGGAATAGATGTTAAAAATCCAGAATCATTTGTTAAATCACTTGTATTTGTAGGTAATTCAGATTTCAAAGCATAATTATTTAAATCAGATGAAACCAAATAATTACCTTTAGCTTGAATTCCTAATTGGTCTAATGTTTTATTACCTGATAATTCAACTGAATTAATTTGTGGTTTATTAGATAAAGATGCATAATCAGTTGGTGTAGATGAACCACCTGTTCCACCAATATATGCTAATGAATTATAATCAGAAACACCATCAAATAATTTAATTAAATTTGTATCAGTTTCATAAGCCATAATACCTTTTGATAAAATTGGATTAAAACTTGTCCAATTTGCTTTTGTATCTTTTAATACATATTTAATATCAATTCTTTCTGTCATATAATTATTCCTTTAATTTATTCAATAACATTACGTGTTCTTAATTGAGCTAAAATTGCATTAATTGCACTAATTAAACCTGGAATATCTGTAACTGTTTCTGCACTAATATCGGCAACAGTAGGAGCTTGTCCAGCCATTAATTGATTTCCTTGTGGAATATCTTCAACATCAGCTTTATCTACTAATTCTGTTTTAGTAGCATAAGTTGTAGAAGCTGATGCAGTTGTTAAATAAGAATTCAAAGAAGTTTGAGTTGCATATTTATTATCAGATTCAGTCTTTGTATATGCATCTGTAATACCATATCCAGATAATGTAGTTGATTTAACTGCAAAATCTCCTTTAGCTTGAATTCCTAATTGGTCTAATGTTTTATTACCTGATAATTCAACTGAATTAATTTGTGGCTTATTAGATAATACAGAATAATCAGATGTTCCAGAACTTATTCCAGTTAATTTACTTCCATCTAATGCTGGTAATTTACCATCAGCTTCTAATTTTACTAATTGATTAGCTCCGTTAAAAGTATTTCCTTGAGTTGTAATATTTTCAGGAACAGTTGGAATAGTTGGTTTATTTGTTAAATCATTATATGAACCTGATTTTGCAACTTGAGCTAATTCACTATTTTTTGCATATCCTTCTTCAGCTAATGCAGTATTAGTAACATATTCACCTAATTTAGTTGTTAAATTTGTATTTGTTACATAATCAGATTCTGCTAATTCAGTTAAAGTTACAAAGTCAGAATCATTTTCTAATTGAGAATTTTTTGTAGGTATATTAGTTTTTAAAGCATATGGTTCTAATGCAGTTGTTAATTCTTCATTAGTAACAACTGAATCACCAAGATTTTCCCATTTAACTACTCCATCTTTATTAGTTAACCATTCTCCATCGTGTCCATCAATAGCTGGAACTTTAATAAGTGAAGAAAATTCAGTATCAATTTCAGTTTTAGTATAAGTATCAGCTTTATCAGCTTTTTCTGATAAACCTTCTGTTAAAGTTAATACAGTTGCATAATCGCCTTCTGCTTGAATACCTAATTCGTGTAAAGATAAGTTACCCATCAAACCGATACTATTAATTTGTGGTTTATTAATTAATTCATTATAATCAACAGTATCAGAAAAATATTCTAAATCATTGTAATGACTTACACCATTACCAACTTTCATTCTATTTTTATCAATTTCAATACCAACTTCACCTTCAGCTAAAATTGGATTATTAGCAAACCAATTTGCAGATGAATCGTGTCTTAATTGAATTTTAGTTGCATTTTCATTAGCCATTATTTACTCCTTATAAAAGTTCAGTTACTGTTACTAATGCTTCAGCAGTTTCTAAATCAGCAATTGGACCTTTAACTACTAATTCTTTTAATTGCCAACCTAATGGATTTCCTGATGGAGTTTTAGTATTATCAAAATAATTAGCAATAACAGTATAATCATCAACTAATACCATAGCAATTAAACGTTTAATTGCTTTTGTTCCTTTAAAGAATACTCTGCCATCTCGTGTTTTAAAAATTTCCTCATCTTCTTCATAATCAGAATCAGCAACTTGAACACATAAACCATCTGGTTGACTATAAGCAACTTTAAATTCTAATTTTGTTGGTGGAGTAATATGATTTGCACCAGTTGTTTCAACTTCACCTAAATAATCTAATCCTCTTTGTAAATTTAAGCACATTTGATTATATCTAACCAATCCACGAGCTTTAATTTTATATTGTTCTAATGTTTCACCTTCAACTGGTTGTGTAGAAATATCAAAATCAGAATAATCAGATACTTTTTTATTATCTAAAAATCCTTTTTCTTCATTTGTAGAACCAGCAGCATTAGCTACAGATACACTATAAATTTTTGTTCCTTGAATCATTTTACTTTTTCCTTATAAAATATATTTTATAAAAATATTTATTAAATGTTAAGCTCCGCCCCCATCAATATTAGTTTCCATTTTAGTAAGACGGGCATCTAAATCTGAAATTGTTTTTAATATTTCTTGATAATTTGTATTAATAGTTGATAATAAATTATCAATTTCTGTTTTTGTATATACACTTAATTGTTCAGCAGTTACATTATGTGGGTTATTTGTATTATTTTTATGAGATGTTAAATCATTATTAATATTAGTTTCTGCTGTTGATGCTCTTAGTTCTTCTGATTGAATTTCAGATAAAAGAGAATTTTCTGCTCTAATTGCTCTTTGTGATTCTTCAATTATTTCGCTATGTAATGTATCATATTGATTTTGTATAGTTGTATCAATTTCATCAGTTACAATTTTTAATTTTTTTGGTGTAATATATCTAAAATCATCTGTTCCTGCTGTTACTTCTGCTTGAGTTGCAATTTCAGAAACACCTTTTCTTGTTTCAGTTGCATCATATACATTAATAGTATCTAACATTTTATCTGTTTCAGATTTTGTTAGATAAACATTATTTCCAGCTTTAATAGTTCTTTGAATATCAAAATCTTCTAATGCTTTATTATTAATTAATTCAACACCATTAATTGATGGTTTATTATAAGTTAAATTATAATCAATAATAGCTGTATTAAATTCAGCAGAAATAATATTATTTTCAATTTTAATATTTTTACCAGCTGTTAATTGATTTTGTTTAGAATCAAGAGCGTCACTAACAGTTTCATTATTATAATTAATATCATTAGCTGTTAGAATAACATTTCCAATTTTACCATTAACTGAAGTAACAGCATCTGAATTATCAACTTTTTGCCATACACTATCACCAGCAACTAACCAATCGCCCGTATTAAAAGATAATCCAAATTGTTCTCCTGCTGTTGAAACAATCCAATATTGACCTTTTTTTGTTGGTACTAATGGTAATTGAGGATTATTATTTTTAGCATCCCAGACATCTTGAAATTGTAAATTACCTAAAATAGAATCATCTAATTCTTCTAATGGTACTTTTCCATTATCATTTAAATGAGCATAATTACCAGCAGGTTGAATACCATAATCAGCTAATGATTTATCACCTTCAACAACAACTTTATTAATTAATGGTTTATTGATTAATTCATTATAATCTATATAATTTGTGTATTGGAATAACTTTACCATTTTTATCCTTGTAATTCACCTAAATCTTCTAATACTTCAATACCTGTAAGAATAATATCTTCAGCATTTCCACGACAATATAAATATGTTGGTATAATTTCAAATGATGCAAAACCAGAAACATTATGATTAACAATTGGTAAACACATTTCATCAATTAATGTTGGTTTTTCATCAGAATTCAAACCGTAAATATTTACTTTACCATTAACCATTATATTTGGCTCTATTTGCTGGTTAGAAACTAAACTATTTAATTTTCGTACAACATATAATCTATTTGGTTTAATTCTCCATTGATATTGTTGTAAACTCATTCTTTATCCTTTAAGTATATCTTTAAATATTTACTTAAAAATAAAGTGTTATAAAGGTATAAGCATAAAGTATTATATTAACAAAAAAGAGATAAATTTCTTTATCTCTTTTTAATATATATTTTGTTTTCTAATAAATGTTTACCTTGTTGAACAATTTTTATCATTGAACCTTTATATTTCATATCTTCTTTATTCAATGATATATAAGAATGTTTACCAATGTCTATTTTAAATAATCTTTTATCAATCCATTTTGGCTTATTTTTCATTGGTATCATATATGATGCAACATAATGTTTTAAACGAAATTCTTTTGCCAAATTTTTAAACTTAGGATTTAAATACATTTTATAAGCATCTTGTTGTATTTTATTCCATACTTGTAATTCTTTAGGAACAGGAATTTTTGTATTATTTGTCCAACAAAATTGCCATTTCTCAAAAATAACATCACATAACGATTTAGAAGGTTTATCATATTGCCTATTATAAACAACATATGTTGATGCTATTCGGTCTTCAAGTGAGGAACCCCTATTTTCGTGGTACATATTCAAAGCAAGACACACCACATCTTCCTGCTTATCTTTCCTCAACGCCTTTATTTCGGTTAATATTAAATTTTCTTTTTCAAGAATATCTAATATTTCTTTTTTCTTTTGAGTTTGAAGGTCACTTGTTTGAATATTACTTTCCATCTGTAACCCATTAAAAGTATGTGCATACGATGATGAATACAACAATGGAGTTGAAAAGATACATAAAAACAAAACAACAAACCCAAGTTTTTTTAATATTCTCATTTAACCTTTTTAAGTTGTTGTAAATTTATTTACTTAATTTATATTATCAAAATGAAAAAGTCAATAACTATTTTGTTTTAATAAGTGGGTAAATATTATTATAAATTTGTTAAAATATAGGATTAATATGCAAAATTCAATTAATATTGACCATAAAAAAGATTTAATTTTCCCTTCATTTGATGGTTCATTATGGGTAAAAAATACAACAAAATGGGAATCAATTAATCAACATTTATATAAAAATGAAAAAAAATTACCAACAAATGATATTGGTATTAATGGTGATTATTATGCAAAATATATAAGATTATACAATTATATTAAATATTCAGAAAATTTTAATGCTCCTAATTGGATTAAAACAAATACAAAAATAACCAAAGAACCATTAGTTTTATTTCCATATAATCAATGTTCAAAAATGACATCATCAACAGTTAATGCAGAACATAGAGCAGAATATATTTTTTATAATGATTTAACATCAACTTTTACATTTAGTTTATATGTTAAAACAGTTGAATTAACAAATATTGCTGTATGTTTAATGGATAATAAAGAAATTTTTGGTGTAAATGTTTTATGTGATATTTCAAAAAATAATGCTACAGTTCAAAAAATTGATACTGATTTTGGAGAAATTCAAATACATAATGGCGGAATTTCCAAAATTAGCGATGATATTTATAGGGTCTATGTTACAGCAAAATTTAAAACATCATTAATTTTAAAATGTATTATTAAATTGTTAGATAAAAATAATAACCCTATATTTTCAACTATTAATGATTCATATGGTATTTTTATAAATGCTGCCCAATTAACAAAATCTGATAATTTATCCCAATATACCTTTACTAATGGTATGTATTCAAGTGTTGCTATTTTACAAACATTATATAAAAAAATAGATGATGAATGGAAATCAACATCAAATGTTATCTATTATTTTGATGAAGCTCCTAAAAATGGTATGGGTTCAGTTGGAGATATTGCTGTTCGTGATGCAATATTAACTGTTGCTCCAACATTTAGAGTTGGAAATAGTAAAAATGTTAAAGATTCTCAAAAATTAAATGGAACTTTATTTTATGATGCTAAAAATGATAGAATTTATGTTCATACAAATAGAGGAAATTATTATTTAGTATATAAATATCCAAAAAATAAAACACACGATGTTTCAATGGCAATAAGTTTATCACAAAAAACTTATCAAACTTATGACAAATATGGCAGAGCATCATATTTTAAAGGTTATAATACTGGTGGTAATTATAACTTTTGGGGAAATGAATTTAGAAGGGATTATTAGTATTTATACCATTATTTTTTAACTAAAATATTTGTTTGTATTTATTAAATACAAACAAAGGGGTTAAATGATGAATGATACAAGTAAATTACCTATTTCACGTATTAATGAATTAACAGAAACATTAAATAATTTAACAAGTAATATAATTAATGTAAATGATAAATTTAATCGCAATTATAATATGATTAAATTAGAAAATGGTTCAACATTATCAAGTTCAAATCCAGAAATTATCAAAGAAATTGTTATAACATCAAAAGGAAGACCAATTTTTTTATCAACTTGTGGAGATGCCAATTCTAATAACAATAGTACATCTTGGTTTAAAATATATTTTTATAGAGATGATTCATTATTATGTCAGCAAACTTGTGTTTCTCCATCAGCTTCTTCAAATAATCCATTTTCATTACAATATTTAGATATAATTCCAAGTGGAACTTATACCTTTAAAGTTAAATATGTTTTAGGTGATGGAATTATTCAATTTACTGAAGAGAATATATATGCACAATCTCCACAATTTATTGTTTATGAAATCTAATTTCTATAAAAAATTTCAGAAACTATACCCTTATAATTTGCTGATTTAATAGTATATTTAAAACGTACCCACATACAATTTAATTGTTTATTAAATTGAAATGTTTCAGCTTCAACTTTTGTTTCATCAGTATATTCTTTTGTTTCTATTGGAAACCAATCTATATCACTATTTTCTTGTGGATTAACTTCAGCTGAACCTTCCATAGTTATTGTTCCTAAAAAATAATCCTTAACAGTTATAGATGCTGTATGAGAATTTGTTTCATCAGCTTTAATTCTTGAAGAAACATAATAGTCATAACGTTGTCCGTCTTCTCTATTGATATAAAAATTATGTAAAAATTTTGAAGGGTCTAATTCAATAGATGGTTTAAAAACATCTCTAAATCCTTCTTCAACAATAATATTAAATATTGGATTCCAATCAACACCAGTATATAACATATCTTCACACCCTTCTGGGTCTTTAGTAATTACTGATGCTTGATATGCAGTTGGTTCAAAATCTCTTAATTCAACTTCCGTTATTGTCGTTTCATATAAACCTTTATATGCATCTAAACACCATAATTTTTTAACTAATTTAGTGTTTAATTTTGGATTTATAATATTTAAAAAGATTTCTCTATCTCTTAAAGGATATGCTTTACGGTCGTGGTCACGAATAGAAAATTGTATTTTATTATCAATACCTTTCCATAATTTAAAATCTGTATTATACATTGGAACATTAAACATACGTGTTTCTCCTGTTTGACCAGATGATAAATTATAATAATATCCTTTTTTTACAAACAAATATATTTTTTGCATACGTTTACCATCCTTATTTAATAATAATATTTATATAAAAAAGAATGATAGCTTTTTATTGCTTTATTGTTTATTATTATAAAAAATTACCTCGTTTCGGTAGACAGGACGACAAAATTTCCAAATAAATTTATTTCCTTGATAAAAACTGGTAAAAGGATACTCCATTTCTTGACAAACATCTGATAATATTCCAACGTTTCCAATACCTTCATTATCATTATTCCAAAACCAGCATAAGCACTTGTTCTTGATGATGTAGTCCCAGTCAATAGGTTCTTGGTAAAATTCCCAATCATCGGCTGCTATCTCATCAGGTTCTAAAAAGTAGCAGTTGCCGTACTCATCTCTGGCGTACAATCCTTTTAATTTAATATATCTACCCTCACGCCAAGGTTTCCGTCTAATCTTTATCCCTTTTTTGAACTCGGGCAACAATTCCTCTAAATATACCATAATTATTCCCCTTCCTTAATTTTATTTGTAATTTCTTTTAATCTTTTTTTATATTCTTTTTTTTGATTAATTTTTTTTATAATTTCTTTTTTCCAATTATAATAATTAATAACTATTTCTATTAAAGAAAATAAAATTAAATATTTTATTCCATAAATACAAATTTCTTCATCATTAAATTTAATTGAATATCCATAAACACTATATCTATTAGTATACCAACATTTAGATATATAAACAGAAAAATATAAATCATCTAATTTTATTGTGTTACATATTTCAGCAGTATATTTTGTATCAGGCATATCAGCTTTAAATTGAGTTTGAATACTTAATTTAGTTTTATCACAATGCCAAAACCGTTTAAAAATTTGCCACCACATTAATCCCACCATAATCTCATTAAACCATTATTATCAAATGATATTTCACTTGCAGTAATATCAACATAATTTTTCGGAGATAACCAATCAATATTTTTTATATCAATATATAATTCATCAATGAAATCTAAATCACCTTCCATAATATTGTTATAATCACTTTCTACAATATATACATTTGTTGGACCAACATATTTAGCAACATTTTTTAACCAACCATAAGTTAATCCAGAATTTCCTTCAATAATAAAGGTATCAGTTAACGAAGAATTTTCTTCATCTCCATAATTAAGTCGCATTTTATTAATTACATTTTCTAAATCTGACATAGATTTAAATTGATATAAATCTTTCATATTATTTTCCTTTTCAATAATATATAATTCTAAAGCTGTTTTAATTGAATATAAAAATTCAAATAACGCAGGAACATTATCTTCATTTATTATAACTATAATAAAATTATTGTCAAATATTATTTGATTAATAGATACTTGAAAAATATTACAAATTCTTTTAATAGATTTAATTATAATTCTTCTAATTATTTGTTTATTAATATTTTTTAAATATAATGAATAATCTATCATTATTTTATTTTTATTTCTGTCTATATTCCAATTCATAAAATTCCTTTATAAAAACTTTTCTATTACGAAATCCTTGATTTTGGGTTATAAATATTTTCATATTAAGGAGAAAAAATGTTAGAAAAATATCCATATTTAACTGAAATATATAATAAAAAATTTGAAACAAAAACAATATGTTTAATTCAATCTGTTTCTAAAAACTATATTTCTTTTTATAATCTTCAAGAACTTAAACCAATGGACATTGAAAAATTTTTTAGATTAGCTGATAACTGGTGGAAAAATTCTTCTAACATTCCTATTTCTCTTTATTATCAAAATATTTTTGAACAATTTGAATATTGCAAACAACACCTCTCTAATAATGATTATATTATAACATCTGGATTTGAAGGAATCAAATTGAAAAATCTTTCAGAAAAGCGTATAAAAAGAAAGATAATACATTTAGATTGAGGTGAATAATGGCTGTATATCCAATTAAAAAATTTGTTTATAAAAGAAAAACTTATAAATTTAAAGAACCTTTAAAAATTTACATTAATGATTTTTTAGCCAATGATTTAAAAACCAAATTTTCAGAATTTAGCATTCCATCTATTAATGATGGATATTCCAGCAAACCAATTGTTGACCACGAAAAAGAAATTAAAAATTATTTAACTTATGTTTTTGATGAATTTTTATCAAAAACAGATGAAGAATTAACTGATGGTGATAGGAAATATAAAAATAAATTTATGAATCTTATTGATTTATCAAAAATAAAATAATTCAGCATAAAACATTATTTTGTAAGATATTTATTAAATATCTTACAAAGGATATATAGATGGCTGATATAAGTAAAATAGATATGGAAAGAATCAATGGATTAATTGATAAATTTAATGAAATAACATTAAATTTTACAAATTTATTAAATAATATTGATTCAAAAATTAATTCAATGAAATATGTTGTTGATGCTTCAACCGATGGCAATAGATGGTATCGTAAATGGAATGATGGATTTATTGAACAAGGTGGAAATATTATTATTAATTTAAATAATGCTGGTGAAGGAACAATTAATTTTTTAACTCCATTTAACACTACAAGTTATATTCCAGTTATAACAGTTTATAATTCTTCTGGTAGTTGGATATATGGATGGATTAAATGGGATTCAAGAACTAAAAATAATTTTACTTATTTTTCATCAGGAAGTAAAGCAGGTGATACTTCAAATGGTTCATTTTGGTATGCAAGCGGATATTAATTAATTTGACCAAGAGCAACAATAATTGATAACGCATATGCAATAGCGTGTGATTTTTTATACATATATCCTGAATCTTCTTTTAACCATATTCTATCATTAATAGATTCCCAATCATTTTTAATAACTTCATCAATTAAATATTTTTTTGCAGGTCTAATGATAGCAATAAACATTGCTAATTTTTCAATAGAATTAATTTTCGGTAATTGATTTAATAAAGTAAAATAATTATTAATATGCGGTAATTGTTCAACAATTTCTTTTTTATATAATAAATTCCAATTTGGTTCATTATTAATAATATTTAAAATTTGTTGACGAGAAGTAAATTTATCATAAACAGTATTATGAAGAAAATCTAATTTAATATATCCTAAATCTTCTTCAGCGTGCTTATAATCTATTGAAGCTAAACCTGTTAATCTATCATATGGTATATTACAAAAATAAATTCCCACTCCGTGCGGATTAATTCCTTTATCATTTATTTTAGATGCAGGAATGTGATGCAATTTATTTAAAATTGCATCACGTGTTGTTTGACCCATATCAATATCAAGGTCAGGGAGATTATATTTTTTTATTTCTTCCATTTTATATCTAATATTCCTTTATAAACTAAATATAAAAATAAAATTGGTAAAGTAATTGGAGAAAAATAAAAATATATTTTTGCTAGATTTTCATTATTAAATGCAAACCAAGCACAAAAATCTTCTGGACTTATATCTAATATTAAAAATGCCATTACTGGATAAGATATTAATACATATAATGTCATTGAAATTATAAAACTTAATAAAGCATACATTATAATAAACTCTCCAAAAAAAATTCAAGCTGATTTAATTCTTCTTTTGTTACAACAATATCAATTTTATTTTTATAATCAAAATTCTTTTTTTTAATATATTTAAAACTAATATGTCCATAATATAATGCCATATATAAATCATATGGTGCAATAGTTTCAAGAGTTTCATTTTTATTATCTAAAAATTGTTGACTACGAAAAATAGCTTCATCATCATTTTCTAACTTTAAATATTCAAATAAAAAACTATGATAAGTCCGACTTTTTATCCAATCTTTAATTGAAACATTATTTTTTACTACCCATTGAATATATAAATGAGGAGAAAAAGCATTTATTTCTGATAACCAATCAGATAAATTCACGAAATCTTTATAAAAAGAAGATTTAATAAACCCCATTTTTTGTTCTTCAGGATTTTTACTTTTTTTAGTATGTGACCATATTAAAAAATCATTATAATACGAAAATGCTGTATGATTAAAATTTACATATCTATTTTTCTTTTCACACATATGTCGTTCATAACCAGAAGTTGTTTTAAATTCTTTATTACAAAATTTACATTTAAGCATTTAAAGTTTCCCAATCAAGTATTTCCCAATCTGTTGCCATCAATTCTTCATTTGTAAATACTTTTAAATATCCATTATTATCAATTGCCGATAAATGACTATCTAAACAAAAATAATCATTTTTTTCCAAAGAAGATTTTCTCTTTATATAACCACGATTATCTTGTTTTGATTTTTCCATAATTTCTTTTAATGTCATTATTTCTCCTAAATTTAATCTATAAATACTTTATATAATAATTTTTAGGAAAAGTCAAGAAATATGTTAAAAGTCGGAAACAAAATACGTTTTGGTCATCAAATTTTTATTGTAGAATGTATTAAAAATAATAATATATTATTAAATAATAATAACATATTAAATTGGTTTTCTTTTGATGATATTAAAAAAAATTGTCAAAAAATTCAATTTAATAAACCTCAAAATTTATCAGAATCTTTTAAAAATCTTAATGAAAATGTTAAAAATTCATTAGTATTTGAAAATGATTATGTAAAAATAATTGCCAGACCAATATTTGAAACAGCATATTCTAACGTATATTATCACGGTTCACCCGTCAATAATATTAATAAATTTAAAACACCAAGTTTTTGGTCTTCAGATATTAATTTTGCTGAACAATATGGAAAATGGGTTTATATTGCCCAATTAGATTTATCCAACTGTTTTGATTTATCAAGCAAGTCACATTATGAATGGCTTGAATCAAAAGTTGGTAAAATTAAATATTATGATGATATGTATAATATTCATTATTATAATTCTTGGATGGATTTTAAAAATGATGATATTAATTTTCTTGATAATTGGGAAATTACAGAACAATATTTAGATATTATTAAAAAAAGTTTTAATTCAGTTTTATTAACTGAAGGCGGAACAAGTAATGTTGCAATTTTAGATAATAAACTTATTCATTTAATAAAAAAACAACCAAGAAATTTAGATGAAGGATATGTTAAAAGAAAATCTGAATTTGGTAATACTGGTGTAATGTTTGATAATGATTATATTGAATTTGAAGAAGGTATGTCTTATATTGATGAAAATAATATTAAATGGACAATTGTAGCTATTAATACTGATAAAGATGGTGAACAAATATGTCGTGTTGAAAGTGAAGATGGTAAAACAGATATAATTTCATCATTTATTTTAAATATTGATATTTTTGATTTGGATATAAAACATCCTATTTATGATGAGCGTTTTTTCAAAAAAGAAGATATTGCTCATACAAATCAACAAAATAATATCAATGAATCATCTGAAATAGTCATATATACACAAAATAAAATTTATCGTAAAATTTATGAATGTAATAAATTTGATGCAATATCAGATTTTAAAAAAACTTTTAATTATTATAATACTTTAATTCCTCAATATTTAAAAAATAATGGATTTTTAGAAGAAAGTCTTTTTTATGCTACTCAATGGAAAGATGAACAAGGTGATAACGTTTTTTTCACTATTTTAAAAAATCCTACTAAAAAAGAATTTAATGATTTATTAAAAAATTCCAAGAATAAACAATTAAGAGCAATTGTTGGTCCTCATTTTAATGATGATATTTATGTTTGGGATGCATATTACGGAACTCACGATGATATTTTTAGAAGATACATTTATCCAGTTGATAAAAAATTCAGAGATGGTTTTGCTAATGTAATGTTTAGAAAAAATGATTATGATATTTGGGGTTTTACATTTAGTGATTGGTTTAATAAATTAGGATATAATTCAAAAGATAATTCTACAAATACTATTCCAAAAGAAAAATGGGAAGAATTATATGCCGATGACGATTTAGGTTTACTAGATGAATCAAATAATTTAAAATATAATCAAACTATTGTATCAGAAGAAGATAAACAAGAATTTTTACAAATATTAGCTAAACATCGTCAATTAGTTAATTATTATGCATCTAAAGTTGGAAAAAATTATCCAAATCACGATTTAGATAAATTAAAACCTGATATGTTTATTCCATATGTTAAAGGATTTGTGATAGGTAAGCAATCATTAAATCCTAATGAATGGAAAGAATTTAAAAATACACAAGATAAACATTATAAGCAAGCATCTCATCATTCTCAATTTTGGGATAAATCTTGGACACACGATGGTCAAATACCTGATGTTTGTGGCAAAATGCCTGACGATGCAATAATTGAAATGTGTGCTGATTGGTGTGCAATGTCTAAAAAATATGGTAATACTCCATTTGAATGGGCAGATGAAAACATTAATAAATTATGGAAATTTGATAAACACCAAATCAAATTAATATATAATACTTTACATAAAATGTGGGATACTTCTGATAATAAACCTATTAATGAAACGGTTGTTTATGCTGGTTCAGGTATTGATTATGAAAAACCAAGTTTAGTTGCAATAAATTCAGGAGAAGGAAATCAAGCCCACGGTTGGGGATTATATTATGCAGTTAATAAAGAAATAGCACAAAGTTATGCTAAGCATAGTTCAGCAAAAAAATCATTAAGTTATCAAGGTAAAAAAATTGATATGTCATCTGGATTTAAAATTGATGGGCAACAAATAACAGAAAAAAATAATCCAGCATTATTTACTATCATTGCATATTCATCTATAAATGGAATAAAATCTGGAATTGAACAATTACAATTTTTTATTGATAATAATAAAGAATATATAAAAAATAATCCTAATGGAAAATATGTAAAAGAAAAGAAAAAAGATATTTTAATGTTACAAAATGCTATTAAATTATCTAAAGATTTAAAAGAAGAAAAAGGGGTTGTACACAAAGTTGAAATTCCTGATGATGAATATTTTATGAATGAATCAAAATTTTATAATGGACAATCTATATATGTTAAAAAATGCTTAAAAAATGCTATTGAATTTTTAGGTGGAAGTATTAAAGAATTATTGAATTCAGAACCAAAACGAATTGATGGAAAACGAGATGGTGTTGATATATATGATTACATTAAGCAATTAGTTGCTATCAAATATTCAAAAAATGAAAATATTAATTCAGCAAAATATGCTTCAATGGCTTTATTAAAATTTGGTATTAAAGGTATCAAATATAATGGTGCACAAGATGGTATTTGTTATGTTATATTTAATCCTAATGATGCTAAAGTAATTGATAAGCAATTTAATGAATCATCTTATTATGGTAATGTTAATTGGCAAAATAATATGGATGCATTAGGTAATGTACCTGCAACAATTGGTCATAATTTATTTGCAACTATGTTCCCATTTCAATTTTTAAAACTTTGTCCACCATATTCTTACGGAGATGATGATTGGTTTGATAAACAAGTTGATGAAAGAAAACCGTATGGAATACCATTTTTAAAAGTTGATGTTGATGAAAAAAATAAACAACTTATTGTAACAAATCACGAAGGAAGACATAGAGTTGCATCTATTAAAAGAAAAGAACCTAATGTAGATATACCTGTTGCTATTCTTTATAATAAAGATAGATATACTTTGCCAGATATTAATACGTTAAGAAAAGAATGGTCTATTATATCACAAGATGGTAAAAATAAATTTAATATTGGACAATTTTCATTATATAATGAATTACCTCAACGAGCAAAATATGATTTGTATGATATTTATAAAAATAATTAAAAAGAGGAGCAAAAGCTCCTCTTTTTTATTCAATCGGAAGTGATGTAACTTTATCTTCCATTCGTGGTTCAAATTCCATTTTTAAAATTCCATCTTCATAAGATGCTTTAACAAATTTTAATTTTCCAGATAATTTCCATTGGCGTTGAAACAATCTTGTTGCAATACCTTTATAAGAATATTTTACATCTTCAATATCTGGCTTATGTTTAGCATTTCCTTCAACAGTTAAAATTGAACTATCTTCATCAAATTTTATTGAAAGTTCTTCTTTTCTAAATCCTGCACAAGCAACTTCAATAAAAGTATGAGTTAATAACATTTCTGGTTCATCTTTACCAGAAACATCAACATCTTTTGTATAAACATTATATGGTGGAAAAGAATCTTTAATACCACGTTCTGTAAGATTTAAATCAAATTTAGATAAATCGTTAAAAAGTTCGTTAAAACCAATAAAAGAATTTTTATTATCAAAAATATCATCAAATAATGATACTAAATTATTTTTAGTCATTTTTATCTCCTTAAAAAGCAAGTTAAATTCTTGTAAGAAACCCTATAAGGCATCTCTTACAAGAATTATTTATTGCATATTTTTAAGAATTTTTCAAATTAAATTTTAAATAACTTATCATTGCATCACGATAAAGTTTACCAAATTTTTCACCTTTTTGTTTACTTAAATCTTCTTGTGTTTTTTCTGGTAAATCTTTTAAAGTAATACCATACATAATATTAAAAATTTTTTTCATTACATATGTAATATCATCAGCTTCTTTTGTATCATTCCACGCTGTTTGTTCATTTTCACCTGTCCAATCAGCATAAAAACCTTCAATAAACATTTGTAAAGTTTCAATATTTTTAAAATTATTAGAAAGTTCTTTAATCATATCATATTGCTTTTTAACATTCATTTCAGGAAAACGAGCCATACGCATATGATTTTTACAAAATGTTTTTGCATTTTCACGATAATTATTAGGAACTTTTAATCTATCACAAAAAGCATCAATTTCAGCTAACCCTCTTTCATCGTGTCCACTATGTTTTGGCAAAATATCAGCAGGTGTGACACCTTTACCAAAATCGTGACATAATACAATAAATTTCGTTAAAGAATTTTCATTTTGAACTCGTGTTAATGCAATCATTGTATGTTTACCTGAATTTCCTGATGGATGATATTTAAGTTGTTCAGGAGTATCAAATAATCTATCAACTTCAGGCATTAAAACTTTTAAAGCACCACAATTTCTTAAATTTTCAAAATATTTTTCAGATTGATAAACCATTATTAATGCTTTTTCAGTTTCTTTCCAAACTCTTTCTGAAGTTAAATGTTCTAGCATACCATCTAAAACCATTTGTTTAAATAATTCCATTGTTTCAGGAGCAATAAAAAAATTTAATTGAGCAGCAAAACGACATCCACGCAATACTCTAAGAGGGTCTTCAATAAAAGTTTCAGGTCTTACTGCACGCAGGATTTTATTTTCTAAATCTTGTTTTCCATTAAAATAATCAATGATTTCACCTGTTTCCATATCCATTGCCATTGCATTAATTGTAAAATCACGTCTTATTAAATCTTCTTCAAGAGTTATATTAGAAGAAAATTCAAATGAAAAATCAGTATGTTTACTACCTGTTTTACGTTCCGTACGAGCAAGAGCATATTCTTCCCCTGTTTTAGGATGAAGAAATACGGGAAAATCTTTACCAACTTGTGTAAAACCAAGTGATAGCATTTCTTCAATAGTTGAACCCACTACAACATAATCTTTATCGTGTGGTTCTTTTCCAAGTAATTTATCTCTAACTGCTCCGCCAACTAAATAAGTTTTCATTAATATTACTCCTGTTTAGTAATTCTTATAAATTCAGGATATTGTTCATAAAATCTCCAATAAGCATACATAATAACATCATATGCATTATAAATATCAGCTTTTTCCTGTTTTTTAAGTTCTATTTCCATATCCGTTAATTTTTTAAATTTTGATATTTCATATTCATCAAATTTAATATCTTCTTTCATTTTGGCTTCATTTATTTCCTGCCATTCTTCTATTTTAACAAGAGTATGAAATGTTGCAAATATTTTTTTATCTTCAACTTTAAAAGTTGCAATATTTTTAGATTTTAAAAAATCTTTATCAAAATATGCTTTCCAATCATTTTTTTGCTTACCTTTTAATTTATCATCAAAAAAATATATATCTCTGGTTTCATCAGGATTAACAACTATATGAATATAATCACTTTGCAAAGCCATAATATTATTCCTTTTTAATCCATTAAATTATTTAATACGTCTAATTTCCAAATATGGATTATGTTCATCCATAATTTTTTCAAAAATTTCTAATTTATTTAATTTTTTAATAAAATTTTTAGATTTTTCTTGAATTAAAATTGAATATGGTAATTGCCAATTACAACCATCTTCTAAAATTAATAAATCAAAAATTTTTTCATTATTCATTTTTATTTCTCCAATAAAATTAAAAACTATAATATATTAATATCATAGTTTTTTAATTTGTCAATAGGAAAATTTAATTATTTAAATTTTTCTTCATATTTTTGTAATTTATCAAATGCAGCTTTATATGCATCACGTTTTGAAAAACCAAAACCACCACCATAAATTTCCCATTTACTTTTAGAACAAAATAATAAACATTTCCAACCACCTAACGGATATTGAGAATAACTACTTTTTAATTTACCACCACAATTACATTTAGACATTATTACTCTCCTGTAAAATTTCATTGTATGCATACTCATATGCTTTATTTTTTAAATCATAATATTCTGGCTTAATTATAAAAGAATTATTAGTTTTATATTCTTTATAATCTCTAAAATCTTCATCAAAACCATTGAATATTTTAATATAAAAATCCATTATATGTTTATAAAAACCTTTATTTTTTAAATTTTCAGCATAGTAATAAGGAAAATAAAAAATTGTTGAATTAAGTGTATTAGCATTTAATTCCTTAATATACAACGTTTGTTCATCTTTTCCACCACCCCAATAAGAATATGATATATACATTTTATCATATATTATTTTATATTCATTTTTAAAATATTCGCTTAAATGCTTTATGGATTTTACTTTTAAATCTTTACTTTTTTTAATAAGATTTTGCATAACATTTTTAATTTTATTAACATTTGCTTCAAAATCTTCAATATTTGAAATTTTGTAATCTCTAACAGCTCTATGTGATATTACACAGCCACAAAAATCCAAAATTCCGATAGTTTCTAATGAATGCATCATCAAATGATTAATTTTTATATCACTAACACGTCTACAATTTTCATCATAGACAATTCTCTCTCCTTCATAATTTGTATAAGTATAATTTGGATGTGTTTTAGCAAATTCTATTAAATCATAAATTGTTTTAATATACATAATTTTTCTTTCATAAAGTTAAATACTATTTGTATATTAAAACAATAAATTTATTTGTCAAGCAATTTTTTGAAATTTATTTTTTTCAGAATGTGTTTCAATAAAATATTTAATCTTATTTTTAAGAATATCATTAAATGGTGTATTATAATAAATGTTTAATGTGTTAATTCTGCTATTATCATTTAATTGACCACGATGGTCAGATATACGAATATCAATATGCTTTCCATTCATTAAAATAATATGGATATATTGAGAAATAGTTGTTTTAGATTCTTGCCAGTTTATTTTTCTAAAATGATAATTTTGTTTTAACCAATTATATATTTCAATATTAAGTAACTTACAATGATTATAAATAATTTGATATACACGAGCAACATAATCATTTGCCATTTGATTTTGAAGAATATCTTTACTTAAATCAAATCCATAACGTTTTAAAGTTTGTAATTGTTTATAAGTATCAAACGAAGTTTTTGGATGGCTTCGTTCAGCTTCCAATAAAAAATCTAATAAAGTATTATGTAAAAGTTCATTTAATTTCATAATAATATTTATAAAAAAAGGTTGAGATTATTAAATCTCAACCTTTATATTTGTCCGACTGCTTCGTCCTTCGGCACTTTGGGATTAGTAGTTATTAAACATTCTTTCTCACCCATTTTATGAACGTCAATTTTAATCTCAACTTGTATTATTTGCTCAAAAATTGAAAAATACAAACAATCGTCTATCAAGTGAACTCTAATAATTTTTATTAAATTCAGAATCATTGCTGATTACATTTATATTTATAATATATAAAAAATCATTTGTCAAGAACTTTTTTATAAAAAATGCAAAATAAATATTTTTATGAGTTATATATATGTTATTGGTACAGAAAATCAAGTAAAAATTGGTTTTTCAAAAACTCCTGAAAAAAGATTAAAACAGTTACAAACAGGAAATATGAATAAACTTCAATTATTTTATAAAGAAGAAGTTCAAGATTCTAAAGTTAGAATCATTGAACATTTAATTCATAGAGATTTAAGAGATAAAAAAACTCGTGGAGAATGGTTTAATATTTCTCCACAAGATGCCATCTCTCATTTACAATTTGCAAAGATACGATATGATTCAGATGATGATTTAGAATTTTATTGGAAGCACGGATTAAGAATTATTTAATAAATCCATTTGTTCATTGATAATTTTTTGACAATCATTATATAGATTATTGAATACTACTAACCATTTTCTTAAAAATATTTTAGATGGTGTATTATCTTCTAATTTTTCATAATCCACATCAAATTTTTCTTTTTTAAGTTTCCATAATGCTTTCAAAAATGTTTTCTTTTCTTTAAGATATTTTTCAGAAAATGTTGATGGTAATTCAGTAACTTTTCTTAAATTATCATTATAAAATTTTTCAGATTTAACAATATTAGAACAATTATCAATAACATCTGCCAACTTAATACAAATCGCTTCAATAGGTGCTTGAAGAATATGCTGTAAATCAACTTTCTTCCTATATGCTCTATTACCCATTTCAGGTGTTGAAACATTTGTTAACCAATAAACTAAATTTCTAACATAAATACCAAATTTTTCTTCAATATCAACAAAAGTTGCATCTGTATCTTCAACAGTATCGTGCAACAAACAAGCAGAAAATATATTTGCTTCTTCCAATCTATCAAACCAACCATAAGTATCAGTTGTATTCATATGTTCACACATAATTTGTTGAACATTTATTGGGTGATTAATGTATCGTTCATCTGTCCATTTTCTTCTTTGATTTAGATGCTTAAAATAAGCATATTCAAATGCATTATCATACATATCATCATAAAGCATATCTTTATATTCATTACTCATAATTATATTCCTTTAAAATATCTTTATTTTGATGGATATTTCCAATTAATTTAATATTTTTTATAAGCATATCAATAGCAAATGCGGTATTATATCTTTTATCAATTGTTTTAATTCCTAATGAATTAAATTCTGAAAAGTATTTAATAATACCAATATAATCAGATGTTTCATCTGTCCAATCACTATTATATCGTGTTACACTAACAATATCACCTTCATATAAATCTTTATTATCATCATCAATAATATTACAACCTTGTTCTAAACAAACAAATGTTTTATCATTATGATTATATGTAACTCTTTCATTATAATCATACATATCTTCTTCCACATCATATCCAAAATCAGATACACTTTCGGAATTTAATAAATTATAATATTTAAAGTTTTGTTCAAGTTCATTCCATAATCTATATTTAAATCTATTACTCATTATATTCCTCTAATCTAAAATTTGTTGGATAATAATATGTTGTATGTCCAGATAAAGAAGAATGATAATCTAAACCTTCAATTGTATCTATTTTTAAATCATACACTAATTTATAATATTGATATGGTTTAGGATTTTTTGGAAGTGTAATATCTAATCCACCATTTGTTTCTCCCATTAATTCATCTACATTAAAAAAATTATCTTCATTTTCAGGAGTTGACATCTTTTTTTGATGAATATATCCAATATATTCTCTAATACTACCGTGTTTATCAATATATCTATTAATCATACATTTATAAATCTGCATTAATTCATTACCTTATTACAATATTCTTCAACAATTTCAGCAGTTTTTTCTGATTCTTCATAAAATCTATCTTCAGAATTAACAATCCCTAACGCCCATAATAATTGAATAAATCTCATATCTGGACATCTCTCAATAAATTCAGCAATTTTTGTAAGAATTTTTTTATTATTTTCATAACGATTCATTTTTATGTTCTTTCTTTTAATGCTTGTTGATATAATCTTTCAGCAATTTTTGCATTTCTATACTTGTCTTTATTTTTATATATAGCATCCAATCGTTCTTGCTTTAAATCATATTCACCTTTTTGTTTTTTTAATAATTCTTCATTAAATTTTTCAACTTCTTCATATTCAAATTTATCTTTCATATAATTCCTTTACTTATGTAGTGAAATATTAAATGCTTCACATAATTTTTTAAAATGTTCTTGTTCATCTTCATTACCACAAAAAAACATCCAAGAACAAGTATGTTCTTTTCTTGTACAAAGTATCATACCAAATTTATCCATTGTGTCATCTACAATTTGAATATTATATTCATTATCTTTAAAATTTAATAAATCAAATATTTCTTTTTGAGCTTTAAATGGATATGTTTCATCAATAATATTTCCAGTAATTATTGAGTATCTTTTATTAATTACATTTAATAATAAATGACTAATAGAATTTTTAGAACCCTCTAAAACAATCGTTGTTCCAAATCCTTTTCCTTCTTTAGCCCAATTTTTAATATCTTCATATTTTGAAGAATAATTTGTTACTAATTGTGCTGAAGCGTGAGATGCTTGTGCCATTGCCTTACCTACATTCATTGAAGGCAAATCATTTCTCATAAAAATATATAATATGTTTTTCATTACTACCACCATAAATTACTAATATTTTTTTCAAACCATTCCATAAATTCTTGACGGTTTTCAATATATGCATTTAATGAAGATTTATTTGGATAATTAACAGGAAAATTAACTTCATCAAATTGATATTTAATAATTAATTCTAATTTTTTAATATTTTCTTCTAATTCTTTTTTCCAATTTTCAAAAGAATTTTTTGAATCATCATATGAATTTGTTAATTCAGTAAATCTTTTTAATCTTGGTAATAACCATTCATAAAAAGATAAATCTAAATTCCAAGTTTCCGTATCATCAAATCCCCATTTTTTACGTTGAATAAAATAACGTAATGTTAATTTACACCAATGAGGAAAATTAATCAATTTTGTTATTAATTTTTCAAACATTTAATTTCTTCTTCTACAAATTAAAAATATGATATATTATTATCATAATTTTTAATATTGTCAAGATAATTTATCTATTTTTATATTTTTTATTTTTAAGAGATTGTTTAAATAATTTATTTTGAAGTTTTACTAAACCTATATAACGATAATCAGATGCTAAACCATCAGCAATATTATTATAATAGGCTATTTTTGTCCCATCGTGAACGTGTCCTTTAATTTGAAATAAAGTAACTTTTTTAGATGTTGTTTGTAAGAAATCTTGAATAAAATCTAATGCTTGTTGTTCAAATTCATCTTTACCAGGTGATAATTGATGTATTTTTCGTAATGCATTAGCAGAATCTGAATAAATGATAATATTTTTATCTTTTGTATTATCAACAATTTTATGGTCTTTAATATATTTTATGGCATAAGCTATTGCAATAACTTCTGCCACATTATTATCAGCACATCTATCTGTATAACCACCTATTTGGTGTTCTTTTCCATTATTTAAAATGACCGCACCGACCCCACTCATTCTTGGTTTTAAAGAGTGGCTACCATCGGTGTATATTTCCATAATAGGTCCTTTTATTTATATATAAGTATTTATTTTATATTAGAACCCAAAAAATTTTGAATATCTTTAATTTCTTCTTTAGACATTTTTTGATACTTCATTTGAATTTCTTGAGAAGTTAATCCTTGAAAATATTCTTTAATAGAATTTAAAGTTTTATCATTTAATGTTTTAGAAATTGGAATCCATTGATGTCTATTAAATCCACTTTGTCCAGAAGTACATAATAATTTAAATTGTAAATCTTTATATTTGGATAATTCCCAAAAATACTTATTTACATTATTATTAATAGTTATATTATATTTTTGATGTGACTGTTCATCTGAAACAGTTGACATCCAACGCATTAAAGTATAAGGTTGAATTTCTTTTTTTTGTTCATCAGTTAAAGAATCATAATAATTATAATTTTTTCTATCAATTTGTTTAATTACTTCAAAAATATCATTTTTATATTCTTTTGCCATATTTAATTAACCCTGAAATTTATATAATACACAATTAATATCTGTATTTTTAAATAATTTAGAAATTATTTCATAAACAATATTCCAATCACCACCTGCTAAACCACATCCAATATTATATGGAATAGCAACTGATAAATTTTCTTGAATTGCTTTACGATAGACCGATGCTAAAGACATAGCTAATGCCATATAATGTGTTTGTACTGTTGCACCAATTCCCAATTGACCAAAACAATTAGCAATTATTCTGTCATCAGGTGTTTTAACAAATTGTGTATATCCTAATAATTGAGATGGATTTTCTTTATAATCTTTACATAAATTACTATATTCATTATAAACATTAGGATATAATTTTTTAACTTGTAATGCAATTCCACCACCCATTATTCCTAAACAATTTGTTTGATGACATATTATATCTTCATTACCATCAAAAATATTACCATTAATAATTTTTAACATTTATACTTCTTCCCAATTTTTAATTCCGTAACATTCTAATAAAATTTTTACCCCATCATTCCAGCCTAAATACCAAGTGAATTCATTTAATTCTATATCTTCATCGGTTAAACCAGAATCTTCATAGTCCATTGCCCAAATTGTATTATTATATTCATCAACAAATACAGGAAATGTCATATCATTATCTAATTGTAATTTAACATCTTTTTGATGATTTTTTACCCATTCAAGTTGGTCTTCCATTGCTTTTAATGAATTATATTCTTTACTTAATTTTTTAATTTTTTCAATATCAACCATAAATATTCTCCTTTAATTAAATTTAAAATAATTTAATTAAAAAGTCAATTATTTATTTCCATATTTTAAATAATCATCATACCCTTCATTCCAACCTTCTCGCATACCTTTAATATATTCATCACTTTTATATGACATTTGTTGAATAGTTTTTTCTAAAAATGCTCCATCATTTCCCCCACGACCAATAATATATCCATCATTAATACCATTTAAATAATCTTCATTTGTATCTGGAGTTGGTGGTATTGGAGTTTGTTGAGGTTTTTCTTGCGATTTTAATTTTTCTAAATCAGATACTTTAATATATTTTGCAGGTAATTTATTAACTAAAGTATTAACATTATTAGCCCATTGCATTGCTTGATTATTTGGGTCAACATTTGGTAATTTTGTTTGGTCAAATTTAATATTAAATTCATCTAATGCAGCATTAAATGCCCAAGAACATCCCATTGTAGCCACAGCTTGTAATGTTTCAGGAATTCCTTCTAATGCCTTAGCTGCTTCATCTAATGCTTCAGCAGTAGCAAGCATATCTTCAGCAGTTGGTTTTAAATTTTTAATTTGATTTTTAGCTGCTTCAATTTCTGCTTTAATATCAGGGTCTGGAATTGGAATTTCTTCAACTTTTGTTGTATATAAATCTAAATTAGGAGTTGTTTCTGCATTAAATTGTTCTTTTAAATTTGATAAATCTACTGCTTTAATAGCTGACACATAAGGTTCAATAAATTGATAAGGATTCATATATAAGGCATAAATCATTCCACCTAATGCACCAATTAATCCAAATAAATTTCTTAAAGGTTCGGCTACAACACTAATAACTGGAGCAGAAGCAATTGATTCAACAACACTTCCCATAGTTTCAGCAATAGATGTAACAGATTTAATAGCATTTATTAAATTTGTTAACGGAATTGGTTGTAATGTCATTCCGCCTTTTGTAAATGGCATTAACTTATCAAAAACTGGACCTAATTCTCCAAATATTTTTACCATTTCATTTTGGGCAGCAATCCATTGTGCATATGCTTGACTTTGCAATGATGGAGAATATCTAACCCATAAAGGTTTTTCAGTATCTTCTAAAGAATCATATTCAATTTTATTAATTAATTTAATATCACTATAATCATCTGTATTTAATTCACCACCATTTTCAACAATTGCAGAATCATTTCCATTTGCCATATTTTATCCTTATTTAATTAATCCAGATTTTGTACCATAATTATTAATTGTTAATAATTGATGTCTATTATTTGATGATTTATAACTAACGTGTACCCAACCACTATTCGGGTCACTTGATAAATTAGTTGCAAATTCAAGAATTAATTGGTCAAAATCAATATTATCTCTTATCCATACTGCTAAATCATAATTATTTACACCAAGTATTTCAATATCAGCAGCTTCACCTTTACAATGTTGAGAGGTTAAAGCTCCACCAACAACACTATTCAATGCTGGTCCTCTATAACCACTATTAACTGTTACTTTTCCATAATGTTTATAAATAGGTTCTAAAACATTATTAGCTAATAATTTTAATTTTTCAATAATATCACTTGATGGAGTATTATTAATTCCATATTTTGTTGCAGTTTGTGAAGAACATAAATCTTGTAAAGTAAAATGTTCTGATAACTGCATTGATGGAATTGGTATATTATTTGTTGATGCAGTTGGTAATGGTGTTGTTTCAATTTGATTTGTAATTAATGGTGTGTCCAAATTATAATATTCTGTTGTTTGAACTTTAAAAGAAGTATCTAATACTGGTATAGTATCATTTCTATCGTGACCACCATAAGGTTCAGCAGTTGGAATTCTTGAAACAATTGTTTCTATTGTTTCACCAATTTTACCAATCTGTTCTTGTGCTTCTTCAATTAAAGGATATGGAACATTTGGTTCAGGAGTTAATGGCTGTGGCTGTGGAGCAGGAGTAATACCAGCATTTGTTGCATAAAAAGCTGTACCTTGTAAAGTTCCCGAAAATACACCATTTATTTGAGCTAATGCAGAAATAAATGATTTGATATTACCAATATTAGCATTTATTTCAGGAGCTGAAATTATACTATCAGTATCAATACGAGGTGATGAAATATTCATATTTCCTGCTGATTCAATTGATATATCTCCATCAGTTTTAAAAGTAAAACCTTGTTTCGCTTCCATTTTAATTCTACCATCGGAATGAAAATTTATATCCCCATTTGTATTAGCAGATATACCTTTTTCAGAAAAACAATCAATATAACCATCATCAGATAATTCTAACCAAGCAGTACCATCACGATTAATCATATAGATATTACCAGTATCTAAAATTAAAATTTGTGTACCATTTCGTGTTCTAAGTCTAAATCCAGAATTATATCTATTAGAATTTTCAATATGAGAAGGGTCTAATCCATTTTCATTTTTCAAACCTAAAATATTTTTATCGGTCGTTTCTGTTAACCAATTTAATTTATTATCATCTTCAACCCAACCATCATCAATAACCATAGTATGACCTGTTGGTGAAACATATCCCCAAGACATACTTGGTGATTCTCGTTTTGAACCAGCAGTTGAAATACCTCTTAATCTATCTTTATCTAATCCTTGACGTTGTAATGCATCTATCATTGGTTTATAAGGTGCTTGATATTGTTCTTTACGATATGCTAATGCATCAGAATTAATTTCAGGATTTGATGATTTCATATTCAATTCACATAAAGTTTCGTGTTCATTTGATGTATATGCACCAGGAATACCTGGCAACATAAAATTCATATTTGGGTTAACAGGACAAGAAAACCAATATGGATTTGAATTTTCTCCCGAAATACAAGGATAAAAAATGAATACATAATTACCAATATAAGGCATTGGAAACCAAGAACCAAAACTTATAGGAGCAGATTTATAATTACTTGTTTGATTTGGTGTAACAGGTGTTGTTCCATAAATTGATGATGCATAATATGCTGTTACCCAATTAACAGGATTTTCTTTATCATTATTTGAACTTAAAATCCAAACTTTAATTTCTCCACCACGTAAAATAGAACGTGTATCCATCACTTCTGCCATATAAATACGACTTTTATCAAATGTTCTATCACGTGATTGTTTTTCAGATTGTGTTAAACGTGTATCTAAACGTGCCATAATTAAACCTTCATAAAATTACTATGCATAAATGATGCGTGTATTGAACCTTCAATATGTTGAGTAAATTTACCATTTTCAAAATAACTTGTTACATATAAAACTTGATATATACCTGAAATATCAACGGCTGATTCTAAATCATATAAACCATTTCCCTTCATATCTTGTTCAACAGCTGTTTTCATATCAAACACAAAATATTTTGCATTAGATAAATTCATCATAGTTTTTATATCACCATTAATATTTTTTTCAGAAAATAAATCTAACCAATAAGGGTCTCCTAAAATTTTAATTTTTAATTTAATTAAATTACCAGTATTATAAAGATTAGCAAATCCTGCTTTTGCACAATTATAATCAATTGAACCAGTTTTTGAAGCAGTTGTTGCTTGTCCAAATGGGGCATTCATAACTGTTACATTACGAGAACCTAATAATTTCATTTTTTCTTTACCACTTAAACAATGGTAAATATCATCAACATATAATCTTTTATCTGTTGCTAATTGACGAATATTTTTTAAATTTTTATATGCAGTATGTTCTTCTAATACTTTTTTAAAAGATTCTTGGTCAGATAATTTTTCATTTTCATTTTTTTTAATATCAATTAAATCTTGAATTCGTTGAACATTATCTAACGCAATATTAGTAATTGGTGTATTAATAATTGTATCTGCCAAGTAATTTTGTGAAGAATTTAAATACCATAATTTATCAATTTTTGTATTTAATTCTAATACACTTGTATCTTCTCCATTAAATAAAAATTTATATCTTTTCTTTAAACCATTAGTTATTTTCATATCAGATAAAGAATCTAATTGCATTTGTTGTATAGTTTTATTATATGCATCAATTGCCATAGCATTAGCATTATTACTATTTTGATATGAAAATTGTTTACTTGTTTCAATGAACCATTTTAACCAATAATTTTTTTTAAAAAATACATTCATTGTTAATTTATAAATTTCACGACCTTCACGATTAGCAATTGGTTTAGAATTAAAAATAACTTTTGCAACCCTATCTCTTAATTGTGGAGATAATGAACAAACTTCTTGAAAAATATTTTCTAATAATTGGTTATTATCCATTTTCATTACTAATTGACCTTTATTAGCAGTATCAATATTTTCACCAACTTTATCAAAAATACATTCTTTAAAATTATTATAAGGTGTGTATTGTCTTTCTTTTTCAGGAGTTGTTTGAGGAATAGCAGAACCAATTGGAATATATTTTCCATCATTTGTTGTAGAATACATTACTCCATTATTAACTAATGTTCCATTTTTTGTATTTTTTAAAGTCCAATCATAACCATATACTGAATTAAAATCTTTTTCATTATTAATATGAGTTTGATTATCTTGATATTGTGTTGTATCATTTAAAAATTCTTCTGAAGAATACAATTTAATTGTTACAAAATCTTCCGATGGAAAATATTTTCTTAATTCAGGATGTAAATTAAAATATTGTAAATTAATTTGTTCTTCTAAACTCTTTCTAAAATCTTCAACAGTAATTGCTTTAATTGGAGCAATATTATTTAATAAACTAATATCTTTAGTTACAATTCCCATTGAAGAACCAACCATTTTAATTTGCCAGCTTGTACCAGAATCAACAGTATCTGAATTACAAGATGTAATAATTGTGCTATAAGTAATTATTCCACCAATAGGATTTATTGGTGTATTTTTTGGTGGTTCATACCCTGAAAACCAAATATCTACAAAGAAAGGTTGATGCATTGGATTTTCATAACCTAATAACTTTGAAATAGCAGTAATTTTATTAAATAATGAACAACCATTTACTTCAATTAAAGACATATCCATATTAATATTAATTGAATTATCTGACCCAATAACTCCAAATGCATTTCGCATTGTTAAGCTATTTAAAGAATAATTTGAACTAACTCCTGTTTCCATAATGATAATTTTTGAACTATCTGGAACATAAACAGAATTTAATCCTTTTTTATTTTGTTCAACAATATAATCGTGTATATCTTGTGGAATCATATACCAACGAATATTATATGTTACATTATCATAAAATTGTAACAAATTAGGCTGATAATTCCATTGTTTTAATTCTTTTTCTACTTGTTCATCATAAAATGCCATTTAATTAACCTTTAAAAATAAGACATAACACGTTCTTTTGTTGGGCAACGAATAATTAAACCTTCTTCAAAATCAAATAATGGGTCAGATATAATTTCTCTATTAAAGTATGAAAAAATCCAACTTAATCTTGCTGTTCCGTACATTGTATAAGCCATTTTACCTGGTTTATGATGATATTCAGATGGAATTAATATAAATAAATCACTTGAATCTTTTGGAATATCAATCGGTTGATAATATCCACGATAAAATTGATTAACAGGAGTATTTGTATATAAACTATATTCACTAAATTCTACCATTTTAAATTCCTTACCAAGTCCAACCAGCTCTATCAAATGTATATTTTGTTGGCATTATTGAAAAACCTGATTTAACTTCATCTGATGCGGTTACATTTGGATTTTCATTCATTTCTTTTTGAATTGCCTGTAAAGAAGTTCTACGTGTTTCAGAACTTAATATTTCTCCTGTTGTTGCATCCTTTGCAACTCTTAGGAAACAACCATTCTGGTCAGGAACTAATATTGTTTGACCACCTTTATAACTATCTAAATACATAACACCCATTTTATAATAATCTAAATCAAAACGTTTTTTATATTTTTGTAAATTTGGTTGAACTTCTAATTCTATATGCATTTGTAATTCAACTGGAAGCCAATTTTTTAAATAAAATCTATCATTTTTATTAACACCAATCGTTGTTGGATTTGTTGTAATATTTGATGTATTTACTGGAATACCATTAATATATCTGGTTTCTGAAGTATTATTCATATTAATTTTATCCCCATATCCAGTATCATAAAAATCACCAGTAATTGCATCTGAATATAATTGATTAATATTTTCAAAAGATGCAAGATTTAAATTTAAACCTAAACCAACATAATCTTGGTCATCTGGTAAAGTATAACTAAAAGATTTTACAACAACAGGTATATTATCTAATAAATTATTCCATCCATTCAAATATAAAATTGGTGGTGGCATACCTGCTGTACTCATTCCATCAACTTTTCCATTTCTACTATTAGCAGCTTCACCAAAATCACATTTTGTAACAGCTCTCATAAACCATATTGCAGATAACATATGACGAGCCATTTCTTTTGAATCCGCAGTAAATACCGCATCTATACTATATGTTGGTGGTGGAGTATTTTTATAATGGCTAACCGCTAAATTAGAATGTATAATTTCAGTTCTTTCATAATTAACTTGATGATTTATTGAAATTCTTGGTGTATATGGAAATACAATACCAACGGTAGGTTTCAAACATTTATATAAAAATCCATATATGTTAGAACCATTATATGCTCTTTTCTCACTTCCTAAAACATAACGTATTCTATCTAAATATTCTTCATTATTTTTAGCTAATGGAGAAACATTTAAATAAACTCTTTTATCAGTAACTGAACTTTCATAATGACTATGATTTGCCCCCATATATCTTGGTTTTGTTGGCTGAACAGGTATTAATGGAGTTGGATTCTTGGTTTTAGGTTTTTTATTTGATGCATCAATCGCCTGCTTTTTTACAGATACAGTTTGGTCTTTGCAGGGAGAATCAATTGCACACACACCTGTACGATATTCATAAACAATATTACTCATAAAAAATCCTTATAAACTATAATTATATTTATAAGGATTTTAAAGGTCTAATTTAATGGTTTAATTTCTCTTTTTTCTTGGACGACCCCTATTCGCAACAAATCTAATTGATTCTCCAACTCCTTTAACAGTTAATGTTTTACCACAGTATTTTTCATTTTTATCTTTATAAAAAATAAACTTTAAACCATCATATAATTCATAACCTTCTAATTCTGCTTCCTCTTTCCCAATAATATCTTTTTCAATATCAGTTTCTAAATAAACTTCAACAATTCTATTACTTTCAGCCATATCATATGCTTCTAATAAACATTCAATCGGCATATTACTAATTTCTTTAATCCAATTATATGGAATCCATACTGGTTCTCTATTATTCGTTACGGCTTCATCACATTTAATCACATCAAACAAAATTTCTTTTTTAGTCGCATTTTCTTCAATTTCAATTTTATTGATATAATATTCATCTGTTGAGTGTTTAGATAATTTATCAATGCAAATATGCACATTACTCTCACATAACACCCCTCTTTCAATGAGTTTTAAAGTTTCCTCATAACTTAATCTTCTTTCAAACATTTTTCTTCAACCTCAAAATTAATAATATTTTCATTCATTGTTAAATTAATAATACTGTTTTCTTTGTATTTTCCAAATACAAGATTTTTAGCTATTTTATTTTTGATTTCATTAGTAATGATATGTTTCATTGGTCTTGCTCCATTTTCAGAAGAACCAACTTTTGAAACTATATAATTTATTATATCATCATTATATTTAAAATCAATCTTTTTATTTCTTAACATATCTTTTAATTCATTAAGAAATTTTTTACAGATTTTCTTCATTACACTTTCAGGCAATGTGTTAAATGTAATGACTGAATCTATACGATTTCTAAATTCTGGTAAAAAGCTATCTTCAAAATCTTTATCAGATGGTGATGTTTCTGAATTTCCAAAACCTATTCCAATTTTATGACTATTATATGAACCAACATTTGAAGTCATTATTAAAAATACATTTTCAAAAGAAACACTTTTACCCATTGAAGATGTTAATTTACCATTATCCATTACTTGTAATAATAAATTATGAATTTTTGGATGAGCTTTTTCTATTTCATCTAATAATAAAATACAATATGGATTTTCATCAATTGCATTAATTAGTAAACCATTTCCTGCTTTTCCATCACCCGCATCTTTATATCCAGGAGGAGCACCAATTAATTTTGGTACACTATGTTCTTCCATAAACTCCGACATATCAAATCTAACTAATGGAATATTCATAATTTTTGATAACACTTTACAAATTTCTGTTTTACCAACACCAGAAGAACCTTTAAACATTAGCGAAGTTGCTGTTTTATTTGCTTCTCGTAAGCCAGACCTTGCAATAATAACGGCATCACTTACTTGGTTAACAGCTTCATCTTGACCAATAATTTCTTTTTTAAGATTATCTTCAAGGTGTTGATAAATGTCTTCTTCAGATTGTGAAATATTAGATAACGGAATATTTAACATTCTTGAAATTGTTTTCTGAATTTCTAAAACATCGCAAACAGAATTATCAATATATTTACAATATGCACCAGCCATATCTAATACATCAATCGCTTTTTCTGGAAAATGTTTATCAAAAATATATTTCTTTGTTAAATCAAGAATAGTTTCTCTTGCTCTCCGTAAATATTTAATATGATAAAATTCTTCATATTTAGTTGAAATTTGGGCAATAATCTTTCTCGTTTCATCAATAGAAGGTTCATTTATTATCATTTTATAAAATCTTCTTGTAAATGCTTCATCATTTTCCATATATTTTCTATATTCTTCAAAAGTTGTTGCTCCAATAATTTTTAATTTACCATCTGTTAATAATGGTTTTAATAAATTAGCAACATCTGGTTGACTTGCATTGTTAGATGAATTACAAATAGAATGAATTTCATCAATAAAAAGAATAATATTACCTTTTTTTGAAATAATATTATATATATTTTTTATTCTATTTTCTAATTCACCTTTAATACCGATATTAGAAAATAATGAAAGAGTATCTAATTGTAAAAATGTAATTTCAGGATGTTTTTTAATATAATCAAACGCAATTCCTTCAACAATTTTAGTTTTACCTACACCAGAATATCCAACTAAAATAACATTTGGTTTATCTTTTCTTAATAAAATTTGTTTAATTAAATCAATTTCTTCATTTCTTCCAACAATATGAATCCAATCTTTTTGTTTAACTTTATTTGTTAAATTAATTGTAAATGCATTTAAATATTCTTCTTCAAAATTATTATCATTTTTAGTATTTGAAGTTTTTTCTTCTAATAATGGTTTAATACGGTCATCAAAAATAATATTTGATGCCAAATTTTCAACTGTTTCATCTATATAATTAACATCAAAACCATTATCTCTTAAAACTTTATTAGCATAAGTTGAATGCATAAATAAAAAAGCTCCCAATAAATTAATTTTATAAAAATCTTTATTTTTTGATAAAATATCTAAACAACTTTTATTACATACAGTTACATATGAAATATATATACTAATTAATGGACTAATTATTAATTCATCAGAAGAATCTTCATCCGTTATACGGTCAATATCATTTGAATTCATACAAAAATCATTTAACATTTTAACAACATTTTCATATTTTTCAGTATCTTTTTTTGTAAGAAGATTTACTATAAATTTATCTTGTAAAATAACTGATAAAAAATGTTCTGGTAATAAAATTTTTGATTTTGTTTCTTTAGCAATATCCGATGCTTTAATAGCAATTTCGGTTAAAAGTTTTTCTTCATATACATCTACTGGCATTTATATTTTTCCTCAATAACTTTTAATAATTTTTTATCTTCATCTTTAATAGATAAAGGTTTAATTTTAAATCTTATTCTAACAATTCCACGTTTTTTTCTATTTTTTTTCAAAGGGTATCCGATATTTAATAATGTTAGTGGTTGTTGAATATTTTTTATTAATTTATTTGTTAATAAAATTTGTTTTTCTTCATTAAATAAATTAAATGATATAACATTATTTCCAATTAAATCAAATGGTGTAATTTCAATATATTTGGTAATAATTATATCACCATTTCGTGAATAAGTAATTGCTTCATCTTTTTCTGGTTTTATCTTAACGGATACAATATATGATTTTCCATTATTATCACAAATAAGGGCACTATCCATAGTATCATAAAATTTAGCAGGAATTTTAATTATGGCAGAATCGCCACAATTATTATAATTAACTTCACAGCCTGTGAATGCTTTTGAAGTTGAAATATTGATTAAAATTGGTGTTGGTGAAGAAGAAATTACTTTTTTTGCATTATCATATTCTTCTTTTAACTCAATAAATTTATCTTTATCACCTGTTTCTTTATTATCAGGATGATATGTTTTACTAAGTAATCTATATATTTTATTTAATTTTGTTATTGATTTTATTTTAGTTAAATTAAAAAATGACATAAATAATACCTCTTAAATTAAGGTTATACTATATCATTTATTTTTTATTGTCAACCTTTTTATTTGCATTATTCCAAATTTTTCGTTCTTTATTAACTTCATTGACAAATTTTTCAAATAATAATTTTTGTTCACGATTTATTTCTTGATTTTTTAAATAACATTTAAAATTTTCTTTATTAAAACCAATAAAAATTTGTTCAGTCTGATTTTCTGGCATTGAAAATTTACAAGGAATATTTGACAAAATTAATGGTGATTCAAGTTGTGGCAAATTTGGATAAACAGGTTGATAAATTACTTCTGTTTTAGTTGCACAAGCACATAATATTAATGCTATTAATAATAAAAATATTTTTTTCATCATTATATACTTCCTATTATTTCTATAATTTTTTCAACTGACCCTAATTGTTTTTCAAGCATTTTATTATCAATATTTTTTCTTAAACGTTGATGAAAATTATTTCTAAATCCCATAAATCCAAAAAATACTTTTGACAATTGATTGTTATTATAATATCCTTCTTTATACTGTTGCACAAATTCTTGCATTTGTTCTAAATCCATATCACTAACCAGTTTAAAATTATCTTTTAAAATTATTTTACTTCCAACATTATATAAATTCTTTATTGCTTTATTAATATTAACAATTGAATACTTGCCACGAATATTTGTTTTAGAAAAACTTTCACTTAACAATTTAAAAGCATCAATTAATTTATTTCCAGTATTTGTAATTGAGGTATTTAATTTTTCAACTGTTTGATAATTATCATTTATAAAATCTTCAGCTGTAATCATAGAATCATCATAAGATTTATCTCTATAAAGTGGGTCTATATATTTCATATAAACCAAAGATTTTGATAAATCCATACCATAACTTTTACATTTAATTAATGCTTTTTTCAATAAATCTCCTTCTTCTTTATTATAAGGATAATTTGCTGAATTTTTTAAGCACCAAACACTATAATAATCTGATGCATTTATTCCATATTTCTCTTGTAATTCATATAAAAGTTCATAACCTTGTTTATGCTCATCTGCACGAGCAATAGGAATAATTGTATTATCTTTTAATGAAATCATTACATAACCAATATTATTCCAATCACCAATACCAATTGATTCATCACCATTACTATTGTTTTCAATAATTTTGGCTTTCCATTTACTTGCATCTTTTAATGAATTAGTAATTTTAAAATTGTCTTTAATAACTTCTGGAATTTGAAATGGAGCATCTATCTTTTCTTCATTAATTTGAATACCAGCTCTTTTTAAAACTTCATCAATCTCATCATCATAATCATCTTCATAATAGTAATCATTTATATCTTCATCGTCTTCTAATTCACCATTATAATAATATTCTAAAGATGGTGGTAATTTTTCCATTTCTAAAATTTTATATTGAGATGGATAAAAAATAACTATTAATTGTGATTTATGCTTTTTATCATCATAAATTGCTGAATCATATCCTTTTTCAATCAATTCTTCCCTAAAATATTCATACATACCTGTATCAGTAAAATCCATCATAAATTCATCATAATCTTTAATTTTATAAGGATTTTCAATATTTAATTTAGCTTTATATACAACAGGAATTTGTCCTTCAATTAGTCCCTCATCCCATTCTCTTTTAGCATAAGATTTTGCTTGATTATAATTAGTCGTAAAATATAATGCTGAATTTTCATACATTTTTAATTTACTTGTTTGACTTCCGTGATATGCAATAAATTCTACCATTTTCAATTACCATCCATAATATGTTTTATAAATTAATTCATCTAATCCATCATCAATAATAACGGGCAGTTCTTTTCCATTACGTTCAACTATCCCCCAGTTTGCAATTCTCGTCCAATCACCAATAATCATTGGTTGATAATCTGTCATATAAGTATATAAATTATAAAGAAAATCATTCTTTTCTGAATAAACTTCTTTTTCCATAAATTCATCCATTAATTTACTATCATATCTTTTAACGTAATAAGGATTTTTATTAGGTTTATATATATCATAGATATATTCTATTGTCAAACATAATTCTTGCCACGAAATACCAACTAATCTTTTAAAATCTGTTGGTTTAGCTTTTGTAGCTAATTCCATTTCAATCCAAGTATAGTTATTAATATCCGCTTCATAAATTTTTGCAAAAATTTCATAATTATTTCTTCCCCAATCAGCTTCGTGTTCATTTTGAGCTAATCCTTTTTTATTTTTTGCAATTTTTAAAACTTTTTCATCATCAACCCTATAAACAATTCTTGAAGAACCAGCACCTATTTTTTGTAAACGTTCATCACAATATTTTTTTCTTCCAATAAATGTTGAAATTTGAGAAAATTCATTTAAATTAAAATTTGTTGGATATGCCATTTCTTCTAATGGTTCTTCAATACCAGCCATTTCTAATATTTTTCGCATATGTTCTGAAATTTTCATTATATCTCCAAGTAAAAAAAATCTCTCTAAATATTTATTAGAGAGATTTTTAATCTTAATATTCATTGTGCCACATAAGAACTTTTGAATAATTATCATAAAAGAATAGCCATTCTCCATCTGGGCAATCAGTATATGAATAATGTTTTTTATAAAGAGGTTTATCATTACCATCAGAAATAATCATATCACCTTTACCATTTTTAACAATAAGTTTAATAGAAAAGAATTCTTCTTCTGTTTTTTTAATCCATTTAGGCATAAAAATACAAAAATCATTTAAGAACCAAAATGCTTCTGCATTTTCTGCAAAAATTTTTACTCCATCAGTAATAAGAATTTCATTACCACAGTTATATCTGTAATAGTTTTCTGTACCTGTTGCATAAGCCATCAAATTTTCTAATTCAGTTGAAGTAATCATTTGTTTAACCTTTCATTATTTGTTGTTGATAAGGTTAATATAACATATAAAAATTACTTGTCAAGAGAAAATAAACTATTTTATATTTAATTCACATTTAATTTCAGGATTTAATGAATTTTTTGCCATACATACTTCATAGTTATTAATTTTCATAAGTATAATGTTTGAATCTTCATTTAATTCCAACGCATCTATTTTTAAATTAGTTTCAGAAATATATTTTAATGATTCTTTTTCATTTTTTCTAATCTGTTCCAATTGTTCAACAGTTACATTAGCTGTTGTTGAAATTGTTTTAATTTGATTTTGTAATTCATTATTTTTAATAATAAGAGTTTGATTTTGTTCTTTAGTAATAGATAATTCATTTGACATATATCTAAAACCACCATAGATACCAGCACCTAATGCAATTATTAACAAATATGGTAGAAATTTTAAAAATATGTTCATTTACCATTCCTTAATAAGTTTGTATCCATTTGGATATATTTTTTGTATTTTTTCATCTTGAGATAATTTATTTATTTGATGATTATAATATCCCCAATAGGTTATAGCATCTTTTGATAATCTTAAACAGATATTATCTTCTTCATCCATACCAAGTATTTGAAATGCTTTTTGATGATTAGCAGACATTGCGTCCCATACCAACCATTGTCCAAAATAAGGCTCATTTAAATCACCATCAATAGCAATTCTTAGTTCTTTACCATTATTTAATTGTGATTTAATCCAATTTATTGATGGGTCTTCATAAAATGTAACGCCTTTAACAGTATATTTGCTTTCATTTATTTGAACACCAGCAATTTTTAAAACTTCATTAATAGCATTTTCATCATATTCTATTGGTAATTCTTTTGCGGATTTAATTAATTTTTTATCAAATAATAAATAACAATCAATCCCACTATTATCTAATAATGCTGAATTAAAACCATTATCTATAAAAACTTGAATCATATCATTATCAGCATCAATCAAACCACCAAAATCATACCATTCATCGCCAAATAATTCTTCACCATCATAATCATTTGCTAAATTTAATTGATTTTCATCTACATCAAATTCAACTAAACCGCCATTATCAAATAATTTAGCATATTCTAATGCATAATCAATATCATCAGTCGTCCAAATATAATTTTGATTTGGTCTAATTCCCCAATTTGGATAATCTTTATTATAACCTCTATATAATTTCATTTTAAACCATCATTAAAATTTTATTATTTTTAATTAAGAAAACATTTTTATCAGTTGTAATAATTTCATAACCTGGAAACGCATTTTCTAACAAATAAATTTCACCATCATCTCTATCATTAAAAGTTTTAGAGCTTTCAATGATTTTATTTAATTCATCTTCTGAAATATAACGTTTTGGAGTATATTTGCGTATCCAGCCATTATCATTAATTAAAAAAGGTTTATAATTTTCTTCAACTGTTGTTTCATCTGTATCAATATTAGCTGTATCTCTTAATTTATTCAATCTAACATATTTTTTAATATTTTCTTCAGATAATTCAACTGGTTCATTCATTTGATATGTTGAAAAATTCCATCCTTTATTATCTGCGACAAAATTAATAGTATCAATCATATCTAAAATCATTTTGGGAAAATTATCATTCCTTTCAACTTCAACGAAAATAATATATTTGTTATCATCAGTTAATGAATCAGAAATTTCAATATCACGAATTTCAATATAATAATATTTTTCAATAAAATCTTCTAATTCTTCTGCTGCATCTAATTCATTTACAAATAAAGCAACAGTAATATTATCTTCATCAATTTTAGAAGTATATTCATCTATACTTATATAAGAAGATATTAAATTAGCTAAATCATTTTCTCTCAAATCTTCATATAATTTCATTTTATATCCTTAAATTTCATCACCATTTGATACAACTGATTCAACATTATCATTTGTTTCATTTTCATCATCTAATTTCTTTTGAATTGCATCTAAATCGTAAATATTATCATTAATAATATGTTTATTTGGAATTAATATGTCAACTAACCAAATATCTTTTTTTTCCATTATTGGTTCATATTTTCCTGTACGAGTATTATATTTAATATCTTTTTCTGTTTTATATTCTTTTGGCAAATATTCATAAGATGGTTTATATTTTACTAAACAATCATACTTAGATAATAAAACACTTCCTTTTGTATGAGGTTTTTTATCTCGTGGTGTTTTTAAAATAATATTTGTAAAATGTCTTAAAAAATTTACTTCAACTATTTCAGCATCAAACCAATTTGGAAAAGCATACACATTAAGAATATCAAAAAAATCATCAATATTCATTAAGACATCTAAATAATTTTCATTTTTATATATATCATTAATAAATTGATATTGCTGTAATAAAAATAGATTCATTTATTTTCCTTTTATCAATATAAAAGTATTTATTATATTATTTTTATAGTAATAAAGCATAATATATCAAAATATTATGCTTTATTTAACAGAAATTAAAATGTAATTAAACAACGTTCTAAAACTAAACCAATAACAAATAGAAATAATAAAATAATCAAAATATATTCTACCATTTTATTTTTCTCCAAGTAAAATAAGACCCGTTCCTGTTAATTCTTTCTTTAAAAATGCCAATTGTTCAGGCATATCAAAATAATAAGTTTTATTATTTTTAATTTTAATAGCTGTTAAACGGTCATCATCATCTTCGGAAATAACATAACCTTTTTTTCCAAACATTTCAATGAAAGAAGAATTTTCTTCTGGTTCTAAGTTATATGGTTTAAAAGCCTGTCTTACTTTTGATTCCAAATCTAATAATACAGCTTTTTCAGCAGCTGACCATTCATAATTAACAGATTTTAAAACAATATCCCCAACAACTTCTTGAATTTTATTACAAAATGATTCACTTTCATAATAACTTTCCATACCTTTTGGTAATTCCATATCAAATTCTAATTCTTTATTAGAATTAAAACCTATATTACCAACTTTAGCAATGACTTTTTCAAATTCTTTGTCTTCTAATTGGATTAAAATTGTATCTTTTTCATCATTTATTAAAATTTTATATTTACTAACCATTATTAACTCCTTCGTTGTCATTACCAATAGATTGATTTGATAATGTTCCAAAAGATAATACATCATCAGAAGCATAATAATTAATTTGTTCAACAGTAATATATACAATTAAATTAAATGGGTTTGCTTTATTTGGTCTATTTAATAAAGGCGAAAATTTAACTTTTTCAACTGAACAACCTTTATAAATTGAATGACATTTATTTGGATTTGATAATGATAATTCAAAATCAAAAGAAGTATGCATTAATATATCATATAATTCTTTTTCAACATAACCATCTTTAGTGCTTCGTAATGTTAATATTAACATTTTATCAGATACAACATTATCTTCATTTCCCATATCTGCATAATTTTCCACCTTTAAATCAGGCAATTCAACCATAAAAATATTATCTGGAATATACTTTAACATCTGCCCATTTGTAAGTTTAAATCGTGTACTAAACTTATTATCCCAGTTATATTTTTCTACTAACTTATCTTTATCCATTCTCTTTTCCTTTTCCATAATAAGTATATTCATTATGAAACAAAGAAAAAAAAGATGCAATAATATTATTGCATCTTTAAAAATAATTAAATTTCAGGTTTAGGCAAAATTTTATTAAAAAATTCATCGCTTAATTCTTCTTTATCTATTTTATTAATAATATCAATAACTTCATCATTTAATTCAGGATGCTTATCTAATAACTTCAATAAAATATGATGATTAGTTTGAAGATTAATAATATTAGACATAACTTGCCGTCTATAATCTGCAAAAACTTTATGCATAAAAAATTCATAAATATCCCTATTTCTAAAATCAACAGTAATATCCACCGATGGATTAAATTCTTTAAAAATAGGATTATCTCCAAATAATTTAGTTTGTCCAATGACAATTTCATAACTCATTAAAAATCTCCATTATATAAAGTTCTTGCTACACTAACTACATCAATATCATTATAATATTCAGTTCCATTATCATCACACCAATCAATATCATCAAAATTAATTTTTTGTTGTTTAACCATATCCGAAGCCATTTCTTCATTTAATGCTTTAACTGTAATATATCCTGTACAATCAATTGTCTTTGTACCACTAATCTGTACAGTAAATTCTGGTAAATTTTCTTCATCTTCTTCTGAAATTCCTGTTCCCCATAAAGGGTCAAAATTTTTTCTAACTACTCGTGAAAAATCACCTGCATAAGGGCATCTTTCATTTTGATAATCTAAAAATTCTTTCCAATCTGAATTATTCCACATATAATGTCTTTTATAATCACTCATTATTTTCCTCATTTTCAAATTCTTTTTTATATTGAAGATACATTTCATATCTTAATTGTTTATTTCGTTCTTCAATAGCTTTTTTAGATTTTTCTAATTCTTTTTGTTTTTCAATTTCTTCTTGTTTTAATCTATCAATATACATTTGAATACCATTTTCAGAATTAAATTCTTCTGGTAAAATTTCAAATGTTTCTTCGCACCATTCAGAACAAAATGATTTCCCAATAGTAATTATAATCATATTATTTAAAATAGTTGTATGTTGATATTCCCAATTAGAATACTCCATAGCTTTTATAAATTCTTTAGCTCTTTTATCAATAGCATAAATCATATCAACATAATTCATCTTTAACCTCATAAACATTTCCTGCAACAAAAAAACCTAACCCCATTTCATTAATATATTTAATAAAAGTTAAATCAAAATCAGCATAACCATCTATTAATTCAACTTCACCAAATTCTCTAACTATTGTTTCAAAATCAGTATCTTCACCATCTTCATCAATATAACGTATAATATCATTTTCATAAACATTTACATTTCCATCAATATATACTAATTGATTTGATTCAAATCTCTCTGGAAATGAAAATAAAAAACCAATTGTTTTACGTTCTCCATCAACATTATAAAATATATCATTTCCTGTTGAAGTATTTTCAGGATATAACAATTTATTTTCTTTTTTATCATAAAATCTAAATTTAACAACTGATTTAAAACTATACAAATTTTCTATTGGCATTAACATATCTCCGTATCATATATAAATTTTTTGTTTTACTTTTTTCAATAATATAACCAAATTTTTGATAAAAAGCAATTAAAATATCTTCAGGTGTTCCATAACAAGTAGATACTAATAATTTACTATCATATTGATTAATGTCTAACCATTGACAGAATTGCTCCATTATTTTTGTTCCAATGTGCATATGCTGTAAATTTTTAGGAATAATAAAATTATTTAACCATACTAATTTTTCTTTCTTCCAAATAGATATATCAAATTTAATTTTATATAATTTAACAAGTTCATTATCAAAATTCATTTTAAAAATCCATCAATATATCTATAAACAGGAGTATTGGGATTTTTATTTAACCAAAACTCCTGTATACTTCCCTTTAATACAGAATTAAGCCACCAATGAGGATATTTCTTATCTTCATATAATTCAAAAAAATATAATAGCCCATTTCTCATATCTTCTTTCCAAGATGTTACTTGTAAATTAAGAATTTTCTTTCCTAAAAAATAACCATTTCTTTCATCAACAAAACCTTCTCCATATGTTTCATAACGATACATATCTTCCTTTGCTTTATCACTAAAATCAATGTTATCACTTGCAAATTCTTTAGCAAACATTTCATATAATGGTATCATTTTTTGAAATTTTTTACCAAGTTTTATCATTATGCCCCCATAGCAACAAGAACTAATGAATTAGCTTTAACTTCAACTTCTGATTCTCTTAACAATTTTTTTTCATTTTCATTAAATAAAGAATCATTAAATTTTGCTAATTTTCCATTATTTTTTAAGCAAAATAATCTTCCATTAGCATCAAATTTTTTATCTGCAACAACGTGATAACCATTTTTCGTTTCAAAAGATTCAAGATAATCTGTTCCGCATAATTTTTTAACAACATTTAAAACATTAACATCTTTTGTATCAACATCAAACATCCATCTACGACCATCTCGGTCAGAAGATTCAGCTAATTGAGTTACCGATGGAACAAGTTTATTAAACATTTTAACTGAAACTTGTGGTTCTTTAACTCCAAGATAAGAATCTAATTGACGATTTACAACATCACGAGCAGCTATTAAAGTTTTCATTGTTGATTTTCTATCTAATGTCATATATAAACGACACCTAAACATTTCAACAACTGTTTTCATATCTTCTTTAACACGGTCAAAATATTCTTCACTATCAACAAGCCATTGACGAACAAAACATTCTTGCTTTTCTTTATCAAGCAAAACAGGTCTTTCTCCATCTTTATAATCTTTTGCTCTTATTAAAGCAACAAATTTATAATATGTTTGTTCAGGCTTCCATTGAACAACATTTTTAACTTTATCAAAATTATCAACAAGTAACATTTTATTTCTCCCTTTTATTAAAAAGGCAATCTACACCTAAAATTTTTAACTAATTGTTTATCTTTTAACATAATAGAAAACTTTTCTCTATTAGAAAATTCTAATTCTATTTTTCTTTGTTTAATTTCATTACCATTTAGATTCTCCCAAATACACAAATATTTTTTAATATTTTTAAGTTGTCCCATTGATTGCCATTTAGTCCAACTATAAGCATATCCGTTGTACACCCAATATCTAACAAACCAGTTTTTTGATTGTGATTCACATAATTCAGTTAAATCATTATCAATTAAATAACAACGAATTGCTTTCATTTTACTAACCTTTCAAATCAATATCAAAAATAGCATTAATTATTTGAATATATCTTTTATAGTCACAATTAAAAGCTATTTGTAATTCATAAGATGTAATCCTATCACCCATATGTTCAACAACACAAACTTCTTTATTTTCATTATTAATAAACAAACGACAACAACCTAATTTAAAAACTTCAATATATTCTTCATACCAACCTTGTTCTTTATCTAACCAAAATTTTGTAATTGTAAAATTAAATTTGTCGCAATTATCTTCAAGAAGTTTAACAAAATCTTCCCAAGAATTCACCATTATTTTATTCCTTCTTTTTAAAATGTGTTTCGCCTAATTTAAGTGCATAATAAATCAAAAAATAAATAACAAAACCACAAAAAACAAATTTAACAAACTCCATAAAAAACCCACATATAATCAACCAAACATAAATATCAACACCTACCATCGCCCATTTTGTTGGTTCATCTTGTTTTTTAATCTGATTAATGGAAAATACTGCTCCATTCTTAATATAAATACCAATTTCTTTAAGTTTTCTTAATAACTCTTTCATTTTTTATCCTTTTCATATAAAAATAATTTCTCTATGCTGTAAATATAACATAGAGAAATTAATTGTCAATAAATTTTTTATTTTACTGGATAATTTTTTAAGATATAATCTACTAAATCTTCAATTTTATTTAAATCATCAGTAATTTCATTTGTTTCCGATGAATATAACACGTGATTAACATCTTCATAAAGCCACCAATCAACTAATTCATTTGCTTCAGGCGTTATTAAATAATCTAACAAATATCTAATTACTTTATATAATTTATCATCAATCCCAATTAAATCACAACATTTTAAAGCTGAATTAATATTATTCATATATTCTGAATGTTCTTTTAATATAGTAATAATATTAGTTAAAACATCTTTTAAATTACTATTATCTTCTGTTATTTTTTTTGAAGATATTTCTTCTAATTTCTTTATAAAATCATATTCATTCATTTAGCCACTCCATTATCATAAAAAAGAAAGTTGTAAATATTCCTATAAAAATTATAATCCATTCAGAAAATAAAAACATACATCCGATAAAAATAGTAAAAAACAAAATTATTAATGTAATGATAAAATATGATTGCCATTTATGTTTTTCTTTTTCTTCAATAGATATATTAAAAATTTTAGAAAACCACTTATTAAATTCAAATGTATTTTGATTGAATTTATAATTATCAAAAATTTCTTTTAATTCATATGAATTAAAATATTTCGTTAAATCTACATTAAAATCAAAATTATTTTTTGCACAGGCGAGTTTATATTGAATTAATTTTTCATATAGATATTTTTCATTAAAAGAAGATTTTGTTAAATTTTTAACTAATTTGGAAATTAATTTTCTATGTAACATTTTGTATTCCTTATATTTAGGGGAGTTTAAACTCCCCTAAAATTATTATTTGTTTTCTTCTAAAAATTTTTCCATTTCTTCAATAGAAGTAAAAGATTCATTAGAAATAGTTGGAGCAAATTGTTCTAAAAACTCTGATTTAGCATTTTCACGAACAATCTCATCATCATACATTTCGTTAATTTCATTAATATTTAAGGATGAATCAGTTCCATTGGGCAAATATAATGTACTTTTAATGTTATTGCTTTCTTTTCTAACTTCAACATTTTCTTTTTTAGCTTCAAAAATTTCAATCTTCCCTTTAGTTTTTTCAATTTCCAATTCAAGATTATCATTAGTTTTTTCAATATCAGAAATAGTTGTTTTTCTTGTGCATAAAGCATCTTCTCTGCTTTTGATAATTTCATTTTTAACTTTAAGTTTTGTTGCTAATTTTGTAAATAAAATTTTATCATCTTTATTTTTAGCATCATCTAATTGTTTCAAAAGATTATTTTTTTCATTATTCAAAGTTTGTAATTTCTTTTCAATAACTGCTGCTTCCTGAACCTCATTAACTAACTTATCATAATTTTCTTTTCTTTTTAATTCAAAATCAGATAATTGTGCTTTTAATAGTTCAACATTAAATTCTTTTCTAATAGATTTATTTAATTTAATAAAACCAAAAGTTAGAATTGAAACAATTGTGTTAAATAGATTTAATAAACTATTTGTTAATTTTTTAAATAAATTCATTTTTATAATCTCCATAAATTAATATTCCGTTTTTATTATAAATTATTAATTTTCATTGTCAAGATAAAAAAATACTTTATCACAATATTTTTTAAAATATGGAAACATATTATAATTATCTTTAATTTTCTTGAAAAATTGATTTCTCTTATTATCTTTAAATTTAGATACTTTTTTAAAAGGAAATTTAATATCTTCAATGATTCCAGATTGATATATTTTAATTCTATATTCTGATATTTTTTCAAAAATAACTATAAAGTCTTCATCAAGCAATGAATCAACTAATTTTATTAAATTTTCTTCATTCTCGGTTAAAGCATTTTTATGTTTCCATTTATTTGGATGTTCTTCAAATACTTTTTTACCTCTATAATATAAATCATTTTTATATATATTTTGCGAATAAGTTGTATAACTATTACAAAATACATCTTTTTCTTCTACTGATATTAAATCATTTTGCGTAGCATTTAAAATTAAATGATTACTTTCATCCATATAAGTATATAATATATTATTATCATTAATTGTTTGACTAATCAATATAAAATGCATTCCACAAAATTCAATATCCTGACAACCCCAAATTTTTTCTTTTTGGGGTTGCTCGGCATTTATAATTTCTTCAATTTCTTTAATATCTTCAAAAGTTGGACTGAATTTAATCCACTCATCAAAATTTGGAACATATTCTTTTTTTAATGGTAATAACATTTTTACACCTTAATTATATTCTGTTGTTTCGCCTTTACGAAGTTTATATGCTTCTGAAACAGATTTTAAAAATACTCTACCAAGCTCACTTATATAACGTTCATTTAATGGACGAATAACTACACCTTCACGAATTTGGTTTTTATTTTTACCAAGAGTTGTTTTACCATCAGTTAATTCTTTAACTTTTTCATATGAATATTCTCCAACATATAAAGATGGTACACGTTCAATTCCAAGTTCTGAAGCAAATGCTTTGCATTCTTCATAATTTAAAAATCTACCATAACGAGGTTTTCCAACATAAACATCAAATAAACGATACCCAATATGTCCATTTTCCAAACCATATTTTAAATCCTGCATACCATAAGTTTCACCAAATAAAGTTAACATATCAGAATTTTTATAAAGTTCAGAATTAACAACCTTATTTTCAATATCATTTAACTTAAATGCACGGACATAATATGAATTAGCATTAGACAAATTATTCTTAAAAAATAATCCTTTATCACCCTGTCCTTTTGAAGCAATATAAATATCCTTATTCTCACCAAAAGTTTCATCATTTACAACACCTTTAGTAAAAATAAAACGAGTTTGAGTTCCGTGAATTTTTTCAGTTGCTTCAAACATTTCACCTTCAATAAAAGCATCCATAAACTTTTGGATTGGTTCAACATCATAAGGAACAACAATTTCAGTTCCACCATTAAAAATTTCTCCACCCATTTTTGCAGGAATAGGAGGTTCATATTTTGTAATACCAAGAAATTCAGCAACATTGTCATCCTTATATACTTCTAAATATGGCATATAAGAATTTTCCTCAACATATTCATCACCAGTACCATAAGGTTCACCTTCAATAATGTTTATAGTATGATAATAATTATCTTCTGCATCATTTCCCATTTCCAATTCTTTAACAGGATACAAAATACCTTCTGAAAAAATACCACGAAGTTTCAAAGGTTTTACTCTATTCCCTTCTTTGCCTGCAAGCATTCCACAGTTCTTTTCTTCATTCCAAAAATCCATTTTCTTCAACAACCATTCAGGAAGTAAAGCGTTTTCAGGAATATAAACGACTAAATCACCAACATTATAACGGTCAGAACCATCTGGTAATTTATTAGAAATACAATTATATCCGCCGATATTATAAATTGTTAATCTATCAGCATTTGGATGATTTGCCTTCTTTTCAATTTTAACCACTTTACATTCAAAATTAGCCATTTTTATTCTCCTTTATTATCTTCAATAATTTCAATTATATCTAAATTACCTTCCCACGAAAAACATTCTTCTAAAAATTCTACTGAAACACCTGATACTATATCAAATATTACTAATTCTTCATCGGAAATTTCATTTTGTAACCATCTTAGTCGTTGTTCATTTCTATCTTTATCAATCCAAGGGTATGGTTTAAAACTTTCTTTAAAACGCTTTATACCATTATCATCAATATATGTTGGAGCAATTAAAATAATTCCTGAATTTTTAAATTTAATTTTAATATTCTCCATAATTTACTCCTTTAATTTTAAATCTACCATCAATACTTTTTCCATTACAATCAAAATAAGTATTAACATTATCACTCATTAAATAAAATAAACCACCTTTAACTTGTTCAACAGAAGAAATTTTAATTTTCATATCATTAATATTTAAAATATCATTATTTTTAATATTATGAAAAATACCTTTTCTATAATAACCATATTTTAATTCTTCATCTGTTATAATTGCACTTTTTTTAGAATTACAATTTTTACACATAAATTGTAAATTTATCATTTTATTAACTCCATTACACGATTGAGGAATTATATGGTCTTTATTGTAAAAAACAAAATCTCCATTAGTATCTGGATTACACGGTATTAATTGATAAACTTTTTTACCATTTTTATCTATACATTTATATGAATTAATTAAAGCATAATGAGTAAAAACTTTACCACAACAAGGACACATATCATTAAATAACGACAATAATGCGGTATGTGTGGAAACATTGATTTTCATACTATTATTCATAATTGTAACATAATGATTATGAATTTCATCTATCATTTTTAATGAATTAATAGAAATTCTTGACAAATATTCCATTTTCCATAATGGCATTGATTTAATTAATTCACGCCCTTTTTCCTTGGTAATCAATTGAGCAATTTCAAGCATCAATATCCCTTTCTAAAAAAATTAAAGTGCTTTATACGTTTTTAATATAAAGCACTTTTTAAATTTGTCAAGAATTATTTGAAAAATTATTAAATATTTTATCAATACATTTTTCTAATGCTTTTTTATGACCAATTTCATCATCATTTAACCAAATATATTCTTCATAAACAAAATTACAATTTCTATCAACAGAATATGCAAAAACATATTTTGTTGAAAAATCACAGATTTTATCCACAAATAATTTAACTCCTGTAATTATAGAATTTTGTTCCAAGGCATTGGATTTAATGAAATTTTTAATATATTTTTCTTTATCCTCATAACTTAAACCCGTTAATGTTTCAAACATAATTCTTCCTTTTGTATTTAAATAAGAATCAAAAGGCATTTCTATATAACTTATTGAATCACCAATTTTATATTTAGGAGTTATATTAAACTTATTAATTTCATAAGCTAAACTATATTGAGGTAAAGACGAAATAAAATCTACCAAATCAAAAATTTGATGGCATTCGCATTTAATATTTCCAATAATTAAATTATTTTTAGTTATATATGAAACAATTTCTCCAAATTTTGTTTTTTCATAATGATTTTCAATATTAAAAGTTTTATTATTCCGATAGCATCTAACAATTTTATCTCTATCAATATATAATTCATTAATTAATGAATCTTTACTAATATCATATGAAATTCCTTCTGGAATATCATTAACAAAAAAATAATTATATAAAAAGGTTTGGACATCTTCTTTTTCAATAGCCGTTATAATAACTGGTTTATCTATTGGTTGTGTATCTGATTCTACCATAAAATTTTTATCATCCATTAAGTTTCTCCAAAATTATTTTTATATTAAATTATAGGAGTATAAAACTCCTATAATTACCATTTAATTGTAAGACATAAAGATGTCGTATATTCTACAACAAATCCATTTTTTAACAATTCAATTCTTACATATTCTACAATATCTTTAATTTCATCAATACTTAAATTCTTTAAAACAGGAAAAACAATATTATTAAAAACTATTGATATTTCTGTTTTTTCAGCATCATTAGAATTTGCCATAAGTTTATCATTTACAATAGAAATAACTGCATTTTTAATTTTAAATAATCTAGCAGACTTTTCTTGTTTATTTCTTAAATCATTAGCTGTAATAAGAATTTTATTTTCAGATAAATTTCTATTTTCTTGTTGAGTTACTTTAACAGGAGAATCAACTAAAAATTTTTTAGTTTTATTTTTAATTTTAGTTTCATTTTCTTTAATTCGCTGATTAGTTTCAGGAGAAATTTTTGCAACAATATCCTCATCATTACTATCATCAAGTAATTCATCTAATGATGGTAAATCACCAAGTAAATCCTGTAATGAAATATCATCATCACAACAAGAACAATGACATTTATAATTACATTTTCTATTCTTATTTTCTTTATTAATATCTTCGTTTGTATCATCCATAATAGTATCAACTAAATCAGGAATTAATGTTGCTAATACTTCAAACATATCATTCACATTCGTATTCATATTTTTATTTTTTTTCATATTTTATTTTCTCCTAATCAATAAAAAATTCATTTTCTTGTGAATACTTAATATTCATCAAGCAATATGATTCATATGCTAATTTTTCAAAATCCATATTTAACTCTTTTTTTGCTTTTTCTGTAATAAGCTCGGAATCATATGAACCATTCATTAAAGTATATTTAACCTTTAACTTATCATTTTCAAAAAAATAATACTTCATTGGAATAATATTATTTTTTTGAATAAATTTTAATAAATCATTATTCATTTATAACCTCTTTTTAAGATTTCTATTTTAATATAAATTAAATATATTAATTTGTCAAGGTTTTTTATTTTAATATTTCAGACAATATATATAAACCTATTTCAGGTTTAACACAATTTCGTAAAACTTGCCTTTTATTACTAATTTTGCTATTAACAACCACTTCATAATTGTCAAAATCGCTGATTTTATTTTTTGTTCTAATAGCATCTTTTTCAAATTTTTTATTAGCAATCGGTTTATTACTCCAAAATAAATGTCTTTGTAAAATTGCTGTTGGTTCAATTAGTGGCTTATAATATGGAATAACATTTTCAACACACCAATTTCCCTTATAATAGGTCTTTAAAAAAATAATAATTGAATATAAGCTCATATCTGGTAATATTGGTGCAAAACCTTTACCTAAAACACCTACATTATGTCTATATTGCCCGTGACTTTGACAAGGTGGTGATGCCCATATAAAATCAAAATTGTTATAATTACTTTCTAAATATTTCAAAGCATCTCCAACAATAACATTATCATTTGGATATAAATGTTTATAAACATCTGCAATTTTTTCATCTAATTCAACAGCCGTAACTTCACAATTTTCCCATAATGCTCTATTACCACCAATACCTGCATATAAATTTAATATTTTCATATAATATATCCTTAATAATTTGTAATTAGCACCTCATCACTATCATTAGAACCTTTATTCTTTCTATGATAATTACAATTATTATATGTATAATTTAAATGATGGATTATATATTTTTGACTCCAATCAAATAAAATATCATTTTTAGAGCCATTATTTTCTAAAACATTTGATAATGCCCATTTAACATTTTTATTATTTAATTCATCTAAATAATTCAACAATTCTTTTTCATCATTTTCCGTCCACATTTTAAATCCTCTGTTTCCATCATTATAGGCAGCAGTTGAAATTAAATATGGTGGGTCTAAATAAACAAAATCATTTTCATTTAATTTTAGTTTATTTAAACAATCCTTATAATCTCCATTAAAAAATTGAATATTTTGATTTTTTAAAATTTTTGTAAATTTTATTAAATCATTTTTAATTGAATCATTATAACAACTTTTATATTTTCCAAACGAAGAATTAAATTGATGATTATTATTAAATCTTATTTGATGATTAAATGAAAAACAAGTTAATATAAACAAAATTAATGGATATTTTGTCTGATTATAAACTTCTCTTAACGCATTGTAACCTTCTAAATTAGTTTTAGATAATTGATACGTTCCAATAATATTATCTATTGTTTCTAAAATTTTGTTTAAATCATTATTTTTTAAGAAATCAAAAAACTCTATAAGATATGTTATCATATCATTACAAACATAATTATTTGCATTAACATTTATTCCAACAGTATAACTTCCAGCAAATAAATCAACAAAAGTATTAATATTTTTTGGAAATAGTGGTAAAATTTGTGATAACAATTTATATTTGTTACCAGTATATCTTAATGGACATTTTATATAATCACTCATTCTATACCTTTAATATTATCTTTTAAATACTTATACAATCTCATTACTGAAATTCTTTTAGCCGAAATAGAATTAACATATTCCCTAATAGTATTAAATTCTAATAATTGTTTCATTTGTTCTGTAAATTCTGATTTATGACAATAAAAATATGCTTCTTGTGCATATTGTCCAACATATTCAGGAACTTTTCCCAATGAACCATTACCCCAATTACATATTGCATAATCATATCCTTCAGGTTTTTTATATGAACCATTACGGCGATATTCTTTAATAGTAATATCTTTTAATGTATAATCAGGTTTTTCATTTAAAATTCCATTTTTAGGACGTTTATATATATTAAAACAACAATGTAATTTTCTATCTGAATATTGAATTATCCCTAAATCTTCTGAATATATTAAATCAAATTCATACATTTGTAAATTATTATTTAACTGCGATATAGGTTGAATAAAAGCAATATAATCACCAATTTCACAACATTTTTTATAAAATTTTACAGATAATGAATTTGAATTTCCAAAAGGCGGATTTCCAATACATAATCTATTCTTTTTATATTCAATATTTTCTTTTAAAAAATCAGCTTTAATAATATCTTTAAATTCTGGTTCAATGTCATATGCTGTACATTTTATTTGTGAACTAAATGCACCATTTCCTGCTGATGGTTCAATAATATCTTCAATATCATTCACTCCATTATAAACTAATACTTTAATAGTTGTATCTATTAATCTTTTTGCCAAATCTTTAGGAGTATAATACTTATCATTAATAATTTTCACCATTATCAAAATCCCCATTTATCATCATCATTTATTGTTTTATATATACAAAACATCATAAATGAGCAAACAAGTAATAAACTTAAAATAAATGTCATTGTAATCCTTTAAATATATGCGTTATTACATCTGCTGTCCAACCATTACCAATGGCTTTTTTAGCCAAATGTTCAGGAACAGAATCACAATAATTTTCAGGTAAAGTTTGTAATCTACAATATTCTTTTAAAGAGTAATAAGTCCAATTTTTTCTATATTTTCCAAAAGCATCAACATATCTTCCATAAGATAAATTACTTAAAACGTTATCTTTTTCAACAGTTGTTAAACAATTACTTTTATTACTATTTGCTTTACGTACTTCTAAACATTGAACGATAGGAATTTCTTTATTATAATCTTCTCTGTGTCCATTATTATTAATTCTTCTTCCCACTATTGTTGCTTTATAACAAAAGTCTTTATTATCTAAAATATCTTTTAACTCAATATGTTTATCTTCAGGATATTCTATTTTCCAATTAAACCAATAATTTCTTTTTCTTTGTTGAGCAGATAATAAAGAACTATCAATTAAAATAGGTTTCACACCAACTTCGTTAGTTATGACTTCTTCCCATTCTTTTTTCATTATAACATTTTCTAAAAGAAATTTAATATTAGGATTAATAGATTTTAAATAATTTAAAATATCTCTATATTCAAAAAATAATTTAGATTCTCCATTAAATCCTTGTTGTTTACCTGCTGAAGAAAATGACGTACACGGAGAACCACCTATTAATAAATCTATGGTATTCCATTCAATATCCCAATTTCTCCAATTTAATACAGAACCTAATTCAATAATATCAGAATAATTTGTTTTAGCAATTGTTATAGCATTTTTATCAATTTCTGAAGCATAATATTTGTCAACATTTATTCCTGCTCGTTCTAATGATAATCTTCCTGTTCCAATGCCGTCAAATAATGACAACACTTTCATTATTAATCCTTTAATTTTAATGCTAATTTATACAAAAAATTATGAAAAATATTTTTATTTTCAATTTTATTTTGCTGAAATAAATTATAATAATCATTAAAAATTGATGACTTTCTGGATAAAATTATCCATCCTTTATTTTTCATTAAATTTTCATAAATTATTTTTGGTTGATATATACTAATTAATTCATTATAACAAATATCAACTAAATTATCAATTTGTAAATAAAGATATTTTGAAAAATTTAATGATGGTTTATCAATAACATATTCTTTAAATTGTTCAACTAATTCATTAATATAATCTTCTAAATTTTCACATTGACCACTTAAAATTTCTTTTAATTTATTATATTCAACACGAATTTTAATTTGTTCAATATTATTATGAATTGTTTTTTCAATAAGATTTGTAGATATGCGAGGAATTATAATTATAATATTTGTTTTTTTATTTAATTTAAAAGATGCATAAATTGAAAATTCTTTTCTTAAATAAGAAATAAAACGACTAATTAAAATAGAATTTATACCTTTTCCAACAAATTTTTTCTGAATATCATTATATAATTTTTCAATAAAATTATCATATTCAGAAATATCTGCCATATAAAAAGTTGATACTTTCATATTAAATCCTATTATTTCATTTATTTATATTTTCAATTCTCTCTTTTGCAATTTTAAACATATTTTTATCTAATTCAATTCCAATAAAATTCCTATTCATTTCTTTACAAACAATACCACAAGTTCCACTTCCCATAAAAGGGTCAAGAATAATATCATTTTCATTTGTAAAATTTACTAAAATTTTTTCAATTAATGCTTTTGGAAACCCAGCTTTAATGAATTTATTTCTCTCACGCTTAATTTCCCAAATATTTGTTTCAGTTCCTCTGGCAAAATTAGCACAATCAAATGCTCTATTGTATGGTTTATTATTGTCAAATACAATAATAAATTCAAATTGGCTGTTTAACATACCAACTTGCATAGCAGGCTGACCATAACCTTTATCCCAAATAATAATTTCTTTAATTTTATCTGCAAAATAACCCATTAATTTAAATAAAGCTATTTTATTACCTGTTAGCATTTGTATATTATAAAACATTAAATCGGAAACTTTTAATGCTTTTTCAATAAATTCTTTTTGAAAATTAAAATAATATTCCATAGAAAGGTCATCATTATAATTTTCATATTTTGTTGAAAATTCTATTTTATGATTTTTATTATTACAGCGAGAAACATATTTCCCTTTCATAACTCTAAGATTCATATTGTAAGGTGGAGAAGTAATAATACAATCCACCTTACGATTTTCAGATATAAATTTATCTAATATTGGTAAACAATTATCATTTAATAATTCAAATTGATTCATTTTAATATTTCCGTAAACCCATTTTCTTTAACAAGTGTCATTAAATGTGGTGCTTGATTAATTAATGTATCATTATGTGTAACTAACATAACATTTTTATCTTCCTTTGTTTGCAATGCTTGAACTGTCATTTCAACTCCAGCAGTATCTAAACCAATACGGTCTATTACCTCATCCATTGCAAATAAATTAATTTTACAATTATTTAACGTTTCCCAAACATCTCTAAATGCTAATGTTAATGCTAATGTAATACGTCCCATTTCTCCTGTTGAAACATAACCATATTGAATACCCATATATTCAATTGTTAATGACATATCACTATTAAATGATACAATATGTAAAGAACCTAATTGTGCTAAATATTGCATAATTTTAGAATTTAAAAATTCTAATGATTTTTCTAATATTGTTGTTCTAATAAAAGATGATGGGCTATTTAACAATTTTAATAAAACTTCTTGATGATTTAAATCATCTTGAATTTGTTTAATTGGTGCGTCATCTAATACTTGAATATTCTTTTTAAGTTCTTCAATAGATTTTTCTTGTTGTTCAAAAGGATTTGTTAATAATTGTTTTTGTAAACTATTTAAAGTAATTCCTAATGATTCTAACGTTGCTTGATGTTGTAATGCTTCTTGAATATTAGAATAATGTGTCTGTGGTTTAATACCTAAATCAACAATAACAATTTTCTTTTCCTGTTCAATTAAATCATTTTTTTCTTTAACAATATTTTCTAATTGTAATTTTAATTGATTTAACTCATTTTCTTTTTCAAGTAATGAACTCATATCATTAAATGATACTGGTTTAAATTCAAATACTTTTGGAACAAATAAAGAAATAGTATGGTTTGCTTCTAAAATATCCATATCAATTCTATGTAATTCTTTTTGAAGTTGAACAATCTCCTCTTTTTTACTTTCTTTTAATTTATTAACTTCTTCAACTCCCATTGGTTGACCACAAGTCGGACAAACATTTTCTTTAATATTTGCTAATTCAGTTTCTTTTTTTTCAATTTCATTAGCAATACGTTTAAAATTAGTATCAAGATTTTGTTCTTTAAAATTTTTAATAGTTTTATATTTATTTTCTTCAATATCATAAGCAATTCTTTCTTTATTAAGTTGCTCATTATAAAGAATATTTTGACGTTCAACTATAAAATTATATTTCAATAATTCAGCAATACGAATCTGATAATTTTTAATAAAAATATCTTTTTCTTGTATTTGTTTATTTAAAGAATCTTTCAGTTGCTGATTTTGTTGATTCACCCCCTCTTGTGTTAAATAATTTTCAAGCAACTGAAAGTTTTTAATTTCAGTATCAATATCAATCAATTTCATTTGAGAAATTACATTTTCAACATTATTAATTTGTTGTTTAATTTCATTTTCCCATTTTTCTTTAGCTGTATTCATATCAGCAATTTGATTATTAATTGTTTGCATTAAATTATCATTTTGAGTTTTAATAGTATTATACTCAAATTGCTTATTATTAAATTCATTTTTAGTTTCTTTAATAAGTGCTTTTAATGCATCTATTTTTTCAGATATGATATTAATACCTAAAATATGTTCAATAATATTCTTTTGGTTTGCTGTTGTTTGGTCATTAAAAATTGGAACTTTGCAAGATAAGCATACAATTTGATTATATACATCTTCATTCATTCCTAAAATTTTTTCAATTTCAACTTGTGTTTCTCTGGAATCTCCTTGTGATTCATTAACATTTATTTCTTCATCATTTTTCATAAACATTAAAATATTAGGTGAACGTCCTCTTTTAATAGTATATTCAACTCCATTTTTTTCAAAAACAAGAGTTACAATCATATTTTTTTTATTAATGTTATTAATTAAATTACCTAATGTAATTTTATTTCCAATAGATTTTCCAAACAAAGCATAATGAATGGCTTCAAAAATTGTTGATTTACCAACACCATTTCTATCTAATGATGAATTAGACTTATCTTTATTCATACCAATAATAACTTGATATAAACACTTATTTAATGGAATAATTTCTTCAACATTTCCAAATGATAAAAAGTTTCTAATTCTAATTTCTTTAAAATTTAATTCCATTATTAACCTCATACAATTAATTTTAATGTTGGTGCTATTTTCCAATCTTTTATATCAAATATACCATTGACATCATCATTTTTACAAATATAAACTTTACCTTGATAATTTACTTTATCACCTTTTTTATATGTTATTGTTGATGACCATAAAGAATATTCAGATGGATTTTCTACAATATAAAGTTTTTCTTTATTTTGTGGATTTAATGTATTATATAATTCATTTGATATTTGCGGTATTTTCATTAACTTTTTCCAAAAACTTCATTTAATTGTCTATTAACTCTATAAAAAGTTGTGCATTTAGGAATATCTTTTAATCTTTTAGCTCCAATATATGACATTGTAGAGCGAATTCCACCAAGTATTTCTTGAATGACATTCTCAACAGAACCTTTATAAGGAATCTCAACAACTTTACCTTCTGATGCTCTGTAATTTGCCATACCGCCAAAATGCTTTTCTTGGGCAAGTTGTGAAGACATTCCATAAAATTGTTTAAATTCTTTTATTTCATATTTATATCTTGGTTCATCAAAAATTGGCTCATCATCTTCATCATATCCTGATGGATTTAGTTCATTTGTTTTAAAACATTTCGTAATCATTTCACCATCAGATTCATCAGTTCCAGCAAACATACCACCAAGCATAACAAAATCTGCACCAGCACCAAATGCTTTAGCAATATCACCCGCACAAGTACATCCACCATCTGCACAGACTAAACCACCAACACCGTGAGCAGCATCTGCACATTCTAAAATTGCTGACAATTGAGGTCTTCCAACTCCAGTTAATTTACGAGTAGTACAAACAGAACCAGGTCCAATTCCAACTTTTACAATATCTGCTCCATTAAGAATTAAATCTTGAGTCATATCACCTGTAACAACATTACCAACCATAATCAATGATTTTGGAAATTTTTCTCTAACTTCTTTAACAAAATTAATTAAATTTGGAATATAACCATTAGCAATATCAATACAAATCTTATCAATTTGCGACCCAGTTTGTAATAATCTAAACAACTGTTCTTTATCATCTTTCAAACCTGTTGAAATAAATGTAAATGAATTATGGTCAGAATAATCATCCATATTGTTTATAGTCATATAATTTTTTATTTCATATTCTGTATAATGTTTATGTAAACAAGTAATTGCTTTATATTTTTGAAGAACATCATTCATATCAAATGTTCCTGTTGTAGCCATATTAGCTGCCATAATACCACAAGATTTAATTGTTTTTGGATAATATTTAAATTTATATTCACGAATAACATCTGCTTCACTTCTTGAATTTAATGTTGTTCTTTTTGGTCTAAATAAAACATCACAAAAATCTAATTCAATACTATCTCTGATTTGAGTCATTAATTTTCTCCTAATTTTATAATACTATAATTACATTTTTTTATATCATCAAAATATATCATTGATAATTCATCTTTTCTTCCATTTCTGGTATATCTATGATATAATGCATCTTTAGAATATAATGCATTTCCTTGGTTACAAATTTTCTCACATAACTTCGCCAATTCTTTTGTTTCAACTAAATAAAAACAATTTTCATCTATTTTATGAAAAGCTATAAAATCATTTTCACCGTATAGCCAACCATTTTTCCCTTGAACATTTTTAAATTCAACCCATAAAAAATTAGTATTTTCAGCTTCGTCTTTTCTATTAACTTTTTTTGATGCTTTAACATCTATTTTAATTTCTTTTTTCAATTTATCACTATTAACAATAAAATCAATATGTTTAAATTGTTCAGATAATGTTGCTTTCCTATATTTTCTATTATTTAATTTTAGCCAATTTTCAAATAAATCTTCTGCTGTTTGTCCCATACGAGCAGATTCTCCTGTATAGTCTTTTTTATTAATATACATAAATAGTAATTTCCTTATAATAATTAACGTTTAACATTATAAAAATTAAATTTATATTGTCAAGAATTTATTTGTAAATTTTTATATATATTGACTAATTTTTGATTTTGAATATTTTCCATTGTTAATTCATTTAATAATGAAATTATTAAAGTTTCAATATCTGAAATATGTTCTAATTTTTTATTATCAATAATTGTTTTTGCTAATTCTAATTCATTTGGATAAATAAAACATTCATTAATATTTGGTAACTTTTCTAATTCTTCTTTTAATTGATTAATTTCAAATTGTTTCATTTGAACATCATTCACCAATTTTAAATACATATTATTACTTAAATTAATATTATTTAATTTACTAATAGAAAATGTACAATATTTTGGAGCATCATTCCATTCTATATATTCTAAAGAATTTTTATCAGTATCTAAAATAGCAAATCCTTTATTATGCCAATCATTGACATCAGAAAAATCGTGAGAAAAACAATTACCAATATATGTAATATTATTTTTTTCTTGCCTTAAATGAAAGTGACCTGATAAAATTCGTTTTGGACCTTTATAATTTTCAGGATTATATTCACCTTCTTTTTTAACTAATTTATTAAAAGAAAAAGAAGGAATTTCAAAATGTCCAAAAACATATTCAGGATTATATTGTTTAATATAATCTTCTAATTTTTCTTCATTAATTAACCAAGGTAAAAATAAAAATTTTTGTTCTTCTAAATAAATTGGTTCTTCTACAAGATTAACACCAATTTCTCCTTCAGGAATAATAATACTATTTACATCACGTCTATCTTTATAATATAAATCGTGATTGCCAATAATCATATAAGAATTTCCACGACCAATAGAACCAAATGTATATAAACCTTCTATTCCTGCTTTTAATGTTTTTACATTAATAGAATTTCTATTATGAAACCAATCTCCTAAAAAAATTGCTCCATCAATATCTTCTCTATTTTCAATTGTTTTTTCAACAAATTTTAAAAAATTATTACATTCTTGATTAAATTCATCACTATTTCCGTGATTACCAAAATGTATATCTGTTAATAGTATATATTTCATAATTTTAAACCTCTAATCATATGAAAGGTTATCATTAAACATTAAAATTGTCAATAAATATCTTTATATATAAGGATTTTTTATGACAATTACTGGATATACAACAATAAATGATGAATGGGGGATTCTTATTGATAAAGATTTAGCTAAACACGATTTATTATTAAGAATTTATACAACAAAAGGTGAATGTGATTGGGACCCTAATTTTGGAACAACAATCAAAAATAAATTGTTTCAACCAAAAACCATTCAAGTTAGAAATGATATACAAAATGAACTTATTGAAACATTTCTTGAAGACCCCCGTTTTACATTATTAAGTATTGAACCAGTAGATATTGATAAAGGTTGGGTTTTCTATTGTTCTATAAGTTATTTAGATGGTATTCCTGAAGAATGGCAATTAGATATAACATTAGATAAATTTAACAATCCATCAAACGGATATTTTCCATTGGGAGTAAATTAATGAAATTAGATTATTTTAACATTATAAAAGAAGGAAAAAAAGTTAATATTAATAATATTAATTTTAGCACATTATTAAATGAATCATTATTAGATGTAAGACAAAAAAATGCTTCAAATTTATCTGATGAAGAATTTAAATATTTAATATCATTTGACCCAGTATTAAATAATATACAAAATTTATCTAATGAAGTAATGGCATCAACTCCTGAAAATTATATTCGTTGGCTATTAAAAATGAATAAATTGGGAGAATTAAAAAATATTTCTCCTGAAAAAATGCAACAATATCTTAAAGCATTTACTCAAGCAAAAAATAGAAAAAATTTATTACCAAATAATGATATTAACAGTTATAAATCTATTGAAGATTTAAAAAATGCTTTAGAAGATGCCAAAAATAATTTAACAGCAAATCAAAAAAATAAAGATGCAAAAAGAAACCAAAAAGAATTACAAGGTGAGAAAAAACCTGGTTTATATATGAACGGAGCTGTTGAATTATTATTTAATGGAGATGAATGGGAAGTTTGGACACCACATACATATGAAGGTTCAAAAGCATTAAGACGAGGAGCTTCTTGGTGTACAGGTGGAGATAACTGTTATTATTATGATGCATATACTGCTGATGGTCAATTATATGTAATTATTAATAAAGAAAATCAAAAAGTGAAATTACAATTATTTGTTCCCAATGATAGTGATAGTAACAGACCAAGAGAATTTAGAGATGCTGAAAATGATTCTGTAAAATTTAGAGAATTTGTTCACGATAATCCAGAATTATTAGATTTCTTTTTAACCCAAGAAAACGTAACCAATTCATATGAATATCTTGAAGATGACAGTATTGATGATGAATGGGATGATGACAAAGAAGATGATGTTATAAATGAATATAATTTAACATATAATGAAGATGGTATTATTTGTATGTTAATTGATTATCGTGATTTAATTAAAAGTACCATATATTTAGATATTAAGGATTTTGAAGAATTTGCATCAACTGGATATAATGAAGGTGGATATAGTGATACTTCTAAATTAATGGAAAAAATTGCTCAAACAGAAGGATTTATTAATGAAATTAGTTGGGAAAATACTGATTTATTAACATTATATAAATTTTATTTAAAAGATTCTAATACTTCTGCTTCGGAAATGGATTTTACTACATTTTTATATGTTTTATTTAAAACCAATAATGCAGATTATAGTTCTTATGATGTTTATAAATGGTTTACTTCTAAAAATGAATATTGGCAAAAAGAAGTTTATGAAAAATTGAACCCACTTCCAGCATTTGATTTAATTGGAAATTATATATATGAAAAATTAAAAGATTTAGGATGGAATCCACCTAAACCAAATTATAATGATTATTATTCTACATATCATAATATTAATTATACACACTATTTAGAACAATTTAAAGGAGCTTTTTTATATGAATTTGAAGATTGTCATAGTGTAAGAGAATTTTATGAAGAATATGCTGATAATGGTCAAAAATCTTATATGGATTTAGTTAATGATATTTCATTTCGTGAAGAAGAAGGAGATATTAATCCTATGTATGCTGAATTTTATGATTACGAAAGCGACCATTCTGAAGAAGATGCAAGTCAAATTATTGATATTTTTATGACAACTTTAGAATATAATAAATTTGTGGATGATGAAGATAATGAAGATAATGACGATGAAATTCAAGAAGTTTTAAAACTTTCAGGAGTAAATTTATAATGCAGACACAAGTTCTTTTAGATAATATGAGCGGTAAAACAGATTTTATTGGAAAACCTATTAAAGCTGTTGCATATAATTCGCATAAAACAAATAAAAGAAGTAATACAATTGTTATTCATACAACTAATTTTACAGGACGAATATGGTTGGAAGGGTCTTTAAAAACTGAACCAAAAACTGATTTAGATTGGTTTACTATTCCTTTAACCAATAATACTCCTTATATTGAATATTCTAATTATAATCCTGTTTTAGTTAAAAGACAAGCTGATTATTATAATGTTGATGGTTCATATGTTTGGTTAAGAGCAAAATTAGATAGAAGTTATCTTCCATTGGTTCGTTCTCCATTTGCTCCATTTGATACTAAATCAACGGAATATATAATGAGTTCAAAAGTTGATAATGTAGATTATACTCACACTCCATATCCAACATCAAATTTAAATCCACAATATGACCCTGCATATTATGAAAATTGGACACCAAATTATACTCAAGCATATGATAGAAGAATGTCATTATCTGTTTTAGGAAATGTTGAAAAAATTATGTTATGTTATTAAGGATTTTAAATGTATCGTGGAAAATACAGTAATTTAATTAAAGAAATTATTAAAGAATCTTTTATAAAAGATTATTCAGGAACTCCAATTGTTTATTATACAACTTCAGATACTGAAGCTGAACAAATGATTTCAACATTACTCGTAAAAAATCCTGTTCGTGGATTATATGATTTAAAAAATAATATGTATATTTTTGGTAATGCTTTTAATCTTATTCACGCAGATTTAATTGAAAAATTAAAGTTATATGGTAAAGGATTTACTCATTTGCCAATATTAGAAAAAGAAATTTATCAATATTTAGACAAATATTGTGCTATGTTTAAAATTATTGATGAAAATGACTATAAATCATTTTCATCTTCAGATGGTTATAAGTATGCATACATTGGAAAATTAAAAAATAATCAATATATCATTTTTAGAAATAATGAACTTGCACCTTCTTATTATAATGCACCAGATGAATTAAAGAAAATGCAAAAAGTCCCATTATTTAAAAATATTCAATTCAAAAAATATGATATTAGAGGTATTGGCTTAAATTCAAAAGACAAATTACCTCAAAATTTAGTAAATGAATCTAAAAATTCAAAAAATCTAAATGATAATTTTTGGAAATGGTTTGATAATAGCAAAGTTGTAGACAAAGATGATAATCCATTAGTTGTTATTCATAGAACAAAATCGGATTTTAATACATTTGATATAACCAAATCACATCCAATGAATTTACAAGGGAAAGGATTTTATTTTTCATCAAAAGATGATTTATTTATGAAAAACTCATTTGGTAATAAAATAATGAAATGCTATCTTTCTATCAAAAATCCTTTTTATGGATATGGTGTTAAATATAACAAAAGCATATTGCAAAAATATATTTCTGAAGAGGATTTACAAAAGATTTTTGAAGGAAATAATTCTGAAACCTTTGAAGGATTTGAATTATTCTTCGGTCTACAAATGAGTAGAGCAGAACGCAATGTTAAAGGTTATGATACAATTGATACAACTGCAATATTAAAAAATTTAGGATTTGACGGTATCTATCTTTCTGAAAATAATGTATGGGTTGCATTTGAACCAAACCAAATAAAATCTATTGATAATAATGGCGAATGGAATTCCAATTCAAATAATATATATGAAACTTATGATTATATTGACGATACAGAAGTTTTATTAAATCCAACTAAAAAAGAATTTAATGATTTTGTTAATAAGAATAAATGGTATCGTATTTTATTATCAAAAACTGGATTTGCAATTTGGTCAGCAGATACTCCATTATTGCATATGTATGTTGAAGATGAATATGATGTAAAAAATGCAACTCATTTATTTGCTTATAATGGTAATGTTTATTTTCAAGATTATAATTTAATTCCTGAAGATTTTGATAATGATATGAAAGAATGGTTTATTAAACAAGCCAAAGAATTAGATAATAATAAAATTTTAAGAACATATTTTCCAAGAATGAATATGGAACAATCAGTTATTAAAATGTTTAATGGTGAAAATGTTATAGTAGAAGCAAAACACAGAAAAAAATTAAATCTTCCTGATAATTCAGAAAATCAAGTCATTAATAAAGTTATTAATGCTATTAGGAATAACAGATGGGATACTGGTGAAATAATCAATAATTACATTTTGTTTACGGAACTTGCTTATAGCCATTATCTTGATGCTATTATTGATGAAATGGAAAATAACAAAATACATTTAAAAAATACATATGAAAAAATATACAATCAAGCAATAAATTATATATACAAGAATATGAACAATCAAAATTCATTAGCATTTAAAATTACTGACGATATTTATCGTAATTCTGCAGAACATATTTTACAAAATATTAAAAATGAATTAATTGATAATAACATTTATAGAGAAATTGATACAAAATTGTCTATTAATGAATTATTACAACATCTTAAAGAATATGGAACAGGTAATTGTTGGGCTAAACAATATGATAAAGCTGAATCATATAATAGTGATTATAATGGAACATCATATATTTTTGTTGGACAAGCAACTGATAAAAATATTAGTTGGTATGATTCAATATTATTAAGAATGGTTAATGAAGATGAAAATGAAATTCGTTTACGAAATAATGCTCCGATAAGAATTACTAAAATTATTAATAAAGATACTAAAAAACGCTATAATGTTAATCAAGTTTTTTCAACAGGTGACAAATATAATTATCCAATATCATTTAATGAATCAAAACAAAATATTAATGAAAATAAATTAAGTGAAGTACAAGAAGATATTAAATATATTTTATCATCAGATACTGTATTATTTAGTTGCGACCCATCAACATATGATTTTATGTTAAAATGTTTAAAACAAGGACAAAAACCAGAATATTTTTATTTTAATTTTTATAAAAATAGACCAACATTTATGAATTTATGCAGAAGTTTATTATATCGTTTTACTGGAAATAAAATAAAAGGTACTGATGAATTAATTAAGAAAAAAATTAGTTCTTATGATGGATATAGTATTTCAAAAGAAGCTATCAAAGTAATTTTAAATGGATATTATGGAAAAATTAAAGTCGGTATTTAAGCCGACTTTTTTAATATTTCATTTTTATATAATTCTATAAATGGAAAAAATTCAGAAACAATATATTTTTCATTATTATAATAATATATTGAATGATTTCCAATTCTATCATCAATAAAATTACATATTTTTTCAGGGATAACTATATAACTCCCAACCCGATTTATTTTAAATGCAATAAACCAAAAATTCATATCATCAACAACATCTAATTGTTGTTCAATCCAAGAATCAATTAAAGGAATAGATTTATTTTGTAAAAACATATAAAATGGAAAATCTTTATAAAATTTACATTCAACGACCATATTCTTCATTTCTGTTGGCGGAATAATATCAGCCATTGATGAAACTAATTGTGTTTCTGATAATTTAATTTTTCTAATACTATTTTTCCCACCGACAAATGCCCCAGAACCTTTGCATCTTTCAAAATTATATCCAAAAATTTTACTTAAACCTTTTGCACATTCTCTTTCCCAAGAATTTCCTTTAACTTTTGCTTTAGATGTCATTATTATACCTTAAATAAATATTAATATAACATATTTATATTGGAAAAATTATGAAACTTGAAGATTTAAATTTACAAGAAGATACAATTAAATTTAGTGAAACTTTAAATAAAGACATTTGGAACGGTGAAGAATTAAAACCTCAAGTTTATAATAAACTTAATCAAATTGCATCAGCTTTCATTGAATATCTTGATTTGAATTTAGATATTACTGACATACAATTTACAGGGTCAATGGCAAATTTTAATTTTAATCCAGATTCTGATATTGATTTACATATTGTTGTTAAATTTGATGATTATGATATAAATAGTGATTTATTACAAGATTATTTTAATGCTAAAAAAACGGTATTTAATAATAATCACGATATTACAATTTATGGACATCCTGTTGAATTATATGTAGAAGATGCAGGAAAACCCGCTGAAGCAGGTGGAAAATATTCTATTAAATATGATAAATGGTTAAAAAAACCTGAAAAAATAACTAAGAAAATTGAAGATGTTAAGGATTCTCCAAAATATAAAGAATTAGTTAATAAAATTCAAGATATTCTTTCATCAGAATATAATTCTGATGAAGCTAATTTAGTTTTAGATGAACTTTATGATATGAGAAAAAATGGTTTATCTTCAGGTGGAGAATTATCAGAAGAAAATTTAATATTTAAAAAATTAAGAAGCAATGGATTAATTGCTAACCTTAGAGATTATATTAATAAAAATTATGACAAAAGTTTATCATTAGAAGAACATTTAATTAAAGAAAGTGCTGAACAAGATAAGGAATATAGACAATTAGCATATAAATTAACTAAAATAATTATTAAAAAAATTACTGATAAAAATACAAAATTAAAAACAGGTTCAGATGGATTTTTTATTGATGTTACTAATGATTTCAAAAATACTTCACCTATTATAAGTGCTTCAAATAAAGGGTATCTTATAAAATTTACTGATATGAATGAAGAAACAACATTTTCATTTGGTGTTACTATTGATGATTATTATGGTGTAATTGCTATTCCAGCAATGACTTCAGATTTATGGAATTATATAACAACTTTAGTTAATAAAAATAATAAAATTGTTTCAAAATTAAAATCAACATACACAAATAATGATGAAGAATATAGAATTGAATTATCAAAATATATTGTAGATTGGGCTAAAAAAGATTTTATTAAATTTTTAAAATCACAAGGTGAATTAGCAATAACATCATTAGTTCACGAATGTATTCATTTAATTGATGAAATCCGAAGAACTGAAACTTATAAACCCAAAGAACAAAATTTATTTACTCAATCAGGAATGAAATCATATTGGAACAGCCCAATTGAACAAAATGCTTTCTTTCAAGAAACCACACATTCTTTTGATGAATGGATTAGAAAAAATATTTTCAATATTAATGATTGGAAAACTTTTAAAGATTTCTTTGAAGATTTTATTCGCCAATATAGTGGTAGTTTTAATGAATTAACTAATGAAAATAAAGAAAGATTAGCTAAAAGAGCATATAAATATTGGGTTTCATTAAAGAATTCCTAAATTATGCTCGTGCATAACTTTAAATGTTATCCCTCTTTTTTTACAATATTCATTTGCTGCTACCCATTTCATAGCATTTTTTGCAACTAATATTTTATCCCATCCATTTGATGCTTTTTTTAAAGATGCTTCTTTTAATGGTTTAACTTCAATCATAGTTTTTTTTAAAACTTTATTCGCATCCAAATATTCAACATAAAAATCAGGAGTATAAAAAGACATTTTATTTTTTGTCGGGTCACGATATAATATTTGAACAATTTCTGAACCCCATCTAGTAATAGCATCAGTAGAATCTAACCATTCACATAATTGTCTTTCCCAATCACTTCTCCATACAATTGGTTGAGGTTCAGTTGTTTCCATAATATTCATAACTTTTAAAGGACGTTTTGGAATAAAAAATCCTTGTTTATATTTTTTATTATGTGGCTTTTGATGATTTTCTAATAATGTATTAATTTTCTTTATATATAATGTATAACGCATTTTAGCATAGTCATCATCAAATACTCTACGAGAATCTATAATATCCATAAAAAATCCTTTCAATGGATATTTATTGAAAGGATTTTAATTTTTAAAGTTGCCTTACAATCGTTTTGATAGGTTCGTGACAATAAACATTTAAATTACAAGCAACTTTAACTGATTCTTCTGTTGAATGACCTAAAAATAATGCTGCTTGAGCAAAATCTTGTCCACTTCCAATTGCGTAATATTCGGGAATTTCTAATACTTCTCCTTGAATAACACTAAAAATTTTATCTCCAATAACAAAAATAAATTGACATTCTATTTCAACTGGTAAACCCATTTGTTGTTTAAATTGAGAAAAATCAAACATAAACATCAAAATATTTTCTTCTGATGGCTCACCAATTAAATTCTTTTCTAAAAAAATTTTTAAAAGATTTATTTCTCTAATTGGTCCAGCACCAGCAACAATAATACCGTGTTTTTCAAACATTTTAGTAGATTCTAAAAATTGAGATGAAATTGTTGTATCACAAGTTAATTGTGTATCACAACTTACTGTAATTGCATCGGCTGTTTTTCTTACCGCACATACTGACATATATTTTCTCCCACAAAAATAAAAATTAAACAATTATATCATCATATAAATCTAATTCACATTTTGATGTATCTATATCATCACACATCATTATACAATCAGGATAATAAGATATTTCACCAGTTGATTTATTAATGATTTTATTATTCCAATCTTGTTTAGTTCCTAATGGTACAACTAATAAATTTTTCTTTGGTAATTTTGGAACAAAACATTGAACTTTATTTATATTAACAGAATTTATTTTAATGTCAACAATTTTTGGAATACCAACATAAAAAGGATTAAAAATAACTGTTTGATGCTCAAAATGTAATAATTCATCTATTGATATAAGTTGACACATTAAATCGTGGTCATTAATAACCATTATTCTCCAATTTAAAGGCACTTCTAATTTATATTTTTCACCAATTTGTAATTCAACCATATGATAACCATATGAAAAAAATGTTGTGATTTTTTTAAATAAAAAATCTTTATCATCTTTATCAGAATAATCAAATACACACATTTTTGAATCTATTAATTTATTTTTTGGTTGATTCAAATTAAATGGCTTATTTTCTGGTAATAATATTTCCACTCTATTTCCTTTTTTATAAAATTATACGAAAAATTATTTCCATTTGTCAATATTTAAAATTCTAAATGGATATTTTTTTTCATCATAATAATGAATTCTTTCATTAAAATGCTTTTTAGAATATTTAGTTGTTGAAGATATATCATAAATCTCAACAAAATCTTTATCTTTCGCTAATCGTAGTCCACGACCAACCGATTGAATAGTTTTAGTAAATGCTTTTCCATAATCAATAAAAACTAAATTAAATAAACGTGAAATGCTTAAACCTGTTGAAGCAATCTTATCAATTGCAACGATACATTTATTATTTTCAGTTTTAATTTTTTCATATTCTTCAAAACGTTTTGTTGATTTAACTTCTCCATTTAGAAAAATAGCATTTGTACCTAAATTTATTAATTTTTCTGTTAATTTTTCACCATAATTAATATGACTTAATAAAACTAATGTATTTCCTGATGATTGTACAATTGAATGTAATAATTGTGCAATAAATGTTGTTCTTTCATCATTAGATTCTAAATATTTAATTTCAGTTGTAAAATCTGGACTTAATGTATTATCTTCTAACCGAACACAATTAATATTACAATTAGCTAAAAATCCTTTATCCTGTAATTCCTTTGCTTCAACAACTGCTCCGACACCGCCTAATGAAGTATATAAACAATAATAATCAGATTTCTCCTTTGGAACTGTACCTGTCAAACCCCATTTAATTGGAACATTTTTAAAAGTTGAATCACATACTTGTTGAATATGATATGATTTACATTGATGACATTCATCAAAAATTAATGAGATAACCCCATCTTTTAATTGTTGTAATTCTTCCATAGTTAATGGTTTCTCTTTTTTTGAACGCTCCATTGAATTAATTGTTTGCCAAGTACAAACAGTTACATCGTGTCCAAAATCTCTTATACCACAACCAACAATACCAGCATCTAACCCCCATTGTTTAAATTCATTAGCAGATTGAAATGCTAAATCTTTAGATGGAACAATTAATATTGTTTTTCCAAAAGGTAATACTTTTTTAGCTAATACTGCTGAAATAAGTGTTTTTCCTGAATTATGTTGCACCCACCAATCTTCCATTATATAAAGATTATTTTTATCAACTTCAAAACCATAATATTCACCTTTACCAATATATTTTATTGTAAATCCACTTCTTCTATTATCTTTATTATATGCTCTTAATCCAGCTTTTTTTCTTTCTAATTTAACAGGTATTTTTTCATTCTTACTGCAAATAGAAATAGTATAATAAATATTATTTTCATATTTCTTCACTTTTTTAATATGAACATTTGTTTTTATTCCTAACGAACCACAAATAAAAACAACATCATCTTTTAATTGTTCAGAATTTGTATAATAATAATGTATATTATTATCATAATATCCATCAGTATCAATTAAGCCTGCTAAAAGTTGGTATCGTGCTTCAATATTTCCAAATTTATATTCATCTGGAATAAATTTATCTTTTGATTTTAAACCAAATAAACCATATCTTTTTAATTCATCTTTCATAATATTATTATCATTATGATTATTTAAATTAAATGTATAGTCCTTTGCTTTATTTCCTCTTTTATCAATATGTTCTACCAATTTTAAATTATTTTTCAATGCTTCATTATTTAATTGTTCAACAATTTGATTATCCATTGATGTAATTGTTATTTGACCGCTTCCACACGTAGAACCATCTCCTAAATAGCAACCCATTACATATGGACTGATTTTATAAGAATAATTATTTTGAAAATTAATTTCAGTCATATTAACAAAAATTTTATGAGTGTGCTTATAAGTTTTGGATTTTTTTAAATACTCATTTACAGAAATATTTTCTATTAAATTATAATTCTTATTTCTTTTATCATTACAAATTAAAGGTAATATATGCCCACCATTAACAATAAATGGTTTACCTTTTGTAGGTATTATTTGATACATATCATCAATACCATTATGTAATGATAACACATTTCTTACTGTACCATCATCACCCATAATTTTATCATTAATCTGAATTTCTTCAACATTTTTCCATTGACCATTTGCCATTAATATCTTTGTACCTTTTGAATGACAACCAGTTGCAGCATCAATAATGCAACGATGATTTTTTAAACAAGTATTAATAACTCTAACTTGATGTTCTTCTAAAATAATTGGTTGTCCTTCTTTATAATGACCATCATACCAATTTAAATAAGAAAAATAGTTTGAATCAACATCATCTCCTAAATCAGGGTCTTTTATAATATCATCAGGATATACATATTCAATTTCATATTTTGATAAATCAATAATTTCAAAAATACGAGGTAATAAGTTTACATAAGTTTGACCAGTAACCGTAAAATATTGTTTATAACCATCCCAACGACCTAATTTATAAGATGTTTGAAATCGTGCTGAAGGGATAAAAACCTTAAATTCTTTAACACAAGCAGATAAGTCAGCTGATAATAATCCGTGAACTGTACAATGAATATAATCTTTATAAGTTATTAATAATTTTACCATAATATCCTCATTAAACTTTGTTATTTATTCTACTACATCATTCATTTGCTTTTCAATAAATATTATTATAATTAAAAATTAAGGATTTCTAATGGCTGAAATATTTAAAAATTTTTTATCTGTTTCAAAACAAGTTGGTACTGAAAAAATTATTATTCCATCTGCTTTAGCAGGTCAAAATACTACTAATGTTTTATCTGGTTCAAGTAGTATGGGTGAAGTTTTAAGAGAAGAAGGTTCAACAGTTCAAGTCCATTCATTATATATTTGTAATGTTTTTGACCCAAGAATTGAAGAATATGATGAAAATACTCATACTTATCCACGATATGAACCTAAAAATTTTAAATCAATAGATTTATATATTAAAGATGGTTCAAATAGTAATATTCAAACTTATATTGCTCACGATATTAGAATCGTTCCTGGTTCTTCTTTTTATATTGAAAAAAATATTACATTAACTCCATCACAATATCTTTGTATGTTTTGTCCAGCAGGAATTGTTGGAAATACAAATGGTATTAATATGAATATTACTGCATCGGCTATTTTATTTGTTGAGGATGTTGAAGAATAAAAAATAAAGGGAGAATTTATTCTCCCTTTTTTATTTTATCTGAAATTTGTTGAATTAAATATTCTACATCTTTTTTAAATTCTTTTTCATTTTTCAAATGACAATGAAATTCTTTAATATCATATATGTCATAATCAACCTTATCTTGAAAAACGTACAAATAAGCTAATAATTCGCCAGAACTTGTAAAAACTTTTTTTATGTCATCTTTCCAACAAACTTCAATTTCACTTACAAATTCAGAAGACGGCAGAAAAATAGAGAAAACATCACTTAATATATTCTTCCAACACGTATCTGAAATCATTATTTTCCTTTTTTAGATTCAGATAATGCTTTTACTAAATCAGCAATAGAATTTGTTAAAGTATTAACTGTTTCTTTCATTTGACTCATTTCTTCTTTAATTTCCTTAATTTCTTTAACTTCTACTGCATCAACAACAGGGGTGGGAACAGGAGTTTCTACAACTGCTGAAGAAACAGGAGCTTCTTGCTTAGCTGTAACAAAAGAAGGTAAAGAAGAATCAGCATAAGGATTCATTCCAAATCTATTTTGATTTGATTTTGTTGCATAATAAACATTTAAACCTTCAATAATATCTTTTGGTGTTCTTACAACATCATCTGGACATTGAATTGCAACTTGAGCAGATTTAACAATACGAATTTGTTTTAAACCTCTTAAAACTTTTAACATTGTTTGTTTTGGATAATTCATAAAATATTTTTTATCTAAAACTTTCCAAATTTCTGGCTGATGTTGACATTCATCACTATTTACTAAATTAACCAATTCTGCTCTTGTATCGGCATCTAATGCATCAATATCAACAACGGAACAAGTATCAGGGTCTGTATCATTTTGTAATGAAATAATAATATATCTTGCTCTTGTAACTAAATCTTGTGCATAATGTCTTAAAGGTTTACCTGTATTTGGGTCAATAACACCACTCATTTTTTTCTCCTTGAATAAACTTATTTTTTGTTCTAAAAATATTTATGGTGCTATTTTTTAAAAATAGCACCAGAACAAAATAAAAAATTAAAGAATATTTAATTAAAATAAATTAAAAAGTATTATTACCTGCAAACATTTGACGTTTTTAATTCTAAAAAAACATAAAAATGCAAACATTTACCAAATATAGTATTAAAAATGCAAACATTTTACGAATATAATGTTAAATCTTTTTTAATTTTCCATTACCAATAACTTGCACAGCATTAAAATTACAATCAGGAAATGATTTTTGTAACATTATAAAATTATATAGATTATTATGACTGTCATCATACATTTTAACATCAGAATATAATTTTGTTTTAAGATATTTTCTAACAATAAAATTTTTTCGCTGATGAACTTTTTCAATAAATTTTAAATTACCACTTCTTTCTACATAAACATTAGGATGGTCAATATTAATTCCATATTTTCTAAATGTATCAAGAAATTTTTCTTTATCTTTAAAATCTTCACGAGCCGTTAAAAAGATAACTCTATCATTTCCTTTAATATTATCAATATATCGTTTAACCAATTTAATAACATTATTAATAGGTTTAGAAGTATTATAAAATACTAATGAATCTCTAAATTCCGAAAAATCAAATTCTTCACCATCTTGTAATTTATAAGTATTAAATTCTTTATTTGTTAACTTTTTAACAATTTCACCATCTTTAACAACATTAATTAAAGCGTGGGTATGAAAAATTGTTTCATCAATATCAAAAAATGAAATTTTAGCTTTTAATCTTCTTCTGGACATTTCGCACCAAGCTCTTTCATATAGGCAATTACACCATCTTTATCTTTTACATTCATCAATTTTTCAATTTTTTGAAGATATTCTGCTATTTTCAAGCGATTACTTTTATCACATTCAAGTTCAAGTATTGAATAATCATAATCTTCATCATTATTCATATAAAACAAACGTAAAATAGGTTCATCCAACTTAGGATTTTCTTCATCAAACAATACTTCAATATACAACCAATTTCCATCATCCATTTCTGTTGAATATTCAATACCAAGAAAACGTCCATCACTATCTTCAAGATTATTGGATTCATATTTAGACAAATCAATACCGTGATTATCTAACCAATATAACATAAAATAAACTTCTTCAACCAATTTTTCATTATAATCAAATTCTTCAAATTCAACAAAAGAAGAATAACGATTATCAATTTTCGTAATCAAATTTTCAAATGCTTGACTCATTTTCTTTCTCCAAAAATTAAACTCATCAAAAAATCAATTGATGAGTTTAATTTAACATATAAAATTTATTTGTCAAGAGATTATTTAAATCTTTTTACAGCTTCTTCATATGATATAACTTCAATTCCTTTCTCTCTGGCTTTTTGTGCCTTTGATGATGTACTATTTTCTTCTTTAGTAATTAATAAATTACAAATTTTTGTTACAGATGAAACAACTTTTCCACCTCTGGACATAATATTTCTCTCCATTTCTTTATCTCTAATTCCTGTAAAGCAAACTACAATATTATGTAAATCATCTGTTTCTCTAACAACTGCCGAATACTTTAAATCAACATTTGCTTTTCTAAACTTATCTACATAATTTAAAAAGATTGCATAACGTGAACAATATTGGTCAGCAGAAATATCAGACCATCCTTCAACTTGTAAAATTTTTTCTTTTTCAAATACCAATTCACCATAAACATCAACAATTTTATTAAGTTTTAATTCACCTATACCATCTCCAAAAGCCCCAGTAGCATCCATTAATTGTTGAATAGTTGCTTGTTTTAAACAATCGTGTAATGAAGAATATAATTTTACTCCATTAATTCCAATTGTTTGAGTAAAAACAGAAACAGGTAAAGATATAAGATTAAATGGTGTCATTGTATTTAATTCAGTAAATGTCATAATTCTTGTTAAATTACCTTCCCCTGCATATTTAACACCTAATTTATTACAAAAATAAACTAAACGTTGTAAAGCAACAATATTATCTAATTTTTCATCTGAACCTTCATAATAAAATGCAAAAACTCCATTTTCATCAACATCCCAAAATGAGCGGTCAATAGTTGGTATACCAATTTTATCTTGTAAACACGGAGAAATTACTTTTTCAATATATGGTATAACATCACCACGTCTTGTAATAACAACTTTTGCTCCTTGACCAATTTTATTATTAACAATAAGTTTATAATTATGACCTGTTACCCAATCAATAGTCACTCCATTAATATCTACAGGTTTAATTTTAACTCTTGGATTTAAAATTGCATTTTTAGAAACATTCCATTCAACATATTCAACTTCAGTTTCAGCAGAATTAACAACTGCACCAACTTTAAATTTTCTGGATTCTTTAGGATTATATGTACTTGTTTCATAACCATTATAATTTTCAGATTTTTTATTTACAGTAAAAATAATTCCATCACACTCATATTCATAATCGTCTCTAACAGATTGTACACCTAATTTAGCACTTTCTTCAGTTACAAATTTACCATTAACTAATGAATGTTGAGCCGTTTCTAAACCATAATTTTCAAGTTTTTGAAACATTTCTTCTTCAGAACCATTAAAATCCATAATTTTATAAGCTACAAAATGAGCATATTTAGAAAATGCTTTTGCACAAGTTTTAGAATTCAATTGACCAGCAACTGTATTCCGTCCATTTTTATAACGATAATGAGTTTCTTTAAATAATTCATCAATCATCAAAGGAATATTATTTTTAGAAACAATAACTTCTCCACGTATCATAACATTATCAGGAATTCTTAAAGAAAGAATTGAATTTTCAAAAGTATTAACAATACGAGTAATATCTTGTCCATTTTCCCCATCCCCACGAGAATAAGCAATTTTTAATTGCCCATTTTCATAGCAACACAAGCAAGAACAACCATCTAATTTTGCAGACACCATATATTCTTCATTTGGAGAAATCCATTTTAATAACTCATCTTCTTTACATTCTGTCATTGAACCTAAAGGTATAGGCAATTTAACTTTATCACCTCTAACTTCTGAACCAACAGATAAAAAGAAAATATCATTAGGATAAAATTTTTTTCCAATATCATATAAACTGTCATATACATCATCTGTTGAAATATCAGCTTCAATACCATATTCTTGTAAGACCAATTTATCGTCATCATCAAAAATATAATAATCACCTGTATTTGTATAATAATCTGAACAAATTCTTAAAATATCAATTAAAGTCTTCATAAAAAATCTCCATAATTATAATTATGGAGATTTTAGCATATTTAATTTATCTTGTCAACTATTTGATTAAAATAATCAAATGATACTTTATTATTCTGACACCATTTAAAAGATAACCATTCATTTGGATTTGTATCTATACCTAAATTTTTTTCATCATCATTAAATTTTCCAAATAATAATCGTTTTTCAAATTCTGTTGCATCAGGACAATTTAAAATATTAAATTCTTTTTGTAATTTTGGAATATAAACTCGTATCATTGTATATAAGAAAAACAAATAATTACAAAATTCTCTATTAAAAATTTTATTAAAATGATTTAATGCTTTTACCATTTCAAATTTATGTGAAAATCCATAATTAATAATTGAAATATTATACATTAAATATTTTTTAGCTTTAATAAAATTCCCTTTATCAAAATATGTTTGAAAAAAAATATGATTAATAGCAATTTTTAAATAATTAAAATTATCATATTTAAATCTATTATTATAAACACGTCTAACTATATCATCAACGACTTTATCAAAATTATCACTAAATTGACCAATAAAAAGCATAAACATAAACATCATTTGTATACGTTTATGAAATAAAATATGAAAAAATTGTTCAGTATTACATTTTAGTAATATTTTATTATATAAATCTTCTTCAAAACTTAAAAATTTTTTAATATTTTCATAAGGGAAAAATCCATTTTCATTAACATATTTTATATTTTCATTATTAACCCAATGCAAAAATAATTTAACAAAATAATAAATTGTATGAATAAATGGCGAAAAATTTTGCATTTCATTTTTTTCATAAATTTGTTCAATTTTATTATATCTATCATATAATGCATCATTTGGACTCATATCCCCATTATTGTAAATATACAATAAAAATATTTTTGTTTCATCATCATAATTATCAAAATTAATCATATATTTGTCTGACCCACCTTTATGATTGTCAGAACAAATTTTCATTTCTTCTTTCAAATCTTCTGGCACTTTTTCAAGCAAATATTGATGAACATCTGTAAACATTTCATTATTCATTTTTAATAAATCTTTTAAATCATAATGATGTTCTGGATTTAATAATAATAATCTAACTTTTTCAAGTTTTTCATTTAAAATTTCATCATTTTTAAAATATTCATAAATTCTTTCAGGCATAAATAATAACATTTTTACTTCCTTTATAATACAAATATTTATATCTTTATATTTGTTAATCTATCTTGATTATCTATTCTATTATGATTATTATTTCGGTAATTTATACTCCAAATATTATATTGTGTTAATATTTCATATAACTTCGTTGTTTCTTCTTTTGATAACATATTTAAAAAATTTATTGTTTCATTATAAATTCCCTCATAAATTTTACAAGTATGTGAACATATATCAGTACACCAAGTTTGTGGATAATTAATAATTCTTTCATATCTGCAACCACCATCACAAATGGCTTTAAATGGACATTCTTTTTTACAAGATGATTTATATCGTAAATCATTAATTAATTCTGTATCAACAGTTTCATTAATATTACCTAATTTAAATCTTTCATCTTGTTGTGATAAAATTGTACACGGATAAACATCACCATTTGGTTTTAAAACAACATATGACCCAACATCACAAGAAATAACAGGTTCATTTTCTAAAATATTTGTAATTGTTTTTAATAAAAGATTGGGAATATATAAATGTTGATTATTTTTTAAATCTATTTGTATATCTTGATATATTTTTTGAAGCTCATTTATTAAATCACTAAAAAATGTTTCTTGAAATAATGGCTGATGAGCAATCGTAAAATCTGCACCAAATTTATATTCTTTATTTAATTTTTTAAATGTTTGGTATGTATTATAAAAATTTTTTACTGATTCTTCATTTAAAACACATCTTCCAACTAAAATTCTTCCTTTATTTAATTCTGATATAATATTATCATAAACAGTTAAATTAGTTATATTTCCATTATACGTTTTCCGAGTATCAACATTACCATCCCACGATATTTGTACATCAAAATTTGTTTTATTTGGTTCATAAACTTCATCCATAAATTTATGAAAATTAATCGTTCCATTTGTTACAACTTGAAATTGAAAATCATTTTTATATTCATTAACAATTTGTTTAATTAACTCAACTTTTAATAATGGTTCTCCACCAAAAAATATTATTCTTGGTTTATTGTAACAAGTAAACATTTTTTTAACTTTTTCCATCCATTCAAACGGAAATTCGTTTTTAATATCCCTATTTTTAATATAACAATATTGACAACGTAAATTACATTGTTCAGTAACCATAATATAAGCGTGCGTAATTATTGGTGGTAATTTAATATTTCCCATTATTTTCTCCATTTTCTAACAAATTCTAAATTTGGAGATTGATAACTATTTTGTGTTATATCTAATTCGCAATCAACAAATTTATTTAAATCAAATATATGTCTATTTCTATCTTCAGATGTATAAATATCTTGTCTTATAATTTTTTTAGATAATTCATCATAAATTTGATTTTCAATTTGATATAATGCACATCCATTTTTAAATCGCATATTCATATTTCCATTATGAACATAATTAGATGCAGGACATTCATTACATTGGTAACATTTACAAGTTTTAAATTCACATTGTGGATAATGATAATAATCTTCAATAAATTTATCTTGAATATTTTTATCAATTCCTGTTTTTATATTACCAAATTTATATGCTCTATGGTCACCAAAATATATGCACGGATATATATCACCATCAGGGTCAATATAATAATTTATACCTAATTTGGCACACGTAAAAAAGGCTTCATTAATACGTCTTCTTAAAGTAATATTTAACCAATTAAATAAATTAATATAATTTCCTTTATTTGCTTCTTCAACATACAAATTATATATTTTATAAATTTGATTTTTAAATTTTTCTTGAAGGTTTATATCACTATAATTTCCTTCGTGAATTAAATAATAACCAAAATTAATTGCTCCATTATCTATACAAAATTTAAAACTATCATATAAGTAATCTAATGTTTCTGGAGTTATAGCGTGAACAATCGTAAAATCATCTCTATGTTTACTCTTACCAATTTTTTTAACAACATTTTGAAAAAATTCATCATTAAATAACCCATTACATTTACGAGATAAGGAAGCAGAATACAAACCATCCCAAGAAAATGCACAATGTTTTGGCTTAAATATATCTCTATCACATAAATCTAAAATATAATCAATATTTGTTCCATTAGTAACTGTTCCACATTCAAATTGAACATCTTTTTGTCTTGATACTTTTAATAAAGATTTTTTATATAAATTTTCTATTAAATCTGGTCTTAAAGATACTTCTCCCCCAACAATTGAAACAATAACTTTATCATCTAACGGAATAGTTAATAAAAATTGTGATAATTCATCATATTTTGTAAATGATAATGGTTTATGTTTATCATCATTTAATTGATGACAATATTGACAATTAAGATTACAACCAGAAAAAGTCTTTACAGTCAATTTCTTGATTTTTTCATACATTTCCATTTAATTTTTATCCTATGAAGTACCACAATTTTGGTCGTGACATTGTTTAGTATTACAAGCCTGACAAGAAACTTGACATCTATTTTGGCAATTTATTTGACAACTACGACTACAAATACCATTATAAGTAAACCAAGAATTTTTTTGAATTAAACAATCTTTGATTCTTTCTAAAACTGTTCTAATCAATTCATAATCTGATTTTTTAACAATACCTTCAGCTTGCGATGATTGAGTTGGGTCAGATGTTCCTGCCATTTGAGTTTTTTGATTAATATCTTTTGTAATAACAGAATTTAATGGTATTTCTTGACCTGTTGTTGTATTAACAACTTTATTAGCTGGTATATCTCTAACATATGAAGTATTATATTTGTTTACAGTATAATCATCAGATGTATTAGCAATATTTACATCAGGATTAAAATTTCCAGCTGTTCCAATTGTGTTAATCTCAATTTTTGGTAATTTTTGACTTCCTAAATAAACACCGATATTTGCATCTGTCACATTATTTAAACTAATAACCGCTCTACGAATATTATTTTCATTACCTAATGTATGAATTTTAGATGATTCTTCAACAATAACTTGATTAACTTCACCTGATAAACCAGTATATTCTTTTTGAATTCTATCCCTTTCTGATTCAGGAATAGTATCGTGCATCTTAATTGCTAGTCCTTTCCAACCACCAACCCAACGTCCGCCCCAATCAGGAGATTGATTATTCCAAACTTTCCAAACACCGTTCCAATTCATTGCTCGTTGTTTAAAAGTATCTCTAATATCTTGATATATTTGACGATTAACAATATTACTATCAGCCATCATTTACCTTCATTTTTAATTTGTTCATCAATAATATTTACCATACCATAAATTATAAAATTTATTGCATCTCTAAAATTAGGCAAAAGTATTCCTTCAATATCAGATAACTTTTCATAAAATTTTAATAATTGAATTTCATTATCTTGAATACTTCTTTCATTTTTAATAATATCTAATAACATTCCTAATAATTTTAAATTTTGACTTAAAATATTTAATTTACGAGAACGAATATTAGGTAACATATCATTTAAAAGCCACCATTGATATTGCTGTGCAACATCAACCATATATTCTAAAACATTACATTGAACATCATTCATAATATTTCCATCTTTATTCAATGTTAAATTTTCAGATGGACATCCCCCTTTACAAATTGCTCTTGCATTACATACATCACAATTTTTATTTTCGTTAGCAATTGTTTGATTATTAAAATTAATTTCTTTAATTTCATCATCATTAATATTACCCATAACTAATTCATCATAATGGTCAGAAATTGTATGACGTTGATGACAAGGAAGTATATCACCATCAACTCCAAAAGAACAAGATGAAAATGTTCCTGCTGTACAAACTTTACGTTGTTCAGGTAATAAAATATCAGGGCATAACACCATTTCTAAATAATCATCTATACATTTAATAGATAGATTTCTTTTATTGTTTTCATCATTATAAATTAAAAATGCCCATTCCCAAATTTTAATCATTTCATCTCTTAAATTCATATAATCATAATCTTCCCATTTTGTATCGGTAACAGGAACAGGAGCAATATTATCAATTCCTAAATTATATAATTCTTGAATACCACTTAATAAATCTTTTAAATCAGCAGGCATAACAGTCATTCTAATTTCAATAAGATGTTTTAAACCTCTATCTATTAATTTTTTAAGATTAGATATAACAATGTCATAAGAATTACAACGATTTCTATCGTGTATTTTTTTAATACCATCAACTGACACTAATAATCCCAATTCATATTCTTCAATAATATCAATCATATGGTCTGTAAGCATCGTTAAATTTGTTGTTACACCAAATGAAATATTATATTTTTTATTATTGGCATATTTCATTGCGTGTTCCATTACATCAAATGCTAAAAATGGTTCTCCACCAAAAAAATTAACAACAAAAGGAAATTTTGTTTCATTATTTAAAACATAATTTTCATAACTTTTATCAATAATTTTCTCAACCATATTAGTTGACATTTTTAAACCATTTTTATTATGCTCAAAACAATAAGCACAATTTAAATTACAAGAATTTGTAACATTTACCGTTATATCTTTTAATTTAAAATAATCATTAAATTTCATAATTTTTTCCTAAAAATAAAGTGTGATACTACAATATCACACTTTATTTAATTTGTCAATCTTTTTTATTATTTACATCATCAATATCAAATTTAAATTGCTCATATAAATCATCAAATAAAACTGGAATTTTATTATGAAATTCATTTAAAGTCATAAGCATAATCTGTCTAACAGATGGATGAGCCGCTTTAGCACATCTTAAATTAAATATGTGTCTAAATTCTCTAATGTTCGCAGTCAAAATAACTGATGCAGCACAACTATGTGGTAAAACCATTCTTAATTGGTCTGGTAATGCTCCTAATTCTGCCATTTGCATATATGCTTTTTCCATATCTGTCATAGATTTAAGCCAAGTATGATAAATTCCTGAATTTTCATCCATATTACAAGGTTTTATTACCGAAATTTCATTACCGAATTTCCCTTTAGAATAATTACAATATCTAGTGCTCTCAATAGCAAAGCTACAATGTCTATGTCTTGTTAAATCCTTATAAACACCAATATCGCAAATTAAATTAACTATAATATCAGCAAATTCAAACATAGCCGTATGATTTAATTCAATCAATTTACTAATCATTTTCACCGCAGATGTTGTATCTTCTGAAATATTACCTTCCGATTTATAACAATTTCTTGCACATCTTTCAATTTGCTTTAAAATTTTATCACCATCAATTTCTGAAATAACTTCAACGTGTGGTTCAATTATTTTTACCATTATCAATATCCCCTTTATAATTATAATTTTTTGTAATGCTATAATTCCAACCATATTCTTTACAATAATTAATTGCTTCATCTATTGTCGTAAATATATGGTCTTCATCATATAACATAAAATGTTTCATTCCATATAATATATTTTCATTATTTAATTGAAATATAGCAGCATTATTATACTTTGCATTATTTGTTTCTTTTGTTCCATATAACTGCATTGGATGCTGAACCCAATAACATTCAGATAACTTACGAATTTGTGATAATTTCATATCTTTTAATTTCATTCTTTGATTTTCCCATAATAATAATCGTGAATACCATCATACCCTTTAATTATAATATTAATGTTATCATTTAAATGATACATATCGTTCACAATAACATTCTTTTTATTAACTTCTAAAAAATATTCATCATCAATACATTTTAAAGATTCCTGAATTTTATCAGCATCTTTTTTATTAAGTTTTATTCTAAACATTACCTTCCTCAAAAGATACTAAATTTCCATCCCTATCATATGTTTTATTATGTCCGTTTGAATACATATAAATATCACTTTTTAAATCTTTCATTTTTAAACCAACAGCATCTAATTTTTCAGTAATAAATTCCATATCACTTTTAATTTCATCACTTAATGGCTTAACAACCTCATCTTTAACTGTTTCAACAGGTTTAATATTTTCTTTAACAATTTCTGTCAAACGAATCCCTTTAACAGTATCTGCATTAAAACTTCTCCAAGCATTTTTTTCTAAATCAACTACACAAACTTGATTTGGATTTTCTTTACGCTCTTTCTTTTCTGTTGTTTCATTTGAAATTAATGGCTTTACATATTCTTCCATTAATGTTGATTTCATTACTCTTTCAGTTCCATCTTTTTTAGTAAATGTAACATCACAAACATTTTCTTTTAAAATAGTTGTTAAAATTTCTTTATTTAATGACATAAAAACTCCTTATAAAAAATCTTATAAGGAGTTTAACATAAACTTATTTGGTTTTTCAATTTTTAAATCTTAATGCACGCAATTTTTTTAATATAAAAAGTAAAAAATTATTAATTAAATAATAACTAACACCAAAAAATATACATATCCATAAAATACAAAAAAGAAAAAAATTTCTTTCTAAATCTTGATGGAAAAGTTCATCCATCCCAAACTTATCTCCATAAACATACAAAATACCCAAAAAAACAAAACCAATCAACAGATAAACCAAAAAATAACTAAAAACAGTTGAACCAGTAATCATTTTCTTTTCCTTTTTAATAAATGTTAAACTTAACAATACCGAGTATTGCGATTAATTTACTATTATTTTATATCATTATTTTTATTTGTCAATGTATTTTTATTATTTTTTAATACATCATTACGTATGTTTTTTAATAATCTAATATATTGTTTACCAATTCTTTGAAACAAAAAAATAATAAGAAATACTACCCATAATATCCAAACCAAAATTTGTTCATCACAATCTATATTAGTAATATCCCATTCTGAACCAGTATCACTATAAACATACAAAAATCCAAAAACAATTACTCCTATAAGCAAATAAATTACAAAAAAAGATAAAACAGTCAGCAATGCACTAAGCATAATTTCACTCCTTACACAAAATTAAATATCTATAATATTATTTTATATTATAGTTTATAATTATTTTTCTAAATGTCAATGCTTTTTTTATAAAAAATTAATTATCTTTCAAGTTTGCATTTTTGGAATAGCATCTAAAATATAATTTACCTCATCATACTGCACAATGTCATAGTTTTCAACGAGTGATATAAATAAAATAAGTAAATTATTTAATTCATAATTAGTGGATAAAAATTCTTTATTATATATATTATTAAAACAAGCTCTAAATAAATGATTTAATAATTGATATAAATCATTGATAGTTTTAATTTTAAATGCTTTACAAGAACCTAACATCCAATTTCTTGTTCTATTTTTATATTTAATTTCTTCTAATGATAATGCTTTAATAAGAGCTTTTTTAAGATATTGTAGAGATGTTTTAGCTAAACTTCCTGATAAGTTAAGTTCTTTAATAGATTGCTCTTGTAATGCTTTTAAATAAGTATCAGATATTTGAAAACCTAAAACTGAATTAAAACTCTTATTAATATATTCTTTATTTGAATTAATTTCATAAAACATTTTACCAATTATTTCTTTTAGAAAATAAGGTATTTGTTTATTTAAAATTTCTAATTTTTCATTTGAAAATGAATTAAAAGAATTATTATGTTTATTTCGTTCTTCCATATAATATTTAACAAAACGATTTGTAAACCATTTGTTAAAAGTTTCATTATTTAAAAAGTCTTGAGTTACTTGTGGTAATTTAGCAAGATTAGATATAAATGAATTATTATATGACTTAATGATTGAAAAAGATTGTTCAGGACATTTTTCATAAAATTTTTTAATATTATTTTTTAATTTATCTTTTGACCATTTAGCTAAATCTTTTGAGTTAACATTATTTTCAAAAATTGTATCAACAATGGTATCTAAATCCATTCCCTGCATTTTACAATATGGAATTATTTTAGACATTGATTCATATCTTTTACCATTTTCTAATTTATATATATTTTGTTTAGTAAAAGTGGCATTAGATTTCTTTTTAAATAATGTTTTTTTAGTATTCCAATAATTTTCCCATATATCAAATGATTTTTGATGTTGATGAGTTGAAATTATTAAATTATTTAAATAATCTGAATTACAAATGTTATCATTTAGATTATTTAAATAATCTGAAAATGTTTTTTCCCATAATGTTTCAGGAATGAATTCATCATAATTTAAAATATTTTCATTTTTTTGAATTGCAACATATTCAAATGATAATGGAAATCTTAAAATTGTATTAATAAAATTACATTCAATGCGAATATCATTTTTTTGAAGTTCTTTCATTAATAATGGATAAAATTCTATATTAGTAATTTTATGTGGTAATCTTAATGCTGTATGAATACCGCCTGTAAATGCATTTTGTTCAATAAAAATTAAATCCTTGACTTTTATATTTAAAAAATCTAAAAATAAAGATAAGGTTTCTAATGCGTGTCTTTCTTCATAATTATCAATATCAATTAGAAGAATATCTGTACCAATTTGTTGTGAAGAACCATAAGTCTTATCATTAACCATATACATATTTTTTAATGAAGCTATATGATTATGAAGTTCTTTTTGTTCAGATGATGACAATTTATAATAGAAATTAATTTTTCGTTGAGGTTTGAAACAAGACATAAAATGACTATTAACAATTTCTGATGTGAATATTGCATTAACTTCTTGTTGAATATAATTGTGAGAATTTTTATCCCATAAAGATTTAATTATTTTTTTTTGTTCATTGGAAGTAACCCAACAAAAATCTTTATTTTCTTGATTAAAATAACGTTTTCCCCAACGATAATTTTTAGAATTGAAATCTAAATTGTATGAGATAGTTTTTAAAAAAGACATAAAAGAAAAGCCTTGACAATCTTTAAAAAAATTTGACTTGTGGGCAATCAAATCCTTATTAAAATCATCAAGGCTCACAAAATATTTATCATTTAAATATACATTTTTCATAAATTATAAATTCCCACATAAAAATTTTATTTCAATCATATATTAAATTGAATGATTATGACAATATTTATTTTTTATTTGAATTTAAAATTGTAATTAATTCTTCCATAAAATGTTTCATACCATTTTTCCAAAATTCATCGTCAAAACCCATTACACCATAATGAGGTTCTGTAATAGTAAATTCTGGTTCATTGTAATGTATTTGTCGCCATTTATATAACCAATAATTTAATTGGTCGCCATAATAATCTGATTCAAAACTATATTGTTTATACCAAGGATAATCATTTTTTTCTTCATTAAATTCTTCTTCTCTAATTTTAAAAGAATCAGTAATATCTTTTATTGGAAATTTAATATTTAAATTTTGACCGTCAAAAGGTTGTTCATTATCTAATGGTAAATTATCAATTAATCCATTAGTTACAAGTTTATAATATTCATCATCAGTTCCAATTTTTGTTGCGTCACGATATATATCAACTGGATTAAGTTCCACATCATTAAATAATTCATATATTTTATTGGTTATATTTTCTGGTAAATCATCAGTATATTCATTTATGTATATATCTTTAATTGTATCCCAATTAATATTATAGGATTTCATTTTTTCATCAAAGTTTATATCTCTGATATTATATTCTAAATCATTAATATTTGTTTCATCATACCAATTATCAATACCACCATCTTCTAATATATTTGAAATAGTTTCTAAAGAAAGTGCATCATCATTTCTATAACTTGGTTCTTGATATACATAATATTCTAGGTATGAATTTCCGTTATTTGGAATATCTGTTACACGCATTTTACCATATACATAATTGTCATCAACATTTGTTATTTCAACATCTTCAAAATAATTTTTTAATTTTGTTTTATCTTCAATTATTTGTTTAGTTTTAACTTCTGGAGTTTCTTCTTGATTCTTTTTATTTAAATATGTTTTATAAAATTCAACAAGTTGAGGATTTTCTTCTGAAAAATTTTCCATATCTATTGAATTATCGTGTTCGTTCATAAATGAATCTGTTTCAAAATGAAATTGATATAATTTACCATCTTCCTTATTTAAATTAATGTATAAAGGACCTTGTTTAGTATAATGGTCATAATATTGTCCTTGAGAAGTTGTACACCAAGAAGTATCATCTCCAAATAAACAAGATGATTCTTTTGTAGTCGGTATACCAATTATCCATTTATTGTCTTCATAAATTTTCTTTAAACCTTTACTTTCACCTTTTTTAAAAATATTATATCTTTTTAAAGCTAAATCATTTGTTGGTATGCCTTGATTTTTGATATTAGATAATACAGAATCTAATTCAGGCAATGTTTTGAAAGCATCAAGAGGTTTCCCAATTTCTTTTTTGTAAATATCATATTGTTTTAATGAATTGGTTAATTTATATAAATCTTCTTTTTGAATAGATGGTAATTTAACGGGTTCTTGAAATTTTTGACCTGTTTTAGGATTAATTCCATCTGGATATTGTTTTAATAATTCTTGATATTGTTTTTTATTTTCATCATTTTTAAGTGTATTATAAAAAAGTTTAATAATCCATTTTCCATATTTTCCTAATTGGTCTCCGCCTTTATATGTTGGGTCTAATGCAACTAATTTATGTAATGTTTCATCATTTAATTTTGGAAAATATCGTTTTAAATCTTCAATTCCTTCAAAAAGGATAGCATTTTTAAATAATACATTGTTATATTTGTTAATTGTTTTATTTAATATATGATTATATTTCATTTTTAATCCTAACCTAAAAATGGCATAAGTGGAATATCACCACCTGGTACAAAATTCATTAAATCTTTAGTTAATTCTTCTTTCATTGTTTTAGCTTCTTGTTTTAATTCAGCTCCATCTTGAACAACAGTACCATTTGGACCTGGTAAATTACCAAAACGATTACGAATTGTTCCAAGAATTTCTTTAGCTTCAGCTAATGTCCAATTTTCTATCCATAAACCTGCATATCTATCTTGAATTAATTCATATTCTGGCTTATCAACATATGAATGTAATAAAATAACTTCATCATCGGCACGTGGATTTTCAGCTAAAATTAATTTATGAGTATTTTCATTGAATGTATAATTCATATACATACCAAACATTTTACCAGCTGTTTTTAAATAATCATTATGTAATTCATAAGTTACTAAACCACCAGTTCTTACACCATTAATTGCACCAGCCATATAAACATTTGTCCACGCCATTTGAAATGGGTCTATATTTTGACCACCAGTTGAACCATATGTTCTTCCATAATTTCTACGATAAATTTGTTGTATTTCAATAATTTCATCTGGTAAAATATATTCTTTTTGATTTTTCTTTAATGTTAATAATACTAATGATTCTTCAACAAACGCATCTCCTTGTTGTTTAAGTTTAGCAAATGCTAAATCAATACATTTTTGAATTTGTTGAGGAGATAATTCAACATCAATCATCGTATCACCAAGACGAATTAAAACATCGTTAGCTAATTTTTCTCGTGCTTTTGTATTATCTGTAATCATATTTTTTAACCTTTATATAATATAGATATTTATTATTGAAAATCTATTTAATTTTGAGTTAATATTAAGAAAAATATGAGGTCAAAATGATAAAATCGGCAGGAGCATTAATTAAATCTGTTAATACAAATAGATATTTGTTTTTATTAAGAAGTTCAATAAGTTCTTATCCTTCTCGTTGGGGGTTAGTTGGTGGTAAAGTTCATCACGATGAATTATTATTAGAAGGTTTAGAAAGAGAAATTGAAGAAGAAATTGGTTTTTTACCAAAAATCAATAAATGGGTTGCTTTTAATTGTTTTACATCAATGGATAAAAAATTTCAATATCATTCATTTTTATTATTAACAGATAATGAATTTATACCAAAATTAAATCACGAAAATGATGGTTATGCGTGGGTTGATATTGACTATCCACCCAAACCATTACACCCAAGATTGAAGGAAGTTATAACTTCGCAAGTTTTAATTGACAGTATAAAAAATTTTATATAACAAAAATTGACAAAACAATAACTCATTGATTTTACTATATTTTTTGTAAAAATAATGTAAATAGAAAAATACATAACAATAATAAATATAATTACATTTCACGATAGGGAGAATAAAAATGACACGAATTTTACAACCAATTACTTCAACTTGGCTTGATTATCCTGATACAGAAAATTGTAGTTTAGTTGTTGTAATGATGGGTTGTGATAACGGATGCCCGAAATGTCAAAATCCAGGTTTTAAAAATCCAGATTTTAAGGAAGAAACAAAAGAATATACAGTTGATGAATTAATTAATGAATTATTAATTTTATCAAAAAGACATCATACAAATAAAGTTGTACTATCTGGTGGCGACCCTTTATCGTGCTTTAATTATCAATTTACAAAAGAATTTTTGGAAAAATCACCATTTGAAGTTTGTGTTTATACAGGACACGATGTTGAATATGTAAAATTATTAAATATTACAGGATTTACATTTTTAAAATGTGGTTTATATGATGAAAAAATTTCACAAATTTCTGAAAAAACTGATGATTATATGAAATTTGCTTCAACTAATCAAAAACTTTTTGACTCAAATTATTGTTGTTTGAGTGAAAATGGTTTATACTATTTTAAATAATATATTTTTATGAGATAAGATTAAGGAGAATTAAATGTCTGAATTGGCAGTTAAAAAAATATTAAATGTTAAGAGTCCAACAATTGTTGATTCTTATTATGAAGATGAAGATTTTAAGAAAGAATTAGATAAAGTTTCTGATGATATTTTAATTAATGCTGAAACTACAAGAACTATTAAAAATATTAAAAAAACATTAGCATCAGCATTGAAAAAGAAATATGGTTTTTCAAATGGTGAATTAAAAGAATTAACTTCAAAAATTTTAAAAATTCACGGATTAGATGCAACTAATTTTGATACCTTGGCAAATTTTGCTAAAATTTTAGATTCTCGTGTTAATGATGTATCTATTGACGATAATTCTAATAAAAATGAAAAAACAATTGCTGGTGTAAATAATGAAATTACAGCTTCTAACCGTAAATTAATTGGTTATCATATGCTTTATGGTGTTATGAAAGATTTATATGGTCAAGCTGAAGCAAAAGTATTATCAGGTGATTTATATGATTTTTCATTAGGTTTATCAGATTCTACAAATATTTTAATTCCTTACTGCTGGGCATTAGATGCTTCTAAATTAGTTCTTGAAGGTCGTAAATTTGGTCAATTACCATCTGCACCAGTTCATAGAGTTGATTCTTATATTTCAGCATTAGATGAAACAGTTCATCAAATGTCTTCACATTTAGCAGGTGCTATTGCTGTTGGAACATTTTTCCTTGATATTGCTCATATTTTAATTTATAAACAACGTGTTCCATTTGAAGTTGTTAAAAATGACCCAAAAATGAGAAAATATATTGAAAATTGTTTTCAAACATTTGTTCATTCAGTAAACCATTTATCAAGAAATGGTGTAGAATCTCCATTCACTAATATTTCTTTATTTGATAGAGTTAAATTAGCTGGTTTAATAGGTCAAGATAATTATGGATGGTATTTTGCAAATAAAAAAGATATTGCTATTGATAATGGTTTAGAAGATAAGATGTCTGCTGATGAATGGAAAGAATTTGTCATTAATTATATTAGTGAATTACAAGAAATATATGCTAAATTTCACGAAAAAGGTGACCCATTAAATAATGGTATTCCTTATCGTTTTCCTGTTACAACTATGAATATATCAAAAGATGATGAAGGTAATGTTTTAGATGAAAAATTCTTTGATTTTGTATGTCAACGAGATATTACAAGATTTAATATTTTTACTTCAAAGGGGACAAAAGTTGCATCTTGTTGTCGTTTAATTAATGATGCTGAATTACTTGATATGGGTTCTTCTGTAAATTCATTTGGTGGTTCAACTGTTTCAATGGGTTCTCACCGTGTTGTAACTATTAATTTTGCTCGTATTGCTTATGAAGCAAATTCATTAGAGGATTTTTATCATATTCTTGATAAAAGAATTCGTGGAGCAGCAAAAGTTTTAAAAGCTCATAAAGTATTAATTGGTAAAATGGAAGAAAAAGGTCTTGAACCATTTATTACTCGTGGCTGGATTCGTATGGATAGATTATTTTCAACATTTGGTATTTTGGGTGTTGTTGAAGCAAAGAAAATTCTTGAAACTAAATTTGCAGATGAAATTACTGAAGGTCAAGATGTTATGAATGATTATTTAGTATATTTAAATAAACATTCTGCTGAATATGCAAAAGAATTAGGTTTATTTTCTAATATTGAACAAATTCCTGGTGAATCTTATGCTGTTAGATTAGCAACTGTTGATAACTTAATTTTCAATGAAAATATTATTGATGCTCCATTATATGCTAATCAATTTGTTCCATTATGGGAAGATGCAACTATTTGGGAAAAATTAGAAGCTGATGGCAAATATAATCAATTATTAACAGGTGGCGGTATTGTTCACGCTCAATTGGGTTCTAAAACAACATCTGCACAAAATAGAAAAATTATTTTATATGCTATTAAATGTGGTTGTGAACATTTTGTATTAAATTCAGTATATTCAAAATGTCCAAAATGCGGTGCTGTTTATGACCATAAAGTTGCAAGTTGTTCAAAATGTGGTCATAATGAACATATGCAATATTTTACTCGTGTTGTTGGTTTCTTTGTTCCCGTTGATTCGTGGAATCCAACAAGAAGAAATTGGGAATTTCAACGTAGAACATTTATTGATGATTCATTACACGGTTAAAAAAGAGAGGATTAATCCTCTCTTTTTTAATATCCACAAGCATACCAAGAAATTGGATTTTCTTTACTATCTCCATTATATATTGAAATTCTATCATTATATTTGGATTTTATATATACAATGTGTGACCCCATATTTTTATATGGTGTAAAAACAGAAAAATATTCAGTATTTGTAAACGGTTTTATAAATGTTATTGTATCAGAAATTCCTGCTGGCATATAACCACCTTGTTCAATCCAACCATCTGACCAAATTCTATACCAATTATTTTCTTCTGATAAAGTTTCAATAACATATTTCATTGAATTTAATTTATCAATTAATCCATTGATTCTTTCCATATCTATTTTACTTATATCAGCCATCATTTATCCCCTTTGTGGATATTTAATAAATATCCACAAATTATTTTTTATAATCTTTTAATAATAAATATTTGTATATGTAATAAAGGATAATTTATGTTTAAAGATTATGGTCAACCAAAAATTAAAGGTCATTTAAGAATTCACGAAGAAGAAACAGGAAAAGTTTTATTAGATGTTCATAATGATATTCACCCTGAAAATTTTTCAATTGCATTAGCTAATTCATTATCAAATAATGGTGGTTATATTACTCAATTAGTATTTGGTAATGGTGGTGTTCGTGTAAATGCATCAAATGAATTTTTATATAGTACACCACAAACAATTGGTCGTACAGCTTCTTTATATAATGAAACATATTATAAAGTTGTTGACCAACATTCTATAACTGATAATTTAGAGAAAACTCGTAATTATATGACAGTATCTCACGTTACTGGTAATGTATTTTCGGATATTTTAGTTCATTGTACATTAGAAAAAGGTGAGCCAACTGAACAAAATGTTTTAAATAATGATTCACAAATTATTTCGGAATATACATTTTCTGAAGTGGGATTGAGAACAAGCAAAGGTGATTTAATAACTCATATTTGCCATTATCCAATATCTAAAACTTCAAATATTACATTGGTATTTGATTACTTATTAAGAATTCAAATAGTTTAAAAAAGAGGGATTTTTATCCCTCTTTTTATTAATGAAATTCAATAATAAATTCTTGTGCATCTTGAACAACTTCATTATATGGTACATTATATTTTAGTGAAATTGCTGATAATATTTTTTTAGTAAAAATATTTTTATGGAGTTTTTTTGAAATTTCTGAAAGAATTGGAAAAATCGTTAAATATGTTAATTCTCCATTTTCAATAATATCTTTTATGTCGTTTAATGAAATATATTTTTTATTTTGTTCAAAAATATCTGCAATATAAAATGGATTTATTATATTTAATTCTTTAATTGGCAATGATTGATGTTGAATAGAATAACGAAAAAAAGTTGGGTCAACCATTAAAATTCCTGTTAAAACTTTTGATGGAATTTCACGTGTTGCAAAATTCATAATAAATGAATTAAATTTTTCTGCTCCTAATTTTTTAAAAAGTTTATCAATAATATCAATAGTATCGTGTAAAGAAAAATTTGCATATAATAAAGAAGATGGTTTATTAATGATTTTATCAATAATTTTTTCAATTTTTGATGATTTTTTAAATGTTTCTTTGTATTGAGGATGAAATTCATTAATTAAATTTAAAAATGTTTGTTTATCATAGCCATTAATTTCTTTTTTATCTAATATTTCAGAAATCCATTTTGCAAAAGTATATATTTTCATAAAAAATGTTTTAATGTCATTAACATTTTGTTTATTTAGAAAATTTCTTGGACCTCTCCATTCAATAGTTCCTTGAGGATGATTTCTTAACAATCTCATTTTTTCTTCTGACATAATATATGCAATTTCTTCAAAATTATCATTTAATATAGCATTTTTTAAATCATCTAAATATTCATCTGAAGAATATTTTTCGGTGATAAAATTAATAGTTACATTATCTTCTGTTGTAATTGAAGATAAAATTTCTTTCATTTGATTATCTAATGCCAAATGACATTCAATCCAATATATATCTTCAGGAGTTATTTCGGGAAAAGCAAAATGAGTATGAAAACCACAACTATTATCAGTATAAATTTTATATTCATTTTTATTTAATGAAGATAAAAATTTTATACATTGTGAAATATTTAATGGAGTTAAATTAAAAACAGGAGATTGCATTTCAAATCCATTATATTTTAATGAATTATCTTCTTCAACTGTTAAATTACTATTAATTCCAAAAAAATTATTTTTAAAAAAATATTCTAAATTTTTAAATAGGGATGGTTTATCAATATAAGTTATTACTTTATTTGTTGGAAAATGTTTAATATTTTCCCATTTTTCATTATTTTTTAATGGAATTTTATATGGGTCAACATAGGCTTCTAATTCAAAACCAAATGTAAATTCACTCATTAATAATTGCTCTAATAAAATATTCATTAATGCCCCTTTAATTATATTAAATATTTATAAATAAAATACTTGACAAATTTAAAAGATATTGTATTTTAATGATAATATTAATTTTAATGAAAGAAGTAAAATGTCTGGTATTAGAAATATTAAAAAATTAGCTAAAAAATATAAGCAAGCAGAAATTTATTTTCATATTGATTTAGATGGTGTAACAAGTGCATTAGCTATGAAAGAATATCTTAATAGTTATGGAATTAAAGTTGTTGCTGCCCATAAATTAAATTATGGAAGTGATGAATATAATATTTCTGCTCCTGAAGAAGGAAATATGGGAGTAATGGTTGATTTTTCACACGGAAAACCATTTATTCAAATACATACCGACCATCATCAAAGTCAGATAGTTTATAATGATGCATCTGTTCATTTTAGACATTCTAAATCTAATGCATCAACAATTTCTTCAATTATTGGAAATGGTATTTTTTCAAGTGATGATGAGAAAGCAATTGATATGATTGATTCAGCAAGTTTTGTTGAATATAATATTAATCCAAAAGAAGTTGGTAATGCAGTTTTTAAATGTGATAAAAATAAAGATAATTTTAAGCGTCATTTAGAAATGGCATTAGCTTGTAATAAATTATTACTTACATATAAAAATAGAAATGCGTGGTTAACTAATTTAGTTATGAATTGTAAACCATCATTAGAATCAATTTATAATCAGTTATTAAAATGGACTATTGATAATCATAGTGAAGATTATAGAATATATAAATTACCAACTGAAATTAATGAAAATGTTGAAAAATATTTTGAAGACCAAAAAAATAAAAGTAAAGTAAGTTTAAATTGTGAAGACATTAATACATTGAAAAATGGGCAATCAATTTTAATTGGTGATTGTATTGTACAAGTTGGTGGTGGTTATATGAAAAGAATTGGTTCATATGAACGTTATACAGCTTTTAGAATTTTTCCACAAGCAAAATATTTTATTATGATTTGGGATGAAATTGGTATGATGCAAGTATCTCGTAATCCGTGGAATCTTACTGTTAATGATAATGTTGATTTAGGAAAAATTGTTTTACACGATATGTTTTTAAATCAATTTTCAAAAACTCAATGGCTGAATAATAAATCAGTTTCATTATTGGCATTAAAATCAGAATTTGAAAGAAATATTGAAGATGTTAAAGAAAAATATTGTATTGGTTTTAATATTTTAGATTTTGAAAGTATTTTTAAAAATTGTAGAACAGAATTTGATGTTGACCCTGAAAATAAAATAAGTCGTTCAATGAGTTTAAGAATGTCAAAATATTGGTGTGAAAATATGAATCCTGCTCGTGCTGAACAATCAATGAGAATGATTAGATTTATGAATAATCAACGAGTATCTTTAATTGATGTTATTAAAACAATGTCAGGTGGTCATAAAGCTATTACAAATTTAACAGGATTTAATATGTTAAATAGACAACTTCAAATTGATGCTTCTTTGTCTAAAAATGATAATCCTTTTAGACCTTTAACAGAGGAAGAAAGAGAAGAAATTAAGGAAAAGAAAAATGGTGAAGATACTTATGTATTGAAACTATTAAAAACATTTGCAAAAGAAGTCGTTCAAAAATTAAATGCACCTGTATAGGTGCATTTTTATTATATTTTTTAATTTTATCTTATTTTATATATTTAATCAATGTATTTAAATATGTAATTTTATTTTCATTTAAATTTTTAGTATGCATTATGTTAAATAAAGAAGATGCAATTGGCATTAAAACAATATTATCTTCAAAACAAATTTTATTATATAAATCCGATGCAATAGTTTTAATATTTTTGTCATTAATACTTTCGTTTAATGTTTTATTTAATAATATTTGTTCATCCATAATAATTTTTACAACATTATATAAAGTAAATGGATTTTGAATATATGGTTTTAAACCTTCAGTAAGAATTTGTTCATCAGTTAATGTTTGTTCCATTAAAACTGAACAATATTCAGCATCTTTTTTTGCATTTTCAATTGCAAGATATTTAATAGCAGGATGGTCTACACCCATTTCATTACAAAGTTTTTTATATTGAACTGAATAATCAATTTCTTCATCAACTGATTCAAAAAGTTCTTTATTAAAATTAAAATATGCAGAATTTAATTTATTTGCATTTTCAGTAAAAATGTTTTTAAATTTTGGTAAAAATTTTCTAATTTTATAATTATCTTGATAAGTTTTAATAAAGTCAGCAATTTGATTATATTTAACAGTTTCTAACATAATATTTTTACAAATATTATCATCTCTTAAACCACCATTATTAATATATTGAGCTAATGCTTTAATTCCATTTCTCATTGCTTCATTGAAAATTACTTTTTCTCCTTTATAATTTTCAACAACATATGCTTTTTTAGCTTCAATTTTCATATTATTAGTTCTGGATAACCATAAATCAATCAATTCTTTTCGTGTTACATTAAAAGTTTCACAGATATTATTATTTTTAATTTCACGAATAATATCTGTACCTTTTGTTGCGTTTTTAGTTAATGATAGTAATTGATTATATGCATTAATTAAATTTTCTCTATTATTTTTTTCTTTAGCTGTATAAACTTTAACATTTTCTAAAACAAACAATGTTCTTGGTTTTGAAACAATAAAATCACCATTATTTAAATATTCTTTTTTAACAAAAGATGTAATATTTTTAATATTGTTAATATTTTCTAATAAAATGTTTGAATCAATATTTAATGATTCAGTAAATTGTTTAATATCATCAAGATTATCTAATGACATTAGTGGACTAAATTTTTCTGTAATATTAATATTTTTAAAAGAATTTAAACAAGAGATTTCTTTAATAATTTCAGAAAAAATTTTACGAGTATTTTCTAATTGCATAGTTTCTGAAATATAAAAATCAGATGGTCTTTTGGTTTCTCGGGCGGTATTAACAATATTGTATAAGGTTTCAACTATTATATGATTATTATTAGTTACTGATTCATCCATTTCTTCACTTTCTTTTTGTTTTATAATATCACGTTTAATTAAATTATAAATTTTTCTTTGATTTAAATCATCGTAAATACGTATTTGTACTTGAACTCCATTTAATCCTGATAATTCTCTAATTCTTTGAATAATATGTTTCATATTTTCATCTAATGTATTTTTATCTTTCCATAATTGTATAACAGAGTTTTCATCATTCATAAATTTAACTATAATGTTATAGTTACTTATATAACACCATTCAGATTTCTCGGTATCAAGAGTATTACGACCATCTTCATCATAAAATTTTAAAATCAGGTCATAATCAGAACTATGTAAAATATTCACAATATCGTTTTTAAGTGATGTATATTTCATAATTGACCTTATATGCTATGTTTTATAAGAATATTTATTATAAAACTTAAAACAAGATATTTTATAAATATGCTAATTATAAATAATTTTATAAGGAGAATATATGAAAATTATTTTACCACAAGGTACTGGTGTTATTAAAAAAACCAAATCTTTTAAAAAATTAACAGATACTCAAAAAATGATTTATAAAAAAGTTTATGACCCTATAAATGGAGCATTATTTTTTGCAGAACATTGTTGTTGGGTTAATAGAAATGGTTTGGAACAATATATACCATTTGATTATCAGCGTGAAATGATGTTTAATATGCATAACTATCATTCTCTTATATCTTTATTTTCCAGACAGAATGGTAAAACGATTACAACAGCAATTTATTTATTATGGTACGCAATGACTCATCCTCACGCAATTATATTAGTAACTGCACAAGATTTACGTGCAGCATCTGAAAATCTTGGTAAAATAAAAGGTGTTTATGAAAATTGCCCAGATTTTCTTAAAAGAGGTTTAATAGAAGATAATAAATCAAAAATGGTATTTGATAATGGTTCAGAAATTCACGTACGCCCATCAACTATTAAAGCTCCTCGTGGTATTTCTCCTGCAATTGTTTATTGTGATGAATTTGCATTTATTGGTGTTCAAGATTCAGGGGATAAAGCATTAGAAAAACAAGAAGAATTTTATGGTGCTTTATCACCAACATTATCTGCAACAAAAGGTAAATTATTTATTACTTCAACACCTATTTCAGAAACAGATTTATTTTATAGATTATGGTCAGGGGCAATTAATAAAATTGATGATTATGGTATAGATATACCTAATGATTATATAATAGAAATTAATGGAGAATTATATAGAGATTTTCATTTATTTCATACAAAAGAAGAAGCAGAAGATTATGCTAATATGTTAAGAAATGAAAATATAAATGTTAATATTGTTGAAAAAAAATCTTATGGAAATAATGGATTTCAAAGTCAATTAGTTAAATGGGATGCTTGTCCATTAAAAGATGAAAATTGGGCAAAAGCTGAAATTAAAAAAGTTGGTGTTGAAAGATTTGAAAGAGAATATAACTGTCTTGGTGGAGAAAATACTGTTGCAATTATGGATGAAAAGGGTTATATTCGCAATGTTTCATTAGAGATGTTATATGAATTTTATTAATAACCACAAGCATACCAATTTATTCCATCAGTATCAGCAACATTAATTTGGAAAGATGATTTTGTAACAGATGTTCTGATGACATAATGATAATCCCAACCAGCAGAAGATTGTAATGGACGATATTGAATAAAATTAACATAATATGATGTATTTGAAAAAGAAGTTGGAAGATTAATTGTTTGGTTTGTTGTATTTGAAGTGCGAAAACCCCATTGTTCAATAAATCCATCACTCCATTTACGATACCAACCATTATCATTAGAACCAGATTCAATAACATATTTCATTGAATTAATTTTATTGGTTACTTCTTCTAATTTATCAAGTAATCCATTGATTCTTTCCATATCTATTTTACTTATATCAGCCATCTTAACCCCTTTGAAGTTATTTAATAAATAACTTCAAACTCCTAAATTAATAAATTGTTTACCCCTCAATTTTTATCCTAATTCATAAATATATGTAAAGACTTTTTGAAAGTTTTTATCAGTTATTTTTATTATAAAAATAATTTAATTTAATAGGAGTAAAATATGTCAGAATTAGCAAAAACTCACATTGATATAATTGATGAATCATCATATGGAACTGGTGTTTCTCCGATAATTCCTCTTTATATCTTTGCGACAGAACAAGATAAAATTATTGACGAAGAAACAGGTGAAATTGCACCAGGTACTTCAAAATCAGTTGCTAATGAATTACTTGTTATGACTTCACAAAAAGATGTTACTGATACATTTGGTGTTCCAACATTTACAACAATTGATGGAACTGTTCAACAAGGTGATGAATTAAATGAAGTCGGTTTGTATGCTTTATATGATGCTTTAGGAAATTCTTCAATAGCTTATGCATTAAGAGCAGATATTGATTTAAAACAATTACAAGCTACACAAGCTGAACCAACAAGTAAAGTACCAAATCAAACTTTATGGTTTGATACAGCTGAAACTTCTTATGGTTTATTTAGAGCTAATGGTAATACAAGACCAGCTTTAGCTTGGGATAGAATTGAAAATGTATTACTTCCATCAGCAGATGAAATTGGTGAAGATGGTAAACCATTAGGAACATATGGTGTTAACAATGATATTGCTGTTGTAACAAAAGGTAATAAACAAGTTGCTTATGAAAATATTGCAAGTGAATGGTATGAATTAGGTTCTAATGAATGGATTGCTCAATTTCCATCAAGTGCAAAAGGTAAAGTAAATGGTACATATGATACAGGTGCTAAAATTACTATTAATGGTTCAGAAGTAACATTATCGGGTGTATCATCTACAACTAAAATTGATGATGCTGTAAAAGATATTAATAATGCATCAATTGAAAATATTGTTGCTGTTAATGAAAATAATGCATTAGTTATTAAAAATACTGCAACATTATTAACTCTTTCACAAGATTCAAGAAAAGCATTAGAAACATTAGGTTTTACAATGAATGGTGATGAAGCTGTTGTAAATGCTGTTTCTTTAGTTCATAAAACACATTCACAAGTTCCAAATGGTTCTGTTCAAGGTTCAATTTGGGTTAAAACTACTGAACCTAATAATGGTGCTAATTATATTATGAAACAATATAATTCAACAACTGATTCTTGGACAACAATTAAAATGCCTATGTATGGTTCTTATATTGAAGCTGAAAGAGTATTAGGACCTTCATTAAATGCAAGTTCAATTATTGTTAAATATGATACTGAAAATTTAGCTGAAACTAAATTAGCTCAATATGGTTCATTGGGATTAAAAGTTGTTGGTACAGTTTCAAATCCAACAATTACTTCTGGTCAAGCAATTACAATTAGAACACTTATTGGAACAGAAGTTAAAACATATACTGTTAGAGCATATGGAACAACAGTTGAATATTTAGCAAAAGCAATTAATAATGCTAAAATTCCAACAATTGTTGCTGATGTAACAACTGAAGGTTATTTAAGATTAGTATCTTCAACAGGTAATACTATTGATTTTCAAGATGTTGAAGGTGGTAATATTTTAGAAACTGTTGGTATTGCTTCAGGTGAATTAGGTAAATGGACTGAACCAACTTATATTGCAAGTTCTTATGAACCAACCGAGATTGCAACAAATGGAACATTATGGTTTAATGATGCATTAAATGTTGATATTATGGTAAATGATGGTGATGAATGGAAAGGTTATAAAAATATGTACGAATGTGCAGATATTTTTGTAACATCTGAACAACCAACTCAACATTCAGATGGTTCAGCTTTACAAGAAAATGATTTATGGATTGATTCAGCAGCAAATAATTATCCAACAATTTATAGATATTATGAAGGAGAATGGGAATTAGTTGATAATACTGACCAAACAACTCCTTTAGGTATTGTATTTGCTGATGCTCGTGAAAACGCTGGTCCAGCATATTCTGATTCAACACACGTTCCATTTTCAACTAAACAAGCTGATTTATTAATTTCAGATTATGTTGACCCTAATTGTCCAAATCCACAAACTTATGCAGCTGGTATGTTATTATTTAATACATTATATTCAACAAATAATGTTAAAGAAATGACAAATGAATATCAAAATGCTGTTAAAGAATTAGGAAGCACTTTCACAGTTGGTAATTCAAAAGCATTCCCAACACCAGGTTCTTCAACAAATTCTAAAACAACTCGTTGGCAAACAATTTCAGGTAATGCAACAGATGGTTCAGGATTATTTGGTAGAAAAGCACAAAGAGCAATGGTTATAAGAGCATTAGCAGAAGCAATTAATTCTAATGATGCAATTCGCTCACAAGATTATGATTTCTTCTATGCAACTTGTCCAGGTTATCCAGAATTAGATGATGAATTAATTGCATTAAATACTGATAAAAAAGAAATGTTTTATATCATTTCTGATACACCAGCAAGATTAGCACCAAAAGCAAATGATATTATTGCTTGGGGTTCAAATCAAAATAATGCAGCTTCACACGGTGAAGATGGTCGTGTTATTAGAAGTGCTTATATAACACGTCAATATCCACCAATGGGATTAACTTCAAATGTTGATGGAGATGATATTGCTGTTCCTTCATCTGTTGCAAAAATGAAGAATTTATTGGTATTACCAAGAGGTATGTTTGCAGCAGGAACACAATATGGTCAAGTTAAAAATTTAGCATCTGTTGGTTATATTACTGATGAAAATGAATATGCACCAGTAACTATCAGAGAAAGTTTGGGTGAAATTATTACTGCTCAATCTATGAATCCAATTATGCCACAACGTAATACTGGATTATTATTCTGGGGTGAAAATACAGAAAATAATTACACTTCATCATTATCTGATGAACACGCAATCTTAACAATTTTAAGATTAAAACGTGAAATGGATGCAGCTTGCTTACCATTCTTCTTCCAACCAAATACAGAAGCATTAAGACGTGATTTTGATAAAGCATTAAGAGCAATCTTAAATGATTATGTATCAAGAGATGAATTATATGACTATACATTAGTTACTGATAATTCAGTTAATACTACTGAAAGAATTGGTCGTAAAGAATTATGGGCTGAAGTAGCTATTGAAATTGTTCAAGGTGTTGAACAAATTTATATTCCAATTAGAATTGTTAGAACAGGAACATTATCTTCTAACTCATAATAATGGAAATTAAATAAAAATAAGCCATCAAATTTGATGGCTTATTTTTTTTATTGATTTTTAAGATATAAATATATTACCATATAAAAAATATGAGTATAAAGTTATTAAGGAGTTTTTATGAAAATACCATTTAATTATACTTTTAAAGGTTTATTATTATCTGGTCAAGCACGTGAAATAGCACAAATTGAATATGAAATGCCAGATGGATTTGAAAAAGAATTAGCGTTATTAAATATTAATTATTCAACAGAAGAATTACAAAAATTATCAGAATATAAAGTTAAAAAACTTGAACTTCAGAAAAAATTTAATAAAATTGATGAATTTAATTATGAATTTGAATTATTAAAAATTAATAATGAAAATAAACCTGAAACAGAAAGATTAATTAATGAAATAGATTTAAAACATAAGTATAAAAAAATTGATGACGTTGAATATTGTAAACAAAAAAATGATTTGCTTGGAAAACCTTGGGTTGCTATCCATACCGAATATGATGAAAATGCTAATCCAGATGATTTAATGGTTGAAGTTACTTATAATAAAACTTTTATTGAAAATATGCGTAAAAAAGGCTTACCTGGTGATACTGAAGAAGAAATTGCTGAACAATGGTTAAAATTATTTTTAATGGCAAATATGGATATTGATGATATTACAACAATGTTAGATGATAATGAAGTTGAAGAAAAAAAATATTTAACAAAACGAAAAATTGATGATAAAACAATAATTATGGGTTAATTTTATTATTTTGAGGAAACAATGAAAACATTTATTTTAATTGATATTTATAATTTATTTTTTAGAGCAATGCATACAATAAATGAAAAAGATGTTGATATGCGTAATGGTATGTTATTACATACAATGTTTTTTATGTTTAAAAAAGCCTGTGATAAATTTAATCCAACACACGTGGTTGTTTGTGCTGATGGTAAAGGAACGTGGAGAAAAGATGTTTATCCACAATATAAAGCTAATCGTATTGAACGTTTACAAGATAAAACACCAGAAGAAATTCAAAAAGAAACAGAATTAAAAAATATTTTTGAAAATGATTTTATACCATTTTTAAAAGAATCAACGAATGTCTCTTTTTTTGAATATCCAAAAGCAGAAGCTGATGATTTAATAGCTCGTTTTATTGCATTACATCCAAATGATAATATTATTATTGTTTCAACTGATAATGACTTTGTTCAACTAATTAATGATAATGTTATAATATATAATACAATGGATGATAGACTTATAACATCTGCTTGTATGTTTACTGCTGATGATAAGCATTTACCAATGAAATTTACTTTAAAAGATGGTAAGGTATCAGTTTCAAGAACAGATTCATTGTGGCAAGAAGGTGATAAATTAGTTCCTATGGATGATTGGATTGAATATGCATTATTTACAAAATGTATTAGAGGTGATAAATCCGATAATATATTTTCAGCATATCCTGGTATTAGAGAAAAATCAACCAAAAAAACTGTTGGTATATTAGATGCTTTTGCTGATAGAAAAGATAAAGGGTATAATTGGCAAACTTTTATGAATTCATCTTGGGAAGACCCTCTTGGTAATAAGCATTTAGTTAAAGAATCTTATGAATTTAATAAAAAATTAATTGATTTGAAAGAAATTCCAGAAGAATTAAAGTTAAATGTTGATTCTTATATAATGAAATCTATTAATACGGAACAAATTGATTTAGTTGGAATTAGATTAATGAAATATTTAACAAAATGGAATTTATCTAAATTGTTAGAAATTGCTCCATCTTTTAGTGGTTATTTTAGTCGTCCATATCCAAAAGATAATAAATAAACAAATGAATAAAAATGATAAAAAATATAAAATTTTAACGCCAAATGGTTGGGCTGATTTTGATGGTATTAAAAAAATACCATCACAGCCAACTATTAATATTACATTAAATAATAATAAAATTATTAATTGTACTTTAGACCATAAAATTTATATTAATTTATTTGAATGTGTTGAAGCAAAAGAATTAAAACCATTAGATTGGGTATTTACAAATAATGGTATGGAACAAATTAAATCTATATCTGATGGTGAAACTAAAGATGTTTATGATATATTAAATGTTGATTATGGTAATAAATTTTTTACAAATGATATTTTAGTTCATAATTGTGAATTTTTAGGTAAAACAAATTCACTTATTGATTCAATGATTTTAAGACAAAAAATTTTAGAAATAGATAATAATAAAATTACTTATAAATTTGTTATTGATGGAGATATTCGCTTTTATAAAGATTTAATGCCTTGGAAAAAATATTTAGTTGCAATTGATACTTCAATGGGAGTTGATGGAGACTTTGCTGCAATTGAAGTTTTTGAATTTCCAGGTTTTTATCAAGTTGCAGAATGGAAATCTGATAAATTAAATCAAAATGACCAAGTAACAAAAATTAAAGAATTAACTGAATGGATGTATAATGATATAAAAAATAAAGGTAATAAACATCCTGAAATTTATTGGTCATTAGAAAATAATAGTTCAGCTGAAGGTTTTATTTGTGCATTAAGACAAATAGAAGCAACTATGGATGGTCGTTCATATATTAAAAGAGCAGTTTTAATCAATGAAGATGGCAATAAAAGAAAAGGTTTTACAACAACTAAAATTTCAAAGCCACGTGCGTGCTCTCAATTAAAAATATTATTTGAAACAAATAGATTTCATATTTTATCTCGTGATTATTTAACACAATTATCCAATTTTTCAGCTAAATCAGCAACTTCTATATCATATTCTGCATCTGGAAGTGGACACGATGATTTAATAACAGCATCATTAACAATTATTTCAATGTACTTGCAATGTAAAGACAAATATGATTTAGATTTTGAAATATATCCAGATGAACCAATTCCTGATGAACAAGATTCTAAATTTGAAGATACATTTTTCTTAATATCAATAAATTAAAATATTGACTTTTTAATTTGTTTATTTTATTTTTTCATAAAAAAGGATATAATTATGGAAAGAATGAAAGTTAATGAATATTATGATAATCCTCAACAATTTTTAGATGAAATATCTAAAATTAATGTTAGAAAATTAGTTAATCAATCAGATAAAGATTTAATTAAAAAACTTAAAAAATGGATTAAAGAATATTGGCAAGAAGATGGGTCAATGTTTTTATATGAAAGCCAATATAAAAGATTACAAATGATTTTAAAAGATATAATTCAGTAAAAATATTTTTACTGAATTTTTTATTAAACTCTTGACTATTATTTTTTTGATATTATTATATTGATATTAATAATTAAAAGAGGAAAATAAAAAATGAATTTAATACCTATGGTAATTGAACAAACTTCTAAGGGAGAGCGTTCATACGATATTTTTTCACGATTATTAAAAGAAAGAATTGTATTTGTTTCAGGAGAAGTTTGTGATGAAATGTCTTCTTTAATTTGCTCACAGTTATTGTTTTTAGAAGCTGAAGACCCAAATAAAGATATTTATATGTATATTAATTCACCAGGTGGTGTTGTAACATCTGGAATGGCAATATATGATACAATGCAATATATTAAACCTGATATTTGTACTATTTGTATGGGTCAAGCGTGTTCAATGGGTTCATTTTTACTTGCAGGTGGAACAAAAGGGAAGCGTTTTTCACTTCCAAATTCTCAAATTATGATTCATCAACCATCAGGCGGTGCTCAAGGGCAAGCAACTGATATTGAAATCAGAGCAAAGTTAATTCTTGATTTAAGAAAACGTTTAAATAAAATTTATGCTGATAATACAGGACAAAAATTATCTGTCATTGAAAAGGCAATGGATAGAGATAATTTTATGACACCTGATGAAGCATTAAAATTTGGTTTAATTGATAAAATCATTACAAAAAGAGAGAATTAAGCAATGACTTATTTTGTATAAAGATGAGTTGATTAAAATGCTTGATTTGAAATAAGTTGATAAAACTCCAAATGTAAATCGTATTAATTTTTAATATTTGACAAGTGTATATAAAATCATTTAATATTGTGCTTAACAAAGGAGAAAAATATGGGTAGATTAAAAGTATATTCAGAAAAATTAAATCATAAAAAAAGTGTACAAAAAAAGAAAGATAGTGGTAGATGTTATAATTTTGTAGAAGGTTTAGGTTGGAATCATTATACAAAGGGATTTAGAAAACATTCAACAAAAGTTGATGTTATGGAAAGAGGAACATCTTTTTTGTTTTCTTTATTAGAAAGAGTAATGCCTAAAAAAGAAACTAAATTAGAAGTTAAAGGAGAATAATATGAAAAAATTATTAGCATTATTTAGTTTGGTATTATTATTGTCGGCTTGTTCAACAACTTGTGATAATTGTTATTATGGTAGGGAAGAAGCATATACAGTATCTCAACCAGTTGAAGTAATTTATCGTAATACAACATATAGAACAGTTTATGAACCCAAAACATATAAAGAAGTAACGTTAGAAAGAAGACCTTATAAAGGAAAAACTGATTGTTATAGAGTTAACCATAAAAATTATTGTAAATAAAGGGTTATAAATGAGTAATTTATTAGAAATGAAAGATATAGTTTTTATTGATGAAAATGGTGAAGCTCAAGCAGGAGTAGATTTAACAATTGATACTTGTGATTTTTCAATTACTTTACCAATTGATACGAGAAGAATGACTAATACAAAACTTAAAGAGTTGATTAAACAATTTAGTTAATTTATTAAATAAAAGGATATTAGATATAAAATGAGTAAAATATTTGATTTAATTGAAAAAGAAAGAAAGAGACAAGAAGGTGAAATATGTTTAATTGCTTCTGAAAACTATGTATCAAAAGATATTATGAAAGCAGTTGGTTCAATTTTAACTAATAAATATGCTGAAGGTTATCCTGAACATCGTTATTATGGTGGTTGTCGTTATATTGATGAAATTGAACAATATGCTATTGATAAATGTAAAGAATTGTTTAAATGTAATTGGGCAAATGTTCAACCTCATAGCGGTAGTCAAGCAAATCAAGCCGTTTATTTAGCGTTATGTAAACCAGGTGATACTATTTTAGGTATGGATTTAAATGCTGGGGGTCATTTAACTCACGGTTCAAAAGTTTCAGCATCAGGTAAATTATATAATGCTGTATCTTATGGTTTGTATGCTGATGGAACAATAAATTATACTGAACTTAAAGATAAGTTATATAAATATAACCCAAAGGTTCTTGTAGTTGGTGCTTCTGCTTATTCTAAAATTATTGATTTTGAATTGATTAGAAGTATTGTTGATGATTATAATCAGTCAATTTATTATGATTGTGGTGGTTCAAATAATCCTGATGCACCTAATAAATCTTGTTATTTAATGGTTGATATGGCTCATATTGCTGGATTAGTAGCAACTGGATTACATCCATCTCCATTACCTTATGCAGATGTTGTTACTTCAACAACACATAAAACATTAAGGGGTACTCGTGGTGGAATTATTTTATCTAATGATATAGAACTTGGTAAAAAAATTGATAAAGCAGTATTTCCTGGTATTCAAGGTGGTCCTTTGGAACACGTTATTGCTGGTAAAGCAATTTGTTTTGAAGAAGCATTAAAACCAGAATTTAAGCAATATCAAGAACAAATTCTTAAAAATATTAAAGCAATGGAGAAGGTATTTAAAGAAAGAAAAGTACCGATGATTGCTGATGGTTCAGATAATCATTTGTTATTACTTGATTTAAGAAAATATAATATTTCAGGAAAACAATTAGAAGATGCTTTATCTGAAGTTGGAATTGTTGTGAATAAAAATGCTATTAAAGACGACCCACGACCTAAATCAGAAACTTCTGGTATTCGTTTAGGAACAGCAGCAATAACAACAAGAGGAATGACAGAAGATAATGCTGCGTGGATTGCTCATCAAATTTGCCATATGATTGATATTTTAATAGATGAATATGATTATGAAGGAATTGATTGGCATAAAGAGATTTTTGAAGAAAATCTTGGTAAAGAATTATCTTTAAAAGAAGTTGCTTTATTAATTATTAAAGAAGGAGTTGAAAACCTTTGCTTACATCATCCAATTTATAAATAATTTTTTCTTGACAATTTAATTTTATATAATATATTAAACCTAACAAATAATGTTAGGTTTAATTTTTTATGAAAGAAAATAAATGCTTTATAATAATGTTATTAAATGTGCAATGAATGAAGCTAAAAAGTCTAATTATAATCCTCAAATTGGTGCTGTCGTTTTTAAAGGAAAGAGAATTTATGGTTCAGGACATAATGGAATTAGAAGTTCTTCTATATCAATGAAACATAAAAAATGGGAAGAAAGTTTGCACGCCGAACAATCTGCATTATTAAATTTGGATTGGAATAAATTAAAAGGATGTTCTATTTTAGTATATAGAACAAATAAAAATGGTCAATTAGCTATGGCTAAACCGTGTGATATGTGTCAAAAATTAATTAAGTATGTTGGTATAAAAAATATGTTTTATACTACAAATGATGGAGAAATTAAACTTGAAAAAGTAAGAGATAATTAAATTATCTATTGACAATATTAAAAAATATGTTATAAAAAATATAATAGAAATTTTTTGGAGAAAAAAGATGAAGTTAGAAGTTAAGGGAAAGTATAATTCAGCTATTGTTATGACTGACCAAATTGAAGAAGAATGTGTGGGTCAGTTAGTAACTCTTTGCTCCCAAGAAATATTTAAGGATTCACAAATTCGTATTATGCCTGATTGTCACGCAGGTAAGGGCTGTGTAGTGGGATTTACTGCTTCTATTAAAGATAGAATTATTCCAAATCTTGTTGGAGTTGATATTTCTTGTTCTATTTCAACTTATAAGTTAGATGTTAAGGAAGTTGATTTTGAACAGCTTGATAATGTTATTCGTAAGTATGTTCCATCTGGAATGTCTATTCGTTCAACTGTATCAAAGTTAGTTTCAGATAATTTAAAGGCAAAGATTGAAAAGGTTTGTCAGGAAATTGGCGATGAAAATGGGTATAATCGTCATTTAAAGTCAATTGGAACTTTAGGTGGTGGTAATCATTTCTTGGAATTAAATAAGGACAAGGATGGTTATTTATGGCTTTCTGTTCATTGTGGTTCAAGAAATTTTGGTAAGAAGATTTGTGATTTTCATCAAGATAAGGCAATAAAGGTTTATCAGGATAGAATTGATGCAAAGAGAGTTTTTGCATTATCACAAATTCCACCAAAGGAACGTCAAGATTGGATTAAGAATCATATTGATTCTGATAAATTACCACCAGAATTACGATATTTAGATGGTGAAGATTTAGATTTATATGTTGAACATATGAAGGTAGCAGAAGAATTTGCAACTGTAAATCACCAAGTTATTGTTCACGAAATTTGTTCACATATGGGTTGGAATGTTGTTGATTCAATTTTTACTCATCATAATTATATTGAATTTCTTGGTAATCGGGAAATGATTATTCGTAAGGGTGCAATTTCTGCAAAGAAGGGCGAGCGAGTAATTATTCCTTTGAATATGAAGGATGGTTCAATTGTTGGAATTGGTAAGGGCAATGAAGAATGGAATCAGTCAGCACCACACGGTGCAGGACGGGTTTTATCACGAGGTAAGGCAAAATCTGTTTTATCTGTTGAAGAATTTCAGGATAAGATGAAGGATGTTTGGTCTTCTTGTGTATCTGAATCAACATTAGATGAATCTCCTATGGCATATAAGGATATGAATGTTATTATTGATGCTATTGGTGAAACTGTTGATATTGTTGACCGAATTATTCCAATATATAACTTTAAGGCACAAGGTTAATACTTTCATTGTATTAACCTTGTATAAAGGAGAAAAATATGTTTCTTTGGTTTATAAAAAAATTTATGAAAAATTCATATAAAAAATATTTAGAAGAATTAGATGAATTTAATCATTTAAAAATGGAAATTATAAAAAATTGTGATTATTACAATAAAGTTGGAACAACACAATATCATTTTCAATGTTTTAATACTCCAAGACTTGTAAAAATAGAATTTAAAAGAAATATTAAAGATGTCCGTGATAAAACAATTTTTACAATTGTTTTTAAGGAAGAAATGATTTCGCATACAGGAGTATATTTTGTTGATTTTAAAACATATAATATTTTTTATAATGGTAATTGTCTTTCAAAAAAATATAAAAAGAAAGCATTAGAATTTATTAAAGAAATGATATTTAATAATGAAAGTGTAAGCGATTGGGATATGAGTTGTGATAAAATCATTGAAAGGTAAGGTGATATTATGAAAAAACCTAAAGTTGGAGAAATATGGTTTGATAATAAAAAGGAAATGCGTTTCTTTATTTATAAAACTATAACTGATACTGATTATGAGGTTTATAAACCCTTTGATGTATTATATGCAAATAATCAAACAAGATACTTGGAAACTAAATATATTTTAGAAAATTGCGTATTTTTAGGAAAATCTAAAATTATTTTTAATGATTTATTTACATATAAAGGAGAAAAATGATAAGTCGTGAATTTGTATTGAAAAATTTTAATAAAAAACTTCTTGAAGCTAAACGTCAAAGAGCGAAAGAAGTTAAATTTACATTACAAGAAATAGATGATTTAGGATATATTATTTTTGAAATAATGGCAGAATTAACGAATAAACATTTTAATGAAACACCAAGTTCTTCTTTAAATTTAACTGATTTAACAATTGATGGTGGAGATTTTAATTCGCAAAATTAAAATTTATATGTTATAATATCTAAGTTATTTTATAGAGGATTTTTATATGTATGTGGGTACTTATTTAGATAGACAAAACAATTTACTTTATGTTTCTGAAAGAATAAATGGAAATAGAGTGACAACAACATATCCATTAATTTATGAATATTTAGTTCCCGATGATAATGGATATGATATGGGAATTGATGGTCAAAGATTAAAAAAAATTACTTTACATAAGTATAGTGATTTTAGTTCTCATAGAAAACAATGTCAAGAATCGGGTGTTAGAACATATGAAATGAATTTTAATTTAGTTCATAAAGTATTATATCAAAATTATAAAAATTGTCAAGAACCAAAATTACATAAAGCATTTTTTGATATTGAAGTTGACTATGACCCAGCAGTAGCAGGTGATATTAATACATTAGTATCTGAAACTCCTTGTGCTATTAATGCTGTGTCAATTTATTTAGATTGGTTAGATAAAACAATTACATTAACAATTAAACCTGATAATTTATCTTGGGAAGAAGCTAAAGATATATGTAATAGCTTAGAAGATACTTTTTTATGTAATGATGAAAAGCAGTTAATTGATTGTATGATTAAATTGTTTGATGACGCAGATGTTATTTCTGGTTGGAATTCAGATTTTTTTGATATACCATATATTATTGGAAGAACAATAAAGATATGGGGTTCAGAAAAAATTAAAGAATATTGTTTATGGAATCAGCCACCATTATGTAAAGAAGTTGAAACATATGGTCGTGTTGTTAAAAATTATTCATTTGTTGGAAAATGGTCTGTAGATTATTTAGGATTGTATAAAAAACATACTCCTAATGAACACGAATCTTATTCATTAGATAATATTTCTTATGAAGAATTAGGGGATAGAAAAGTAAAGTATGAGGGAACTTTAACTCGTTTATATTTTGATAATTTTAAATTATTTTTAGAATATAATAGACAAGATACGAATTTGTTAGCTCGTATTGATAAAAAATTAAATTATATTAACATTCATAATCGTCAAGCTCATTCTATTCCTGTTACATTAGAAGCAACGATGGGAACAGTTGCTTGGTTTGACCAAGCAGTTATTAATAATGCCCACGATTCTGGCTATTATGTTCCTGATAGAATTGAAGGAAAAGGGGATGAATGGAGAGGAATTAGACCTCCTGGGGCATTTGTTCAAGACCCTGTTGTTGGTATGCACGAATGGATTTCAGATACAGATTTGAATTCACTTTATCCATCTACGATTAGATGTTTAAATATGAGTCCTGAAACTATTGTTGCACAAGTTAAATTAACATATACTATGCCATATCTTTGGAAAAAAATTGAAGAAGATAATTTATGGTTTAAAAAAGGTGAAAGAATTCCAGCTTGGGGTGAAGCGTGGGGTGGTGATGAAATGTTTGGAACTTTAGAATATCAAAAAATTATGAATCAAACTGATGATATTTTAGAGTTACAATTAGAAACTGGTGAATGTGCTGAAATGTCAGCTAAAGAAATTTATAATTTAGTTTTTTCTGAAAATAGTAATTTATGTATTTCTGCATTTGGAACATTATTTAGAACTGATAAGCAAGGTTTAGTTGCTAAAATTCTATCTGAATGGTATGCTGATAGAAAGTCAATGAAAGCTAAATCTAAAATGTATCGTAATTTGAAAGATGGTTTAGCAATATCTGATGATATTGTTAATGAATTAAAAGGTATTCAAGCAAGTTCTAATTTTAAAGAATATGATATTAAAGAATTAAAAAAACTTGTTGATAATAAAGATATTTCTGGAATTAGAAAATATATGTTTGAATATGGATTAATGTTAACTGATAATATTATTGAACCAGTCAATAAAGAATATTATAAAGAAAAAGAAGATTATTGGGATTTGGAACAATATCTACGTAAAATTAATTTGAATTCAAGTTATGGAGCATTATTAAATTCTGGTTCAACTTTTTATGATTTTCGTTTGGGTGCATCTACCACAGCATCTGGTCGTAAAATTGTTCAACATATGGCAAGTAAATTAAATGAAATAGCTGTTGGTACATATAAACATACAGGTGGAATTGTTGTATATGGAGATACCGATTCAACATATTTTGCATTATCAAGACCTGAATTTAAAGAAAAACATCCAGATTTTGTATATAATAAAGAAAATGTTATTAAATATGTTGATGAAATTTCTCAATTAGTTGATAGTTCTTATGCTGACCACGTGAAAAATATTTTTCACGTAACAGATGAAAATTCTAAGATTATTAAAGCAGCACGAGAAATTGTTGCTACTCGTGGTCTTTACGTTTCCAAAAAAAGATATGCATTAATGGTTTTTGATAATGAAGGTGAAAGATATGATGTTCACGGAAAGGCAGGAAAATTAAAAATTAAAGGTTTACAAATTCAACGTTCAGATACTCCAATGATTGTTAGAAAATTATTAAAAAATATGATGGAATCTTTATTATCTGATGGTAATAGAGACGAATTGGTTGATATTATTAAAACATTTTATAATAATGAATGGAATACACTTAAACCTTGGGAAAAAGGGACACCAAAAGCTGTAAATGGATTAACAAAATATACAGAAGAATATAAATTAAATCCAAAAGCAAGAGTTCCTGGACACGTTATGGCATCTATTAATTATAATCGTATGCTTGAAATTAATGGTGATACTTCAACAACAAGAATATTAGACGGTAATAAAATTGTTGTTTGTAAATTAAAGAAAAATAATCCATTCGGTATGACATCAATTGCATATCCACGTGATTTAAATGATGTTCCTGAATGGTTTTCTAAACTTCCTTTTGATGAAGCAGATATGTCAGATACAATTGTTGATACAACAATGGATTCAATTTTTGGCTCATTGAATTGGAATTTATCAATGAAATCTGCAATGCAGACGATTGATGATGATTTAGGTGGATTTTTGACTTTAGTTTAAAAATTTTATATATTATAAAAAAGGAAGAAATATGTTAGAAAAAGTTTTTTTAGATGTAAATAAATTATTTAATAAATTTGAATTTAAACCAGTTGTTGTATATCCATCTGCAACAAAACATTGTTGTATATCTTGCAGAACATTTGATGACAAAGTATTTGCGTATGCGGAATCTAATGAAGATGGTTATGAAGATAAAGAATTTGCAATACGAGATTGGAGTATTATGAATTCTATTTTAGGAACATTTTCAGGAGATAATGAAGATAAATTAAAAGTAAAATTAGTATATAATGATTATAATTATCCTCATTTAGCAACATTTTCCGCAGGAAGATTAAAAGTTAATCATTATTTACAAAGTTATAATATGATTTCAAGTCAACAAGATTTATTAAATAATTATTCTAAAAAGAAATTAAATTTAAAAGAATTTTCGGGAGAAGGAGATAATTATATAACTGATGAAGTAGTTAAAAATATTAGTAAAATGAGTTCTTTACTTGGTGAAAAAACTTTTAGATTAAAAAGTACAAACGAAGGAATTTTTGCATTATTTGGAAATGAAAATCAAACAATTGATAATGGATTAATTCAAATTTCAGATATTGTTGAAAATATTGAGTTTAAAGATAATATGTATTTTTCAGTTGAATATTTTATTAATATGTTTAAAGCTATGTCTATTAATGAAGAATATAAAATTAAAGTATTTCCTGATAAAATTGTATTTTGTGGAAGAAATGATGTGACTTCTAAAGTTGGAATTGTTGTTGGTTCAACAGTTTAAAAAAGAGAGGATAATCCTCTCTTTTTTATTATTCTGCACCTTTATATTTCTTTTTATCTAATTCAGTAAAACCTTGTTGATGTTTTTTGGCTTCTTTTGATTGTAACGCTTTAACTAAATCTTTATTATATTCATCACCATAATAATCATTAGGATTGATTTTATTATCAATTTCATCTTGTACTAATTGTGAAATATAATCTTCATCTTTATATTCTAAATATGTTGATTCATACTGTTCAACAGGAGCATCAATATTTCTAACAACAATATAAGCTCTATCTAAACCTAATTGTGTTGATAATTCATTAACAATTTGAGATGGAGTAATTGGATATTCAAAATCCATTTCAAATTTATAAATTGTTCCAAAAAATCCTTGTAATCTTGGAAAATCATAAGGTGTTGATGCTAAGGGTAATGCTTCAGGTTTTGTTCTTTTAGTCATACCTTTAACATTTAAAATAGTATCAACATTTTTTAAATTTTCATCTGTAATATCAGCAGCAATTTTAACTCTGAAAGAATATGTTTTCTTCATAGTTTCTAAAATTGATTTTAAATCCATTGCCATTCTAAATTCCTTATTTTATAATTATAAAAATATTTATTATATTTGAGATATTCTCCAAAATCCTGGTCTATATTTTTTATTAATAACATCAACCCATACATTATAATCTTCATTCCAAGTATATAAATATTTCGCATCGGAATTATCTCTTAAATAATATACTGCGGGTTCTTCCATTGGATTTAAAGATAATTTCCAAAATCCATTTTGATATTCAATTATACAATTTTCAGGTATTGAAGATATTTCTTCACCATTTTTATTTAATAATTTACCCCAAAGTTGAGTATTATTACCAATTTCATCTGCTAATAAATAACGTTCACCTTCAATATTTTTTGGCTTTGTATCGTGTGGGTCAATAATAGCAGATACGGGTTCTAAATTAGTAGATGGAAGCATATCTTCATTAATTGTCCAAATAGCTTTTGTTGAATCATTATCATCAACAATTATATTACCAATGATTTCTTTTTTATCATCAATATTGTAATTTATCATACAATGAAGATATATATTATGTTTAGATTTATTATATTTTATTCCATACATTTTAAATAAATCATACCACGTCTTAATTTTATTATTTGGTACTAATTGTATGTTATTATTATTTGAAACAATGATAGTTGAATCTGATGGAGTATAATAAGTTCTAATAATATCTTCCATTGTCCAACCCCACATATTTTCACGAGTATCAGCCTGTCCAATATCCATAATTATAGTTTCTATCATACGATTTCTTGAAACTAATGAAGGTAAATCTAAGTTGGTATCAACTTCAAAAGTCATATCCATTGCATCTAATGTTGTTGAGTCTAAATTACTGATGCCTTTTGATGACCAATTTAAATTAGTTAATGTAATAGCTGTTAAACGTGTCCAATCTAATGGATTTTCAGAAGTTTGTAATTCAAGAGTTGGAGAAAATAATGCTCTAATTTGTTCTAATAATTGAAATTTTTGTTCTAATTTAGTTGTTAACACATATAATTTAAAAACAAAACCTAAAGGGACAGGATTTAAACGTTTAATGTGATAGGAATTTCCTGGTTCATATTCATAATTTCCACTTTCATCATTAAATTTTTTTTCTGTTATTTCTGTTTCATATTCATAATAAGGGGAACCACTAATTAAATCATTATTTAAACGAATATCTGAAATTGTTAAAACCATTTTAGGAGCAGTTTCAATAATAGTATCAGTATTTTTATTAATTATTGATGCAACAGATTTATCACTTGTCATAAAAATAACAGGAACTCTTTTAAGTTTATCTTTTCCATTTTCATCTTTACCAGTTGAAATATAAAAATTTGAAAATAAACGTTGAGTATGAAGAACAATAGTTCTTACTTGAGCATTATACCAATAATTAACATCAACTGTCATTTTTATACCTTTTTATTGAATATCCTATGTTTATATTTATAACTTAAATATATTGAATAAATATTTTTAGTTATTATTTAAAGGAATTTTTGATGTCTAATAAAACACAAATATTTAATAAAATTAAAGAATTAATTAATAATGGTTCTTCTGTTACACAAGCAATTTCGGTAGTATGTCAACAATATAATATTAATCCAAATATTATCTATAATGAATTTTATAAAAAAGCTGATAAAACGGTTAAAGATGATACTGAATCACTTGACAAAATAAGAGTTGGAGATATAGTAACATTAGACGGAGATTCACTTGAAAAACATTATGAAGTAATAAATATTAATAATAAAAGTGATATTATTTTAAGAAATGCTGATGATAATACACAACTATCAGCATCAGAAAGTGAAATAACACCAGTAATTACGGAGAATAAAATGAATAAACTTAATGAAGCACAATATAATATTTCTATTAATGGTTTAGAAACAGAAGATGCTGATGCTTTATCTCAAATGCTATCATTAGCAAGTCAAGCTGAAAATAATTCAACAATTTCTGACCCATTAACAGCAAATCCTATGGGAATGAATATGAATGATGATATGTCATCATCTGATTCAATAATAGATGAACCTAATATGGGTGAAGAACCAATGTCAATTGGTATGCCTTCATCTATTTTTGATGATTCTGGTGATGATATTGAATTTGATGAAGAATTACCAGCTGATACTGCAATTGTAGATTCACCTGAATTAAATTCAGAAGAAAATGAACAACCTGAAATGAATGATAATATGGATTCTTCAATTGAAGATATGCCAATGGATTCAATGATGGACGATGGTATGTATGATGAAGTTGATGAAGATGTTGTTTTAGACCCTTCTCAAAAAGATTCAACAGTTGTTGCTAATGAAAAAAATAATTTTGATGATGAATTAGATGAAGAATTAGAAATGTTAATGCGTGAAACATTTGATATTGCAGGTGTTGAAGATTTAAATTTTGATAAAAAATTAAATGAAGCAGAAGAAAATGTTCCTGGTGAAGATTTTATTGATGAAGATGGAACATTAGAAGAAACACCTCAATTAGATTTTGCTCACGATATGGTTGATGATGCAGAACAAGATGAATATGCAGAAGAAATCGTTGGTGAAGCTGATGGTGATGATATTGAAGATTGGCAATATGATGAATATCAAGATGATGTTGCATTAGCTAATGGCTCATATGGTAATGTTGATGAATTTATGTCAGATTATTTTTATGATAACGCAGAATTACAATCTGAATTTGATAGTGATTTATTAGAAGAATATAAAAATGAAATTTTTGAAAAATGGCAAGAATTAATAAAAGATGGTGAAAATGAATGGGAAGCTGCTGAAATGGCTGCAAATGAAGTTTTACCAAATTCTGATGATAAAGATGTAGCTAAAAGATGGGATGCTCAAAATCTTTGGGATGATGAATTAGATGAACATATTAATGCAATTTTAAGAAATGCAGGTGTTCAAATTAATGAAGCTGATGATGAAGTTGCTGTTAACACTAATGTTGGTGAACCTGTTACTGATGAATCATTATTTGCTAATGATGATACAGATGAACAAGGAAATGAACCTGATTATCACGAAGTTGATACAACAACTTTTGGTAAAGATGCTTCTGAAGGTATGAAAGAAAATCCATTAACAATGACATTTGAATCAACAATTAATAAGAAAAAAATTAAATCTATTTATGAAACTGCAAAATCAATGTATAAAAAATATGATTCTGCTGATTGGTTAAAATTAGATAGACGTTATATTGAAAAATTAATTCTTGAAGGTGTCGGATATACAACAGCAAGTAAAATGTTGTTAGATGCTAAAAAAGGAAAATAAATCTATATAAGAATAAAAATTTAATAAACTCCCTTAATAAGATGGGAGTTTATTTTTATATAAATATTATTATTAGAATATTAAAGGATTACAATAATGGCAATTACAAATTATGCACAATCTTGGACTGATGTTTATGAAAAATATCAATCAGTTGTTAATTTTGTTGCAGGTGATTTTGATTCATTAAAAAATGTTATTAGAAGATATATTGCAAGTCAAAATCCAGAAAATTATAATGATTGGGCTGAATCTTCAGAAGTTGGAATGTTTTCAAATGGGTTATCATATCTTGGAGAAACAATCCATTATCGTGTTGATTTAAATGCTCACGATGTTTTCCCTTCAACAACAGAAAGAAGACAATCTTTATTAGATTTTACAAAAATGTTGTCTTATTCTCCAAAAAGAAATATTTGTGCAACAGGTATTGCTAAAATTAAATCTATTACAACATCTCAAAATATTACTGATACATCTGGTAATATTTTAAAAGATACACCTATTCTTTGGAATGATGCTTCAAATCCAGATTGGTTAGAACAATTTTTAACTGTTATGAATGCATCATTTGTGTCAAATAATCCATATGGAAAACCATTAAAACGAGAAACTGTTGATAATATTACTACTCAATTGTATCAAATGAATACTACAACAATTTCTAATACTGTTTTCCCATTTACTTCACAAGTAAATGCTACAACACAACAATTTGAAGTTGTTAATCCAGACATTAATAGTGAATTATCTCAAATTGAAGAAAGAAATCCAATTCCTGAACAAGCATTTCATTTATTATATCGTAATGATGGTACAGGAAATGGTTCAACAAATACAGGTTTCTTTGTTTATTGGAAACAAGGTACTTTACAGTATGAAAATCAAATCATTTCTCAAAAAGTTGAAAACTATTCAATTGATGTTAATAAAGATAATATTAATGAATATGATGTTTGGTTTGAAGAATTAGATATTTCTACTGGTTTAGTTAAAGATGTTTGGACAAAAATAGCAAATAATGAATATCTTGTTTATAATAATACTGATACAACAATTCGCAATATTTTTAAAGTTGAAACACGAGAAAATGATAGAATTACATTAAGATTTTCAGATGGTAAATTTGGAACAATACCAGTTGGTATGTTTAAATTATGGTATCGTGTATCAAATGGTAATGATAATTTATATTTAAAACCAACAGATATTCAAGATATAACAATTAAAATTCCATATAAGTCAAATAATACATCTGATGATAACATTTACTATTTAACATTAGTGTTTAGTGTTACAGATGCATCACATATTAGACAATCAGTTACACAAGAATCTATGGAATATATTCGTGAAAGAGCACCACAAGTATATTCAACACAAAATAGAATGGTTACAGCTCAAGACTATAATTATTTTCCAAAATCTATTGGACAACAAGTTAGAGTTTTAAAAGCAATTAATAGAACTTATTCTGGAAATTCCCGTTATATTAATTTTAATGACCCAACAGGAACATATCAAGATTTAAATATTTTAGCCGAAGATGGTTATGTATATAAACAAGATGTGTTATATATGACTGAAACAGCTATTGAAGATACAACAAATACAACTCAAATTATTAATACAATAGAAACATTATTATCTTCAAATAGTTTAAATAATTTCTTTTATTCATATTATCCTGAAAATTCTTATTCATATTCTTCAAAAGAATTATTTTGGAATGAAACTTATACAACTGGATTAAATAGTTCAGTTGGTAGATTTATGGTTGATGTTGGTGAAGAAACATTAACAACAGGCGTTGTTGTTCCTAAATCAGAAATTTTAAAACAAATGCAAGTTGGATATATGATAAAATTCCAAGCAGATGGTTATGATGGTGAAATATGGGCAAAAATCACTAATATAACAACAAGTGATGAAAGTGAAGAAGAATATTCAGTTACAATTAATGAAGTTTTAGACCCAAATTATAAATGGTATGCTAAAGGTGGTTATAAAAACTTTACTATTTCATTAAATGCCCAAGCTCGTTATGAAATTTCAAATAAAATTGAAGACAAAGTTTCTTTCGGTTTATCTTATGATTATATTAATCAACGTTGGAATGTTTTAGATTATGATACATTAGCCGATGATTCATTGGATTTTGATTATGAAAATCCTTATACTGATAGTGGGTTATATAAAAACTGGATTATGAAAGTTAAATATGATTCATCTCAATCTTGGAATTATACTGTTCGCTATTTAGATTATATCTTTGGTTCTGATAAAAAAGTTGCTTTCTTTTTTAATACAAATGATAAAAGTGATGATAATGCATCATTTATAACAAGTGATTATATTAAAGTTTTAAAAACGAATTCAAATAATAATAAAAATTTATCTGAAGATTATTATTGGAAGCCAATTGAAACAATTAAATATCCTGATGGTTATACTGACCCATATCAATTTAAAGTTTCAAGTTATGATTCTGATAAAGATTCTACTTCTGATAATCCACGTCAATTTAGTGAAATTACATCAATTGGTGAAAAGAATTTATTCTTTTTAAAAACAAATGATGAATATGGTTCTTTTGATAGTTCCGTTCAAGAAATTGATAGTTTATGGGGTCATACAACAGAATCAAGTTTATATTATTGTCAAACAGGTGGAACAATTTTTCCAGCAGGAACTGTTTTACCAGTATCTGTAACTGTTAGCAAAAAAGTAAAATTATCTAATGGTGTAACATATGAATGGACACCATCAAATCCATTTACCTTCAATAAAGGTGAAAAATATGATGTAGATGTTGTTTATGATGGACACGAAGTTGAATGGACAACAGATATAGAAGGTAATACAACATTAATTAAAGATGTTGAAATAGGTTCTCAATTAGTATATTGGAATTCTATGTATAAAACTATGGAACGTTATAGTAATGATAGTTATTATATTAGAACTGGTATTGATAATTTATTGTTTTTATGGAAACATTATGCATCTTCATCTTATGTAATTGACCCTTGTCCAACAAATATTATGGATATGTATGTATTAACGAATACATATTATGAATCTGTTCAAGAATGGTTAAAAAATGGTAAAAAAGGTACATTTCCTAAATTACCATCTGCTTATGAATTAAAATCATTATTTGCTGAATTAGAAAATTATTGTATGGTATCTGATACAATGGTATGGCATCCAATAAGTTATAAAGTTTTATTTGGTAATGAATCTGATAATGAATTTAAAGCTAATTTTAGAGTTATTAAAAATGAAACAACTACTATGAGTGATAATGAAATTAAACAACAAGTTATTCAAGCAGTTGATGAATTTTTTGCAACAATGGAAGCAGGAGAAAAATTTTTCTTTACACAATTATCAACTTATGTTCATCAAAAATTACAGCAAAATATTGGTACTGTTGTAATTGTTCCAACATATTCAGATGATAAATTTGGTAATTTATTTGAAATTGAATGTGAAGAAGATGAAATTTTATTATCATCTGCTTCAATTGATGATGTTCAAATTATTACAAAAATTACTGAACACAATATTAGAATTGGTGAGTAGTGGTAAATAATTATAAAGATTAATAGGATTAGCATATGACATATCAAATTACACGAACAAATGGTTCACAATATTCACAAGGTCTTATTCCTGATAGTAAAATTATTAATGTTTTAGATAAAAATTCAGCTTATCTATCATTGATTGGTAAATTATCAGCTGATTATGGTGAAGACCAATCCAACAATTTTTTTCATTTAGTTGAAAATTTTGCAAATGAAAAATTTCCGACTGACCCAGTTGTCGGTATGTTATGTTTTAGACTTGATAGTGATTATAACGGTATGTATATGTGTGTTAATGAAACATCTGATATTGAAGATGAACGATGGAAAAAAATTCTATCTATTAATTTTACCGATACTGGTTCTCATCAAGCAGGAGATATTTACTATAATAAAGAAGAAAAAAAATTCTATGTTTATGATGATACAGTTGGAGATAATGGTGGTTGGGTATTAATTGGACCACAAAATTATTATAATAAAGAAAATATTTCAACAATTTTACAATCAACTGGTGATATAACAAGTGCTAATATTCAAATTGACATTCAAGAAGAATCAGCAAATTTGGTAACAATTAAAGCTGTAGCTAAAGAAAAAATGGATAAAATGTCTAATCCTGAATTTGGTATTAGAAATCCAGAAACTGCTTCTTGGATAGTTAGATTATTAGTTGAATCTCATACGTTATCAAATGGTGCAAATGAAGTTATTATTGTAGGACAACCTAATTTTGAATTAATTGGTAAAACTTCTGGACAGGCTTTAAATTGGGAAATTGAACCAACAATTTTTGATAATAGATTGATGATTACAGTTTCTGGTGTTGGTACAAATAATCCACTAGTTACACCAGATATGGATTGGGTTGAATGGGAATTAGATATTGAAATTGTAAAGGTATAAAATGGCAATTAATATTAATCATAAAGATAGTACGATTATTACAGACGATGATACTCTTATACAAATTACCGATAAAGGAGCATTAAAGGTTGGTGATGGTACTTATTTGGATGAGTTAGGAAATTCCCAAGAAATTGAACCAAATGAAAATTATAAAGGTGCTATCCGTTTTAATGAAGACCATCAATGCTTACAATTATGTGATGGATATAAATGGAAAGATATTAATGGTCATTATAAACAAACTTCTGGTATTGTGTATTCATTACTTTTCTAAATAAATATTTGCTAAAATGTTAATTTATGTTATAATGTCAATAATATTTTAATTATTGATAAAGGATTATTATGCAAAATGAAAAAAGATATTTTTTAAAGAACTCAAATTTATTAGAAGAAGTTCATAAATCTAAATTGACTTATTGTTGTTATGAAAAACCTGAATATGGACATTATGATATTATTTGTGATGATTATAATTTAATTACTCCTAATGTTGTCAATGATTTTTTTAAAAAAAATCCAAATAATGAATATATTATTATTCGTGTAATGACAAATGAACACGTATTACCTTATTGTAAAAATGCTAAAGTTAATTTACAAGAATTAAAAATGTCACCTTTTAAACATTTTTTAATTACAAAAAAATCGTATGAAAATGTGTTTATTGCATTTGGTAATAATTTAAGTAAAATTGATGAATTAAATTTAAAAATTTCAAATTTAAAAGAAATAATTAAAGATAATAATAGAAATATTCGTTTAAATCAACAAACAAAAGAAAAACAAAAACCTTATAAAGAAAATAATAAATTATGTAAAGAAAACATAGAAAGTTTAACACAAGAAATTAAAAATTTATCAGAAACATTTTCTGAATATATTATGAAAGATGCAAAAGAAGTTTTACGTTCTCATTGGAAAGGAGATACTATTGAAACAGGTCATTTTGATATTTCTCAAGGAAGATTAAGTGATGGTTTAGTATATATGATAATTATGTTGGTTGACCAATTTGCAAAATCAGGAAATTGGTCAGGATATACATATTTAGATGATATGAAAGGGTCAGCATTAGTACATTTATGTGATGTTGCTTTAAAGTTTGAAGAATCAAAATCTAATAATGTTTTTTCATATTTAACACAAGTGGCATCAAATAAATTTACTGCTACACTAAATTCTGAAAAAACTCAACGTAGAATTAAATCAAAATTAATGCAAGAAATTGGATATAATCCAACATTTAATGAACAATTAGAAGAAGATTTTAAAAATATTTTGTATGATGATAATGGTAATGAAATTATTGAAGATGATATTGAAGAAACAACAGAAGAATATACGAATGAATAAATTGAAAGGTGCCGAATTCGGCACCTTTAAACATTTATAATTTGAATTCCATCATCTTCTTCTTCATCGTCATCATCTTTATTGGATTTATTTAAAGATGCTTCAAATTTTTGCTTATTTAATTCATAATTTAATTTTTTCATTTTAGCATCTATTTTGGCTAATTTTGAATTTAATTTAATTGTTAAAAAATTATTTGCTGCTGATGCAATATCTCCACACGCTTTTCCTTGGGTATTTAAAGCAACATCCATTAAATCTGTAAATGCTTGATTAGCTTGGTCAGCAATAAAATCTAATTCAACTTCTGTTTTTTCTTCTAATGATAATTTTGTTAAATCTTTAATATTTTCATTAGATTGAACAATAAATTTTTTAAGTTCTATGGGTTCAGTTTCTGTAACAATATTTTCTTTATTAATAATATTTAATGCTGAAGCAATATCATTTGCCTGTTGAATTTCAGAAGGTGATAAAATATTAAATTCATCATCTAACTTTTTTCTATTTGCCATAAATTATCCTTAAATATAAAATATATAAATATTTATAATAGAAAATGGAGATTTACTTATGGGAATAGAATCATTAATTAGCGGAGTTACTAATAAATTTTATAATTCAAATGCGGTAAAAGCATTAAGTGGTGTTGATTATTTAAGTACCGCTTATGGACAAGATTTTATCCCTGAATATACAAATTTGGAAGGTCAAAAAAAATATCAAACAAAAGCTCCTATTCCAAATCTTCCTAAACCAGAAACAATGTTTTTTGTTTATTTTTCATTGAATTCTGAAGTACAAACTTTGATTAATCAAAAAAAATCATTAATTGAATATTTAACTAGATTATCTGCCCAACAGGCATCAACAAATGTATCTGAATCATATCAAAATTCTGTTTCTGAAGATACTAATAAAAGTTTTTTTGATACTATTTCAGATAGTATTTCAAGTACAATTTCATCGGTTTCTAATTCTCTTTCAAATTTAAAAAAAGGGGTAACAGATGCTATTGGTGGAGCTTTAGGTATTAGTGCAGATGTTGATGCAGAAACTAATGCTGATTATTTACCAGATAAATTTATTTTAAGACAGTTGTCATTTGAATTATCTAAATTTGTTAAAACAATTAGTAAACCAAAGATTAATATTGAGGTTAAACAGTTTAATGAATATAATCGTCCACGTTTGGTAAATGAAAAATTATCATATGGAGATTTAAATATTTCTTTTTATGATGTTAAAGAAAATCCTGTACAACAATTTTTCTTTACATATTTAAAAGTTATTAATGATACATTCTTATGTAAAGATTATACAGATTATGATAAAAAAATATTATTACATCAATTTGATACTGACCCAACTCATTGGGGATGGAATTTAGATAGTTATTTTAATTTCATTGATAAAATTTCTGTTATTGAAATGTATATGGATAAAATGATGGTGTATACTTATATGAATCCAAAAATTACCTCAATTGATTTTGGAACAGGAAAAATTGGAAGTTGGGCACCAAATGAAGTAAATGTTTCGTTTAAATTTGAAGGTATAACTAATGATTTATTAGATATTGAACCATACACGACAACTTTTGGAACAGAAGAAAGCAAAGCATATTTGAAATCAATGATTAATTCAAATATTACTGGAAATATGGCAACATTTTTAAATAAACGTTATAAAGAAGGTGTTCAATTTACTGTTGAAAATGCTGTAGCATTTATTAAAGGTATATTAGATGCTCCAAGTGAAGAAAGATGGGATAAATTTAAATCACAATTACTTGATACAGCAAGAAAATTAGGTTTTGCAAATGAAACTAATTTTGTATTACAAGTTCAAAAAACAATTGAAAATTATGATAAATCAGAAGATAAAGGAAAGTATATTTTAAAAGTTGTGGATGACCCTTCTTCAATTATTGGAAAGGTTACTAATTCAACAAATATATCTATGGATTCTGTTTTAAGTTTATTTTAAAGTATTTTTTACAAAATCATTAAATTGTTCACTATGAACTAAATCAAATAATATTTTAATAATAAAATTAACATCATTAAATAATATTGCTTGTAATGGCTTATTATCATATAAATTTTCTTCAAAATATTTTGGATAATAGAAAACATTATTACGGTCTATTCCATCTTGATAATAATAATAAAAAGCATCATCAAGTAATAAAGACATAACATTTGGAGAAATATTATTTATTTTATTCATTTTACTATCATCATAACGACTGCGAATTTTATGAATATTTAATATATCATTTTTATCCATTGTTGATAAAATTAACATAAAAGCAAAAAGAGAGTCATATATTTTTATCCATTCATTTAATATATCTTTATGTGATTCAATAAATCTTAATGATTCTTCTTCTGTAAAAATAGAATAAAATGTTCTTTTTGATGAATTTTTAAAAATATAAATTAAATTTAAAATGGTTAAATTTAATGAAGCAATATGATAAAAAGTTACCGAATTCATATATGCTTCTAAAATTGTTATTTTTGTATATTCTGGAACATTAATAGGTATGAATATATCGGCAATAACATTAGTATTTTTTATATAATTTAAAAAATCTAATCCTTGTAATTCTGATTTAGAATAATCAAAAATATAAACTGTTTTAGATTCTAAATCATTATCCATATCTTCAATATTTAAAGGAGCAGATACTAATTTAGCATTAGATGTCATTTTCTAAACTCCATTTTTTTAATTCAGTTGAATAAAAATTATATTCTTCTGGATAATTAACTTTTAAAGTTCCAATATCTTCTTCATTTATTTCTTGAAATGTTGAAATATCTTCTTCATTAAAATGTTGAATATAAAGTTTGTTATCTGGTAATAAACAATATTCTTCATCAAAATAAGAATTATCAACACGAGATGATTTATTATTTAAAAATCTCATTTTTTCTTTATTTAAATTAATATAAGGAATATTTAATTGAGAAGATAATACTAATTTTATAAATTTATCATATACTGTATTATTTAAATTCCACATAGTTATTTCATTTCTATAATATTCTTTAAATTCAACAGATTTAATATTTGGGAGAATTGATAATTTATTTAAAATAGTATTTGGATGAAATGTTTTTAAAATTTGTGGAGATACTAAAATTTTAATATCAAATTTCTTTGGAAATCTTAAAAGATTTTCCCATACTTCTAATGCACGTGGACGAGCTAAAAAGTCATATGAAAATTCATATTCAATATCATCACGATAATTTTTTAATTCAACGGGATAAGAAGATATTATTATGTTTTTATTAAATTCTTTTATTGTATCTACTAATTCATTAAAATAATCGTGATTAATTAACATTGGTTCACCACCAGATATTTTAATTTTATCAAAATTTAAATGATTTTTTTCTAAAAAATCTCTTAATTTAAAAACATCTAAAAATTCATTTAAAGAGTTTTTTGTTTTAGTAAGACAAAATGCACAAGAAAATGGGCATAAAAATGTTGGATATACAACTAATGTTCTCATAATATCTCCTATATAATAATATAAAATTATTTACTATAAGAATTATTATATATGAGTGTGCATAAAAATTTCAATTAATTTTTCTGTTTTTTCAGATTTATTTTCTAATGCAATACCGATAGTTGGTTTAAATAATAACATATCTAAAAATGTTTTTCTTTTTGCAACGCCATTATATTTAGAAGTTGTTAATTTATCAAATTTATTAATTTTTCCTGATACACGACAAGGAACTTTTCCACATAAGGCAACGGGAATACTGTTATCATCATATTTTTTATTTAATTCAATACCTGGTTTAGAAGAAACAATTCCAAAAAAATGTCTATCATTAGGTTTTGTTTTAGTAATTTCTTTTTCTCCACCAAACTTAACAATTGTTCCAAGAGGAATTTGTTCCATTGGTGAATGAAAATAATATTCAGCTAAGTCACCATAATATGTGGCAATAGCTGTACCACGAATAACTTCTTTGCAGGTAATATTATGTTCAAATGTCCAGTTACCTGTTACATTTTCATTTTGACTTCTGCGTGTATATTCTGGGTCACTTAAAAAACCTGAATAGCTCATTTTAAACCTTTAGCATTCTAATAAGATATTTATTCTTTTTGTATATATATTTATTCACAAGAAATCAATCAATAAATAATTATATTAAAAGTAAGGAATATTATGTCATTATTGGATAAAAATAAAATCTTTTTTGGGCTTTTACATTATATTTTTTCTGAACAAAAAAATGTTGATTGGGCATTAAAAACCAGTTTGGTTAATTATACTGGTATTAACTCAACTGTTAATAATAAAAAATATAAACAAGATTCTGTTATTCAAGATGTTATTGATTATATCTATCAAATTAAGCCTTATCACGTTGAATTTGAACAATTTATTGAAAAGTATTCATCACAACGTGATGATGTAAATGTATCGGGTGCAAAAGAACAAGAAAAAAATAATATTACAATGTATATTCGTTTTGATGCAGTTACATCATCTGTTGACCCACAAGGTTTATTATCTGATATTGAATATATGGATACACATATGGCAAATAGATTATATGCGTATAAAACTAAAAATTTAGATGATATTAAAGATTATTTAAATTGTCATTTTAAAGGTATTACGATTAATGGCTCAACATTTAATGTTGACAAATCAGGATATGACGCATTTTTATATGATTCAACTTTATATGATGCACCAACAATAACAAATGATTATTGTTTAGTTAATTATAAGGAGAATTTAGATTATCCATATATTAAAGAATTTGTTAATGTTGGATTACAAACATTTAAATTAGAAAATGATGATTTATTACAACATAATTTTTTAACTATTACTTCATATTTTAATAATAAAGAAGAAATAATTACAGATTATTCTTTAGAAAATAATTTATTAACTTTATTTTATACAATTAGAAATTTAGAAAAATTAGTTATAACGGAAGATAAAGATGGTCAAAAAAAATCTTGGATTTTTATTGGACATCCATTTAGTGAATTATCAACTGATACTGGTTTAAAAGCATTTGAAGAATATGGAACAGAATATTTTAATATACCTGAAAGTGGATTTAATAGTAATAAAATAATTGTTAATATTGAATATCCAAATGGAACTCGTGATATTAGTGAGCAATCAACAATATCTGTGCCTTTAACTAACTGGGAATTGGTTGATGGAAAAGTATATATTCCTTTTGATAAAGAAAATAATCGTTATTATGATAATAGAATAGTTGAAAATGGTCATATTGTTGTTACTACAATTGATTATTATTACATTTATGATAAAATTTATACTTGGGAAGACAAATATGGTCAATCAAATAATGTAGTAAATGTAGACGGTAGTGGATTTTTAAGACCTTCATATGAAGTTGAACGCCCATCTGAATTATGTGTATCAGCTCCTTTGCCATATTTAATGATTTATAATGTTGATGATAATGAAATTCCAACAAGTATATATGGGTGTGATTATAAACATTATCAATATAAAATGGGATTTTCAAAGACAAATATGACACAATTAACTAAAGATTTAGTAATTGGTGATTCTCAAATATTTGTTGATGATATAAAAAAACTTAAATTACCTATTATTGAAAAAAATAAAGATATTACGCCTGGAAAAATATTATTAAATTCTGAAATTATTGAATTTTATGAAGTTGATGAAGTTAATAATATTTTAAAAAGTATTAGACGTGGTGCAGAAGGAAGTTATTTAGCTGAAAAACATAATGCTGGTGATTATGCAATTGATTTTAGAGATTCATCAAAAAATAATTATTCTTCAAAAGTAACTTCAATTATATCATATGTTACAAAAACAACTGAAAATAAATTTATTATTCCTGATACTTTATCAGACAATGATAAAGTAAATGTAATGATTAAACCATTAATTTCTTTATTAACTCCTATTAAATTTAATAGTACATATTTTGATATTTCAAGTGATAATATATTTAAACCAGGTAATGTTTTATTAACAATCCCTGTTAATAATTTAATTGTCCATTCAAATCAAACTTTGAATATTATTATTGGAAATAAAACATATGCTGTTCCATTTACGAAACAGATTTCAGGAATAACTGAATTTATTAATTATTTAAAACAAGCAACTTTAAATATTTCAGAATTGAATATTATTCAAGATGGTTCAAATATTGTGTTTATTGCAAATCAAGGAAAAAGTATTGTTTTAAATAATAATACTGGAACTCCTTTACAAGAAATTGTTGGAACTTTTGTTCAAGGAACAAAATCATATTCTTTATCTGAAACACCAATATTAAAAGATGGTTCAAATGGATTAAGAATTAATAAAAATAATATTGTTTGGGGTTCAGATAAAAATTCACCAGGATATATGAAAGACCATCCAGAAAGAGGTACTTTGCAAGATGCTGTTGATACAATTAATAATTTAGCGGTTACAAAAAATATTGTTAAAGCATATATATATGATAATAAATTAGTTATTGTTCCATTAAAGAATGTTGATGTAACAATTAGTAATTTAACATCACCAACAAATACTGAAGATAATCTTGAGATTTTAGGTTTGCCAGCATATACTCCAAAAAATTCAATTTATTCAGGTAATAATATTGAAGTTAAAAATTCAAAACCAAATTCATTAGGTTATATCTTTATTAATGATGAAAAATTATATTTTGAAAATATTCAAGAAGTAAATTCTTCTCGTTATAGAATTACAAATTTTTATATTGATAAAGAATATAATACCGATAGTGTAATTTATAGTGATAGACCAATTTTATTAACAAAAGATGATTTTAAAATTATTCAAGAAAATGTTTCATATTCATCTGATGAATCTACCATTTCGGAATCTAAACCAATAGAAATGAATTTTGTTGTATTAAATACATCTCCAAAAGAAGGGGAAATTATAATAGTAAGTAATGATAAGTAATCAGTTGTATTTATAAAAAACCCTCAAACTTTGAGGGTTTGTTTGTATTTATTAAATACAAACAAAGGGGATAAATGATGGCTGATATAAGTAAAATAGATATGGAAAGAATCAATGGATTACTTGATAAATTAGAAGAAGTATCCAATAATCTTAATTCAATGAAACATATTATTGAAGAATATCATTCAGGAACACAATGGTATAAGATATGGAGCGATGGTTGGATTGAACAAGGTGGATATGTTAGTAATCCATCTTCAAATGAAACAGTTACATTATTAAAATCTTATAATAATATTAATTATAGTATACAATGTCAATATGCTCACGATTCAAATTCAACAGGTCGTTTTTTATCAGTAGGAAATAAAACAAATTCAACTTTTATGGTTAGAACTGGGGCATCTAATTTAGATAGTTGGAATGGTAGTTATTCAGTTCCATTTTATTGGGAAGTAAAAGGATATTAAAAAAGAGAGGTTTTAAACCTCTCTTTTTTATTAATTGTAAGCTAAAACTTTTGACATTAAGGTTGATACAGCACCATCACCAGTAATTAATGTTCCATCATAGTCATATAAGCAAGCATTATCAAAACGTTGTGAACAGTTAATTAACATTGATTCGTGATTACCATTATCACCATCTTCAGGTTGAGCTTGCATTAACCAACAACCTTCCATTACCCAAGTTGCAATTGCATTTTGGTGACCATCGGTATATTCAAATAATGTTGTATATTTGTAGTTTTCTGAAACAGTACCAGTAACTTGTTCAGATAAATCTCTTTGTAATTGAATTTGACGATATAATTCTTTATAATTCATATTATCATAAGAATCATAAACAGTAAAGTTTGTTGCTTCCCAAGTCCATTTACCTGGATAATAAATTGGACCGTTAACTGTTTCAATAACTTGTTCTTCAAATGCTCCTTTTGGTGTTGTAAAACTTCTCATATCCATAGTAATATTTTCACCACCAATAGGTGCAGCAAATCCTTCAAAAGTAACTCTATAACGAGTTTTTAAGTGATTAAATTTAGTTCTTTGATTTCGGTCAGCTAATTTTGTACCGAACTTAGAAAGAGTATTTACATAATCTACCATAATTTTCTCCATTAATCTGTATAAACATATTTATTAAATTGTTTCTACTTGTATTTATGATTATTTTATACTATGAAATTCATCATTTGGATTTCATAAATATTATTATGAATATTAAAGGATAATAAAGATGGCAATTAATGAATCAACTTCTGTTAAACAAATTGTTAAAAAAGATTTAAAAGAAATTTTTCCAGCAGAATTTTCAAATAGAAGATTAATTAGCAAATATATTGATTATGTTTTAAATCCATTTTTTCAAAAATCATATGAAAGTTATATTAACGGATATATTGGTAAAAAGTCTGTAGCTTTAGAAGAAGGAGATTTTTATCTTTCTGAACCATCAAGTGAAAGAAAAACATATCAATTATCTCCTGTATTAGTAACAACTAATCCAAATGATACTTCTTTAGAATCAAATAATTCAGTTGTTGATTTTAGTAATTTTTTAAATACATTAAAATTACAAGGTTGTGAAACTAATGACCAAAATAGATTATTATCTGATACATATTGGTCTTGGTGTCCGCCAATTAATGTTGATATGTTTTTAAATTATAATTTTTATTATTGGGTTGAAGATGGACAGCCACCAGTTGAATTATTATCTAAAACTAATGCTGTAACAGATATTATTGGTAAAGAAAATTATACTTATAAAGGTGTAGATGAAAATGAAAATGAAGTAACAATTAATTTTTCATCAGGTATGAGAATTTTATTTATTAATGATGAAAATCCAGAATATAATAATATTCCTTTTATTGTTGAAGGTGTTGGAAAATCAATACAATTAATTAATGATAGTGAAATTCTTTCTTCAACATCAAAAATGCCTGATTATTATGTAATGGAAAGAGGAGCTATTGATGGTAATGCGTGGTCATTAAGAAATAGATGGTTTCATCGTTCTGTTTTAGATAAAATTGAAAATACAATTATATATCAATTAATTAGTAATAATGTATTATATTATACAAATTCTTCTCCTGAAGATATGACTGATGATACAATGATTTATGCTGATATGGATTTAACTATTAAAGTTAAAACTTTTGGAGAATTTGAAAATATTCAATATACTGATAATACACGTAAAATTCAATATATTCAAGCTAAAAAACCAATTTTATGCTTTAATAAAGATATTCAATTATATAATTATGGTACATATAATAGAGGATTTGTAGATTTAATTGTTAACACAAGAAAAAATGATTTAAATGGTATTGTTCCTCAACCTATTCAAGGTGTTGATTTAAAAGATGGAATGACTGTTTTAATTACTGGTGATTCTGATGAAATGTCTAATAATAGAATTTATCAAGTATCAGGTGTTTCATCTATTAATACTGTTATTTTACAACCTGTGATTAATGGTTTATCAACTGATGGTTCACCAGTTGAAGGAGAAGGTATAACTGTTCGTAAAGGACGTTATGCAGGTGTTTATTATTACTATAATAATGGAGAATGGGTAACTGGACAACAAAAAGTTAGTGTTAACCAATCACCTTTATTTCAACTTTATGATGATGAAAAAAATGCATTAGATAATCAATTATATTACAATCAATCATCATTTAAAGGTAGTAAATTATTTGATTATGTTACAACTGATGATTCTGGTGCAACAATTGATGAAGATTTAAATAAAGCAATTGTTACTGATGGGTATGGAAATTATATTTTTGATAATATAATTAGAACTCAAACTTTTACATATTATGATTATACAATATTAAAAGATTATGAAGGTTTTAAATTTTTTAAATTAAATGGTCAAGATATATATTTAAATAACTGGTATATATCTAAAGATACAACAACACAATATATTACAACTGAAATAACTGTTACAGATAATAAAGTTTATGAAATAATTGATGATGTTAAATATACTGTATTTAATTTAGCATATCAGCCAGATGAAGTTTCAAATAAAAAATCATCTTTTGTTTATTTGAATGGTGTTTTATTAAATGATGGTATAGATTATATCATCAAAAATAAAAAACTTATGATTTCTGAAACAAGTATTTTAAATGCAGATGATAATTTATATATTAAATTATTAGTTAAAAAATTAACTAATACAATTGCTGATGGTTATTTTTATGATTTGCCTTTAACAATAACATCAAATGCGATGAATGAAGATATTTCACAAATTAATTATAATGAATGTTTTGACCAATTAAGAAGTATCATTGAAAACCAAAGTGCATTTAGTGGTAATTCTTCAGGAAATAATAATTATAATAATACAAAAAAAGATTTATCATTAGGTACAGAAATTTTACAACACGAAAGTCCAGCACTTAAAACAATGTTATTAAATTCAAGAGAATTTTCTAATATTAGAACTGTTTTAACATATATAACTAATGAATATACTAAATTTAAAACTAAATTTAAAAATATTATTACAACAATGAGTAATAATGGTGAATATGATGAATTTGAAACAGTTGATATTGTAAGTCCAAGTGGTTCAATTTCACACGTAACTCAAGAAACGGATGTTAAAAAAATTGTTCAAAGTGCATTAAATAAAATTAATCTAGGTAAGGAAGGATTAGATTCATTTTATAATAATGGAGTTGCATCTGAATATGGAGATTGTTATATTCCAGCAACTCCTGCATATTTAGGTTTAGATTCTTATTATAAACCACAAATTATTACATTTGAAGAAAATCCTAATAAACCAAAAGTATTATTATGCCACGATGGTTCATATCAAATGTTATTTAATGATTATCGTGATAATGCTTTAATAGAAATTGAAACAGCAATTTACAATTCTATTTTAGATAAGTTTAAAAATAGTTTGCCTTCATATAATAAATTGGAATATATACCAGGAAAATTTAGAACAACAGATTATAATCAAGTTGAATATAAAGAATTTTTAACTCCAATTTTTGAAAAATGGTGTCAAGATAAAGGAGTTGACTACACTATTAATGATGGTTTTGACCAAAATGACCCATTTAGTTGGAATTATTCAACTTGTGTAGATGCGGATGGTGAACAATTATATGGTTCATATAAATCAATTTATATATATTATTATGATACTTATAGACCACATACACATCCTTGGGAAATGTTAGGTTTTGGTTCACAACCATCTTGGTGGGAAGACCATTATGGTTCTGCTCCTTATACATCTTCAAATTTACCTATGTGGCAAGATATTGAAAATGGATATGTTGCTGATGGTGAATCAAAAGGTATATATGAATTTTTAAAACGTCCAAATTTAATTGAAAAGTATTTACCAGTTAATGAAAATGGTGAATTATTAAATCCAGTTGAAATTGGTATTGTTTTAAATGCACCAATTCCATATTATGCTAAACAATCTTGGAAAGTTGGTGATATAGGTCGTTGGGAATTCGCTTGGATGTATACATCTGAATATAGATATTCAATACAAACAATTTTATATATGATGAGACCAACAGAATGGGTTGAAAATAATTGGGATACTAAAAATATTAAAACAATTTTTAAAGATACTTCATATGAACAAATTATTTATGATGATTTAGGTAAACGTCCTTCACCTTCTGATATAATTATGCATAATGAGTATATTGATAATGAATATGTTCAAAAAATAGGTATTCAACAATGGATTTCAGACTTTTTATTACACGAAAATGTTGATATAACAAATTATATTGCTAAATCTATTCGTGATATTTCTATGAAATTATCATATAAATGTGCAGGCTTTTATAAGTATGATAGTATTAAAATATTATCTGATAATTTTGGAGTAATTCCATCACAAAATTATGAATTAGATTTATATAAAACTATTACTGATAAACAATATTCTTATTCAGCTATTGTTATTCAAAAAGTTGAATCAGGATATATGATTGATGGATTTGATTATGAAAAACCATATTTTATAGTTAAAGTTCCTCAATATAATGGTAAAAAGTCAACTGTTAATATTTCAGGAAGAAATATTATTTATTATAATGAATGGACAGATAATCTTCAAAAAGTAAATTATAAAACAGTATATTCTTCAATTCAAGATGTTTATAATGTTATTAATGGGTATGGAAAATATTTAGAGGATGTTGAAGGTTGGTATTTTAATATATTAGATGCAAATGGAGAAATTATTAATTTTAGAAGTAAATCAAGAGATTTCTTATTGTGGACAACAACTCAAATTGATATTGATTCTATTATTATGTTAAATCCTGGTGCTGATGGTATTGGTATTTTTCACGATGCATTTATTGATAAAGTTGGACAATATATAAATGGTTATTGGTCAATTTTAAATACTGCATCATTACCAATTTTTAACGAGGATTTAGATGTATATCGTAAAGATGGCGATACTTATATAATGTCATTAGATAAAGCCGTTACTTGTTTAAAAATTAAAGAAATTGAAAATGAACATATCATTTTATTTGATAATCAAACAATTTATGGTGATGTTATTTATGACCCACTACTTTGTATTAAAGCTCAAAGATTAAAACTTTTAGGAATTAAAGTTGATGGATGGAATGGAACTTATTTTGCACCAGGTTATTTAATTGATAAAGATGGAGCATATCCAAACTACGATAAATTAGCTAATGATTTTAAATATTTTTATAATACAGATGATGTACGTTCACAAGGTGTATTTGGTGATTATGCTAAAAGAACAATAGGTTTTCAAAAATTACCATCTATGGAAAGACTTTTAATTGATGATAGAAATATATTTGATTTCTATAAAGGATTACTAAAAGAAAAAGGAACAAAACGTTCATTTGGTAAATTAAATCGTTCAACTTATATTATGGATGCTGAAAATAATGAAATAGAATTATTTGAAAACTGGGCATTTAAAATTGGAGAATTTGGATATACATCAAATAGTTCAGTAATTGAATTAAAAATTCAACCAGATTTAATTACTCAAGACCCTCAAATTATTTCATTTACAACTGCTGATAATGTTAAAGCTAATAGTTCAATTGTTGATATTACTTGGAATAATCAAGATTGGTTAAAGCAAAAAGAGAATAAATCTGAAAATAAATTTAATTTCACAAATGATTTTAAATTTTATCCAACAGCAGGATTTGCACAAATTGGAGAAACAAATTATATAGTAGATAATGAAGCAACTTTTAAGACAACTTTTGAAAATATGAAAGTTGGAGAAAAAGTTTGGGTATCTTTTGCTGAAACAAATCAAGGTTGGGATATTAGAAAGAAAATATCTGATGATGATTATATTTCAATGGTTGTTAATAAAATTTCTGATGTATATTCTTTTGATAAAACTCATTTAGAGATTGGTGATTTAATTTATGTTTTAAGAGATGTTATTAATAATGTTGATAATTTAAAGAAAATATATGACCCTTCTTATTTAATCAATGATTCACAAAATATTATTGATAAAATGGCGTGGTCAGTTTTTAAATTTATTGATGAACAACAAGGTGAAGTTTATAATGAAATAGAAACAGATATAGATTATAAACCAACTATTGATAAAACTTATTCATTATATCGTTTACAAAATAGAAAAATTAATATTAAAGAAATTAAATCTTGTTATATGGTAAACGATGATAATAATAAAACAATGGCAATTATTCAACCATTTGACCCAATTCAAGGTATTATTCCAAATAATTTATTAAAAGAAGTAAATTATATAATTGCCCAAGACCCTGCTGATTATAATAATTATTCAACTTGGGGAGATAATAAAGTTGGTCAATTATGGTGGGATATTTCAAAAGTTAAATATTTAGATTATTCACAAGGAGATATTACTTATAGAAGAAATAATTGGGGTAAACAAATGCCTGGTTCAGAAATAGCTATTATGGAATGGACTAAATCAATTAATCTTCCACAAACAGTAACTTCTTATGTTAAAAAAGAAATTTATAATAAAGCTACTGAAAAGAATGAAATTTATTACTATTATTGGGTAAAGAATCCATCAAGTATACCAAATGTTTCATTTAGACATACAAGTGCATTATATATTTCACAAATAATTAATTCACCACAAGATGAAGGAGTTATTTGGTATTCTCCAATATATGCATATGATGGAGAAACTCAATATAGTTCAATGATTGTTGGTAATTTTGATACATTAAATGCAGGTAGAGATTTTGTTATTCAATTAAATTTCTTAGGTGATAATGATGTAACTGAACACGAAGAATGGGTATTAGTTAAAGAAAATACTGATGCTGAAATTCCTGATTCATTATGGGATAAAATGAAAGCAAGTTTAGTTGGATATGATAGTTTAGGACAAACTGTTCCTGACCCAGAATTATTACCAAGAAATAAAATTGGTATATATATTAGACCAAGACAAACAATGTTTGAAAATATTGTTAGAGCAAGACAAAATTTAGTTGATATTTTAAATCATATTTTTAATACTCGTGATGTCTTATCTGATATTGATGTTGGTTCAACAGAATTTAATAATATCTTTTTAAGTAAAGAACCATATCCAGAATATGATTTTTCATTTGATACTCATTTAGAGATGATTTCAAGTGAAGATACTGCATTAATTGGAAAAAATATTTTAGTAAAAACTGATGAAGTTTATGATAATATTTGGACATTATGGAGAATGGATAATTTAAATGATTATACGTTAATAAAATATCAAACATATGACGTTTCAAAATATTGGACATATAAAGATTTATATGCTGACGATTCAATTCCAATGATAACTCCAAGAGCAACATTTGAATCAGAAATAGATTTACAAGAACATTTTGAAGAATATCATTTTGAATCAGGAGATATTGTTAAAATATATTCTGATGGTAAATGGATATTAAAACAATATGAAGGTATGCAAGGAAATTCACCAATTTTCCATACAGTTGGTTTGCAGGATGGTACAATTAATGTATCTGAATCTTTATATACTTATATGGAAGATGCCGAATTAAAAAATAATGTTCCTAATTGGTATAGAGATGAAAAACCAAGAACATCTGATTTTATAGTTACTGATGATTTATGGAATAGTTATGATTATATGGGTATTAATATTACAAAAGATGGCGTTTTAGATGCATCTTATATGAAAAATAGTTTTGCTAATAACGTTAAAATTTATATTCCTGATATTTCAGGAGAAGGATTTAATCAATATCCTATTACATTTTCATTAGTTTCTGGTGTTTCAACTCCTGCTATTGTGTTAGGATTAAAAACAGGAAGCAATGATACTCTTGAATATTTAAGTAATGAATTACCATTTACTAAATCAACTGTTCCAAGTGGAAGTAAAATTACAGTTGCTGAAGGATTTAATGTAACATTAAATTTCTGGAATGGTGAATATGATTTAAGAGATGATTCAATTTTCATTGGTAATCAAACAAAATATGATTATTTGAATACTGAAAGTGCAATTGTTATTCAAAAAATATTAGAATATTTTGAACAATAAAAAAGGAGTTTAAACTCCTTTTTTATTGTTTTTTTAAATTTTTTTTGATATAAATAAAATAAAATGTTTAAAAGGAGATAATATGAATAATCCATTACTTGATTATGCACGTAAAGCAGAACTTTCAGTTAAATTACCATCAGACGGTAATTGGTATACTTCTGATATTGTTAAATTAAATCCATTAAAAGAAGTTGAAGTATATCCAATGTTACCAAAAGATGAATTAACTCTTATTAATCCTGATGCTTTATTGTCAGGTCAAGCAAATATAGATATTATTAAATCTTGTGTTCCAGCTATTTCAAATCCAGAATTATTATTATATCCTGATTTAAATGTGTTATTGTTAGCTATTAAGGCAGCAACATATGGAGATGAATTAAAATTAGAAATAACTTGTCCACATTGTTTAGAAATTAAAGAACAATTAAAAGATAAACCTGAAGAAATAACAAAATTAGAAAAAGAAAATAGAATTTGTCTCCATCCTCAAATGTTTACATATTCTTGCCGTGAAATTTTAGAACAAATATCTTTATTAGAGAAAGAATATATAATAAAAGCAGAAAATGGATTACAAATTTATATTAGTCCAAATACAACAAAAGATAAGAATTTATTTAATTTATTAAATTTTAAAGAAAAATCTATTTTAAAACAATTTAAAGATTATAAATTTGATAATGATAATCAGACTGAAAATGATAGAAAAGAATTTGTTTCAACTGTTTCTGGAATTTATATGAATATTAGTGAAATTGGAAATAAAATTGTTACAAATGGTATAAAAAAAGTTGAATTACCAGATGGTAGTTTTGTTGATGATAAAAATTTAATTTATGAATTTGTATCTAATTCAAGTGCATCATTTGTTAGTGAAATACATACAAAAATTAAAGAATTGAATGATATTGGATTACCAAAAGAATTAGAGTATATATGTCCTTATTGTAATTATAAATGGAAAGATGTTTTTTATGGATTTAATCAATCTGATTTTTTCGGTTTAAGCTCTTAAATTCCAATGATGAACAAGTTATGGAATTTATTGAGCGTTTAGATAAACAACGAGATGAAATTGAAAATTCTTTATTAAATATACAAATATATTCTAATGGTCAAATAACATTACAAGAATTATATGGAATGCCCTATAAATTAAGAGAAAGATATATAAAATTAAAAACTGATTATGATAAAAAAATTAATGAAGCAAAAGCAAAAAGCATCACTTAAAGGTGCTTTTTTATTTTAATTAGATGTAATAAATATTCATATACATATAAAATTGAGGAAATATAATGGTTAAATATATCTTAAAAAATGAAGAAAAATTTGTTGTTACCGATGAATTGTATGAAGCATTACAAAAAAATGGTAATAAATTTTTATTGGAAGATATTACATTGTCTGATGATGAAATCAAAGAATATAAAAGAGATTTATATGATTATGCTTGGGGTAAATTAAAAGAACGAGCAGGTTACGATGTTAATACATTAAATGAATTAATTGATATGGAAGAACCACAAGCAATTCAATATGAAATCAATAAAATGGTTACACCAAATTTATTTAAATCAAATAACCAACGAGAAGTTTATAAAACATTATATAAACAAGCATCTCGTTTGGCTGATGCATCAATGAATCGTTTAAATGATAAAAGAAAAGCTGCTGAAGAAGAACAACAAATTAAAAATTCTCAACAAAATTTGTTTAAAGATGAAGATAATTTAAATACGTCTGATGAAAATATTGAAAATGTTGATAATAAAGAATTTGATAAAGATAGTGATATTGAAAATGATAAAAGATTGGTATTTGTTAAACAGGCATTATCAAATAATAAAATTCCTTTAACAAATGAACAATTTCAAGATATTGTTGGTAGAGATAATATTGAAAATTTAATTAAAGCATATAATGAGTTATATTATTGCGGAGCATCTTTAGCAGAATCAAAAGCTAAATTAAATGAATTAAAAAATAAGTATGGTGATAATTTAGAAGAATATGTTAAAAATAAAAATAATTTAACCCAAGATTTATTTGATAATGTAACAAAAAAATGGTTTAATAATGTATATGAAATTATTGAAGAAAAAAAGCCAAATCAGGTTAAATTACTTAATCAATTAGTTGGAACTACTCGTAAAGAAGATGAAGATTATGATTTACAACAAGAATTTGCTTTAAAAGGGAAAGCAGCAAATGATATTATTAAACGTATTAAAGATATTATGAGAAATGTTGGTAAAGTTAATTATGTTAATTATATATTTACAGATGTTCCAAATTTAAGCACAGTTAAAAAATATTATTTGTCTGAATTGCAAACAAGTGCTTCTTTTGGAGAAGATAGAGAGATTGAACTTAAAAAAATTGATGAAATTAGAGAAGCTGATAATGAATTATTTAAACAAATTTCAAAAAGATTATTAGTTCACGGAGATATAAATGAATATATTAAAGTTATTCGTTATGATGATGTTTTAGATGGTATTTTTACTGTTACAAGAACAGAACGTGCAACAACAATGGGTCAGCAAAGAACTATTTTAACTTTTACTGATAATTCAACACGTGAAGTAATGTTTATATTAGTTATTGAACCAACATTCGGTGCATTAAAACAATTTTTTAAAGGTATTGACACTTCTGGTTTAAAAAATGCTTATAATAATTTAGATAAAAAACTATAAAGGTTAATAAATGGCAGAAGATTATATTGAAATGGAAACTTCTTCTCGTATTCCTGTATTACATAGAGGAAAAGAAGTTGCTGTTGGCTTTAATGATTTAGGTTCAATTCAACCACTAGATGAATTATTAAGTCGTTATTTTCCAAAAAAATATGGTAAGGATTTACAAAAGAATGTTCAAGAATTAACAGTTAATTTGAACAAATATATTAAATTATCTGATATTGAAAAAAATGAAAGAAAAACTTCTTTTGAAAAAATTGTTTCTGCTGTTAATAATATTAACAATGCCATTAAAGAAGATAAAGATAATAAGAAAAAAGATAAAACTAAAGAAGATGCTGGAAATAAAGCTATTGGAGCAAAAATTGTTCAAGGTATTGTTGAAAGTTTTGCAACAAGTTTCCAAAAAAATATGGAAAGAATGGGCTTTTTAAGAGATTTAGAAAGTGCTGGTGTTTCAGTTACTCAAGGATTTGATAGTTTACGTAAAGCATCAGAAGAATTAGCAAGACCACAAGAACAATTAGTTAAATTATATACAAAAAATTCACAAACAATTCAACGATTAAACGCTTCTTTTGGTGACGGAGTTAATTTTTTTAATCAAACATTAGGTGATATTTCTGGTAAATTTAATACAACCCGTCAAGAAGAAGAAGCAATTTTATCAGAATATATTGAAACCCGAACAAAATATGCTAACTTAGAACAATTAGATAGAGACCGTTTAAGAAAAGAAACTGAATTATATACTAAAAATCTTAAACAATTAAGTATGGCAACTGGTAAAAGTATTGAATTAATTTTGCAAGAAAATAAATTAAAAGATGATGAATTTGCAGTTCAGGCATTACGTAATGCAAATCCTGCAATGGAAATGCTTGAAAAATTACTTATACAGCAAGTTGGACCAGAAATGGCTCGTGCATTTATACTAAATGATGTTACAAGTGAAAAGTATTTAGGAGCAATGGCAACTCAACAAGGTAGAGATTATGCTCAATTAAGAAATATGGTTGCTCGGAATCCAAATATGCAGATGAATGATATGATAGCATTTATTAATGCTTCAATTGAAAGAAATCAGAGTGAACGAAATCGTATGAATCAAGCATTAGTTAATGATGCATTAAATTCAAATTTAGTTTATAGATCTGAAAATAGAGCTTTATTTGGTAAAATAACAGTTGGAACAAGGGGTCAAAAAATTTCAACATACAATGAAAATTCAACTGATAGTCAAATATTATCATCTGCTCGTCATTTTTCTGATGAATTAGATAGAGCAACACTTGCTATTGAAAATATTAAAACACAAAGTTTACAAAATTTTGGAAAAGAATTAGATGTTTTAGCTAATGGATTAGATAAAGTTAATGATGTATTGTTATCAATAAGTCGTATGAAAGATGATTTTTCACGTAATTATTGGGTAGATTTATTCTTAACAATTGGTGCTACTTTAGGTGGCAGTTTATTAACAAGTTTATTTAAATCTGTCGGTTCAATGATAGTTAATGCAGGTACAGTTACAGTTAATAGTGCGTTAGATGGTATTGGGGATTTATTTGGAAATTCTAAAAAAAGAGGGAAAAAAGGTGGTCGTGGAAAAATAGGCAAAATTGGTAAAATGGGCAGACTTGCTGGAATAGGAAAAATGGTTGGTGGAGCTGCAACAGTTGCGGGAGTTGGATTAGAAGGTTATTCGGCTTATCAAAATATTCGTCAAGGTAATTATTTGGATGCAACTTCTGATGCTTTAAAGGCTTATTTATGGGCTAATGGTCCATTATTAGGAATGGCTGGTGAAGGAGCAGATATAGCTGGTAATTGGATTGGTGAATCAATTGCTAAAATTCAATTAGCATTAACTGGTCAAAAAATAATGTCAGCTGAAGAACGAGCTGCCTTAATGAGAAAAAATGAAGAATTATTTAAACAAAGACAACAGTTTTTACAATCTCAAAATGTTGTACCACCTTCACAACCTTCATTTAATTCAAATAGTTCATCAACAAGTAACCAAACAAATCAAAATGTTGAAGCTCAACGTTTTAATAATTCTAATAATATTCAAAAAGATATAAAAGAATTAAATTCATTAATGTTAGATGCATTAGAAAGAATTGAAAGAGGACAACAAAGACAAACACAACAATTAGAAAATCTTGGATTTGTTGCAAGAGAAAAGAATACTGGTGTAATTTAAAAATAAAAATTTTATAAAATAAATATTTTTATTAAATAATAAGGAATTTAAATGTCTTATAAAAAATTTTTAAAAGCGGTAACATTACCAAAAGCAAAACTTGGTGTAAGAAGTAATTCAGGAGATGGTACGACTTCTATTTATGATAGATATAAAAATTATCTTCCTGTTGTTTATCAAGGACCAAATAATCGTTGCGAAAGATATACAATTTATGATGGTATGGAACAAGACCCTATTATTTCGTGGTCATTAGATACTATTGTTGATTATATTATTCAAGCAGATAAAGATAAGCCATTTAAAATTAATTATGTAGCTAATGAAAAATTACCTGACTCTCAAACATTAACAATTGAAAAAGAATTGGATGATTGGATTAAAACAAATGAATGGAAAAAGAGAATGTATCCAACCATTAGAGATGTTTTAAAATACGGGGATGTATTTTTTGTTCGTGACCCAGATACATTTGAATTACAAAAAGTTAATATATATGATGTATTGGGTGTTGTAGTTGATGATTTGAAAAATCCAACACATTATGTTATTAAAAATGTTGAATTAAATGTGCCTTTAAAAGTTGCAACAACAGCCCAATCAGATGTTACTACTCGTAATTTATTAAATACAATTAATTCTAATTTTCCAGGTGTTGTTAATGCAAGCAATACAGCAAATGCGTCTACATCACCAAATCCAACAGATGATAATACAACTTTACCAGTTTCTGCTGATAATGTCATTCATTTATCAATGAATGTAGATAACGTTTTACTTTTTCCATTTGGTTTATCAATATTAGAAAAAATTTATAAAATCTATATTCAAAAAATGCTTTTACAAGATTGTATTTTATTATATAGAATTAAAAATGCAACAGAAAAATTAGTATTTTATATACCTGTTGGTGGAATTCCACGTTATAAACGTAAGCAAATGCTTGAAAAAGCAAAAAATGAATTATCTCAAAGACGTATGCCAGCAAAAGATACAGATGGTGTATTTAATACTATTGATGTAGCTTATAATTCTATTCCAATGAATGAAGATTATTGGTTGCCTGTTGATTCAGATGGTATTCAGCCAAAAATTGAAAAATTACCTGGTGGACAAGCTCTTGGTGAAATCAATGATATGGTTTATTGGGAAAATTTATTAATTCGTGGAATGAATGTTCCACAATGTTGGGTTCCTTATGGACCTACTGATGGAGAAAGAACACTTCCAACAAATAAAACAAATACATATGTTCAAGAATTAAGATTTTTTAAATTATGTTGTCGTATTCAAGAAATTTTAAGTCCAGAATTAGATATAGAATTTAAAAAATTTTTACAACATCGTGGTGTTAATGTTAATGAAGATAGCTTTAATTTAAGTTTTAATGAACCATCAAATATTACTGAAATATCAGAAGATGAAATAAAACTTAATAGATTAAATGCTTTTATTACAGCTTCAGGAAATCAATATATTTCAAAACAATTTGCATTAAAATTTTATTTAAAACTTTCAGAAGAAGAATTTAATGAAAATCAACGTTTATTAATTATTGAAAATCAAAAAAGATTTAAAAATGAAGATGTTGAATTACCAACAGAAGATAAAAATCAAATTCCTGGATTAAGAACTGTTGGTATTGAAGATATTTCAATGGATTATTTAAATGATATGGCTGCTGATATGAACGCAGGTATGGAATCATTAGGTGGTATGCCAGCAGGAGAAGCAGGTGGTATGTTTGGTGGAGAAATGAGTGGTGGTATGCCAGCAGGAGAAGCAGGTGGTATGGGTGTAGCCCCAACAACAGGTGCTTCTGGAAATCCAGTTGTATAAAGGAAATTAAAATGAAAGAAATGTTAAAAGAATTAGCAATTTTATTAGAAACAGATAACAATTCAAATAATGATTCACCATATAACAGAATTGATGATAAAAATGTTCCTCAAATGTATAAAAAAAGAAAAAAAGTATTAAAATTATCTGATATTAACAGATTAAAAAAAATTCGTAATCAAAAAAGAGAAGAATTAGCACAAGATTCTGTTTTTGTTCCTATTTTATATGGACCAGCATTAGAAAATCCAGAAGAAATGGGTGGAGATATGGGAGCAGGATTACCAATGTAAGAAGGAGCTAATTAGCTCCTTCTTTTTTGCCAAATTTTGTTTCAAATGCATTGTATTGGTATCTGTTAGAAACTTCACCATTTTCATCTAATATATGTAAATCTTTTAAGACTTGAATGAAAATCTTATCTTTGACTTTATTAGAATCAAATTTTGGTTTTTCTTTTCCCATAATAAAATATTGCTGAAAATATGGTGCGTGAGCAAAATGACATTCAGCTGAATTTTTCATAGCCCAATCATATTGAGATTTAACTCTTTTAAAAATTTCTTGATATAATTTGTCATTGTCTTTTTTCTTAATAACCATATGTTTTTTCATTGTCATTATCTCCTTATATAAAGAAATATAACATATAAAATTTAATTGTCAACAATATTTTTTATAAAAATTAATAAAAAATTGCTGTTCCATTTTTTGTTCTATCTAATGGTTCATTATACCAATAACCTTTTTCAACACCATCAGCAAAAAATCCATATACATCTTTATCGGCAATGTTTGATGTATAATGAATAGTATTATAAGTTTCTTGATACTCAATTTGAAAACAAGAAAAAGCATCATCCAATGAAATATCTTTAATAGTTTCCATTTTTTATTCCCTTATTAATAAATTTTTTTCTCATTGTATATTAATTTTTTAATTTGTCAAGAAAAAATACTAATTTCCATTAAAACTTAATAAGTTTTTATAAATACAAATAGAACAAAAAATTTTTTAACAATTAAGGAGTTAATTAAATGACTAATGAATTAGAAAGAAAATTATTAGCAGAAGCATTTGATGCTTTGGTTAATGATAATGATATAGCTAAGGCTACACGTCTTTTCAAACGTCAATGGGATTTAAAAGCTAAAAATTGTTATTCTTTATTAGAAGCAGAAGATGAAAGTATGGAAGTTTCTGATATGGGAGATGATTTAAATAGTGAAATTTCTGGTGATGTAATTGATGATAAAAATGAACAATATGACCAAATTTTAGTAGCTATTGATGAATTAGAAGATAAATTCCCTGGTGAAATGCCTGATGAAGTTCGTGGTAGATTAGATGAATTAAGAAATATTGTTGATGAATTAAAATTAAGTGATGGCGAAGAAGGTGCTTCTATTGATGATGCAATGGTAATTATTGAAGATTTAAGAAGTGATTATGAAGTAGCTGGTGCTGATTCAGATGAAATCAATGATTTATTTGATGAAATTGTATCAAAATTACAAGGTGATTCAGATATTGAAGAAATTGATGTTGAAGATGATGATTCAGATTTAGATGTTGAAACTGATGTTGAAGTTGATGAAGCTGAAGGTGATGATTTAGCTTCTGATTTAGAAGCAGAAGGTGAAGCTGATATTAATGCTGGCATTGAAGATGAATTAGAAGCTGGTGATATGGAATCAGATTCAGAAGCAGAAGATGATACAGTTGAAATTAAAGAAGAAACTTATGACGATTTATTAGATATTTTAAATCGTTTAGAAGCTGAAAATGGTTCAGATGATGCCATTGAAGAAGGTTGGTCAAATATTCCAGACCCTCGTAAAAAAATGACTTCTGAAGAAGAAGGTGTTAATAAAAAAGGCACAATGAACTTTGGTAAATTACCTGATATGAAATTAAATAAAAAACCACGTTTAGGTGTAAGTTCAACAGATTCAAAAGGTCAATCAGCAGATAAAAAACCAAAAGTTGATTCTATTGAAAACAAAGGCACTAAACAATGGCATAAAGTTGAAAAACCAGCAAATAAACCTGCTGCTGGTAAATCAATGATGGGTAACTAATAAGGATTGATAAGAATGGGTAATATTTTAAATAAACCAGTTCTTCAAGAATATATCAGTTCAGGTCAGTCACAAATGATGGCTGACCCAACTGATTATGTTGATGCAAATGGTAATAGAAAAAAACATTGGTATTTGAAAGGTATCTTTATTCAAGGAGAAATTCAAAATCTTAATGGTCGTATTTACCCAAGACACGAAATTGAACGAGCAGTAAATGATTTGTCTGAACAAATCCAAAGTTACGGTGGTGTTTTGGGAGAATTAGACCACCCAGATACATTAGTTATCAATGTTCATAATGTTTCTCATACGATTGAAGAAATTCATATGAGAGGAAATGATGGTATTGGTAAAATGAGAATTTTATCAAGCACTCCATCAGGTAAAATAGTTGAAGGATTATTACAAGATGGTGTTCCACTTGGTGTTTCATCACGTGGTTCAGGAAATGTAAGTGATTATGATAATACAGTTTCAGATTTTGAAATTGTTACAGTTGATATTGTGGCAACTCCTTCGGCTCAAGATGCAAGACCAACTCCAATTTATGAAAAATTAATGTATACAGGAGCAGGTCAAAAATTATTAAACAATGCACAAGATTTAATAAAAAGTAATTCCAATAAATATGAATCAAAACTAAATGAAGATATTGTATCTTGGTTTAGAAATTGGAGTTGTAAATAAAAGGTTTAAAGGAGACCATTACAATGGCAAGATTAACAGATAAAGAATTAAATGAAAAACTTATGGAAAGTTTAAATATCACAACTGCTGATGCTAAAAATGCATTTAATGCTTTAATGACAGAAAAATATAAAGAACTTAAAAATGAAGCTCGTAAAGAAGTTTATGAAGAATTATCTAAACAAGCTAAACAAGATAAAGAAAAAATTATTGAATCTATGGATACATTAACTCGTCAAACTATTAATGAAGAAATGAAAAAAATTGATATTCATAGAAAAAAATTAATTGAAGAAAAACTTGCATTACAAAAAGCAAAAGCAAATGTTGCAAAAGAAGTTGCTGATAAAGCTGCAATGATTAAAGAAAACTTTAATCGCAAATTAAAAAATATTCAAGAATCAATGCAACATAAATTAGATGAAGAAAAATCAAAATTTATTGATACTGCATCTAAATGGTTAAATGAATCAGTTAAAAAAGAAATGACTGAACATTATAATGACCGTAAACAATTAGGTGAAGCATTAAATCAATTTGGTAAATTTATTTCTGAACAAGTTGCTATGCAAACAAAAGCACATAAAGAAGAAATGAAATCATTAGATTCATTACGTGTTCGTTTGGTTCAAGAACAAAAAGAAAAAATTTCTGATGCTAAAAAAGAATTTTTTGCAAATGCATCAAACAAAATGCAACAATTTATGCAAGAAACTATTACACGTGAATTAAAACAATTCCGTCAAGATATTGCTGAAAATCGTAAAAAAGCATTTGGTATGAAAATTTTTGAATCATTTGCAAGAGAATATGCTGTTAAATTCTTTAATGAAGATAAAATTGTTAAATCAATGTTTGAATCAGTAAAAGCATCACAAAATAAATTAATGCATTCAAATAAAGTGTTAGAAAAGCAATTAAATGAATCAAAAAATCAAATTAATCAATTGACTGAATTAAATAATAAATTGTCAAGAGATAAAATCATTAATGAATCAATTGCACATTTAGGCATTGATAAACAAGATATGATTAAAAATTTGGTTAAAGAAGTACCTACAGAAAAATTGAATGAATCAATTAAAAGATACATTCCTATGATTTTAGGCAATTCTTCACAAAAACAAATAAATAAAAATGACAAGGTGTTAAAAGAGGGTAAGAAAGTTACATTTTTAACAGGTGAAAATAAAAATAAAAATGCAATAGACTTAAATGAAGGAAGTCTAAGTAGTGACTTAGAAGAAGAAATTAATAAAGTTATTGCTAACTGTAAATTTTAAAGTAATTTTTTAGGAGAAAAAAATAATGACAACAAATATTGATAAAGGCGTGTTATTATTAGAAAGCCCAACCGCTTGGAATAGATTGAAAAAAGGTATGGTTTCTGATATTAAAGGTGCATCTCGTAGACGTATCACAGAATCTGTTTTAGAAAATGTTCGTAGACAATTCTTAGCAGAACACGCAACACAAGGTTCAACAGTTGCTGCTAACGTAGCAATTATTAACAAAGTTATGATGCCTTTAATTAAACGTATTATGCCAACAGTTATGGCTCACGAATTAGTAGGTGTTCAACCATTATCAGGTCCTTCTGGTACAATTACAACTATGAGAATTAGATATGCTACAAATTCTCCTGTTGATGGTTCTGGTATCATCGCTGGTCAAGAAGCATTATCACCATTCTTAGTTGGTGCTTGGTATTCTGGTAATGAAGATATGGTTAACCCAGGTGCTGCTGATACAGCTGTATTAGAAGGTACAGGTGGTAACGATATTAACATTGAATTCGTAAAAGAAGATGTTAAAGCTGGCTCACGTAAATTAAAAGCAAGATTTACATTAGAAGCTATGCAAGATGCTCAATCTCAATACGGTGCTAATATTGAACAAGAATTAACTTCTGCTTTAGCTCAAGAAATCGTATTAGATATTGACCAAGAAATTTTAGGTAAATTACAAGCTATTGCTGGTTTACCAGTTGCAACATATGACCAAAACAAAATTTCAGGTGTTGCTACATCAGTTGTTGACGAACACGCTGCTTTAGCTGTTATGATTAACAGATACTCAAATGAAATTGCTCGTAAAATCAGAAAAGCATCAGCTAACTGGTCAGTAGTTTCACATACAGTATTATCAGTATTACAATCAGCTACTGCTTCTCAATTCGTAAGAACTACAGAAGGTACATTTGAAGCTCCAACAAATAACAAATACGTTGGTACTTTAAATAACACATTAAAAGTATATGTTAACACATATGCAAAAGATGACGACATCTTAATTGGTTATAAAGGTTCAGATGAAATTGATGCTGCTGCTTATTACTGCCCATACATTCCAGTAATGTCATCAGGTACTATCTTAGACCCTAATACATTCGAACACGTTATGGCATTAAGCACACGTTATGGTTTCTTTGCTTTAACTAACCCAGCTAACTCTTTAGGTAACGCTGGTGACTTCTTAGCTAAAATTAAAGTTGCTAACTTACGTTTCATCTAATTAGCTGAAAAGAGTGTTTTAAAAGAGGTTGGTTATAAAAATCAACCTCTTTTTTTATATAATACTTGACAAATAATATTTTTAGATTATTATGTAATAAAAATAATTTTTGTGGAGATATTTAATGTTAAGTTTTATTCAAGAATTAATTAAAAATAATCCTTTAATAACAACAATGTATAGTGGCGGTATAATTGCTATTTTAGTAATGCACAGTCGTATAATCCTTGAATTTATTTGGCAACATTTAATTAATTTAATTTCTTTTAATATAACGAATGTTTCAAAAGCATTAGATTTTGGAATGAATGAATGTACAGATTTAGATACATTTTTACAAAATCAAAAACATTTAATCCAACGTTCATATGAAATTACTAATACAAATAAAATTAAAGAAGGATATGGAAAAACTTGGTATTGGATTTTTAATCACATTGTCATAGTTAATAAAGAATATAAAGAAGAACCAGCATCATCATCGTTGACAATTTATACAACTATGAGAGTATTTTTTGCTAATAAAAAGAAGTTTATTAAAAAAATGACTTCTCAAATGAAAAATGTATCTGAAATTTATGAGAATAAAATTACAATTAAATATGATTATAATTCTATTAAAAGAAATAAAAGACCTCTTTCAACAATTTATACTAATAATAATATTGCTGCTGATTTATTAAAGGATATTAAATATTTTCTATCTTCACAAAATGAATATATTAATGATAATATTCTTTATAAAAGAAATTATTTACTTTATGGCTCACCTGGTACAGGAAAAAGTTCTTTAATATTAGCATTAGCAAGTGAATTGAATTTTAAAATAAATGTTATTAATTTAAAATCAATTACTGATGTTAATAGTTTATTATATTCTATTAAAGATACAAAGCAAACATTTTATGTTTTTGAAGATATTGATGCAATGTCTAATTTAGTTCTTGAAAGAAATGAATCTTCTGATGATTTTGGTGTAGCTGGAAATAATAAAGATAAATTAACATTATCAGATATTTTAAATGTTTTAGATGGTCTTTATACATCTGAAGGAGCAATTTGCTTTTTTACAACTAATCATATTGAGCATTTAGATGATGCTTTCTTACGAGATGGAAGAATGGATTATAAGGTTGAATTATCTAATTTAGATAATATAACAGCAAATAAAATGATATATGATAAATTAGGACTTGACAATTTATTTAAAAAATGTTCAATTAATCCTGCAACATTACAAGAATTAATTAGACAGGTAAAATGGAAAAAAATAACAATAACAGATTTTGAAAAGATGATTAACAATGACAAATAAAAATATTATGAATAGACCAGTTTTAATTCTTAATGGTGATTATCAACCATTAAGTAAATATCCTTTATCTTTAAATAGTATGAAAAAGGTTATTAAATCTCTCCTTAAAGGAAGATTATCGGTTGTTAAAGAATATGATGATACAATTATTATTCAAAACAAAGAAATGAAATTGCCAAAAATTGTTGTTTTGAAAAAGTATATTAATGTAACACATACACCAAAATTTTCTCGAAGAAATGTATATTTAAGAGATAATTATATTTGTCAATATTGTGGAAATAAATTTAAAGCCGATGATTTAACATTTGACCACGTAATGCCAAGATGTAAAGGTGGAAAAACAACGTGGGATAATATTGTTACTGCTTGTCGTGAATGTAATGGTAAAAAAGGTGGAAAAACGCTTGAAGAATCGCATATGAAATTAATTCACGAACCAAAAGTACCAACAATTAGACAATTAGAAGAAAACAATCGTAAAAATCGTAAATTTAAAGAATATGATGAAAATGATTGGTTTTCTAAAGAATATTGGGAAACAGAATTAGAAGAATTTTAAAAGGTCAGGCAATGCCTGACCTTTTAATTAAATACCAGTTGGAGTTTTATCTGGCTCAATAATTGTAATATCTTTCCAAGGTCTTGGTTTATTGTGTTCTTTTTTAACTCTTGCTTTAACCAAATCTTTAATATTTTGACGAGCAGGTTGTATTTCTCCATCTTCAAATTTAACAGTAGTATCATTATTAATAACACTACGAAGAATAACAGGAACACCTGTCCATTTTTCTCTATTATCATATTCAACCATTCTCCAACCACCTTCTTTTGTTGTTTCATTTGTAAATCTTTTAAATAAGCGTGGTGGATTTATATCAACACGTAAGAAATAATCACCATCTTTAACGGTTGATGAATCTGGAAAGAATTTTCCAAAAGGAATATCAACACAATTATCAATATTTGGAATACCATCTATTCCTTGTGGAATAAATCGTCCGTGAGTATCATATAAACAATTATTTTCATCTAAATAGATATGATGTTCATCGTGTAATCTAAATGAAGGACCATTTAATTCAGCTTCTTCTAATACTTGGTCATTAATATTTAATTCATTTTCTTCAGCTGTATTATTTGGGTCTAATCCACCACCACCATTAGGTGAATTAACATCTTCATAAAAATCATTTTCTTTATCGTGATTAAATAAATCTTCAAATTCAGGAGAATTAGTAATAGGTTTACATTTAACTTTCCATAAATGATATTTATAATTGGCTGCCCATCCTTTTTCATCTCTTTCGGAAGATGTAACTTGATAAAATTTATTAGCTGCTTCATCATAACCAAGAATATCTAAATCTCGTAACCAAGACCATTCAATAACATCACCAACTAAAATTTTTCTTCCTAATTGAGCTACCATTGAGTTATAATGAAATGAAATTTCTTTTTGGTCACCATCTAATAAAGATAATCCATCAAAATTAAATGAAAATGTTGGAGTATTCATCATTGTAACACCCCATAAATCAAATGTTTCTCTTGAATATTTACGTTTAGAATTTTCATTAAATACAGCGTCTGTTACATAAAATCCCGATGAACCAATTTCGTGTTCTTTACCATTATTATCAACAATAGCTTTCATTGGATATATATGAAATAAACCACCACCTTGTTCTAAATAACTTTTAACAACACGGTCAATATAATTATAATTTTGACTTCTTTCTTTTTGGTATAAATGATAATTATTTGTCCCCATTGAATTTCCTTAATTCTTTATAGATATATTTATTACTTATTTTTTTATATTAATATTGAAGTTTTTTTTATTCTTTGTTAATATTCACATATATTATATATAAATATATTAACTTTCTCAAAGGATTATTAAATGATTACATTTGAAGGTGATTTAGCTTTTGTTTTAATAAAATCTTATACTGGGGATTTAAATTACACAAAAATTATTGGTGTATTTTCAACATTTGAATTAGCAAATAAACACTTAATTCAGCTTTATAATGAAGAATTAGATATTTGTAGTAATGGTACTTGGCTTCAAGGAATAAAATATGATGAAAGTACAAATACTTATAAATTTTTTGGTGATGATGCTGATATTCTTGAATTAAAAATTGAAGCATATTCAATTAATAGTTATTTACATTTACATTAAAAAAGGAATAAAATGAATGATTTAGAAAAAACAATTAAGTATTTAAAACAAACATCAAAAAGAGAAAATTATTTATTTTTACGAAGAAGAATAGATAAAGGTAATGGGAAAAAAACATTAGGATGGATTGTTAAAAAAGAAAATTCTGATAATTATTTAGAAAATATTGACTTTGATATTTTAAATAGAATAAAATCACAATTAAAGGATTAAAATATTTATGGAAACTGTCTTAACATTGGAAACTTATTCTTTAAAAAGAAATGCTGCAATAGCCCGTATATCATATGCACAATTTGATATTGAAACATCTGAAATATTTCTTGAAAAGCATTTAGTTATTGATTCAAATACGGTTGATGAAACATTATTTGATTTTGATATGGAAGTTTTAGATTGGATAAGTAAATTAGATGTAAAAATTCAACAAACTTTTGTTGAAAATCCACAAATATTTTTTAATGTTTTAAATGAACTTAATAAAGATAATATATGGGAAACAAATGTTTGGTGTAATACTGCATTTGATGCTCCTATTATATTAAATGCTTATAATACATTAAATTTTAAAGGACCAACAATGTATAAATTTAAAGATATAAGTACATTATCGTGGATGGCTGGATTTCCAATGATTAAAAAAGTTCATAATGGTAAAGATGATATATTTAATATGGTTACTCTTATTTGCAACAGTTATAATAAAATTAAATATGGAGAATTTTAAATGAAAGAAATTAAAACAATGGATGAATTAAATGCAATTACTGGTCAAGAACCATCAATTATTAAATTTGGACAACCAAATTGCATTCCTTGTAAAATGACACAAGAAAATTTAGATAATTTTGAGAAAAATAATAAATTTAATTTGATTTATTATGAATGTTCTGATATAAATATTATCACGAAATTAGGATATAATGCAGTTCCTGTTATTATGCTTTTAACTCCACATAAAAAAATTGAATTGACTGATAGTTCAATTGCGATGGATGAAGATGATTTAGAGAACTGGATTACTACAAATTTAGAATAAAGGAATAATATGAATATTTTTGAAGAAAGAAATTTTAATGTAGATGACAGAAATAAATTAAAAAATGTCATTGAAAGTGTTATTGTTGCTATGGAAGAAATTAAAGATTTAACAGATAGTATGAATGACGATATTAAATCTCGCTGTGAAGCATTAAATGAAGGAATTGATGATAAAGATTTAATGATTAAGCCAGCATTAATTAAAAAAATGGCTAAATCTAAAATGAAAAATAAAGAAGATATTGAAAAATCTAAAACTGCATTAGATGAAGTTGAAACAGGTTTAGAACTTATTTACAATTTATAATAAATACTACCATAATTTGAGTTTACAATGATTGGGGATTCAAATTAATTTCCAATCATTGTTTTTAAAGGTTTATTTTTATGAAAACAATTATAACGAAAAAAGGATTTGATAAATTAAATAATGAATTAAATGAATTAATTCGTGTTGAACGTCCACAAGCATATCAATTATTGGAAGAAACACGACCAATAGGGGTATCTGATGAATTTCCACCTGAATATTTGCAAGCTATTGAATGCCAAGACCGCATTGAAAGAAAAATTAATGATTTACAATTAATTTTAAGTGATTGTGTTTTATGGGATAAATCAATGATTAGTTACAATAGTTATGGAGATTATAAAGTTGGTTTTGGGGCAACAGTTACTTTTGTTAATACAGAGACAAATGTAAATAAAACATATACAATTGTTAGTACGTATGAAACAGATATAAATAATGGATTAATATCTATTCAAGCTCCATTTGTTAAAGAAATGCTTGGATTAACATTTAATGATTATTTTGAATATAATGATACTGAATATGAGATAGTTGATATTAAGTATTCTCTTTAAGAGTATTTAATAAACTATTTTTTATTTTATAATATGAATCATACATTGCAGATAATTTAATTTCTAAAATATCTGTCTTTTTTTGTAAATAATAATTTTTAAAAAAATCAATTTTTTCTTTATATCTAAATAATTCATTTTCTAAAAATATTATATATGATACTTTACCATAACTTTTTAAATTATCAACGATATATTTAGCTACTTCTTGAAAGTGAATTTTACTATATAATTTAATTCCTGTTTTTGTATCATAAATTGAATATAAATTATTTCTTTCAGTTACAATTTTACATTTTTTATATATGAATTTTAAAGGTTTTATTGGATTTTCAAAAACCATTTTAGAAAGCATATATTCAAAAGCTGATGCAATCTTGTCATCAGTTAAAATTTTATGTTTAATTTCAGAAAAATCCATCATAAAATTATTTATGATGGATTTTTTATATTTTTTAATTAGAATAATTTATTAATTTGAATATTCATCTGAATATTTACTTTTAATTTGTTTAATATATTCAGGCAATTCATTAATAGGATGAAGGTCATCTAAATCTACTGAATAACGACCAGTATCTTTATTAAAGAAAATATCTCCAACAGAAAGTTGATATTGGTTATTTAAAATAATTTCAAAAATAATATATCTTGGATAGTCACTAAAAATATTACTTTGGTATCTAAATTCATTTTCAAATGCCACATATCCTTTTTGAGTATTAAGAAGATTTTTCAATTTTGTTTCACTATCATCATATTTATAAACACATCCAAATAATTTAAATTGTGAATTTTCTTTAAATAATTTCATATCTTTTGGTAATTTAGATACATCATCATATTGTGGAAGTTTACTTTGAATATAATTTTTTAATCTTAATTTTAAATCTTTTTGTAAAAGAGTTGTATTAGATGGTGTACGAATATTATTAACAGTTGCATAATAATTATTATTTTTTAATTTTTCACGATTTTGTCGTATAGCAATTTTATCTTTATCACTATATATTACTTGAAAATTAATTTTTTGTGCAATTGCTTTTTTATCGTATGGAATATATGAAAAATTATCTAAATGAGATATACCATATAAAAAGTTTATTAAATTATTACATAATTTAACACAACCAGATTCACTTTTAACGGTGTTAGGTAAACTAATACGGTCTTGCCAAGAAAGTTCATCACATATGTCATCTAAATCATCTGCCATTCTAACATCAATTTCTACTTTCCAACTGGATGAATCATTGATTAATAAAATCATATCTTGTTGACCATAACGAATTACAACACTTAATATATCATTGTTACGTCCATTATCTTCGCCTGCTGTTAATAATTCATATAATTCTTTTCCTGATAAATGTAATACTTTAACAGTTGAATTTTTTCCAAATGTTTTATTACTATACCGACTACCAAATCTATTTTTTAATGAACTACGAATACTTGGACTTATTGCAATTAAATCACCCCAATCTTCTTTTAAAAATTTTTTATTAATTAATTTTGACATTCTAATCATTGTTATTTCCTATCTAATATAATTTTTAGTTTCTGGATTTTTTTCATAAGCTAATTTAACAATTTCAGGAAGCGGATTGTTTATATATTTAATATTAAATGGATTTTTTTCAATCAACTTCATTTGAATTCTTTTATCTAAATTTGGAATATCTAATGAATATATAATATTTTGATTAACTAATTGTTTTTGAAGTGGATAAGATAATTCCCCAAGTTGAGATATTAATTCTTTTCTTGTTTTTGAAGCAACAGTAGTTATTAAAGAAATAATAATAGACATAAAATTTTGTAATGCATCAGCATCTAATTTATCTTTAATTGGTAATATATTATTTTTAATAATTTCTCTACATTGTGAATTTGATATACAAAATTGCTTAACTATTTTTTTATCTTTATTATAAATGTAAGTAAAAAATTCATTTAAATATTCAATATATTTAGTTTCATCATTATGAGATAATTGATAAACAAAAGAAGGAAAATAATAAAAATAGGCTTCAGTAAAAGCAACAATTTGTTTCATATTTAAATATGGAACAAATAAATCAGCTTTTAACTTAGATGCATCTGTTTTTAATACTTTAACTAATTTTAATAATTTATTAACAATAGATATTGAAAGTGATTTAGCTTGATTTTCATTTAAAACAATATAATCATAAATACTACCATTGTTATTTATATAATCAATAATTGCTTGAACATCTTGGTCTTTAATTTCTTTAAAGGTTGTAATGTTTTTATAATTTGTGTATATATAAATATAACGTAATTTATCTGATAAATTATTAATATCAATATTATTATTGTCAATATTTTTTTCAACAAATTTTACCATATATGAAAAGTTATTATTAATATCTTTATCAAAAAGTTTATCAATTATTAATTCAAAATATTCTAATGGGAATATTTTGAATTAATAATTGATAAACTTTTTGATAAAGATATTAAT